AGGACCAGACATAGATGCTTTACCTTTAAGCTGGCTTGCTCGATACTTTTGTCCAAAGTCTGAATCCTTTAAATTATTCAAACCTCCAGTCAACTCTTGTACAATCTTTTGGGCTTCCTCTATTTTAGCGGTCATTTTATCAGAAAACTGTCCGCCACCACCAGTTGTAGCAGCCATACCTCTACCAGCACCTAACATTACTCCGGCATTATCTGCGATAGAATGAATATGTACAGGAACTACTTTTCCTGAATCATAAGTTAAAGGTCCTCCTCCTGTAAATGAGGGAATTCCTGTGCTTCCACTACCCGTAGAGGCCATCCCTCCTCCTCCACCTACAGAAGTAGCACCAGTACCCATGCTTGGCGGAATGTTAGAAAGATTATATTGACTCCCCTCTTTTAAACGGGATCTGGATTGTTTATACTTTTCTTCAAGGCTTAAATCTGATTTTTCAAATAAAGACCCCAAAAAATCACCCTCTTTAGCCTTAGTAGCAGCAGCTTTAGTAAGCCTATCTAATTGTTCTAACAAAGCTAATTTTTTACGAATTTTGTCATTTTCTACATTAGTCTTCTCTTCATCATTAGGGTCTACCTGACTACGAACAAAAACCGCAGCATCGTCTGCGTACTTATCTTCTAATTGAATTTGGTCTGCCTTATCCATAACAGGCATTCCTACTGTACGATTTAATTGTTCTAGTGCTTTATAAGCCTCATTAATTGGTTGATCCATGATATCTTTTACAAATGGTAGATGGTTATCTTGGGCTATTCTATTCATTGGAGCGATCTCTAGAATATCTTTATTACCTTCTAACTGAGCATTTATACTCGCAATTTTTTTCTGGTCATTAAAAAGATTTTCTACAGTGGATTGCCCTAACAAAGCGTAACTACCTAAATCATCTTTCCCATAAGAACTAAGATCACCGAAAGAATCTTTTAAGTTTTTTGCTACAGCCCGAGCTTCTTTAAACTTCTTCTCAAAAACCTTACGTTCGTCACTATCTCGTAATTTAAAATTCTTCAGTTCTGGTGCAGCCACATCATCGTATTTCTTATTATATCTAGTACGCTGGGAATAAGGACTAGCTGCAGAAGTCCTTAAATGATACAAAGGTGTAAGATGCTCTTCAGCCGTATTCTTTATATCTATGCCTTTTGATCTCATTTGATCCCCTATTAAATTTTCAGCATACTCTCTAGGCTTCTTAGTACCTAATTTAATATTTCGTTTAGTAGGAGACATCTTGGCAAGATCCCGTTCCACACCCTCTATAGCAGCTTCTTGAATTTGTCTGCTTAATTCCTCTAAAAAACTATTAAAACCTAAAGCTTCAGTGATATAAGCCTTTAATGCGGAACGATCTAACTTACCTTCAACTTTGTCTTGTGCTAAAGAGGTGGCTTTAAATTTATCCCCTCCGCCTTGAGCTATCTTCAATGCATCATCAAATAAGTCACTAGTAGACATCCCGCCTAATCTTATACTAGTAGCTTTTTTCTGAGCATCAGAAAAATCCTTCAAATCACCATAGGATTTATTAGTCTCGATATTACTCTGTAGCTCAGCTACACCTTTAGGTCCTTTAGATAATGACCCAACTATCTCACTGGCAATAGGAGTCTCACCAGCATGCTTAACATCCATGCCCTTCTGGATACCAACCCTCACTAGTTCGTTAACCATAGTATTTAATTCATTACCCATACCTTTACCAAGCGACTTAAGGTCCATTGGGAATCTTTTCTGTAACTCGACAGAAGGACTAAAATCTGCTGTATCACTAATCTCTCCCTTGCCAAAACCTAGATTACTTTCAAATATCTTCAGTACTCTATTTAATCCCTCAGTATCTTGTCCAGTATTAATTTTATATAATTGAGCATTTACAGTATTAGCATGCTTAGCTTCGTATAATTCGTCTCTCACACCTAAATCAATAGATTTACCTACACCTTCTGGTAAGGTAGCTAGAGCCGCCCTAAGCATCTCAATGTTAATGCCTTTATCATCACCAAGTTTAACACTGTCCAAGGTCTTTACAACACTATCTATAGTTTTGTCATCTCTAAAAATATTTCTTGCTACATTTTCTAATACTTGTGCTGGTTCAGGGGTAACTCCGGTAGAGTTCGGTATATTAGAAAGAATATCCAACCGTTTTGATTTATCTAAATACTCTAGATCTTCGGTGAGAAAAGGGCTCTCTAAAAATTTAAAACCTTCTTGTTCTGGAAACTTCTTATTAAACTTCATCTGCTGCTCAGCAAATAAAAATTCACCTGTGGATTTTTCACCAGTAGTAGCACCGTAAGTAAATGAATCTCTAAACACTTGAGCAGTGGAATTCACATCTTTATCAAACGTGGTTATTTTTTTATAATGTTTTGCAATGTCTTGTCTAGCCGCCATTGTTTGAGCTGAATGAACTTCTATCTGATCACCGTCAAAATCAAGTTTTTGTTGGTGCGCTATATATTTAGGAATCACATCAGATACGGCTTTATTTAATTGATTTATAGTACCAGTTAATTTTTTAATTTTATCAAGGTCTGGGTCTTCCTTATCCCATTCCTCTTCTCTTTTAGCACTTAACCCTGTTATTACATCCTCTACTTTATTTTTAGCTTCAGCAAAACCACCTAGATCCATCTCTGGAACACCAGGAGCCATCAGAGTATGTTTAGCTAGAAATCTACCGCCCCCATCTTTACTCTCTTCTTTTAATAACTTAGCTTCATAGGGCTGAACTGAAGAAGTTCCAGTAAAAGGATAACGAACACTCTCTATATAAGGAGTTAGTTCGTTTTTTAATTGGTCTCTAACATCCATCTTATTGACTTCATCCATACCAGAGGGATTACCTGTTTCTAATAATTCCCTATACTCCAATAACTCTTTTAAAGTCTCCCCTTGAGTTTGCTTAACCCTTTTTAAATCCCCAGTATTATCTTGAGCGTACCTACGTTTAAACCTAGCTGGTAATTTTTTAGCATAATCCTCTGACACACCAAGTTCATGCTGTTTTAAGGTTACAAAACCTTTATCCTTTTGATTCTTAATTATCTCAGAATGACCTTTTGATACACCCTTAATTTTATTAGCGGCTTCTTGTAAAGATTTTATTTCTTCAGTACCAAGATCAGAGTCTTTTGACACACTTTCAAGAGCTTTAGCAAAAGCATTTAAGTCATCAGTCTTATCCACCATCGCCGTAGTGGCTTTAGCCATAATAGCTGGAATCTTACGTGTAAAAAAAGCTTCTTGTACAGAACCAGTTTTCCCTAAAACAGTTTGAGCAAGCGTGTGATAATATTCTATTTTTGCTCTATCTAAACTATCCACAGCCTGCTGTAATCGATCTTCCTTAGTGGCAGGAGTAACCTTCAACCCCTTTGCTAATTTATTAAGGTCTTGAACCCCAGATCTAAAACTCTCATCTATCATAGAGTCAACGTCATAACGTCCTTGATGTTTTAATGGAGAAGACTCACGTTTACTAGGATCTAACCCTATTATTTGATCAACAGCAGCATTAATAGTCTCAGAATAAGCTTGAGGTTCTTTTTGACCACGTTCCTTTTGTTTTGTGTAAAGCTGTCCCATAACGTAATCTTTTTTAGTTCCACCTCCCCTATTAAATGCCTGATCTACCTGACTATCCCCCATTACATCAGTCAAGCCGCGTAATGTCGCCTCTAAACTAGATTGATCTTGCGGATCTAAAAAATCTTTATATTGTATTTTACCTTGCTCATTTCTACCTTTACCATCTACAGAAACTACACGATCTACCTCTTCACGCAGCTCCTGCATATGTTTTATAATCCTACCCTTTGTATCAGATTTATTGGTACTACCGTCATCACTTATCTCGGCACCATTAATAATATCTTCAAGATGTTTTGCAGAGTTAATTACCTGAGTTAGTCTTCTGGATACCCCATCCAAGCCCCGTTCTCCAGCTAGTAAAGGTTCTGGATAAGTAGTCCTTGCTAAAGCCCCCGGCACATAAAAAGACTCTTTTTTACTTATATCCCTTGTATCTGGAATAGAAACATCCATGGCCCCTGGAAACTTGGCTGTATCTAATACAGTACTAACTAAACTCCGTTCCGGATCTAAATCTTTACCAAAACCACCAGTAGACCCGTAAAAAGAATGTAACTCATCTAAACCTACCTTCTGAGCTGAACCTAACAAACTTTGTTTTAATTCAGGAGAGTCTGTATTTAAAACCTGTAACCCTTTTAAATACTCCCAGTGCTTTCTTGCGTCTAAAGGAATCTCACCAGAAACTCCTTGCATCATTGCAGAATCTTTACCAAATATGGTAGAGTAGGCACCATAAGCCGGTATATTTAGTTTCTCACCTTTAACTTGATTCTCTATGTCAGACTTGCTCCACGCTGGATTAGCACTTGGATCTTCAACTATCTCTACAAACTTAGGACCAACAAAACCTTTCCTAGCTTTACCAAACTCATCTATAATACGTGAGTAATAACTACTTTTAGCTTCTAAAGCTGCAGCTGCGTTTGCTTCTGTAACCGCTTTATCTCGTTTAGATAAAGACTCGGTTTCATCTTCTGAAAGTACGCCCCCCTTAGTCTTTTTATCTCTAAGTCCCTTTGCCTCAGTACCAGATATCAAACCCCTACTGACTGTCATATCCTTTAACAAAGAATCACGTATGGACCCTTGTGACTTTCCAGTGCCTGAAAAACCCAAAACTTTACTATATTCACCTAGACTAGGAAATAACTCTTTACCTTCTTCCATAGTACCAAGCATGCTTTTATAAGTATTAGTATCAAACTTAGTATTTAATGTTGTAGACCCTTGCCAGCCAGATCCAATTACGTTATTCATCATCATCTCAAGGCTTTCTGTTTGAAGACCACGTTTACCAGCATTACTAGAGTTAATTCTAATATCTATAGGTTTTTCTTCAAACTGTTTAGCTCCTTCTACTTCCTTACGATGTAACATTTTTACACCAGCTATACCAGATAAACCTTGTTCTAACGAACCCCCAAAAGAATTAACCATTTTCTTGGCATCCTCAAAAAGATCCGATTGTACCATTGCATCTTTTTCAGAAACCACCCCTGCTGATTTATCAGTAAACATACTCATCATAAATTTACTACCACTAGCTTTTAACTGATCCTTTAATAAATCAACGTCCTTACCTGTGTACTTGGTCCCTGTTTCAGAGTCCGGGTCACTTCTTAGAATAACTGCTCTATTTTTTTGTATAACCTCAGAAAGTAACGAACCCATACTTTTTGGAAGAATAGCAGTACCTAATCCTGCTTTTTCTCTCTCAGAATCACTTAGTACTTTTATATTTTTAGTCTTATAGGCGGCTTCTAATACAGACGAATCTTTAAACCCTTTAGAAGGAGATACAGCCACTCCCTTCATACCATACCTGGTAGTAAATTTTCTACCATAGTAGTTAAAAAAGGTTTCAGCTATCTTAGCGGTCTGTACGTTTATATCCTGTCCCCTAGCTACGGTAACAGCCTTCTGTATATCTGTTATTAGTGTTTTATCAGCCCTACCTCTATACTTTTGTGGCACACCTAGTACATTTTGAAATACTCTATTAAGTTCATCTATTTGCGCTAACGGATCTGTATCAGTAAGTACATTACCCTGCCCTTTCTTTCCGCCTTCCCCTTTAATTCTAGATCTAATATCTTCCACACTGATTGCATTACTCGGTAGATCTCGTAAATTACCTTCACTTGTTATTAAATCCAATCTACCTAAAGCGTCAGGCTGCACGATTGTTTTAGTAACACTGGTAAGTACTTCTGCTAATTTACCTGAAATAACCATCTGGTCTTCAAATGTATTTGCAGTACTTCTTAACTCAGCTATTACATTGAAACCATAACCTTGATCCCCGTACCTGCCGCCAGCAATCTGCTCGTTCTCCCTAGTAGACCTTAATCCTGGAAACTCAGTACCAGGCACACCTTTTTGTCTGTAAGCCATAGCATTAGTAGTACTGGCAATATTTCTGCCTGCCTGCTGAAATTGTTGTCCAAAAGGTGACATCTCAGGTAAAACATCAGAGTGCATTTTCAAATTAGTAGCCTTTAAACTACTAAGATATTTACTGTCTTCCTTAAAAGATGATCTGTATTCATCTAACGTAGAGGCGGAAGACTCAGGAACACCAAGGGTAGATAAAGTTGTAACATCTTGTGGTATATTTCTAGCATACTCAGTAGTAGATAATACCTTAGATTCATTCATATAGTTTTTTAATACCATATTTAAATCACGTATATAACTTTTAGATTGATCAGGATCTAACCCAGCTGCACCTTTCTCATAAACCGGCGAGGTCATAGTCATCATATTGACTATTTTTTCTTGATGTGCATATCTTCTTGGTCTAGAGGGGTCTGCTATAGGTATTGTACCCACTAGCTTACTTAGATAAGACTCATACTCGCGAACTGTTTTATCATGATTTGGATTTTTTGTAAGTTTATCAATTGGAGACTCTCCTGGAGCGTAATTGGATAGTACTTTTTCAAATACTTGGTATATATTTTTAAAATCAACTGTTTCCATACGTTTAACCACATCAAGAGCAGACACTCCAGCACCATCCATAGCTTGTATGAATTGCCCTACTGAAATTGAACCATCCTTTAAACTTTCACCCATTTGATCTATATTTCTAATAGCTTCTACTTTAAATGTTTCAGGGTCACCTTGCTCCGTACGTGCTAACTCCGCTGATCTAACAATAGCCCCTTTTTTATATGTGCTCACTAATCTACCTTTATTTGCGTCACTTGCAGAAGCGAGATCTGTAAGCATCTCCTGAGCTAGTTTATTAGACTCAACATACTCTTTTCTATCAGGGCGTATACCTGCTTTTTGTATTCTTTCAGTGTACTTTTCTGGCATATTAGTACCAAAACTTTTAAGCTGATTAAATAGATTTTCAAAACCAGTTTTATATTCGGCAAATTTAGGTATAACTCGTTGACTACCAGTAGATGTTTCAAATATTTGAGCACCTGTCTCAGTAAGACGTGCTGCGGGTACAGCTAAAGTCCTGGTAAGAGCACTCCTACTTTTACTACCTTTTGACGATCCAGCTACTCCAATATTAAGCCGTTTATTGGCTTCCATCTCCCCTAAAGTTTCCTGGTAAATACTCTCTAACTTACCAATATTCATACTATTAAGCATATCACTCATTTTTTTAGGAACGCCTGGACCAGCTTCATTAGTTTTATTTTTAATTCTAACTAAATTTTCAGCAGAGTCTGGTTGAGAAAACTTCCAAGACTTTATATCATCAGTGGGTACACGCTTTAACCAAGTACCTACGGATTCACCAAGATTACTCCTATTCTTATTTAAAAGGTCATTCTTAACTGTATCTTTAAATAAGCTTTTAAGTGCCTCAGGTGATTGAGTCCTATCAACAGGAGTAAAATCTTTATTATCCCGCCTCATTTTTTCAATTTCTTTAGCGATAGCCCCAACATCCGCAATTTGAAAAGTCCATTGTTTACCTGCTACTTTCTTATTAATACCAGAAGCAAGCTTAAAATATTCTGACGGATCTTGAGCGTCATCCCCCCTAAGAATTTTCCACTTTTGTGACTGAGTGATGACTTTAGTTTTTTTATCATAAGTTTGTTCAACAGGACCTCGCAATGCCAAGCCTTCTTCAACCTGCTTAATCATAAAATTCCTTAGATCCATTAAAGATTTAGCAGTAGTATTAACATTCTCTTTAATGATCTGTCTTGCTTTCTCTCCTGTATCAATACGGGTTTTAGGTGTGGGCAATTCATAATCTTTTCCTGGGGTAATTACATCTGATTTATACCCGTATAAAGTTTCTTTTGATGTTTTATACTTGTAGTCTGCAGGAGCCGATTTTTGACTAGTTTTAATATCCTTACCAAGTCTAAACTTCTCAGACTGCTCCCTCATACGCTGTCTTACTTCAATTTGTTTAAGTTTATCTTGCTCATTTGTACTTGGTAGTCTATTTTGAGAAGTAGAACCTGTAGTTCCAGAAAAAGGATTAGATGTTTGTTGGCTATTTATAGCGTCTGTTAAATCAGATAACTTGTCACCAAGAGAGGCTATTAACCTAGTAATATCACGAGGTAATATTTCCTTAGACAATAAGTTACCAGCAGTTTTAGTGTCTATACCACTAGTAATCACAGCTTTAAGTTTATTTGGGTCGTCTTTAGAAGCAGCAATCTGTGTTACTACTTTCATAATAGCGTCGTAAAGGCCCTGTGATGACTGGTTTTTAGGTTCAACGTAAAGATTAGATCTTAAAGTATCTTTAAGTACTGATAAAAACTGGTTAAGGTCAGAAAATATTTTTTCATCGGGCTTATTTCCTGTAGTACTTGAAGCGGATACTGCGACATTAAATTGTTGTTTAAAATCAGACTGTAGTTGAGTTATAAGTTTTTGAGAATCAGTAACTAGTTCAATATTAAACGGTGTAGAGTCAGCCTTCTTTCTAAGCTTTTCTAGATCACTTATTATAGTATTTTTAGACACAGAAGCAGTGAAATCGACATTCTTACTCCTACCTAAGTCGTCTAAATCTTTTTTTGCACCTTTAAGACTTTTATCTGTAACTACAGATAAGGGAACCTCAATACCGGCTAATGACTTTATATCTTTAATAAAAGTAGCTACTTCTCCAGCACCTTCTACAACAAGTTCTAATTTAGCATTCCAATCTTTAACCTCTTTATTATTGGTAACACCTTTAGGTACTAATTCTTTAGGTATCATAGATACAGCGTCAGTTAACTTAACTAAATTCCCCTTTAAAGCATCAGCATCTATAGACCCAGAAGGACTACCCTTCAATTCTTCTACTAGCTTAGTTAGCTGCTTCATAACAACAATAAAATCAGGAACACTCTCTAACTTTTTAGCTATAGCATCTAAAGATTTTCCCACCTCAGACTCTTTTGCTTGAGGGATTTTGTTTATTACTTTAGATATTTCTGAAGTTATTACTTGAGCTAATTTTAAAGGATCTTCAGTGGCTTTTTTTACCACCGCAGTCTTCTTCTTAACAGCGGACGCCCTAAAACTTGTCACACTTTCTTTAAAAGCTGATGCCCCATCATTAAACTCTTTAGGAAGCTTCTTAACTTCACTACGCACCAAAGTAATATCAGCAATTAACTCTTTAAAAGCAGTACCCATTTGAGCCATCAAACTTAAATACGTTTTAAACTCGGTTATATCAAAACCACCACCACTTTTACGCTGCTCATTTACAGCCTTACCAGCAGAAGCTATTTTAGTAAAACTTGACTCTAATCTTTTTAAAATAGCAGAAATATCTTTGAGAGAAGCTATCATATCAGTAGGCATAGCTGCTTTTAAATTAGAATTCAATGCATTCTCAATACCTTTAAAAACTGAGGGATCTATTGTTACTACACCCTTAGTGTTTTTAGATAACTCATCTGCAAAGTTTTTATATGCGATTTCTCTTTGCTTACTAGATATTTTCAATGCGGAAGCAACATCTACCAGGCCTGACTCTGGAGACTTTTGTACTTTAGCAGCTACATCTTTAACAGACTGCTTAGTGATGTCCACAACAAGGCGTTGTAACATATTGGCTAATTCAGTCTTGGTTACACCACCACTATCTCCAGACGCATTACTAGTTATAACCTTACTAAGGATAGTAGGGAGTTCTTTTTTAATAGCAGATGCTACCGCATTAACGATACCGTCCTGCGTGCTTGACATCCCCTTATTAAACTCAGTGTATAATTGCTTTAAGCTGGAATTTGGGGCTGACTGTTCATTTGCCCCTGAAGTGGTACCAGTAGATTTAATATTTATATTGACGTTTTTTTCGCCCAAGATAGTGCCTCCAAAATTTAATTTATACGAAACTATGGTATAATTAAATACCCTTTAATTCTACACAAGTTACTTAATTCCTATCCGCGTTTCGTCCTTTTTTTCACGTCAGCTCTATCTTTTAATTTTTTTGCCTCTCTAGGTGTATCATACGTTATATCACGATACAGAGAGTTAGAAGCAGTAATAATAACCTCTTCTTGATCAAATGCAGATAACTTACCAGGTGTCTTATGTTTGCTTCGCCGTGAAGCGTCCTCGCGTGTCCTTTCCTCATAGAATGATTTCATATAAGCATCTAATGAATCATCATCCTCAATAACTAAGTCACTTGGTCGATCCTCTGGCATCATTTGATAAATACTATCGTAGTAATTAGACCAATATGCTAAGCTTAACATATCAGTAGTGTAATCAGAAGAAGGTTTTCCGAACAACTTTTCTGAAACCTTTTGACTATTTACATACCTAATACGCCATAAACTATGTCTAGCTATATAACGAATTATATTGGTAGGTATACCATAATAAAACCTTAAAAAAGTATTTAAAACTTCTTCTCTAAAAGATATATTTGTAGTCTCTTTAAAGTACTTTAATTTACTCCAGTATTTATTGTACCTATGGTCATAGGTACTATCCCAACATAAATATAAAGTACGTTCCTCATTAGCTCTAACTTCAGCAGACATCATCATCCTAGAAGATTTTTTGCTAGATATTACAAACATTTCTTCTTTGATCTTTTGTATAATTTTCTTTATACGATCTTGATTAGCCCTAACTCTAGTAGTCTTCCCTAATAAAATTTTTTGGGCATCCAACTGTGACTCTAATTTAGATAATTTTTTTTCATCTTCAGCTGTAAAAATATTACGATCTCTTATCAATTTCTCTAAGTCTATATCATTCAGGAGACCCTCATCGAGAGCCTCCTGATATGCCATTGTATAGATAGCATCTGCGTATAGTTTTACATCATTAGTGGGATACTTAAAGATTATAAACTCTTTATTTATTTGAGTTATTAACTTACCAGAAGAAATTCTCACTAAGTATTGATCTACTTCAGCATCTGTTATCATTCTTTTGTGCCTTTATTTTTTCTTAGTACTCGTGGATTTTTTAACTGGTGCCTTTTTAACACCTTCTTTAATAGAGGAATCATCTGTTGATTTAGGGGTTTCAATCTTACCAGGCTTATTTACATCTTTCTCCAAATCAACTAGTCTTGCTTTTTCAGCCTCTACAGAAGCCTGATTAATAATATCTGTTTGTACTTCTTGCATTGCTACTGCCTCTGGTGTATTATCAAGAAAGTCAGACTCATATCCCTGCAAAAATAACATAACTTCATACCTTGATTTCAATGACAGTGCCTGATCTTTTGACGACAAAAAAGCATCATAATCTGGCCAAACCTTGGTACCGTCATCATACTCAATCATACGAGATGTTAGTGCCTCAAGTCTAGCGTCATCCGCCATCTGCTCACAAGTGTTACTCATAGGACCACTAAGACGCTGATTCCACTGAAAAAGATTATCTCGTGCTTTAGAAATCTGAATTGCCAACTCAGCTTTTTCTTCATTATTGCTAGCTTCGCGTAGTCTAAGAATATACTCATTCAGAATAGTAGTTAACTCCTCTACTCTGTTTTCAAAAGCTTCTCCAATCACCCCGCGCCTCTTAAGAATATCCAACATCTCTGCACTAGTAGTAATACCCTCCACTAAACAATTAGTGTATGTTTTACTATACTGCCAATCAGCCTTTCTAATAGCATCAGCACTTGGAGTACCAATAAAATACTCTGTCTCATCCGTACCTAAAAAACTTCTTCGATCACTTAAATTTTCGTTACTCATTTTTAATTTTCTCCTTTACCCTTTATTCCTAAACTCAATTACTTCTTCAGTGAGTCTGGTATATTCAATGTTATAGTTATCCAACTCTTTAGCCATATTTCGCATACAATTGTTCCCTGCCCTTAGGATTTTAGATCTTAATTGTTTAAAATTTTCTGTAGGACAAGCCACGTGTGCAAAATCTAAAGACTGCTCCATCATTTTAGTGATTTCTTTCCTAGTATCTTGTATTAATCTAGCTCTGCTAGCTTCAATATATTTTTTATCCATAGCCCTTTTCCTTCCTTTACCGTATTTATATAAGGGAGGGAATTACCCCTCCCCTAATCAAAATTATGCGTTACGCGCAAGCCTAGCTTTTGCAGTAGCATAATTAATATCACCTTTTATAACGTATAGATCATTAGTGGTTCTAAATCCAAAAGTCTGAGTAGCATTAGATCCAACATCTAGAGACATACCTTCATCAGTAATCTTCAGGTTTTTAACTACAACCGTTTTTAGAGCACGTTCAGTATCCCCAGCTGCATAGGTATCAAGAACACCGTCAAGGAAGTAATCCTCACCGTCAAGAGCAGAACCACTGACAACTTTTCTATCAGTACTAGTTCCTCCAGCCTCCTCATCTGTTTGTTCATATACCTTAACTACGAGGATAAGATTATCCTTAATCATAAGATCACTAAGTTTAATATCCCCCATAGTATCCAAATCATCCAACTTTCCTGCAAACTTTGCCCAGTTCTCCAAATCACCAGCTGTAGTATCTACAGTCAATGTAATAGGAATAGGCATAGTTAGAGGTCTATCATAAGGTCCTAAATGCCCTAACTCAGTAAGAGGCTCACGAGTCAAATCAACTGAAATATTAGCACTCGTCAAACGCCAAGCATTAGCAAACGCTGTAGCAGAAGAATCCGGATCTACGATATACACCTCTACCTGACCCTGTCTAAGGGCACCAACACTATCAGGTCTTTCAGTAGGCTCTTCAAGCTCAACAAAATAATTATTAGTAGTAGGAGTATAAGCATCCGCAGAGTAAATCAACTGAAGCCTGTCACCATCTGCTGGAGCATTAGTTCCTGTAGGTAGATAAAGCTTATGTTGTGCTGGCATAGTGGTATTATCATAAACATAAGTAGTCGCAGCAGCTGCCGTGCCGGTTACAACCTCAACGTTAATCATCTCATTTTTACTTTCATCGAACCAAGTAACAGCAGGAGCTCCACTATCACTCTTCCGTAGAAAACCAAGCCCTGTAGTTAGTGTAGCTACATCATTACCAGCCCCTAAGGTCATCATAACAAATCCATCTGTTAGAGCCCCAGCTGATAAAAGGGTAAACTCCTCGTAGTTTACAAACCTACCATCATTTAACAACCACATCTTGTTATCAGTCTCTGCTCCATAATTCTCTGTAGCATTTGCTCCAGTAGAGTAACTAAATTCGAGACTATTAACAAAAAGCTCATCAAGAAACAATGTCTGATCAATATTATTAGACAATGTTCCAATAGAACATTCCTCTTGTACTGGTGCCCATAAAGTTACACCAGGCAAGTTACCACAAGTTACTGCAAAGTCTGCTAGAGATACCCCATGCAGATAATTAGCAGTCCCTGTTGGATCTGATACCAAATTCGCATTACCATCAACTGCGGTAATAGCCATCTCAACCTTGGCTGGGATAACCTGAGCCAATGTGGCTAAAGTCTTAACATCCCCAAAGTCATTAGTGTTCAATGTTACTGAAACGGCAGGGACATCATCTACTACGTCGATTATATCTAAGTGACCAAGCTCAAATCATTCTGTTACTTTTAGTGACCTCAGCTTTACCTGTTAGGCGGGGAAAGTTCTTCGACTCTCCCTCTTGGCGTCTCCGCCAAGTTCAGACTGTACCTTCACCCTTTTTAAAAGGGGTTTCACACGCAGTCGTTGGGGAACAAATTTATAATGTATACATTCTGGTAATATATATGTTACCATATCCAGTAAATCATGTAAGTATTTAGTTTTACCTAGTCTTATAGTACTATTATAAGTATCAATACTTATAGTACCTTTAAAAAATTTACGTAAAGCTACTATTAAGACCTCTATTTCTTCTAAAGTAAAACTACATGTAGCAATTGAACCTCTTAAGGCTGTTTTACTACCATGAAAAGAAAAACTTCCATCATCAGCTAACCAAATACAAAGAGCTAATAAATCTAAATCTTCTATTACATCAGTAATTACTCTTTTTTTACCTTTAACATAAAACTTATTAAAGTACTCAGTTATATCTGGATGAGCAATTGTGTTAATAAAATAGTAACCTGAAGAGTATGAATTTTTACCATTAATAATTTTAGGTCCTGGTTTTTCTGCTAAAGTTATTTTTTTAACAAATGGAGATAATAAATCTTTTTTCCATTTTAAGTAATCTAATTGTTTAGTACAATGACCAATTTGCAATCTAGCATTTTTAGATTTCCTATTCTTTAGCAAAGAGCCGTCTCCTAAAATAGAGCCTAATATAACAGATCTATGAACATCTGATATTTCTACAGATCTTAACTCTTCATAAACAGTCATACAACTAGGTAAAAGTTCTATATCATAAGATTTATACCACGAATATATAGTACTATAGGGTATAGATAACTCTGTAGCAACTTTGGCCACAGATTTATGACAATCTATTAATTCTTGAAGTTTTTCTTTACTTACTTTATTTCTTTTCATTATAAATCCTTTCCTGCGGATTGTCTATATCTTTAAGATTATTACTACCAATTCAGGTTAGTACCTAAAGCTTAACTAGAGTTTCCCGCATACCGTGAAATTTTTTCTCTTACTTGTTACCAAATAAGGGACACATTTAGTTTATGTCCTCGCTCGTAAATGATGTCGTGGTTCCTAGAGACTGTACTCGATAGAGCACTTCTCCATTAACCCAAACTGATTGTGAAGCATAGATTATTCTATTTCTTGCCATGTTTTAAATCCTCCTGTTAATTTTTTTTTATACTGCTTTCAGGTTGGTATGATAATTCATGTCCGTATTACCAGTTATATATTGAGGCTTTACTATACAACCGATAACCTTTCCTTTATATTATATCTTTTATACAAAATTGATTGATACCAATTCTTATGCCAAGTTCTATCTTTATTGGCTTTACTATTACAAGAACGACAGATGGTTATTAAATTACTTGGGTTACAGTTCTTTTTATCATAATCAATGTGATGAATTGTTAAATCCTTTGGATTTTTAGAATTACAGTACGGATTTAAACATTTATTTCCATCACGATTTCTTATGTCTTGTTTGTATTCTTTATCCTTCCAGGCTTCACAGTACGGCTCAAAGGTGATACCACCCTTCCAATTATAGTTTTTATCCCCTGATATACTTATAAAATAGCAATCAGGGCATCTATGTCCAGACGACCAATCTTTCCAATTTATAGAGTTATAATGCCCTTTAGAACATTTATACTTTAATTTAGTACGTGCATTTTTATACTCATTACTCAATAAAATATATTCCTCACTTTCAAAGGATTTTCTTATTTCATATATTGTGGGCATTATTTTAGCCATATAACACTTTGAACACCTAGAGCTATTACGATTCCAATTTTCCCAACTTACTTTGTAAACATGCCCTTTTGGGCATATAGAAATAAGTTTACTATTTCTATTAATATATTTATCACTTAATAAAGTATAACCTTCTAACTCAAAAGAAGCTTTTATTTTTTTAAATGATGCCCTCTTTTTACCAGAGCACTCCATACACCTATTACCAAGTAACCAATTATTCCAAATAACACTACCTAAATGCCCTTTAGGACAAATATACTTTAATTTACTTTTAGAATTTATATATTTATCAGTTAAAAGTACATAGCCAGCATCATTAAAAGAGGCTCTCACAAAATCGATAGATAATTTCCTATTACCTACACATTTAGAACATCTTACACCCTTTCTTAAATGATCTATACGCATACTACCCTCGTGCCCTTTGTCGCAAACATATTTAAAAGATTGTCTAGAATTAACGTATACGGTTGACACTAAAGTATACTTAATTTCTTGAAACTCTTTTCTAACTCTCTCTATTGTTAATTTTGAAGGCATACTGTGACCCTTTCCTTTATTTCCTTGTATAAGTCTCTATTTCAAAACTTATTCGTGACCTATAAGCATTAAGATCACTAAGTATTACTTCATTAGTGCTACGAGACATTACTAACGGTAAATTAATATGTCTAGCAGAAACTTTACTAAAAGTCATATTACCGTGCGTAACTCCTAAATCATCTAAAGAGGTTCTATTAAATAGAGAGGTTAGTTTATTAGAAGTTTTCTTTCTACCATAAAAAGTACCATCATAATCTAGTACATCCCCAGTAGGAAAGTTATATATAGGAGCGGATTTCAAATATAAACTATCATATATAGTTTCTACTAAATCGTTTCGCTCCGAAGGACTACTAGCAAACACATGTATATCTACTTTTCGCTGAATCTTTTTACCAGCGCCTAATTGATACCCCTCTTTGTCTGTGCCATGCATGTCTACCACTACTACTGGAGGCTCTGCTGCCTCAATAGCCGCCCATTCATCGACAACACTTACGTAGTTCCAATAATAATCTATATACCGAGGAATAACCTTATTATTATCAAAAATAACCCTACCATCTTTGTAATCTATCATATACTCTGTACCAGAAATTACTACAAAATTTTCATCATAAACCTCTACCCTGTTTGATTGTTCAGGAGTACCTACACACTTATTACCACCAAATACCATAATCCCAGAACAATTAGTAATCCCACTTTCAGTAGTATAATAACTACCGTCTGAGTATAAACATCCTGAAACAGAAGTATCAAGATCCCTACCTTGTACTGTAACAAATTCAGGAACACATGTAGAATTCAAATACTGACATTCTCCGTTTTTATCATAAGATGGGCAGTCAAAAAATACCCAACCACGTCCCCTATCATTAGGACTAGGAAGAGTATTAGACATAGCTTGGTACACATAACTTCCAGCACAAGTTAAATGCTCCATAATCTGTAAAGAAACTTGTTCGTCTTTCTCAATAAAATTCCTGAGAGCGGTGTCTTTTATATACCTATATAAACTTAGATCTTCTTTTCTTAACTGGGTCATCTCCATAACAAGCTCCTTAATATTTTGTTTTGATCAGTCTAGTGCTTTTTTCGTTTGCTTCGTCTATCCAAGCGTCTATATTTTCCTCATAATACTCATCTGCGGCGCCAAATACTTCGTCTTCTAGAGGCGGTACATTAGAAAAAGGAAATTTAATCAATTCTCGACTTAAAACAGTTTTCTCTTTATTTTTAAGACTAGGAGTATACTGTATTATATATACTCGTTTTTTTCTTGGAACAGTAGAGTCGATAGGATCAGCATTAATAGTTGTTTTACCTGTTATTTTTTCCAAATCATCATGACTAACCTCTACATAAGTACCAGGAGTACCCTCTAAAATACGTTCTATTATTTTCATACCATTAAAGTCAAAATTTAATAGATCAGGTAAAATAATACGTACACCAGTAGTAGGATGTTCCCCTATAAACTTAAATGCATCAAGAGACTCTTGAAATATTTTTCTAAATAAAGCAGGATCGGTGTTACTGTTTGGATCAGTTATCCTATCAGAAAGCCCATCAAAACCTGTCAATATAAGGTCTTTAAAATTAGGTACTTCAGCCACTAAACGCTCTTTTAAATGATAAGTAAAAGCACGTTCTATATCTTTTACTACCCTAGTTATTCTAGAAGAATCAGCCATTAACTACTATAATCCTTTATTATCTCATCACTATCAATACTAGGCTTATCAGTAGTAAACGCAGTTATTACTAACACAGTTTGATTACCTAGACCTCTTAATACTGGGGGCTTAGATAACTTACAATTTACACCGTCGACTACTAATTTTTTACAATTTTTAAATGTATCAAAATTTTTAGGATCTGTTTTTAATTGAACTACTGATGACCCCTCAGAACCGGCTGGTGTATAAACCATCTTATTTCTATCATCAGGATTCCAAGTAATCAAACAATTTGTATAAACTTTACGAGGTGTTTCTAAAAACCCTTTACCTAGACATATAGGGCACCTACCTACTTTAAAATATTTAAACTGTAAAGACATATTACCATCAGCTAACCATTCAGACTGTTTAATTTTTGCCTCAAGGGCAGTCCACTTACACTTACCTGTAGAGCTATCTGTGCCTTTATCATAATAACAATTACTACATTGACTTTTTATAGATTGTTTATAAACAAGCACTTTTCTACTTAAACATTTTATAACGTCCCTCATAGCCGTACGAAATCTGTTTTTTGTTTTTGGGCTAATACGTCCACGAGCCATATTAAGCTCTCCTTTTAATATCTATTTTTAATTATTGCTCTATACCAAGCTTTGTGCCACGTTCTATTTTTATTAGCCATAGAATTGCACGATCTGCAAATTGTTATTAGATTACTTGGTTTGCAATTTTTTTTATTATAATCTATATGATGAATAGTTAGATCATTTGGATTTTTAGAATTGCAATACGGATTTAAGCATTTATTATTGTCACGATCTCTTATACTTTGTTTGTATTCTTTGTCTTTCCAAACTTCACAATAAGGTTCGAACGAGATACCACCTTTCCAATTATAATGACCAGTGCCTGCATTCTTAATATGTGAACAAGTAGGGCATCTGTATCCTTGCTGCCAATCAGCCCAAGTAATTAAATGTGTGTGCCCTTCCTTACACGTGTAACCTAACTTATCTTTACTACGTTTATATTTATCAGATATAAGTGTATACCCTTCTTTTTCAAAAGATTTTTTAACTGTGCTTAGAGTTGGCTTACCTTGTCCTACGCAATAAGGACATCTGTGTCCTTGCTGCCAATCAGTCCAAGTAATAGAATGCTTATGCCCCTTAGAACAAATATAATCTAACTTAGTGTAAGCGTTTTTATATACTTTAGAAACAAGTATATAATTAGCATTATTAAAACAAGTTCTTACATATTCAATAACAAGAGTAGTATTTCCTACACAAGTAGGGCATCTATGGATTTGTTGCCAATCATTCCAAGCAATGCTGTGCTTATGTCCTTTAGGACAACTATAGTCTAACTTATGTTTATTATTGATATACACTTCACTAAGCAAAACATAACCTTCTTTTTCAAAAGAATCTTTTACGTATTCTATTGTTAATTTTTTACCCATAGTCTAATCAACTCTAACCCCCGTAATTCCTTTCAACATTAACGAATTCACTACCTCATCTAAATCTTTCTTCAGGTCATCCAACAACATTTTTCTAATTTTTAAGCCGGCTTCTGGGTTATAGGAAGATCCTTCATCTTTTATGAAGCTCCCATCTTCAGTAGCGTCCTCCCATAACTCTTTACGCAGTAAGTCTATAGCAGTCTGTAATATATACGCCTGAGAAGTAGCTGTAACAGTTGTTAGCCCAGTAGGAGGCATTACAGTATCATACGCCTCCATAATCTCTCTATCAGAATGCCTAAAAGAGTGGTAAAAAATATCTACCCCGTGTTCGATCTCTTTTATTGTATCTGTACCACAAATATTAGTTATACCTGAACAAGTTATACATACCTCATCTATGTACTCTTGAAACTTAAGATACTTATAACCATTTACTGAAGGATTTAAAGTGTCTATAAAAGACTTACCCCCCATAGTTATAAAAACCGGCCATCCTTTTTGATCAAGCTGAAAAGTTTTACCATCAGGATGAATAGATGATTGAGCTTCAACTCCGTATTCTCTTATAAGTGATAAAGGGTCACCTATATACAACCTTATTCTATTTATAATACGTTGATTATCTGTATCATATAAGACTTCTCTGGGGAATTCCGGATTATAATAAAGATCCCCAGTCTCTCCTAGTATTGGAGATGACCACCCATTAGCAGCACTAATAGTATCAATACCACTTTCAGTAGTAACCATAATATACCTAGAACTATACCAATCACTGAAGTTACCGTCAGTATCATAAGTTTGATAGAAAGTCTGACCTGCGTGTAATGCAATAGGTATTGGAAAAGTCTCTGACCCTAATACAGTTACCCAATCAATTAAATCCTCAGTAGGGTTTGGTGGCTGATCCGGTTCATTGCCTGCGTACTTAGCAATCTGTATATAGTTATACGCTGTAAGTACTGTAGCTATATTATCAACTGTAAACGATAAACTTATCATGTATTCTCCTTAGTATTATGTATTCAGTAGTAAGTCAGTATCAATCACCGTAGTCTGCTCCCAATACCGAAATAATTATCTGCAAAAACCAACTAGTTATAAGCAGGTTACATAAATAAAAAAAGGACCATACGCTAATAAACGCACAGCCCTTTAATAGGTCATAACTAATTTTATTTATCTTGAAATCTGTAATTCACGTACTCTCTTATGTAATAATTTACATAGACTATCCTTTCCAGTAAGCTGATTAGCCTCTTTCAAAGCGTATCTTAGTAAATTAAGATTAGTAATTTTTGGTAAAGCTTCTCTTGCTTTTCTTACAGATAATGACGTTATATCATCTACAGTAGTCTCCTTACTAACCATCGGAGGTACATTACTGCCCCCTTGGCTTCTTGTTTGAGGTTCTACCGGAATATCAACTTCTAACTTATCCAAATCTTCATTATAGACAATCTTCCAAGTAGTTTTATCCGGTAGCTTTACATCTTTAAGCCAACTAATAAATTGTTCATTAGGAGGCATACCGTGCTTTTTACCGTACTGCTCAAAAAGATCTTGAAGTGCAATTTCTCCTCCAGGGCGTACAGACCTTTTCATAGCGTATGCCCAATTAGGTGTAATGTTCTTAACATATCCTCGCATAATCATAATAGTTTTCTCCTTTTCTGTTTGTTAATTACCTTGTCCTTTTAATTAGTTCTTGTTTTATCTATCAAATTATGTATTAAATTTGATAAACGGTGTATAATAAGTCCTGTAATAAAAAATAAAATCGGTGTATAATCAGAATTTAATACTAACACCAGTGAAAAAAAACCAGCCCAAACTGAAAAACAATACCCACAATCTATAAGCTCATGGAAAAAGCTAAATACTCTACTATTTTGTCCACGATCAAATAACCATTTTCTCATTGGCCAAAAAAGCTCAGATTTAACCACTAATTCAGTTAATGCTTCAGTTAGTATCACAGCCATTACGATATTATACATAAATATATACATCAATACCTACTTATTATAAAGTCAGTTAATTACAAAATTAGTTATTAAATCAAAGCACTCATCTCTATACCAACTTTTATCACTAATACGTAATAAGTTAATATTATTATCCGCACAAAATATATCCTTAATTTTATCTCTAAAAATCATGTCTTTTCTGGAATGCCAATATTCACCGTCACATTCTATTGCTTTATTAATATCCGGCAAATAAATATCAAGCTCTAAATATTTACCAGTTACTTCGTTAAATACTACCTCTCTATTATTATATAAAATATTACCATCATATATATTTTTTATGTACTCTCTAACGGATTGTTCAAACTTAGAAGTATAATTATTTTGTGAGTAACAAATAAAACATCTATTATTATTATCTTTAAAATTATGAACGGTCGAATACCATTTATGCCCTTCTGGACATTCTAATAATAATTTACCAACATGCGAATTAATGTAATTTGAACTATCAATTATATTATAATTATAATTATTCAAATAAATAGTAAAAATTTTAAGATCATTTATTCGTTTTTTTTCTTGATTTGATTTAGTAATATATTTTTTCTTAATATTACGCTTTTTTTCTGCTTTTAGATTATTTTTTTTTAATCTGGATTTTTCACATGATAGACTGCCACAAGTAGTCTTATTTTTATAATAAGTAATAAATTCTACACCGCAAAACTTACAATTGCGCGTAAATTCTACATAATTATTTCTTTTCCTACTTTGGTTTCTCCATTGAATCTTTTCTCTATCTTGTTTAGCAATATCTTTACAATTATTACAATATTTTTGACTGCCTGAAGTAGGTGTAAAAACCTCATTACAACCCGACATAGTGCATACTTTATCTTTATACATTTTAGTCCTTTTATCCAATTAACATACAAAATTTGCTATATTAATTGTTGTGCAATTATCCCTATGCCCAAATTTGTAATGACAGATACTGCAACAGGCTATTCCATTGTCTGGGTCCAAAGCATAAAACGATTCTAGTTTTTTTGGTTGTATATGATGTGCGACTGTTGCTTGCTTACCACAATATTCACATACGTACTTAGCTCTTTTAAGTACCTCTTTTGACCATATTTGTAATTCATAACTTGTATATTCAATTATATTCCTACTTTTTCTTACATTAAATCCTACTGGATATTTATGTTTATTAAATATACTACAAGATGATCTACACCCATCAGAACAATAAAGTTTTGATTCTCTATCTATATTACCTTTTATATATTGTGCACGAGCCTCCACAGAAGTTCTTTTAGCTACAAACCATTCACCACATAATGAGCATTTTACTAAAAGAATACCATTATCATTCTTTACCTCTTCTATAGGAAAAATTTGATGAGCATAAGTATCAAATAATGGAATGTTTTTTTTAATCACACCGCCTTTTGACATTCTTTTTGAAATAGCCTTACACTCTTGTTTTGACTTCTTTACACCAGACATACTTTTTGAAATTTTCTTTTTTATTGTTTCTGATTGATGAGCACAATTAGCACTACATATTTTTGTAGGATAAGTAGCCCTCATAAAAAATGACTCACCACACACACTACAGGAATTTATAAATTTATAATACAAACGTTTTCTTCGAAACACATCTCTTTTATATATATAAGAAAAACTATCTAAATTTTCAAGTCCATCATTACCATACTTAATCTTCATAACATAATGCCTTTATTTATTTATTAGTATGGGTCCTTAAAAATAATATTCCTAAGGACCCACACCATATTAAAATATTTACATTATAAACTTCTATCTATAATACCCATGCCCAGCATTCTCGAATCTAGGCAAGCGAATCCGAGCTCTGCCCAACCAAAGAAACCTTGTTTCTGAACACGAAGAAGAGTGGGATCATCATGAGCCTCATATTCTTTACGAATAGGCATAACAAGAGAATCATTAACACTAAGGTCAAACCCCATAATCTGTGTCTCGCCGAGATCACTAATAGTACCATCAGCAGCAGTCACATTAGGATTATCAAGTGTATACCCATTATACTGCTCAGTACCAGCAGTGGCCACAAACTTACCATAAGCAGAGGCACTACCATTAATGTTATAAAGTCCTGTTGCTCCTAGATGTTGAATCTCATGAAGAGTTACATTCCAAATACTACCCATACCTGACGCCTGAAAAATCTCACGCCTAGTAACAGGGTCAATATCAGTGTCAGTCCACTCTCTGATGTCAGCAGCATCCTCTGGGGATACATAAAGATCAGTAAGTGTCCTGCCTGTCCTCTTAAATCCTACAATCATCTTATTAATTAATTCCTTAGAAAGATATCCAGCTCCAGCAGCAGAAGGTGCGATCTCATAAAGAGGTGCAGGGCGTGAACCAAGTAGCCCTTTTCCTGAGAAAGCAGAAGTAGCAGCAGGCATAATAACACGCCAACCACACTCCTCCTCATAATTTGCTAGATCTTTTGCGGCACGCGTTGCTGCTCTTGAGGCAATATCAATCCTGGAATCCCTTGCGTATGTAATTTTCCAGTCAGCTGCCGCATCAATAGTAAACGTAGGAACGTATACCTCTTCACCAATACCTTCGATGAAGTTCTGTGCAACATAACCAAGTCCTGGAAGTACCCATACTGGAATCTCAAAATCTTCTGCGACGGGATAAACCGCCTGAGCGCCCGGGCCTAATCTTTCCACTGTAAAGAGCTGACGCATAATAGAGTCGAGCTCGATCTTTTGTAGTATTGGAGTTGTTAAAGCAGCTGCAAATGCTCGATAAGCAGCCAAACCTTCAGGGGTATTAACCTCTGCGGTTGCTCTAAAAAGCTCCATCATTTCCTTTCTTTCCATAATTTCCTCCTAAATGTATTATAATAATTTTGGATGTGTATATCACATTAATCCAAAGTTTTTTAAAATCTAAACTAAAAGTTTAATTCTAATTGGGTATAGCGTGGTGTTAGCAATATTAGCAGTAGCTTTAGCAGCACTAGCTCCCTTAACTACTCTAGCAACAACAGTACCAGACGCGCCACTAATAGCTGCGCCAGTTGCTTTGTCAGTAGAACCATCAGATGAACCAACACTCGTTGTTACTCTTGCTTCATCAGCAGCAGCCCTCAAGGACTCACCTGGCGCTATTGCAGCAACACCATTAAGTGATGTGTAATGCACGGTGTCAAAAATACCGAGGTGCGCTACACCTACTGGTACCGATTTAGTACCCACAATCGCACCAGTGTTATCATAAACTGGTTGAGATATAGCATCACTGGAACCTAAATCACCTGGCATAACAAACCCAGTTGGATGTACACTGTGGTATCCAGCTTTAACTTTTTGCATAAGAAATCCAAACGGTGTTTCTGAAACACTGTGAGCCATTTTTTTTACCATTGCTTCTTGGTTAGTTGCGTCAGGATCAAGATACACTACAGAACCGGCATAAGCAATAACACCCCCAACCCCGGCAGCCCCAAAAGAAGCATTCTCCGCGTAGCTACAAAATTGATTCTCTACAACTGAATGTCTAGGAATAAACATACTTTATTTCCTCCTTATTAATTTCAATATTTATTTATTTATTTATCAGTCTTAGTCATACTAGCAGCCATGGCTTTACCCATATTAGCGTACTTAGTCAACATATCATCTGATGGTTTACTTTCAAAATTCATTGCAGCAGCCATACTCTGTCCAGGAGTAATTTTAGCTGGAGGAGTCTTTACGTCTTTATTAGACGCAGTTTCTTTCCCAGAAGTACCCTCTTCTTTGTCAGAAGCAGGCTCTTGTTTAGAAGCAGCCTCTAGCTCTGCAGATACAGCATTACGAAGTTCTACACGGTCAGCCTTATAAGATGCAAACTCTTCATCAGTAAGTTCCTTAACTTTGGCGGTCTGTGTTTTAAGATCAGACAAAATAGCTACCTTCTCTTCTTTGAGTTCAGTCATTCTAGACTCAGCTACCCTATCTTTTTCTATACTCTCCAGTGCTTCTTTGGTTTCTACAAGAGAAGCCTCTAATTCCGTTACTTTTAACTGTGCCGCCTCAAGCTCAGTAGTAAGTTCGGAAATTTTAGTATCTTTCTCAGCAGTAAGTGTCTTAGAAGATACATTAGCTTCTTCTAGCTCAATCACTTTTGCTTCCAGTGACTGAGTAAGTGTTTCGATTGTTTCAGCAGACTCATTGAGTGCATCCTGTGTTTTTTGTACTTGTCCAGCCCTTTCTTTATCAGAAAAGATTTCTGTTACAATAGCTTCAATGTCTTGCTTTAATGTGTCTTTATCCATTAAGGTATTTCCTCCTTATAAATTGTTTTTTTTGTTATTAACTTTTGTTTACTCATTTTGGCTACCAACCTATTTTAGTAAAAATTTTAATACCCTTTTCCGCAATAGTTAATAAGCTATTTTAATTAATTATGGGTAACTCTGTGATGGTGCTCCAGTACCTCTAGTACTAAGTGTGCTTACATCAATTTTTGGTCCTAACATAAACTGTAAATTAAAATCTACATCTGCATCGGCTTTTACACTGGCCATTTTAATTTCGATTGTGTTAGCTTCAGTATCAAAAGCCACCCAATGATCTGAGCCTGCATTAGTTGTAGGTGTAGCTGTTACACTAGCGTAAGCAGCCAAGTCCATATCATAGAACTTAACCCCACTAGCAACAGTAACAGAGGTAGTACCACTTGCAACAGTAGCAGTAGCAGACCACATAAACGGTACATTATGGTTATTACCCATATTCTTGAATACAGTAGCAGAATTTGCTGAGCTTGTAATCTTTACCTGTCTAGGTGTGCTGTTTAAAGAACCTGTTTGTGCTTGTCCTAAATCTGGCATTAGTTTTCCTCCTTATTTTTGTCAGTAAAAACTTTTTTGGCATTAACCAATGCTTTTTCTAATCTTAACAAACATCTCGAACTTTCTTTACTATCGAGTTCAAATTGTTTACCAGCTAGAAGCTTCTTTGTATAAGATGACGCCGTAAATTCTGCAATAAACCTGAGACAGCGCGGGTCAAGCGCATCTCTTGTATCAGAAGTACACGGAGAATCAAACAAAGTACAGTAGTTTTCAGCCAAAACAACATCGTGCTTATCAGTGAGACGTTTTTTGTAATTTATACAAATACCCACTGTATCATCATAATTTAAATTAGAGTTTTCTTTTTTATCTTCTATACTTTGGGAGGTTACATTAATACCCTCAACTTTTTTATCAATAACAGGTGTGACAACTTCTTCTTTTGTAGAACTATTTTCTACTAAATCAAGATCAAATATAATCGGTTTAATATCATCATCAGACGCGGTTTCTAAAATAACACTCGGAGGATTAGCTGGATTTTTAACAATCCCGCACCCAGAGAAACATATCCCTCTAAGTACTCTAGCTACAGTGCCTTCGGCTACCTCTTTACCACCTTTCATTATCTTTGCTGATTTTCCAAAAATACTTTCATCAGATAACTCAATACCTAAAGAGTTTGCTACAGACTTTGGTATAATCATATCACCTACTTTAATATCAAAGTCTTTAAAATAACATTCCATAGATACCTTCCATTCATTATTAGCAATTTCTTTTGCTATGTCTGGAAATCTATTTTTATAAACAATAGAACCTATTTGTATATGCATATCCTTAGTATCTAAAGTTGCAGTCTCAGTAGAGGACAACTCAGTAAGGTCAAGTGCTTTATGCTGATCATCAGTAAAAGCATGAGAATATAAATGACCAATAATCTCAGTCTCTTCATGTTCCACATCTAGTGCTTTACTAACAATAGTATTAGCAGCGGCTACTAGCTCTGACCCTAAGAAAAAAGCATGGTTAAGGTTTTCACCTGAGCTAACAAGAATGGCAGAAAAATAAGAAAGGTCGGGTTGTTTCTCACCAGGACCTGGTAAATTGATTACAGAAGCCACCTCCTTCTTTAATTCCTCTGTTTCCTCATCCATGTCAATACTAGCTGTTAAATAAAATTTATACTTATCTTCCATTATCCTCTCCTAGTAATTATTTATTCTATTTATTTCCATACTTCTCTCTTAATATCTCAAGAGCGCTATAAAAATCATAACCATTCATAATCAATTCTTTCATTTCATTATAAAACGCCACATAGTCTATATCAAAAGTCATTAATATTCTCCGTGAGTTTTTATTTATTATGAATCAACTAATTATTACTGACTTGCTTTTATATTATCTATTCTTTGGCATTTAAATCCTCTGTGGTGATTTCTACCATAAAGTGCTACCAATCTCATTCCTGAATCATTTAAATTATTCTCTCTACAAAAAGCACTTAAGTTTTTTATTACCTTATGAGTACCGTTAGGATACACTACATCCCAATACTTACTTTTTGATGCTACTACATTAGCCACATGAGCTTTTGATTTTTTAACCCCACGACGCATAGTTGATAATTTTTTCTTAAATTCTTCAGACATTTTTTTACCAGTTTTAGCTTTGGAAATTTTACATTTAGTACTTTCCTTACATATTCTTCCTACAGTACCTTCACCACCTAAAGTCATATTATACCCGTTTTTATATGTATCATAATACTCGATGTAGTACACCTCTTTCTTGTCTAACTCAGCCTTTCTATTACAAGAACATAGAATTTGCCAAACAAAATTAGTTTCCCCGTATTTATTAATTGCCCTATGAAAATGAGTTTTTATATTTGATCTTGTAGCCAGATTTAAATGTTTAATTTTTCTTTTATTCAAAGAATGGATAGTTTGTCCTATATAAGCTTTATTATTTATCATATTAGTTACTTTATAAACAATACCGTCTACTTTTATATTTGAATCATATTTATACATATGACACCGCTTTTATATTATACCTATTCTTAAGCACCACCCGATGCCAACCTTTATGCCCCTTCTGACAAATACAATCTAATTTATAACCATTATTGACATACTCTTTACTAAGTAAAGTATAATCTTCTGAATCAAATGACTCTTTAACAAATGCATATGTAAGTCTCTTACTCATACCTAACTACCTCTACAGCTTCCAAAAATTCTGCGTATTCTGTATCATCTAAAACACTTCTTGCGCCACCCAGAAAAGCCGAATACTGTTCATCATCCATAACACTTATATCCCCAATAGCCGCTGTCTTTTTTGGTTTAGTAGGCTTACTACCAGGTTGTTTGTCTGGGTTTGTATTAGGTTTTTTCTTTGTCTTTGTTTCACCAGCCGGTCTTCCTTTACTAGGTGTTCCTGTAGGTGATTTTTGCTTAGGCTGAACTCCTGGACCATCTACTGCTTTTTGAAACGGGCTGCCAATTATACCAAAAATACCACCTTCTACTAAAGGCAACTCTGTTTGCATATTCTTTAATTCATTATCGTAATCAAACCCTAAGGCCTCTAAGGCTGTTTGATATGACAACATCCTTCTATCGACTAGCGAACTCAATGTGCTCATATATAATACCTCATCACGTAACACACTATCGTCCCAACGTATTTTAGGAAAACGATCAAAACCCATTGCCTCTGCTATTTGTCTATATTCCTTATAAATCCATTTCTCTACTTGCCGACGGGCATAATGAATCTCCTCCATTAGACCTTTAGTAAGTAAATTTACTTCTGCTGCATTGATATCCCCTGTTCCATCTATTATGGCACGAGTTACAGCAAGACCTGCTGTCATATCCTCGTTTACCTGTTTGTACTTATCTTGCCCTAAAATAGCTTCAATCTCGGGCGAAACTATTTTTTGAATATCCAGTGTATGGTTCCATACCACATCAAATGCTTTTGATGGACTATTAAATAACTGAGCAACTGTCTCTAATTCTTGCTGACTAACGACTGGGTACTCATCATTACCTATGGTAATCTTTAGAATATAATTAGAAATACCATCAAGTGTACTTACATCAGCCTCTTGTAGTGATTGTTTATATTTTATAGTATCCAATATCCTAGTTACCCTAGGTCTTGCATAACGTTCATAAGGCTGTTTTCTATAAGTAACCATTCCCACAAGTCTCGAATCTAGTTGAAACTCACCGCCTTGCTCTGCTGCAGATTTAATCTCTTTAGGTAGTGACTTAATTAGTTCTTTTTCTTCTTCTGTTAGTTCTCCAGAAGCTTTTTGTAATAACTGACCTAGCTCTTGTGGGGGAGTTAATTTTACAGCTACTTTATCAAATAAAAGGTTACCTTCTATATTAACTAGTTGATGATTTAAAACTGTGTATGAGGAGGGAAGAAATCCTTTGGACCATATATTTTTTTTGGCGGCTTTTTCAACCTCCATTAACTGCTCAAAAGAAGCACCTTTTTTCTTAGCAGACTCGACAAGCTTTGCCACTTCCGCATCTTTTTCATCTTCAAATTCAGCATGTAATTTATGAAGCCTGACAGTTTCTGAAGCAGAGTCGCCTTTTTTAGTCTTCTGCCCTGGTACGGGTGATAAAAAAGATACTCTAGGTTCATACTTAGATAAAACTTTATAAGTTACAACATGTCCTATCTTAAAAAAATCAAGAAAAATCCACTCTAGTACTTCTTTAAAATCTACATCAAATGTCCAGGTATCATAAAACTGTTTGATATTCTCATCATCAATATCATTTTCAAACCCTTTCATTGACAAAGAGGCTAAGGCGTTTGTAGCAGAACCAACCAATGGATCAGTGTAATAATGTTTTTCTGCTTGTTTATATAGTGTTTTAGGGTCTTCGTCATAAGGATTTTTACTCAGGGCTAAATCCAAAGTTTGCCGTGAAGTATAGTCTCTATTTATAGTTGCAGCAGATTCAAGCCTAGGTTTAATAGCCATACCAGGTTTATCTAATATAGCTAGATTACGTTTATTTGGTTTGAGCATAAAAACAGATTGACCAGTCTCTCTATTTATCTCTAGAGATTCTATACCAGCATCTGGGTATCTATTTTGTAGATCAGAAGTTAGTTTATTTATATCTATTATATTATCATCTGCCATTTAATAACCTTTATCCTTTTAAAATACTACCAGGAGTACCTGATACTGTAGCTACAGAATCAGTAGATAATATCCATTTAGTAACATCTTTTCTTCCTATTATATCATCCATTGTCCAAGTAGCCTTACCAGATCTACTTTTGGTATAGTCAGCAGGCATATTATTTATCCACCAAGGTGTACCAATAGCTTCACCTCTATTTTCTTCTGACATATTCAATCCTCCTATTATTAAAAGTGGGTACCTGGGTAATCAAAAGCTTTATTTATTTTTTTACCATGTACCAAGGCCCCACTATATAAATACTCTAATTATTACAGAGGTTAGTTAATTATTACCTGTTAAATCTTTTTTAATTTGCTCAACAAGCTCAGTAAAACCAAAACCTTTACTCAATACCTTATCAAATCCAGCTACTGACGGTTCTATAGAATCAAATATATTAGAATAACCAGTCATAGCATAAATCTTAGCATCTTTAAATTTCTTCCTAAAAACTACACCTAAATCAACACCAGATAGTTCCTTACTTCTTAAATTAATGTCTACTATAAAAATATCAAAAGACATAGTCTCTATTAACTGCAGCGCTTCTTCTCCGGTTGTAGCTATTTTATAAGAGTAAGGAGATAGTGCCATAATAGCTCTATATACTGATATTATATTTTTATCATCGTCGATAAATAAAATATTATAATTTTCCATTATAAACTTCCCCCTTATTTAATTCTTTTCTTTAATACCGCGTGGCCTAGTCCGTATTCCAATAGTGGGGGTGCTTGAAAACTTGAAGTGCCTTGAGATCCTAAATAATCAAAACTAGTCCCTACTCTACTACGCACTAAGCCACTTACACTATGAAGAATAGGACCATCTCCCTCTTCGAGTTCCCTCTCAACCTGTCTTGCTCCATGGGCTCCTAATATAAGTGCAGAATATAAATCCTTATTCATATGCTTAGTAGGAGTATCGAAATGCAATATACCAGTAGAAGTTTGAGTAACTACTATATTTAATAACTGTGATTTAAGCGTTATTATATTTATATAAGCCCTAGCTAATAAATCGTTAGTAGAATTAGATGGATTATCTGGAAATAAAAGACTCTTATCCTCAAACATAGCTTTTGTAGTAAAATTGGCATCAGCTATCCAAGTAGGATTAAAATTAACCATATCTAGTATATGTCTTCCTTCTAAATGTATATGATCTTGGTTTCCTCTATCAATAATAGGTTCGGTTTCTCCGTAACCCTCCTCTAATAAATCACATACTGCCTTTCCACCTCCGCCTTTATCCATGAATATTCTAATGATATTATATTGATTACAAAGTTGTTGTACTGATCTTGTAAGTCCTTGTGTGGTCTGCTTTTTAAGTTCTATTACATTAACTATTTTATTAGGTTTACCTATTTCAATAATAACCACACCACAACTGGCGCTTCCCCCCTGATTAGGGTCAATACCCATTATATACTGTTTATTAGGCGCTCCATTGAACTGTAAAGTAAAATCATTCCCTAAAGTACAATCATCTAATAGGGATGCCTTAAAAAATCCCTCTGAATCTGAAACCATGGCAGCTTCATATTCCATACTATACTCATGTCTAGACATAATACGTTTAGCTTCAGCAATATTATTATTATCCAAGAACCCCTCAGGTAAGTCCCAATAAGGTACTTGCCACACTGCATAATCACAATCCTTACCTTGAGCTTCAGCTTCCGCCACCATCTTCCAATGGTCCCTCATACGTCGCCACATATGATTAAATTTATAATACCCTGAGGAAGTCATTACCATCTTGTTAACTTTTTCCTCAGCAAAATCATCAGCAGCAGCAAGACCAGCATTAATCAAACGAGTCTGTTCCTCTAGTCTACGAACTCTTTCCATCGGTGCCAAAGAGGTTGCTCCCATTGGTCTTACTACCATATCCAAAGTTTGATCTGGAACTTGCGCTAACTCATCCACAAGAATTAGATAGAAACGTGATCCACGAATTTTACTACCATCTCCTAGTGGTAGTCCCTCAATATATGATGGAGTTTTACCAGCAACCGACTTAAATTTTAAATAAGCTGTGTCTGAACCACGAGTTGGTTTCTTTGCAGAAGCTTCTCTAAGAATTGAAGATTGATCATATAGTTTCTCTACTTCAGCAAATATCATTTTTGAATTGTGATTAATAAACCCGTTAGCCCAATAACAGTGTTCATTTTTTACTTCTATATCTATTGTTTCTGAAAAGAAGTAATCAACCTCTTTAATTTTAACAAAGTATAACCCTTGTTCATATAATTTTTTGGCTTTATTGTAATTATCCTTTATTAATTTATTTGTAAGACCAATAGCCCTAGCTAAACTTTCTTCTTGATTAAAATGGTTATCTATATAAGCATTAAGCTTTTCTTTCTTTCTTAAGCATCTAAATCCAACAGTATCATTGAATCTTTTGATAAAAGTTTGTCCTGTAATCCTAACTTTATAGGCTTCTGCACATTTAGACGGTTTATTTCCTTGCGATAATTGTCTTATACATGCCTTTTTACTTATACCAAAGTTAGACACTATACCTAAATTTAGTAGTATAGCCTGCACTTCTTTAGCTAGTTGTTTAGAAGAAGTACTAAAGGCAATTTCAGAACCTTTATTTTTTTGCACATAAAAACACCCATCTGTGTCATATAAACCCTGTAAACAAGCTATTAAGTTATCTCGTGAAGCTTTTTTTAAAATACTAGGAATCTTTTTATCCAGAGCTGTTGTTTTAGTAAAACCACACTCTAATAAATACTGGGCTAGTTGCTTACAAAAGTATTGAATTTCCCAAGTATCATTCCTTCTATTCCTTCTATCTATCTTTTCTTCTTTATCTACACAAAAATATCTTCTTAGATTATTCTCAAAAGAGTCTAATAAATCCTGGTCTTCACTTACAAAGTCTACACGCTGTTTTCTTTTATTTTTACTAACAGAAACACAGCCATCACCTAGTAAAAGACCCATCCAATAAGATAAAGAAGGTGTTAATTCTTTAGGTATTAAACAATTTTTAGTTCTCCAATCATGTTCAAATTCAAATTCAGGCATCGAGTTATCATTACCAAAATAATTAAATCCTGTTTTTATTGCTATATATTCATCTTTTATATCCTGTAAGTCTTTAAATTCAGTATCTAAATCATCGTTTAAACACACAACGGCATGATCTATAGTACCAGACAATTCAAATCCTTTTGTAGTTTTTATATACTTACATGCTTTATCTTTATCTGTCCATTTACTGACTACTGTATTATGATTAAAATTTGACTGTACTCTTGTTTTTCCTGGAATTACTTTATTATAAAAATCCTCTGTACCTGTATTTAATCCTTCATTTGTCCAAAACGTAGCAAGTGTGTCTGATTTTATTAACGATTGTCTAAATACTGGGCCAATTAGACCTACCCTATAACCTGGATACAACAAGCAACTTAATGCAGCTAAAGTACCGAGCATAAAAGTTTTTCCCACGCCACGTCCACAAATAGCTATGACGTAGTTCTTAAACCACATGTCTCTAAAAACCAATCGCTGAATAGGTGCTAAATCTACCCCTAGGAGCTCATAAGCGGCTGTACAAGGGTGAGCTCTATAAAACTCTATAAGTTCCTTACCTTGTACCAGCAACGCTTCCATGTTTTGTCTTTTTTTAGCCATTAGTCTTCTTCGCCTTTTGTTTCCTCTATATCAAGCCTGTTGCCATCATAACTTTCTCTATTTTTCCTCATCAACTTCTCTTCAGCTCTTAGTTTAGCCATACGTTTGGCTTGAGCTGCTTTTGCTTGCTGGTCATAGGCTACCGCTAAATCAACAATGGAGAAGCCTTTAAGCTCATTAGGATTAATCCTATCTCGCCTCCTAGAAGACAAGTTTTCTTTAAGTTTTTCATTTCGTTTATCAAGCTTCTCTATAGTAGCCGCCATATCAAGTTGTTTATCAGAGTCACCCTTAGTTTCTTTTAATAGTCTAAACGACAATACTTTATTCATAGACAAACTCATAATGTCATCTAGATCACTAGAAATTAACTCATCAGCATCAAAATCTGCTAAGTATACCTCTACATACTCTCCGTACAATTTCAACTCATCATCATCAAAAATATCTTTAGCTGGCAAAAGGTCTCTAACTTTTCTATGTGCTGGATGTAATTTTGGTCTAGCCATTATCTTTACTCCTCCATTTTTTGTTTGTACATTAGGAGTAATTCAGGAGTTAAAGAATGACCAAACATTTCTTCTATGTTTTCACCATATGAAATCTCTATTCTTAATTTATTCTGTAAAGACTTAAAAGTCAATACATCACGTATATCATCCAATTCCTCCTCTACATTTAATACCCACTCACACATATCATCATCAATTATTCTACAATAAGTATTTATAATTTCTTGTGATAAAGGGTCTTTTCTTCTAAAATAATTCTGTAAAGATCTTGATATTTTATTTTTTGTAGCCTCTTTATGTTTTTGTCCCTTCTTGGCTTCACTTATAGCATGCTTACTAGCTTCACTAAGTTTAAAACCAATAGGTCTACCTTTTCTACCTTGAGTTAGTCTAATCGGTTTCATAAGTTACCTCCGATACTGAAGAAAATTTATTACAACCACTACATATTACACCTACAGTAGCAGTCGTTCCATAAAGTATTTTACCACAATTATCACACCTAATAACGGAAGATCTCCCTTTAGATTTTAACGGTTTTCTAAACTCAAACGGTAAGTTTTTATAATGATCTGCAAACTTACTCTCTTTATGTATTTTCTCATTTAGTTTAGTAACCCCTCCTTCCGGTTCCCATCTTCTAGGCGTTTGCCCAGGTCTTAATTCCCCTGTACCTAAACTACCAAATGTATTATCTTTATTCATATACTTCTCCTGTTCAACTTTCGAGATCTATATTTAGAATTTTTAAAATATCTTCTATCTCTATATACAAAAGCTGCTTAGCTTCCTCTATCCCTAACTCATAATCCTCTTGTAATTTTAAAGGAACTACTACTGAGTCATTAAACCTTTTCCCAGGTTCAGGTCTATCCTCTATAATTCTATTATATACTTCTAAGTTAGCCTTATATTTCCTTACCATAAAAAGCATTGAAGAATCTAGTATTTCTTTTATTAGTGTTATTTTTTTACTATTACTTAAATTATCCATCTGAGAAATACTTAACACAAAAGAAAATAGACCACAGTAACCTTTAAATGCATCCATTACATCTCTAACCACTAAACCTTCACCCTCAAGTAACAAACTATCTAGATACTCAGTACTACTCTTATTAACTCTACTCATGTTTTATATCCTTATATTGAACGTCTAAGAACTTTTTAGACCCTATATAATCACTTATATAAACACAAAGTTCTGGTAAAGTATATTCAGTCATAGGCTTAGCAAAAGCTTTAGTAGTCCAAGGACCATAGTGATAATAAACACTACCATAAATTATGTTATAATCTTCTTCAGTTAGTAATTGAGTGTCTCTCTGTACCTCCATAACCAAATCAGCCGCTAATCTAGGATGATTTTTTAAGGTCCAGCTGGTTTTTTCCTTTCCGCGTTTTAATAAATCATGAATTATACAAGCACTTAAAACAGCATCACGATTACTGTCTATAGCAAGGGCTCTAGTTAGAGCGTAAGCTATATGAAATACTTTTTTAGTGTGTATAATAGTACCATCCCAACTCAATTCATTTAGAGGGTGATACTTACCAGTAGAACTAGCAGGACAATCTGTAAAAATATAATCAGGAGCTAATGCTAAACATAATTTAGTAAATTCTCTAATATTAGAATCAGTTATTAGTGCTAATTCAGCTTCAAACATCTCTTCTCTTTGTTTACTTCTCATTTAATTCTCCAAATACTAGTACGGACGAAGTTGTAAATCATCCGTAGTTAAATTAATTCTTTCGATAGATGTAGAATTGTGATTAGGGTTGTACCCTGGTTGTTTCCAACCACTACCATCTATACTATGCGATCTGCCTTGAGCTATTTTAGGATTAACTACTGTAGCAGTCCACCTATCATTTTTATTATAACTAATAGGGTATCTTTCTCGGTATCTACTTAGTTGGGGTTCTCTAAATTCATTTTCACTAATTGGCATTATACTCCCCCTTTATTCACATAATTAATTACTTTTTTTTCTTATCATCTTTTTTATTTTTCTTAAAAGGAAAACCATCATCTTCTTCGTCTTCCATATCTTTCTTATCTTTCTTATCCTCTTTCATTTTAGCTGCTTGCTCGATAAAAAAGTTCCCAGCCCTTTCCAAAGAAGCTGCATAATCATTATCTTTAGATGATTCTTCCTTACCTATTGATTTCATGATTTCCATAACATTTAGTGCAAACTCAGGAATTTGTTTCCCACTCCACTCATAGTGCACACTCATATACTCATTATCACCCATTTTAGAAGAGATACTAGCGTAATTATATCCATCACTGTATCTACTAATAACAGCATTCTTAACCGTTTTAACATCAATACCTACATTAAAGTTACTATCTTTCATTTTCAATCTCCTTTTTAATTTCTAAAGCTTTTAATTTCAATTCATCTAATGTACCATTATTATCTACCACAAAATCGGCATCACAAAAGTCATCAAGAGATGTCTCTGAGGTATGCTGAGTATTATGTATTTTAATATCATGATTTCTATTTATTTTTATATGGTAACCTCCACGATCTGTAACAGCTTTAATTTCGTCAGGGAATCTACCATCGGTGATAATAACATTTTTAAGACCACTACTGTCTATATGATTAAATAACTGTTTTATCCAAAACTTATTATCTATAGTTCTATAAGCTTCAGTACCCATATACTGCATAATCTCTCTTGGAGTCCAATACTCTATCTCAGATAAGTCGTTATCAAGTAGAGTTTTAGGATACCTCTTATCAGGTACTTCCTTTAAGTCACCATACAATTGGGCGGAGCTTAAACCAAAATCGTTAGCTAACCTTTCTTTAAGATTATTAGCGTAACCCATAATAAAATAATTAGCATCCATTACATCTTGTAACATTTTACCTAAGGTGTCTTTTCCACATCTAGCCTTAGAGCTTATAACTATTAGAGCCATTTTAATTCCTTATTTATTTTTTAAAAGTCTAATTACACTACAAAATGTATCCCAATCTTTTATACCACTTAGTGCTTGCTTATCATAGGCGTTTTCCATAGGTACTCCTTTATATTAATCAATAGTTACTCTCCAATCAAGCTGTCTAATAGCGCTATCAATACTAACAAACTCGTGCAATAAACCGTCCCTTTGTTTTTGTAAAGTTATTATATCCAAACTTTTATTATCAGAACCAATAAGTTCCGTAATAACAGCTACTTTTAATTCTATAGCTTCTCTGAGTTCAATAGCAGTACTAAGAGTTACTTCAGTATCTCCTATACTAATCTTAGACTGTGTATTAGCCTGAATTAATATTAAATTTATAGTTTGTAATTTATTAATATAATTTAATAACACAACTACAATACCATTAGCTTCTATCTCATTTACAAGCCCAGAAGATAATTTTCTCCTGAGCTCGTTTATTTTTTGTTTTAATAATATACGTTCATCTAATTTTTCTCGTAAGTACATAATCTCCTATTGTTTAATAGCGTAAGCTTGTTGAACAATTACCGCAGTACTTAATATTACTTTTCCAACGATGGCCACAGGTTGGGCAAGTAACTTTAGTTTTAACAGTAATAGGTTTTTGTATTTTTTTTCTTTTAACCTCACCTTTAAGGTTTAGTATAATTGTGTATGGAAAAAGTTCTAACTTACCAATAGCCCCAGTAACAAACTCTTGAAAAATCTCTTTACCAGGGACTGTGATACCTACGGCATTTTCGGGCTCATTATAGTCAGATACAATAGATTCAAATTTATTTGCAGAATAAGCAAGAGGATCACAAAAGTTACCATAACGAATACCAGTTTCTTTAAAAAAAGAAGGTCTAGTCTGGCTAATAAACTCTCGTTCCTCAAACCTATAAGTTACTTCTATCAAACCATCCTCTATTAAATTACCTCTAAATTTAGATATAGACTCAGTACGCTCTATAAATCTAAACTTATTAGTAACTTTTAATCCATTCATAAATCCTTTTAATTCTGTAGACCCGTTAGGATCAATTATTATACTATTACCATTTAAAACATCCTGACCGTCGACTTTCACCTCTACGAGTGCCTTTCTACTTTCTTTATTTTTTAATAAAAGAGAGTAGTCTGAACCAAATGGTAATCGTACTACATTATTATTGAATTCTCTTAATACTTTACCCTTATGCTTAATCACTACTATAAAATTATTACCGTACATTATTTTTATCCTTTAACGGGCTACTAGTTAAAGCCCCTATTTATTTTAAACTAGTTAGTGTTATTATTAATTAGTTACTATACAGGTGTTACATCTATTGCTTGAGTACCTTTATCGGTAATTTTCAACGCAAACGTAACTGCTTGTCCATCAGTCAAAGTTTTATACCCTGATACATTTATAGCACTATAATGAACAAAATACTCCTCTGTATCCATTTCTTCCTCGTAGACAAATCCATACCCTCTGTCATTATTAAACCATTTTACAATTCCATCAATCTTTTCTACCATGTTAATTATTCTCCATTTTTTAATTTTATTTTAGTTTTTACTAGTCATTGTGGCCATAATGATTAGTAATTATAATTCTTATTTTTAATTTAATCAAAGTATTTTATCACTATACATCTAGAAGTTACATTAATAGTTATATTTTATATCTATTATTTAATATAGCCTGATACCAAGACTTATGCCACTCTCTATCTTTATTAGCCCTTGAATTACAAGAGCGACATACCGTTATTAAATTACTTGGTTTACAATTCTTTTTATTATAATCTATATGATGGATTGTTAGTACCTTGTCCCTATTCCAACAAACAGGATTTAGACACACATTCCCATCACGATCCATAATACCTTGTTTATATTCTTTATCCTTCCATGCTTCACAATAAGGGTCAAATGTAATACCACCTCTCCAATTCGGAGTATTTGATCCAAAATAGTTATTAATATAACATGTAGAGCATCTATTACCTTGACTAAAATTATTCCAAGTCACATAATTAGTATGTCCATTATCACATATGTATTTTAATTTCTGTTTTCCATTTCTATATTCAGTAGACAGTAAAGTATATCCTACTTTACTAAACTCATCTTTTATATACTCTACATTGTGTCTAACTTTACCAGAGCACACTGAGCACCTATTACCGTTACTCCAATTTGCCCAAGTAATATTTCTAATATGACCTTTGGGGCATTTAACTTTTAAATTAGAAAAAGCATTTTTATATTTATTTAATAGCACATAACCCTCTGACGCTAGTAACTCAAACACATCATCAGTAGTTAACTTGGCATTATTACTACATATAGCACATCTACTATTTTTAGAACTCCAAGCATCCCAAGAAGTACTATACTTATGACCATTTGGACATATATAATCTAATTTTTCAGAACAATTTATATATTCAGAGGTTAATAAAACATACCCCTCGTCAGCAAAGGCTTTCCTTATACTCTCGATTGTTCTTCTTCTTACTCTACCATTAGGATTACAATAAGAACATCTTCTTCCAGTTTGCCATTTATTCCACGATATTTTATATTTATGCCCTTTAGGACAAATATATTCTAACAACGTAGCTGAGTTTGTATAACTAGTAGCTAATAATTTATATCCTTCAGACTCAAAAGAACTTTTTACATATTCTATAGTAAGCTTTTTAGACATATCACTCTACTAACTCAAAATGAGGTCCGTCGAAGAATTTATTATTCATTTTCCTATTAGAAGACCAGTCGCCTCCCCATCGAATATTTATACCCATCTGTGATGCTACGCCAAGAACAAACCCCGCAAAAAGTACAAATTTTTCTTTACTCTCCCAAGGGATACCCTCCCCTACATAATACGGAGTTACATCAACTGCTTTAGATGGAAATGTATTGTGGTTACTATTAGGCCACTTTACTTTAGAACGTCCAGAATTAAATGCATTATCTTGTTCCGTTTGCTCTCTATGCCCGCATATAACACTACAATCGTAATACTTAATAATCTCATTAAATAATCTTTGTAGAGCTACATCAGTTGTTTCAAGATTTCTTTTAGATCTTTTTCCAAACTCTGGCATATTTCTATCTCCTGCTGATTTAGAGGTTACATTAATGTTTATAAATTAGCCGCCAATAAAGCACCATTAGCCACAGAAGTTAGTGGAGAAGCTGCTAATCTTACTTCCGATATCTTTATAGGTAACTCTGTTTTAGCTAGTTGTTCTTCTACTCTTCTAACAAAACCTTCAGCTAGTGCTAAGCCTCCAGATACTACCAGAGGTATTCCATCTTTAAATACTGGAAGTTTTTTACTATTCTTTTTTAACTCATAAGCTATATTCTCTATAGTGTATTTAATAACATTATTGTAGTAAACACAAATTGCATCAGCTATATCACCTTTAGGATTATATAAATCAGTTCCAGCTTCTTTTTCTTGTAGTACAAGAGACGGAGATATATCTAACGCGCGTCCAACTGAGCTATCTATAAAATCACCAGACTTGGTCATAGAGAATTCTAGTAAAGGGTCGCCATCTACTATCACAATGCAGTTAGCCATCCCAGCCCCAAAACTAACAGCAATACCGACCAACCCATCATCAATTAATTCAGAAAGTGCTATAGCGAATGCTTCATTAATAGGCTGTGGGGCATAGCCCAAACTTCCAAGATACTGATTAATAATTTCCGTATGATAAAGAATGTCAAAGTCACTGTCAATAGGAGCGGCAGGTACGCTATATACTACCTTTGAACCAGGAACAGCTTCGCCTAATAAATTTTTAATAATTAATTTAATTATTGGCAATGATTTTTTTGACTTAGGGCTAATAACCCCCTGACTAAGAGGTCTTTCAGCAACTCCTCTACGCTCTATAGCAATATCTAATGCATCATCTCCTATCACTATAAATGATCCATCTGTATCTATAATATAGTCAGCATCTCTTTTATCCAACGACATTTTAATAGCGTTACTATTAACTTCTGATTTAGGTACTAGTCTATAGAATGCATCACGTTGCATTTTGAATATTGGATTTCCTTCTGTATCCATACTAGATGCAATTAGAAGATTAGTTCCCACATCTAGTCCTTTATGTATCAGTGCTTGTGTAGTTGGAACTTCTACAACCACACCAACAGCTTCATTTTCTTCAGTCATTTATATCTCCTATTTTTTAGGTAATTTATCCATAAGATTTTTTAATTTATTTATGTTAGCTTCAGTATTAGAATTATACTTAATCTCTTTAATTTTAACATGAGATTCCATTTTATCTTCAGCCCCTTTCTTAGACGGGTCAATAAATATATCATCCATAGAAGGTCTATCAGATCCTTCTTCTGATTGAGTATTACTAATTGAAGGCGCGCTACCTGTTAAACTTGATAACTTAGTTATTTTATCAGTTAAACTTAAAATAATGTTATCTTTAGACTCAAGTACCGCCTCTTTCTTGTCTAAAACTAGTTCCATTTTATCCATGGTTGTAGTAATTTCTACTATTTTTAACTCAAGTTGTTTAATATTTTGTATATATTTTTTTTCTAACTCAATCGAAACCTCTGCTATTGCCTCATTCAACATATCATCTACTTGCTGCTGGGAATAACCACTAGAAACTATATTACTACTATTAGCCAATTTAATTATTTCAGCTTTAAGTTCTTTTATGTCTTCAGAAGCGTTATTTACTATAGAAGCCCTACTCTGAACATTTCTTGGTCCAGTAGAACTCAATCTTCTACCTCCTTTTAAGGAGGACTCTTTATTATATATCATTATTGCACCTCAACTCACTGTAACTACAACCAGGTAATTTATGCACATCTTTATGACATTCTTTACAAAGTGTTATACAATTAACTACGTCATTACCTAAACGAGGATTTTGAGTGTACCCTTCGATGTGATGACAATGAAGTGTGGCCTCTTTTTGAGTAGCACCACAAATTTGACATCTCCAATTATCTCGTTCAAAACAAAGCTGCCTAATTAGAGGATCAACTTCCCGCGAGGTTGCTTTTTTAAAACCTTTAGGATATAACTCTTGCCCATAGGTAGGGCAAGATTCTTTACAATAATTAGAACAATATAGATAACAATCACCTCTACAATTACCTAACCCGTCTAAAGCACTCACCCTCGACTGTATCTGTAAATTAGTTGGTATAAAATATCCATTACAGTATTTACAAAGCACTTCCAAAGAAACCCCGTCTTTAGCTAATCTTGGTAACTCGTCTACAGTTAATCTACCACAATAAGTTTCATAATTTGCTCCACTTTTATAATACTTTTGGAGATATAACAATCTATCAGTTTTATTTTTTTTATAATATAGCATACTCTTATCAGATAATCTAGCCTTATTACTCTTTCTATAAAGCTTATTAACATCAGCAATTCTCTCTTTATTACTATTTCTATATATTTTAGATTTTTTAGCTATCTTTTCTTTATTTTTTTGATAGTATTGTTTTTGTTTAGACAAACTAACTTCTCTATTATCATAATAATAGTCACTAGACTGTCTATTAAGTAACTCTTTATTAGAGTCTCTATATAACTTTCTGCATGACTTGCAAACGTACTGTAATCCATCAGCATTACATTTGCATTTACCAAAACATGTAATGCTTTTAGAAATACCACATCTGGTACACACCTTAATACCATCCTTAGCCATCATTTACTAAAATCACCTCTTATCTTGTATTTTGTCAATAACACCATAAGTAACAGCCTCTTCAGCTGACATATAGAAGTCCTTCTTCATATCTTCTTTCACTGTTTCAATACTTTGACCTGTAAACTCTACATAGTATTTTGCCATCTTCTCATATAAATGTTTAGTGTGTGCAAAACTATTTTCCATTTCATGATATTTACCTTGATGCCCGCTGCTTAACTCATGTAACATAATCGATGAATTAGTTAGTGCAAAACGTTTGCCCTTTGTGCCTGCAGCTAGAATAAATGAACCTGCTGAGGAAGCTTGTCCATAAGCTAACGTACAGATATCTGGTTTAATATAGTTCATCGTGTCAAATATTGAGAACATAGCGGTTATTTCACCGCCAGGACTATTGATATACATATTAATATCTTTAGTGGCATCGGAAGATTCAAGAAACAGTAACTGTGCTACTACAGCATCAGCCATGTGCTGATCAAAAACTCCCTTAATAAAAACTACGCGGTCCTTTAACAGACGAGAATAGATATCGTAAGTCCTCTCCTGTCCTTTATCACCTTTTTCAATAACGTATGGTACACTCATAATTCTTTAATTCCTTTTTCGTTAATTAATTCATAATTATGCGGGACCATCCCACATGTATATAATATAAACATATTTAGTTATTTGTCAAGTATTTTTTTAATCAAGCTAAAAACTGTTTCACTACTGCTTTTATTATTACCATATCTTCTTGTTGTAACACAGGATTTAACAACATATCCGATATAGTACAATTTAAATTGTTATACAGTATGAGAAGAGGTCTATCTCTCCAAATCATATGAACGAAACTTAAACAAGCATTTTGGCTCTTCAGAGTGATAGTTCTTTCGGCTACATACTTAGTAATATTGTTATCAACCATAGTTATTAGTATCCATTATCCTATTATGATGTATTTAAACGAGTTTAAACATACCTTAGGGCTCGTTACAAATAAAACTGATAGTAGTGTACCAACTAAGGTATAAGTACATTCTTAATACCTACTAAGGACTACTAGTATGTTATTAAACTTAGTTTACTCTTGTATCTTCTGTGAAAGGTAAATAACTTACACAAAAAAATACCTAGAAGAACTTCCTTAATCAAGACTTATTTTTAATATTATTGCGTGAGTTTCTTTATTTTTAAAGTATTGCATTTTTCCAAAAATGCTATTAATACTTATGAATTAAATACTAGTCATAAGTATTGTTATCTTATTATATGAGTATCTTCTTATATTGGGTACATTTCGGCCCCTTTCACATGGGTACATTTTGGAACTGTTGTCTGGTATGAGGGGCTCTTCATCCCCTTAATTCAGCAAGCATTATTGGACCCATACTTTCTTCCCAAGCAGTTTGTTTTTCTTGATCGGTGGTTTCTAAGTCTAACATAATATCCTTAAATAAGTGTTCTCTATAATTTTTATTACTGCCTTTATGTGTTCCTAGCATATATACATTTTGACCATTACTTACTTTTCTATTTTTTTTAATCCATCCAGCATTAAGTAATAGTTTAATATGTTTTTTAGTTTTGCGCTCACCCATTTTAGTGAATTTCATTATTTCAACTATAGGGTATGTACACGCTAATATACCTTCATCAAAATAGTTTTTTTTAATAGGGTATCCTGTATAATCATTCCAAGTGTTTCGTATTATTTTATCCCATAGTACTGAGTAAGTAAGGATTGCTCCATTACGAAGTATCTCTATATTCATTTCTTGTTGTTTTGTTAACTTATCTTTAGTACTAATGCTTTTACTGTATATTTTAAAAAATGTATCTGCCATTAGTCTACTTCCTCTGACATAATATCTTTGAATAGTTTTATATTACCATCTATATGCGTTCCTAATATATAAACACATTGACTAGAGAACCCGTCTTTATTTATTTTTATCCAGCCCTTATCCACAAGGGTTTTGATAGCCCTATTTAATACTTTTATGCCACACCCGAGTTTAGCCATTAGTGTTTTTTTACTGAGACTTGCTACAATAAACCCTTTGTCATAGAAATCTTTTTTAAGCGGTGGAAATTTACATAAATGCCAATAACCTTTATATTCTGGCGCAGACTGCTCCAACCAGTACTCATCCGTGTAATACTCATCAGCTATGTTGAACCATAAGTATCCAAATAGTTTTTTTGAAACATCTTTTTTCATAATTTTAGCTCCTGGGCTCAATTACTGTATTTCTTTTTACTGATTATTAGTTATTTAGTATACAAATTCCCTTATTAATCTGTATCTATTAATTGGAGTATACATACTACATTCATGAACTATTGTGTCTAAATCTTCCCCTGTAATTAAACATTTATATTGCTCTAAAAAAAGATCGAAGTCGTCTGTGTCTTCTAAGTCAAACATTTCTGCGTAATAATCTCTATCTTCTTGTGTTATAGGTTCAAGTAGTCTTGATAGTCTATGTTCGCATGTAGAGCACTTTGATTTTTCAAGTAGGTTAATGATATTCATAAATGATCTCTCCAGTAACTAGTTATTATTTAAATCTATACCTCTTTGTTTATATGCTCTTTTAATAGTAGTATCATCTTTTCCATCTAATATTTCACCAGAGCGTTTCATTCTTTTAATCTTATTGTTTATTGATTCACGAGTTCTGTTAGGAAACATGTCCTCTAGTTCTTTTATAGTCATAGTTTCATAATTGTCAAGTAATAATCTTTTTTCTGAGTATCCCCAACTTTTAGTTTTCATTTATAGCCCCCTTGTTATTACACCTAAGTTCATAATACCCACATCCTGGAAGCTTATGCACATCTTTATGGCATGTTTTACATAAAGTAGTAGTGTTAGTCACATCATTTCCTAAACGTGGATTCTGGGTGTATCCTTCGATGTGATGGCAATGTAGTGGAGCTTCATTTTGAGTTGCTCCACAGATTTGACATCTCCAATTATCTCGCTCGAAACACATTTGTCTAACTAGTGGATTTACTTCGCGAGAAGATGCAGGTTTGAATCCTTTAGGGTATAGAATTTGTCCGTATATTGGGCAAGATTCTTTGCATCCAGCAGAACAATATAATAAATTTTCTGATGTTATTATTCCATTTATAGCACTTATTCTATGTATTACTTGAGAATTAGTAGGCATAAAATATTTACCACAATAACGGCATTTAACTTCTAGTGACTTATTATCCTTAGCAAGTCTGGGTGATTCTTCAATTGTTAATTTATCTTTGTATGGGTAGTACTTTGCATTTGATTTACGATATTGGTTTTTGTTGCTTGATATTTTTTCTTTATTGTTTTCTCCATATAGTTTTGATTTTTTATCTAGGTGTTTTTTATTATTTAAATAGTACTGTTTAATGTAATCTGCTAATTCTTCCTTATTGTCTTTTTGGTATTGTTTAATATATTTAGCTAGTTTTTTCTTATTATTTTTACGATACGTTTTATTATATTCCGATGTTTTTTCTTTATTATTTATACGGCACTGTTTAGTTTGTTCATTCATCTTAATTTTATTATTTCTATAATAATTTTTACTATATTTTAGTGTCTTTTCTCTATTTCCTTCTCTATAAACTTTATTACATATACTAATTTTGTTTTTATTAACTATTCTGTATTCTTTATCGCACAATTTGCATCTATAACTTAAACCGTCTTCGGTATTTTTATTTTTACTAAAGTCACTATAATTTTTTTCTTTTTTACACTTAGTACATCTTTTCACAATCTTTATCCTCCTCTTTAAGTACTAAAAACAATTCAACTGCTCAGAATTATTAATTGACATAACAGCCTTTGTCTCTTGAGAATGTCTAAAATTTTTACGTATGCTAGATGATTTTTGTTTTACTGTAGAATTACATACAAAACATTTAGTACTGCAATATAATCCTTTGGTAATACTTCTCACTAAACAATACTCATTACAGGTTTCACATATTTTTATATAGTAAGTAGCTGTACCTTTTTCCAATTACCATTTCTAGTAAGTAACATATTACTAATCATCGAATTGAGAATGTCAAATCCTTATTAAAAGTGTTTAATATTATAGAAGTTACTTTATTTATAGTTTTTAAGCCTGGTTCTAAATTTATATAATTGATTTTATGTTGATCTAAGACAGATTTAATTATACCATCGATATCTATTGCCTCTGCTTTAGATTGCTTTCTACCAAATTTTTCATACTTAATTGAATTATTTCTCGTCAAATATATATTTAAATTATTATATGAGTTGTATACACTCATAATATAGTCCTCAAACTCCTTAGTTAGGGTGTTCCTTTGATAAACTAAAGAAAGCAGTAGTGACGTATCAGTAACTACTACAGCCGCTTTATTCTCTATTCTAGCGAGTCGTCTATTTTGTTCCCCAAACACTGAACCTTGCATACTAAGTGCTTTCCAATTTTCTTCAAAGGTTAATTCTTTAGGGTATTCAGTCACTAGTTCACAATCTATATAGTGTAATTTTAGTAATGAAAATATTCCTGAGGCGGACGCTGATTTTAGACTGCCAGGTCCTCCTAGGAAATTTATTATTAGTGGTTTTTTAATACTCAAATTCTTTATCCTTTTTACTATTCATAAAAATGGCTAATTGTTCTTTAGTATTATTTCCATACCCAAAATATTTATGGAATTTTATATGGCATTTTTCACACAGGGTTATACCATTGTCAACATTTAATCTATACTTAGGATAAGCTGAATAAGACATTATGTGATGAGCCACTAAATTACCACCTTTATCATCATTACATTTTTTACAATTGTAATTATCTTTTTTATACACCTTAAGTCGCCAATCTATATAATCTGTATAATCCCTGTTACGTATTCTATCTTCATCAGATAAGTTTGGGTTATACCTATAGCTGCTTTTGCCACTGTTTGCTTTAGATATTATTAATTTATGTGCTTTGGACATTGACTTACCATACCTTGGGTTATTATCTCCTAAATTTGCACAACGCTTACTGCAAAAAGTATTTTTCTTACTTTTTATTCTTAAAAATGTTTCTTTACAAAGGGGACAAATATCTATTACGTAAATATCCGACCCCTTTCTAAAAGTGCCTCTAGTAGTTAAGTATACATTCTCTAAATTATCCCAACAAATAATCATTTATTACCCTATTGTTTTATCTTGTAGTAAATCAGCTATTTCTAATATATCACTTCTATATGAGTTCTGTAATTCAACATAAGCTATAGATCTGTGTGGTAGAACTCTAAGTAATTTTAATAGACCTGATTCTGATGGCTTAACTACGTTATATGTTTGTTTTAAATCACCAAGTAGTATCAACCTACCAGAAGCCGATGGACGACTTAGAATCATGCTCATATAGTCTACAGTAATAAGTTGAACTTCATCTACGATTAGTGTGTCGTTATCTAGAAGAGATAGTCCTTGAATTGAATTTAAAGATATAGGCTCAAACTTTTCTTTAAAAATTATATCTTTAACGTAATCATAGCGTTTCTTTATGTCTTGACCTCTAGTATTTGAATAGATATAATATAGAGCGCTCATAAAACCAGCAAGCCAGTCTTGCATTTTATCCATTTTATCCCCAGGAAGAAATCCCAACTCATACTTAGAATTAATTCCTATAGGTGCTCTCGACACAAACACTTTTTTATCTCGATCTTTAGCTAATGCCGCTGCTGAAGCCAGCAAAGTCTTACCAGAGCCCCATCTGCCGGTGATTAAGCAATGAGGGGCTTCTTTGAGTGCAAATATAGCGCATACTTGATAAGCATCTCTTGCTTTTACAGTAGTTTGTTCTACTTTTATTTCCCTATATTCAGGATTATCATCTATTTTAATAAATACTTTTTTTATGGGATTATGTGCATATATAATCGTGTTAGGGGTAGGATTTTTAATAAATACAAAAAACCAGGAGTTTTCATCTAATGATTTTTCACTGGATCTTTCAAATAAATCAAATGTGTTTGAATAATCATTACCGTTTGGGTCATCACTAATGTATCTCCCATAACCAAATACACCTTCTTCACAATTCCAATAAAGAGCGTCTTGTTCAATGTAAACATAAGGATTAAATAAATTATTTAACACAACATCAAAAAGCTTTACCATCACTCCTTGAGATTCAGCGATTATTGACATTGACATATCTTTTGTAGCCAGTACTGCTCCGTGTTTTTTTGCGGAAGCTATAATAGCTTGATCATTATTGAACGTGCCATTAAACGCCTCAGTGTCAAATTCTATCTTATCTGGAAATTCTTTTTTAAAGTCTATAATAGCTCTTATAGCCTCTCTCGCACTATAAGAAGTGTCTGGTTTAAATTTATGTTTATCTAGTTCTTGTAATACAGTAATAGGCAGAATTAACTTTATATATTCTTTTGAAAGTTTAAATAAGATTTTTGAGTCATCAAGTAATAAGTTAGTATCAATAACTACTTTAGTGTTGTTTTTTATTGACTTAAGCATAAATAAGTCTCCTTATTGTGTATTGGGATTTATTTTGAAAAAACATAGGTTAGTTAAATACACTAACACTTTTTATGAACAAAACTGGGAAGGGGTTTTATAAAATCATTGGCATACTCTAGCTCCTAGTAAATATATATTGTAAGAAGGTAAGAGGCTAACCTCCTTAATAATAAGAAGGTTAGTTAAAGCTAGATTATAGAGAGATGTATTAATAATTTCATCGATATTACAGTGGGGGACACTGTTGAAGTTTGTTGTTAGTATTATGGCTACAGATTTTTTTATCAGTTCGGCCTTTAGGCCGTAAAACCCAATGCTTTAGCTTTGGGATATAAGCCTTTGCTTTAGCAGTTTTTGTTAGATATGATTCATTTACCGCAACAAGGATATTAGTAAGTCACCAAGCCGCAATTGTTTGTCAATTTACGACAACGTTTAATGCCAAAAGTATCTAATTTTTTTGGATTAAGAATGTTCTCAAAAGTAATAACCTCACCTTTGTTTTGCACGCCTTTACAAACTTGTATCATTGATTCTACGTTGACAACATCACCTTTTCGGATCTTGTAGTCAGTGATTAAACTTCTCATTACTTTTTTTCCTGGGATTGCAACTATAACTGTTGAGTTAAGCTTCCCCTCAACCATGAGAGATTGTTTTAATTCGGTAAGACTCTTTTTCTTAGGGTCTTGTCCTGCCCGTCGTTTACGATTCCAGGCTACTATCTTTTTCTTTTTTTCCGGTATTGAGTCAAAAATCATATATCTACGATCCGTAGATCTTAACGTAAATGACCGGGTGTGCCTAGGAAATTGTCTCATATTCAACTCAGAATTATAATCTTTCCAAGAGTAATCTTGTAAATCCTGATTTCCTAAACTGTCGTTGAATGCAATGAGGCTTGCATCACTGGCATGAGATTTAATAATATTGTCTCGATTCCTAACGCCACTCGTAATATATCCGTAAGTGTCTTGAATTGGACATTTGTCTTCAAATTCATTCCAGATCGTTTTCATGACTGAATTTAAAACTCCAGCATCACGGTATCCGTTTACAGAAGTAGATTCCTTTGGACATTTTAATCCATTTTTGTGAACTTTGTTATGACAATTTTCACACAGCAATATTAAATTTTCAGGTCGATCTGAACCACCATTACTCTTCCAAGTGATATGATGAACTTCGTTTCTAATTTTACCAACATCTTTTTTACAGATTTGACATTGGTAATTGTCTCTATTCCTTACATAACTTTTTACGTTTTCAAAACCAAATTGTAATCCTTTTTGATACCAAAAAGATTGGACCTTTGGAGTAATCATCTTGTGGATATCAAATTTATTATACTCTAAATGAATTTTAACTTGTTCAATTGGAACCAACTTTAATAACTTTGCCAATACATTTCTATGCGATTGGATCAAATGAAGATGAGTAACTTGAAACTTATGTTTACTTCGATTTTTCCAAATAGGGTGCTTGAACTTAGCATTTCCAGCCCCATACTTTTTTTTGATACCTTTTCGAGCCAGATATCTTCGACTGCGGCGATACATTCTTTTGGCATCAAGCCCTTCTTTGATCTTTGCTGTGCGTAGGTATACCTCTCCGTTAATAAGTTTAGTAATAACATCCCTTTGGATTTTAAATACTGCAAACCCAATGTTCGCATATCCAGGATCAATACCTATTCTAAACTCACAATTAATTGTTTCACTTTTATAAAATACTTTTGTTAATAATTGAACAATAATTACGTCTTTGTTTAATCGTTTTATAACTTTAGCTTTCTTGTTTCGAATCAACCTTCCCACCATATCGTGTTTTTTGGTAGGGTGGCCGATATTGTTTCTTGCGTCTACAATGTAAATCATCTTTTCCCCTCTTAATAAATACCCATTGATCGGGCAAACTAAGAATAGTTCGGTTCGTCTCCCCCGACTTAATCAAAAGTAATACTGATCTTCGTTACCTACTAATCAGCAATGAGGACTTGTAATGCTCCGCTTACCTCCATTGCTACGGACTGGGAGTGGCATCCGTAGGTGAACTCTCGATTAAACGTCTGTTCAATCCTGAATTAAATCAGCTTGCTGTTGATTGCAAGCCCAAGTCCTTTAGGCTTGGGTAATTGACTATTATTTTGTAAGTATGTGTTAATGATGGTTGATTGGTCATCAGAAGATAGGTTATTAAATAATTCGTTACACATAATTAAGCAATCTGTTGGTGACACATCAATTGTTAAATTAAACTTTGCTCCGCTTGTTTCTAAGGTAGTTTCAAAAAATTTCTTACTCATAGTCCTCCTAAATTCTAAAATATTTTTCTAAGATGTGACACGCCTCTTCTTCAGTACGTACCCAACAATTAACCACACTTTTAACAAACGGATGGTTGCATTTGGCATCTTTGGTAGGGTCTCCGTCCAAGATCCCTATTACGGCTTTATGGTTATTATCGTGATACCATGCCAATTCAAAAAAAGTACCTATCATGTCTTTGGCTGTGTCATAATGATTCATATTTGCTATAGCCCCTGTAGACTTCATAACATACATCTTGTCTTTAGGAACTAGTAGGTTAATCCCTTCAGTGGTATACACCTTAGTTCTATCTGGATCAGATCCGTCGCTGTATTCTTTTTGTACTGATTTATTAAATTCATTTTTGCATGGGTCAATGAAATAAAACTGTCTATCACCGTTAAAATGGTTTTTTACTCTTTTTCTCCAGTTATAAGTTTCTGGCTCATTAACGCTGATTTGTCCAATTAAATAAATCTTATCTCTCATAACCATAATTCCTTGTTTCTAAGTGTGTTTTTAAAAAAGCTATTTCATTTTCAATGGTGATTTTTTCTTTTCCTTTTGTAACATCTAATATTGTATTTAATAAATTAAGTTTTTTTATTAAATTATCATTCTGTAATTTTTTTTTCATAATATTAAATCTTCCTCAGTGTAAACATCTCCGTTTAGTTCAATCTTACTATTTTCATAATTTTCTATGACTCGTCTATAGAATTCTAGTTTAGCTCCTTCACATGCACCTATTATATCATTAAATGTTGAATAACACTTACCGTTGTGTCTCATATACTTAAGTAATAACTCTGTTATCATAAAATTTAATTCTCCCGATGTTTCTGGAGTAGTTATGTCGTTTCTTCTAAATTGTTCAATATATGGCATTATATCTCCTTTTTATCCAACACTGATGTTTTTATATAACCAACTATCGTAATGTTTTCTAATACTTTTGGCATATTCATGTTTGTCTTTAAACTCTTCTCTTTTGTATATTGATTTGTCTATTAAAAACTTTATTTCCTCGTCTACAAACTTTTCATCTAAGTCTGTTTCAGGTATTACAAAGAAATCGCTATATTTCATTTTAAGTTTTCTCCTGATAGTGTTTAAATTTACTTATTAAAACATAGTGTTATTATCCCTTTTTTAAACTATCTATATAGAGCATCTGTCTAGCTATAGTAGACATCAGCATTACTTCAATTATATCTGAAGCCACTTCCTCTGTCGTGGTGTTGAATTTAGTTGCAGTAGTTTTAACTCCCGGATCTATTAACAATTCATTTTCTACTGATTGTATGTACTCCATTACTTCGTATGTTTTTTCTGTTAGTTTTGGCAAGTCAATTTGATCCTCGAAAGTAGGGTCACTTTGGTAAAGTTTGGACAAGGTTTGCCCAAGGTTGTTCATAATTTCTTGTTTCTCTATAAAATCTGATAATTTACTCGTCATAATTAGTCCCTTAATTAAATTTTATTAAATAAATCATCTATTGCATCAATTAAAGATGTTTTTAATTTAGCTAGATCATTAGATTGCATAGTTATAACTGGTTGCTTTTGTTCTGTACCATCTTCAAATACTATTCTTATATCACTAACACCGGTAGCAAAATTTCTATCATGTAATCCAATTGTTGCTATTAGTTGATATTTATTTTTCTTCATTTTTAATTCCTTTATTAGTTAATATTATTTCCGACATGTATATATTATAAGCATGTTTTTATGTTTGTCAAGTTTTATTTACTAAAATATTTTTTACCTAAATGAGTTAGTCTAAATGCAAACATTGAACCACCATTAACATTCCCTCTAACTGTTACTTCTAATAATCGCTCATCCGCGAATTCATCTAAATAACCCCAATCATTTTCTTCTATGTCAATATAAACTACATCCGAATTAGGAGACTCTAAGATAGCTCTTTGTATAGCCCTTCCTTCTGTAGTTTTTAATAAAGCTTTTATATAAGGTTCTCGTTTTTTTATAGCTTTATCTATTTTATATTTTAACCATACAAATTTAAATGCATGACTTAGTGCCGAAAGTGGTACAGTCATATTAACCCTCCTTTTCTTTTGCTTTAAAGCCTGTATAAAAAGCTATCGCTGTGCCAGCTACCGTACTAAATGAGTAGTAAAAAGGCGCGAAGGTATCAATCGCTAACCCAAACAATGAACTAACCATTAATGCTAATGTAATAAAGATATAAATTAATACGGTGCTAAATAATACTACACGTCTAGCCCTATTAGGCTCTTTCTCTGCCCATTCTATTAGTTCTAATACATTAGTCATTTCCATTATAGTTTATCCTTTTTCTACATTTTCTATATACTCCTTATATAGTTTTAATTCTTTTTTATTTAACATCCTACATTTTACAGATGTGCCTTTCTGGCTACCTATAAAACAAATTTCTTCAGTAGTACAATTTTCTGCTTTATGCGGTCGTCCATGTAAACAGGTATCATGACAATGGTCCACTTTCTTTTTTTTATTACATATATAATAGATCATATTATAAACCTCTGTGTTATAGTATAAGTATTTAGACACATCTAATATAGCTTTTTAATGACCATAATGGTATTTATGAAATAGATAGTTGATTTAGAACTGACCATCATGTTCATTATAATTTCAAAGATAAAGGCGCAACTACTATCTTTAAAATTATAACTATAATTGTTATTATTGAAGTATTCAGTCTTCTAGTATTCAGTCTTCTAGTATTTACCCCATAGTATTTTTCATACTAGTAATAATGATTGTTTCAAAATAGTGCTTAAATATTTAAATTAAAAAAATAAATAAACAAAAAAAATATCTGTATTATGTAATAAGTATTTTTAACTACCCACTCACGCAAGAATGTTTTAAATTTATAAGCTTTCATTGTACTTATCTGTTCTTAGTTCTTTATCAGTACCGTCCAGGTAGTTACTTGTTAGACAATAGAACTTATATAGAATGTCCGATACATACTCGGCTTGTTTTTTTAATTCAGGGTTAGATTGCACCGCCGGATGATCTACTATATGCTCATTAAATATGTCTACGGCTATATAAGATCTATCCATAACTTCAAAGTAATGATAATCGGTTAATTTATTATCCACAGATTCTCCTAGTATTTAATTAGTTAGTAAAACTATAAAACTATATAACTATGAACTGATATAGTATAATTATTCCTAGTACTAATATATTTATTATCTTTATATGGTTAGTGTATATAAAATTAAGCAACTTATTAGTATCATTTTTAATAACATCTAATGTCGCTGTTTTAAGTTCTATATAAGCTTTATTTAACTCGTTGATACATTCACTGGACGACTTAATATGTTCTTTAGTCATTTGATGTGTTATTTTAGGGTTATACTCGTTATAGTACCAACCTGTAGGTGATTCTATAGCCCCGCAATTTAAACACTTCTCTGGAGACCACGAACCTCCAGAGGTATTCGTACTTCTGCTTTGTTGACATTCATTTATCATATTTTAACCCTTTTCTCCTCCCGCCCTTGTTTAATTTATTACAGTGTTATTCCTCATAATATGCTAAACACGTCTCTGTGTTAGGAGGTACTTCAGTGTAACCAGCGTCTATAACCCTGTAGTGACGGGTATCTTGAAGTTTTTCGGCATTTTCAAAATATTTATTATCACTCATCATTAAAACTATTACACTCAAATTACAGTCAGTTACACCTAGTCCGATTACAGCGTGACAGGTTTGTGCTGCTAGCTTCTGTGGTGACATTTTTAAATTACGTCTGTATAAAATTTTTACTTTCATTTAAATTCCTTTATGTAGATAACGTGCATGTGTATATTTAAGTATAAGCACTAATAGTTATTTGTCAATGTATTAACTTCCAAAAATATTACGTGATTTAATTAGGGTATTATCTCCAGTCAGTTGTGGTTCTTGAGTATATCCATTAATATTTAAAGTAGCTGTAATATCTTCATGTATATTAATCCAATTTTTATTAGAATTACTCTTAATTGTGTTAATTAGGTACGAAGTCATGGCACCTTGCCACTTACCTTCTATATACGCATCAGCCGATGTTTGATTGTCTTTACAACCTGATAGAAGTACATACTCTTGATAGCTTTTAATTTCTTTATTAAGTCTATTTATAGGAGTATCCACATTATTTCGTATCTGAATATCAATCGGGGGACTTATGAATCTATCCTCCTGTTTTATAGACCTAGCCATTGAACCACTATGACATGAATCACAAATGAATGTTAAAAACACTCCATTGGCTTTTTTATTGAAATTATGTCGAATAATGTCATCTGTTAATGGGTCATCCCAATTTAAATCCGTAGGGCAAAGTATTTCATCTAAATGATCATTAAGTTCATCTCCATCACGATCTCTCACTTGAGACCCGTGCCCTGAAAAATGAAGAACCAATTCATCACCTGGAACAGTGTGACTTAATAACCAGTCTATTCTACTTAAAATGTTCTTTTTAGTAGCTCTTTTGTCTACTAGTACTCTAACATTGTCTGATGGAAACTTATAGATATTAACTAATACATCGTGCATAGCAACAGCGTCATTTACACAGCCTTTGAGATCTGAGTTAAGGCTTGAATCATAGATATTAATACCTATAATAACGGCGAACTTAGATGGTTCCCTCTTAGCAGTAATACCCTCTTCTATGGTCTCATCTATAGTGGCGTAAATAGGGTTATTCTTTATCTCCCCTGTTGTTTCTGGAGTTTTTAATACTGTAGTAATCCAACCCCAAAAGCTTGTTAAAAAGTTTGTCATATTATTTCTCCTTATTATTTTTATACATCTCTGCTAATAAATCTAATTGAAATTTTTCTGGTAATTCCCAATACTCCCATTCTATTCCTTTTAGTGGTTTTTCACATAAAGATTGTTTTATGATGTTTCCATCCATTATACACCAACCACCAAATAAAATTTTTATAAAAACATATTTAGATTTTGATGGAAAAACTCTTGATGCAATAAGTATTAAAAATTTTGCTATTTGTTCTCGTGCACTCTTATTAGAGTAACTCATTTTTTCTCCTTATTTATTTTTTTAAAATACTAGTTCATAGTTCTTATCCATAAGTAGGTTTGTTTATTACGAATTATTTAGTAAATAAGCTTTACATATTATGTATAATTCCTTTTCTGTATAATGACCTAATCCCGCATTAAACACCCAAATAACCAATCTACAGTTTTCAGGTGTATATCCCTTACTAACATCAATTCTATCAATACTTGGTCCGAATGGGTTTCTCTGAAGAGTGGTATCGTAGTCGAATGGTAATTCAGTGACCTCACATAAATTTGACTCTGTCTTCTCGTTTAACCATTTTCTAGTTATACTGTGATCCATATTTTTTTCTTTCGCGCGGACTTTTGAGTACACAAACAACCGTCTTAGTTTAAACTCCTTAGGGTTTTCTGTCCTTAGTTTTTCTAATCGTTCTTTCTGGTCTCTACTATAGTCATTAGGCGTCTTATAGTTGGCTATTCGCTCTAATCTCTTACGTTCTTTTTCTAGCTCTCTAATTTCTTTTAATTTCTTACGTTTTAATACTAGTAAAGCTTGCCGCTCTTTCTTTTCTTTCTTTTTTATTATTTTACTAAGGTAAAGTTCTTTTTCCCTTATTGCTTCTCTTTCTTCTATTATAAATTGCTCTATAGGTATATTTTTCTTATACCACAGATTAGTAAGTCTCCTTAGTTCTCGATAGAGTAGTGTTTGGTGTTCAGTACAACAATAGAAGGTACTGATTATTTTTTTACTGTTATGTCCTTGTACGAAGCACTTAACTTTAGTAGCTGTGTTAATACTAGGGGTAAACCACTCATGGCAATAAGCACATTTTATTTCTAAATAGTCTCTATCTAGTACTGCTCTTCTTATCTCATAATATGGAGCTAGTATTTCATACCTCTCGTATAATGGATGTATTTGACCTTTATCAATCAATTCGAAGTATCTCTTGTTTTTAATTACCTTAGCTTCCTCTACTTCTTCCCAATCTTTAAGTTCTTCCTCTGATGGTTTATACTTATGTTTACACTTGGCACCACAGAATAATGACTGGTGTTGATTTGAAGTTAAATACGGCTCGCCACAGTTCTTGCATGCATCCTTATATATATAGGAGCACCCTTTTCTCCTAAAGAACCCGTTCCTACTAAGTGTCATTTGATCCAGTTTTTCATAACACAATCTCATTGTTATCCTCCTCATACTTCTTCACAAATGCAGCAGCCCAATAGGCAAACACTTCCTCAGGAAACTCACATTTGGCCGTATTATACATATGACAAACCATTTGGCAGTTATTTTCTGTATATCCTTTGTTTGAATCTACTCTATCAATACTTGGGTAGTAGGGATTTACATACGGATCTCTGTGAGTCTTAAAAGGCAAGCCAGTGACCTCACAACGACCAGCATCCAATTTATCACGTATCCAGTTAGGTGTTAAACTAAACGGGATATTTTTTCGGCGGGCGCGCTTTTCAAGTTTTTGTAGTTTGTTGTTTAAATTACTAAAATAATTATCCATGGTTGGTTCCTTTTTTTTATCTTTTTCCCCCATCTCTTCTTCGGAGGTAAGTCCTAATCGTGGTTGTTTGTAAGCAGTGCTTCAAAAATAAATAATCAATAGAAAGGTGTTCTGACGAGTTAGATACTAAAGGTCTTCAGTACTAAAGGTCTTCAGTACTAATAGTTTAAGTACTAATAGTTTAAGTACTAATAGTTTAAGTACTAAAGGTCTTCAGTATTGATAGTTTAAGTACTAAAGGTCTTCAGTACTGATGAGTTAGATACTATGTAGTTACTGCCTATATAGTAGTTAGTTTAATATAGCCTAAAGGTACTACTATCGTGGTCTAATACAATTTTAGAACCCCCAAAATAAGTGGGACAGGGACACTGTAGTATGATAGAGTATTATTGCATACATACAATACATTATAGGCCCCTTACTTCTTATTTAGTAGAGTGCCTTTATGCGATGACAGCTCTATGATAAACATACCAGCCGGGTGAGTCGGTTTGATATGAGATCAAGTTTGATCCCCCCCCCTCCCCCTGGGAGGCAACTACAAAGGAGATTATTATGACTACCACACAAAAGACTTATGAGCAAGTAATCGAGACTAAGGAATCTTATATTGATGTATATCAGCCAGTTGCAGGTTGGAAACCTCAACTAATGGTTTGGATGGAAGAGGATGGCATGACTGGATTTGTATGTCTCAACACAAGCTACTTCGCATATGAAACAAGGGAGAAGGCTGTTGTTGAGGCTAAGCAGTGGGCTGAGGATGAGGATATAGCCTATGTAGAATAAACAATCCGAAACGGGACTATACATCCCGTCTACAGCCTTAAGCAAGCTGTACTGATGAAGGTAGCTTAATTAATATATAACTTAAGGAGACTTATCATGACTAATTCAATCAACATTACTGACGCACCAAAATGTAAAACATTTGAAATGAATGGTAATACTTGTGAAGGTTGTTTGGTTGACCCTTGTCCTTGTGGAACCGATGACGCTAATTCACTTGAATACATCGATCATGTTGGATATTGTATAATTAACAAAAATAACGAAATTGTGGAGGTGATGTAATGATAAAGTTTATTAAACCTTTAGTAATGTTTACCACATCATTCAGCGCAGTATGGTACGCAGCATTCATTCTTGACCCAGACTTTGTTAAGTTTGTCTGGGAAGCAGTCAAATACACTACCCAGCATTGGCTGTGGATAGTGTAGATTTTAACTCTTTCGTCTTGGGCAGGACGTTAACTTACCCATCACTCGTCTGAGCGAGTATAAACAGTCCTTAGGCTCAGAGCGTCGTCCCACTTCGGTGGGGCGGGTGGCAATAACGCCTTAATTAGTTAAATAGGAGTTTATTATGAAAGTAAGAACAACTGCACTTATTATGTCGTCTATCCTCGATTCAGGACGCACCATTGATATGAGTGGGGCAAGTAACCTTCTTCAGTTTGGTAATAAAGCCAGTTACCTTGGTGGTGGGTGGTGGTACATCAGTGATAGTGGAGGAACATCATTGAAGAAAACCATTATGGCTATTAGGTCACTTACCAGGTCTGGTAAGGTGTGTGTGGAATGTGGAAAACTTCACATCTGTAATGACAAGTGTGTAAAATGCGCCAGTGCATCATCGCCTGAATACTGGTAATCAACAGTCCTTTCGAATATTAAATATATAGATATTAAAAGGAGTATTACTATGGAATTAAAGGAAGTGGGAAAAAGAGAACTAGCGGAACAGTACAATATTCCTGAAGAGTATTTAAGGTATATAGGACCCACTGATTGCTCAATGCTAGCTGGAGGAGGTAAACTTCATCAGTATAATATCCACCTCAAAGGACACCCGAACGACAAATCGACGGTTGCATACAGACAAAAGGAGGTACAAAATGGTTAATGTATACGTAGACCTTGACGGCACCCTACTAGATAGCCGGCTTGATGATAAGTACAAAGCCATCAGCACTCAGTATGGTAAGGGTTTTGCTGATGACTGGTATGAATCCACCTATTACGATACCCTTGAGCTCAATTTGGCTCTGTGGTGTCGTCTATTGGTATTAAAGGAAGAGGGTGCTTCTATTGTAGCCTGGACTAATAGACGAGAATCTAAGGCTGACATGACATTCAGTAATTTGGCTAAGCTTGGTATTATGGATTTGTTTTCAGGATTTATGTTCTGTAACGGACAAAAACATACTATGCCACTCAGGGATGGAGTAGTATTTGAGAATGAGTTCGACAATGAGATTGAATGTTCAGAATTTAATTTTATCCCAACATTTAAACTGTAAGGAGATTCAAGATGGATAAATGGTTAGAAATTGTGTCTGGAATTGTGTGTGGGTTGCTGATTGTTGGTATGATATATATGGCAATGCTCGGAATGGCTAACTAATAAGGAGGCATTATGAAGGTAAGCAGATTTACTACAAAAAAGAATAACTATAGCAAGAGATACCTTGAGAAAGAGTATAGAGAGGAGTATTTGGTCGCTAAGTTATCAAAGAAATCCTCTACTCTTGCATACGATTTTAATTCTCCTACAGAAAATACAATAAACAACTGGGAAAGAACTTCAAATGGAGCAAAGATTTGGAGTTTTTAATATATTAACCTATAACTGCCCCTTACTTAGAGGGGCACCACTAAAGCACCGTTGTCAGGGTTCCCAAGTCCTGGATGAGAAAACTGCTGAGGGGTGGTTACAATTATCACTATAAGGATAAATGCGTATGTTACTATTATGATGTTCTTAATGGCCCTAAAGTGTTTTACCATCAACTACAGGTGTTGCTCCAAAATGTAGTGTAGTAGCTATCTAATACCTACGGGGCAAAATCACATCTTAGGATACCATAACTAAAAGATACGAGTGAACTTTTAAAAGCAATTCTATCTATATTTATAAATAACTAATAGGAGATTACACCATGAAGACAATCACAGTTGAAAACAATCAGGTATTTATCACAAACACCATTACCAATGAGAAAGTAAAACATAACTATTCAATGAACAACCGACCACTCAGTGTTGTTGAACTGTATACGAGTATTGATCCTATAGATATTAGAAAATCTCGTGAAAAGAAAGAAATAACTGCATTGTGGCGAGCAGCTGGAGATGAGCTAGGGACTTCAGTAGCTAACTTCTCCAGAATGTTAAATGGTGCGTGTTATAAAGCTTATATTAAAGACAATGAAGACCTACACAACAGGTTTGGGGTTGAGTACAAAAAAGTTGGAGGAAAAGTTAAAAGAGTCAGAACCCGTTTAGCTGTTGAAATGGTAAATACTTACTGTGAAGTAATACGACAATATATTGCTGACGGTAATACTCATTTAGCCGGATTTAGTATTCCGTTCGGTGAAGCTAGTGTAGCTAAAAAGAAATTAGGCAAAGGATTGTGGAAACAACTAAATAAGAATTCTAAAACTAAGAATGATTTAATATGTAAGATACTTAATGCGTACTCTGAACCTAAACTTGATACTACAGCTTATACAGCCATGTTGAATAATACACCATCTACAATACTCAGTATGGTAGACAGTGCCAATACATTGCTGGCTTTCTTTAATACGGAAAGTTCAACAGGGATGAAGGATACTGTTAAAAAGTCAATTCAGCACATAGGACTTCCTATGTACAAATTAGATTATGAAAGACTGCAACGTGTTATTGTATTGATTCGTGATACACACCGTATGCATCAAAACTTTAACCCTAATTGGTCTTTAACTAGAATTAAAGAAGAACATCAAATAACAATAAACGAGCAGTTTGCCTTAAGACACTCTAAAGAGAGGTTTAGTTGGTTAAACCTCATTACTCAGTACTTTGAGGCTAATGGTAATAAAGCTGAACTCATGTGCTCAGCATATGATATAGCTATACTAGGTAAGGACCAAGGACATTACGTAGGTAATTATGCACGTTTCAGTAAAGATGCTAACTACGTTGTATATAGAATTACTGACTGTGAGGGAACGATCTCTACATTAGGGATTAGGCACCCAGATGAAACAAATCACTTATGTGATCAACACTACCTGAGATTTAATTATATAGTAGCTAATGAAGCTTGTTTATCCTTTGCAGCTAAAATTACCAGACAAGTAAAAAAGGAATTAGAGTTGATTGATATATCCAAAAAACAGGAACCTTTAAAACCTATCACACAAGCTATCGATTTTCCTCAAATTGAAGCTGATGATCCAGAAGACACCCCATTCTAGTCAATTATCTGTTTGAGCAGGTACACAGGCCTTAAGCTCAAAGCGTCGCCTCACTTCGGTGGGGCGGGTGGCAAAATGGACATTCCGTCCACAATTAAACCGTAATACATAGGAGATTACACCATGACTAACATTATCAAAAAGAATGCTAAAGTACTTAACAATCGTGAACTTATAACTGGAATGGGCGCTAATGGTATTGTGCCCTCTCTTAACAACAAAGGCACACTTATTTTTACTCATTGCCCTATGTGCGAAGCAGAGCTCCTTGCAGATAACCCTGGTTATACTAAAGCTATTCTTAGTAATAAACCTTGGTATCAAGCTACGCCAGCTATTGTGTTCAAAATGCCTAATGGCTCTACTCTCAAGGCGTGCTGTTGTGGTTATAGAGAGCTAGTAATTATTACACCTAAACCTAGGTGCTCTAACTGCGGTAGTGTTCTTAAGAACGAAGGGGACAGGTGCTATGGTCCTAACTGCCAGCCTCCTACACAACAGGAGCTGGACTCCATTGCGACCGAGAAAAAGCAAGCTCAGGAGATAAAGGCTGCTGAATTGAAAGCCAAACAAGAGGCTAAGCAAAAAGCCACTAAACCTCCTGTCAAACAGTGCGTAACTCCTGGATGTACAAACCCAGTGCCTGAGAGTCGTTTTGTTAGATGCGAGGCATGTCGTGCAACACGAAGAACCCCAAAGGAGGAGGCTTGTACTGAAGTTCAGATGTAATCTGCTGGCTACCGAAGATGAACTCATCTATCTCATGATAGATGGACTAACCTATATCTACTGCCTTGATAAAGCTAAGCATCCATACTTCATTAAAACATTGAAGTATAAACCAGGCAAAGCTATTAACTATATCAAAGCAGAAGCCTATTGGACAGAGATGGGTTAAATTAAACCTGGGCACCTGAGTAATTAAGGTGTCCAAATTAAGGAGAATTATCATGCAAAAAGCACTAAAAACTGTTAAACGAGCTACCTATGCACAAAAACGACAAGAGGCTTTTGATATGTTGAACAACACATATGAGGAAGAAGGTGTTCTTCTGTGCAGTGGGGAATTTAAAATCAATTCTCTGATGGCTATGATGATGGCAAGATCTGCTTTTAAAGAGACTTATGGAGCACTCGCCCCAAGGTACTTCAACATACCGGCTGACGAGCTTCCAGGAACTGAAGTACACCCAGGTGTATATATTTCACGAGATGAGAATTCTCATTATTCTTTGGAGTACGAAGACGGTTTCCAAATGGAGGAATTTATTCAACAATGGGTATGTTAAATAAATAAACAAGGGGCTCTGTATGAGCCCCATAAGGAGGCAATATGGGTAATTTAGATAAAATAGGAATGTGTTCCCACTGTAAACAGCTTTGTACACCTGTTGAATTGGATGAAGATAAAACTGAAGAAGTGGATTTCTTTGGTGTGGATAGCCTGTCTGAAGTAGACCAGTATATACTGGAAGGTGGAATTTTGTGCGAAAAATGCTACTCAAAAGAAGGCGGCATAGTATAAACCAAACACAGGTGTTTGAATAACTCAGACATCTAAACCAAGGAGAAGTGATATGACACAGCGTACAGCAATGAACAACGACAAACGAACAGAAGAGGCTACCACTGATTATACACTCCAATTTGAATTAAGGAAATTAGGTTATCGTCGCAAAGATAAACAAGTATGTGAAGCATGTATCGAAGAAATGGAATACAGCATGCAGTCCGTTGGTTATACAGGTACCAACCCTGCTTGGGCTAACCCAAGATGTGCATATAGATTCGAAAAAGAAGGGTCTTCTATGATAGCCTGTAGGTGTGGTTGGAGAAAAACCATAGTTTAAATAACACTATTTAATAGTTCCATAACTAATAGGTGCCTGAATAACCAGGGCACCTAAATCAAGGAGAATTACCATGATAAACAATGCCACTTTTACCCCAAACACTCTTGAAATACTTCCTGAATTCTGTGAACTATCCACCTTAACCTCATCGTTATTTGGTGATAACAATAGCTTAAGCTTTCAAAGTATTAAACTTAGTGCTGCTATTACCGTAAAAAAAGAGTACTTGGATGATTACTCACTTTCACATGACTGTAAAGCGTCAATATTGCGACAAACCAGAGACAGGATATCTGTACCAATAATACATTCTAATTTTGACTATGCTCTCAGTCGTGCGAGAGAATTTGATGGTAAGCTGTATTGTGGTAGCACTAACACAGTACGTTGGCAAGTAGAGTGGATAGAGCTACTTAGTAATTCCACTGGTAATGTGTATAAATTAAAGAGAATTAAAGACGAGTTACTTTGGCGCATGATGCTTATACAAGTGAATGGTGTGTCTATAGAGGACTCAGGGTTATCCTCGGTTGATTTAGAGGCAGTTCGTATGGAGCTAATGGATATAATTTACGTAATGTGCTTTCGTTTAAAAGGACATAGAGATAAAGGTAAAGTCTGTCAATCAAGGAAGATGCTTGAAGCGCAGCTCGAAGACTTAAATACAGAAGTATAATTTAAATATGGGTGCTTGGATAATCCAGGCACCTAAAATCAAGGAGAATTATCATGGGAGCAGATAGAACTCACCACAACGCACACATGAAGAATGAGAATGCAGTAGCTGGAGTACGAATGACTGTTTGGGTTGCAGTGTATGATTTTTACAACCAGATGGGAATAAATTGGGACAATATTGATGACTTGGTAAGCCCTTATGAGTATGGTAACACTAGATTCTCAGAAGCTTATCTTCTTCCTTTTTATTTCAAAAACCACTTTAATACGCGTAAAGCCACACAGATGATAGGATATGCTGGAAGCAATAACAGTCCTCTGGAGTTTCGACTCAAAAGGATGAACCTGCTGAACTTCATTGAGTTAGCCAGAGCACTGATGCAAGCCAACATGATTACAAAAAAAGATATTCAAATTATTTTGGAAGCACCTTTCAAAAAGCGTAAAACAACAGGGAGAGGTCCGGAAAGCGGGGGAGTTTATAAATTCTACGCCAAAACACTTGTTGTTTCTTCCATCAATAAATGGGGAGGATTAAAGAACGCAGCAAGGCAGCTCGAAGTATCCTTGGATGTTGTTAAGTATTGGAGTACTTTAGTTGTTAAAGATATTAAAGTGAAACCCACCTCATCAGCAAGGAGATAATCATACAGGAGGTACAACATGTTTATTAAATCTAAGTACAATGATGGTGTGTGGAACAAATTGGAAAATTGGGAAATGTCAGAAAACTGTGAAATAACAGGTATTGGACCTATGGGACTTGAGGTATACGGAATGATAAAGGCAGTAGCCCCATTCGAAAAACTTGAGGCTGGACAGAAGATAGGTATTATGGACTATGGTTGGTGGATACTTGGAGAACCCAAATCATTATCTAAACAACAGTTGCACACCATCTATACTGCACACTATCGATATCCTGGGTCAGACAGGGTGGATATTACTGTCAAAGGACAGGACCCTAATTGGAAAGAATTTGCACCCACTTGGAAGATGGTAATGGGAGTAAAAAATGGTACTATGAGTGAACAGGAGTATGTTGATTTGTATGCGCCTACTGGTAGACAAATCACAGTCATAGGTAGCGTGTCTGAGGCTACTTGGGAAAGACTGTATCAAATGGAAACAGCGACATTTGTTTGTTTTTGTCCTGAAGGTGCGTTTTGCCACCGAAATATCCTACTAAACTACATCCTTGAAATAATGGGAGGCAAAGTAGTCTATGGGGGTTGGAGAAAATAAATCGACATTTGTTATTATGATACTATTTTACGGTAACCGCTTATTTCGTGTTTTAAGTCAGTACAATAACTCGCCCAACTAATGAAACGCCAGAAAGTGCCTGTAAGCAATTTGGAGATGTTTGACGGTAAATGCAATTTATACCTACACCTTGGGGGACTAGCTTTTAAAAGTTAGTTCCCCTTAGTGTTCTCGGAAGAGTGCCACCCACTGGCGCTGGCGCGTGTTCTCGGTATACTGAAAAACAAGCACCACTTCCGGGACAGTCCTGGATTCGGTAGCCTTCCCTGCTTGAAATCTCATATAGTCTGGAAGTCACGAGTACTGCCTAAGTATTAATCGTTCTACTAAACCAAAGGATTAAATTATGAGCACTAAACAATGGGTGTGGATGATGGACTACTGCAAAAAACAAAGCATTCCACCCGCAGAATCCTGGGCTTGGGGAGATGCCAAGAAAGCCTATGAACTTTCCCGCTTGAAATCCTCTATAGTAGGGAGGCCGGGAGTACTGGAGTACCAGGAGGTTCTCGGGAGACAGGAGTATGAGGGAGACATCAACCAATAACCCTTTAGTAAGGAGAGTAGCACTAACAGGTAAGTAAAGTTGAGTATTAAAAACAGGAGAGGGAGCCAGGAGGTTCCTTCAATGTAGCATCAATCTATTAAATATAGGGAGTTTTAACATGGCTAAAATTATTCGTTTTGTAAAAGTTGATGGGTACCAGACAAGAGCCGGTATTACACAGTCCAACATCTTTAAGAATTCTTGCGAAAAAGCTGCTAAGATTCTCGGACTGGATGTTGTAACCCTCAATACCAAAAGGCAAGCCTCAAAATTCAAAAGAGGCACCGGTATCGTATTCAACACAGCAATCAACAAGTAATACCAACCAACCAAGGAGAAATACCCATGGCAAGAAATCGAAAGTACGGAGCATCCCCAGCAGTCGTGCATTTTTTCAGAGAATGTAATACAGAAGTTGTAAAAATGATAGATGCCCGTGCATCAAAGCCAAAAGCCTGTGGTAAGGTTACAAGGATTAGCGATAATGTTATTAAACGGAGGAAGCTATATGTTTGAAACCCAAAAACTGATTGTTGATGAAAAGGGAGTATGTAGTCCCCCATATAAAGTCATCCCATTAGAGAGGCTCTATCGACATATTCCAACGGCACGTAAGCTGTTGAGGCACAGGAGTATGATGCGGTTGAGTGCACCACCAGTAATAAAATCATTACCCCTATATATAGGGTAAAATTGATCACAAAGGGGGGCCGTAAGGTTCCCCACAACTAACCAAAGTAAGGAGATACACCATGACAGAAGCACAAACTCAAACCAATGAAGTACCGGCAGAAGAAGTTATTGAAGTTCATCAAACAGCAGATGAAGCAGCAGTAAAAGATTCATTTGGTAAAAATTTGACACTCACTGGTATGCAGACTCGTCAGACAGATACTGGTGATATTACCTTCTTCAATACTGATTATGTATCACCACGAGTACTTGATATCATCCAATGGTACTGCAATACTCAAGTTAGTGGATTCAATGGTCTCTATTCAGTCATTTTCAGAATGGATGGTCTTCCAAAAGTGGATGTACCTAGCGACACTCCAACATCCTGGATGTTCTTCCCTGACACCCTTACTGCAGTATGTAATATCCGTGGGTGTATCGATGTAGCTCTATTTGAGGTAATGTCTGGAGATGTTAAAGAGGCTGCATGCATTAACACGTGGGCTGTCATTTGGCGCGCAATTGTGCAAAACTTCTTTCACGAAGCACACCATGCACAAACTTTCCTCAACGATAGAGAATTGCTCGATTCCAAAGGGCAAAAAGGCTCCAAAGCCAGAGACGATGAAGAACAAGCGGCAATTGTATATGCTCAAACAATGATGATTGAAGCCGCTAAAGCATTAAACATAGAACCTGAATTCACGCCTGAAGTAGCCGATATTATTCAGGATCGAATTGCGGATGAGATGGAAGCTATTGATGATGAATCACCCAGCCATCACAAACTATGGGCGTCTAACATGAAGTATATGTTGAAACATGGATTCATCGTACATATCAAAACCGATGAAGGATATGAGGATAAAAGCTATTCCACGCTCAAAGAGTTTATGCATTCACAAAGTGGAGATGCTGAAAATGACCCAGCATGGCTAATCCAACATCCAGATACTACTTGTGTTGGTACAACTACTAACACAATAAACCCTATAGCAGACTCACCAGCTCCTGTAACCCAAACCGGTGGATTTATGTCTCCTCCTAATAACAACAATGGTTATGTCATTGAGGACGACGATTATAATGATGATGATATTGATTATGGGCAAGCACAAAGTCCAACCAATACTATTCATGCTAACAACGCATACCAAACCCCTAACGCAAACGGTATGCAGGGAGCTGCAAATGTAGCAAACGGTTATGCTGGACCAAACACTACACCGCAAAATCCTGTAGCCGGTCCGCCTGCGCAGTTTAATCAGCCTGCTGTTGTTGGTGGGCAATCCGCACAACCATTGAATTGGGACACTGGATACCACCAGGCAATAGTAAAAGGACTCTACCAGAAATTGGCTAATAACATCTTTGGTAAATGTCAGTTTATAGTAGGACAAACAGCGAACACCCCATTCTTCATGAATGTTCCGGGTATTGAAGCACCACTACCCCTCAGCCCTGAAGAAGCACAACTGGTGATTGCCCAAACCATTACCCAGAACGGTAAGTTCATGAAAGACCAACCTATGCAGAACAACGCTATCGGTGGTTGTACCATTGGTAAAGCAAAACTCATGCCTGGTTATGAATTGGTATTGAACAACGGACAAGGTGGTCAAATTCGTCGTAAATTCATTCCCCAAAATCCTTGGAAAACTTCCAAAACAGCAGAATGGGCACGTAACGGACATCAGATTGTCTGGATTATTGACCCCGACGCCGCTGATAAATCTCTAAGTATGAGAGTAATGGGTGGTATAGTTGAAAGTAATCGAAGTGGACAGTGGGCAGCAGTCTAATGTTGCATCGAACCCTTGGTGGTATTGTGCTCGCAAAAAGTAAAGGGTGCAGTACCATCAGACTCGAAACGGGCGAGACCAGGAAAATATTAATTCCTTGTTTATCTCGTATTGGGGATAGAATTCATGTGTATATTAATTGGTCTACTAATAAAGTGACCAAAGTAAGCACTGTAGGATGCCCAGACCATTGGAACGGTGATGTGGAGCCGAAACCAGTGGATATCCCCGATGAGACTGAAGATATTCCACATTTAGAGTGCCAGTCACTTGAGGACCAGGAGGTTCTCGGGAGACCGAGGAGTGAGGGAGTAGGGAGCTTGGAGTTTCCTATGCCCATAAGCGAAGACGATTCTATATTAGATGATGTCTTCGAGGAAGATTATTATACCCAGGCTGGAGAACCCAGTCACAAATTATTTAAGGAGCTATTATGAACCGTTTATCCGTAGTTGGACGTATCGCTGGCATGCCCGTTTATACACCTTCAGTTGTTGTTAATGGCAAAACTATCAACGCCAAAACTGAACTCACAATCATTGAAAACGACGGTGAGAAGAAAAACTCATTCCGTATTACTGGTTGGGGCAAACAAGCAGAAAACTTGGCAAAGGGCGGAGCTGTTGGTAAAGCGATCACAATCTTTGGGCGTCTCTCTACATATAAGGGACGTGTATGGCTGGACATGGGTAATGGTAATCGTCAGCCTGTTCAAAGTCCTCAGGGTGGAGATTTGCTAATTACCAAAACAGGTATTACTCTTGAAAGACTGGATTGGGGAGCAGATTCAGGTAAAACAATTGCTCAGGAAATTCAGGACTTCCAGAATAGCGGTGGCTCAATGGGTCGTCCGCCAATGTGGCAAATTCCTGGGTCTCCTGATAACCAGACCTGGAAAAACATTTGTGCTGAGCGTAAAGCAACTGAATTTCAACCTGGAAGTACTCATTTTGGATATGCTGAAGTGCGTATTCCTAATGGTGCTCAGGTTGCTCCTCCTACACAAAGTGGTAATCAGTATGCAAATAATGGCGGTCATCAGGGTGGATTTCAAGCAGGGCAGCCGAATAATAACGGCGCTGCTCAGTATGGTAATCCTCCTCAGCAACCAGCAACTCAGCAGGGCGGATTTCAGGGTGCAGCAAACAATCAACAAGTTCAGTATGGCGGACAGAATATGGGTCAGGCTATGTCAGGTTATACTGGTACTGGTCAGATGGCAGGTAATCCTGGGCAGGTTCAAGGTGGTTTTCAGGGGGCGCAGCAAGGTAATCCCCCAAACCAGGGTTATGCTCCTCAGACACAAGGGTACGCACCAAATCAGCAGGCAACTAACGTTCAGATGTAATTAACCTTTAACTTACCGGTAGGTCAGCTCAATAATGGGTTGGCTTACCGGGTTTTTTTCTACTTCCTATTAATGGAGGGTACAGAATTTGTTTACATCAATACCGACTTTTTTTGCTTTTAGTTTATTGTTTAATTATTACTCTTGTATCTTATGTAGTACCGACTTTATTTGCTCTTCTTGATCCTGGTTCCCTGGAGTAAGGGGAAAATGATGATTAAGAACGGAACATCTATTTATACCCGCAAATATAAATATACAATAATAAATAATACTAGTAGACTAGATACTAACTAGTACTATATAGTTTAGTACTTAATCTATTGGTATTAAAGTACACTAGTATCTATTATATGAGTATCCCTACTAGGACTAAAAAACATAAGATGTATAAAAGAATAAAAATGATTATTTATTGGGTACTGCTAGTTTTGATACTAGTAAAGTATACTATGAGAATTAAGTATTAATTATATAAAAAGTAAAGGAGTTATCATGGATTTTGAAGAAGCAGTAGAGCAACTAGTAGATGAGTATGGATGTCCTGAAAATCAAGCAGAAGATATTAAAGAATTTTTAATTGGCGCAGGAAATATGTATGGTATTGTTGAACTATACGAAGCCAGTCAAAAGGAGAATAAGTAAATGAAAAATTATGAAGGTTTTATTAAAGTATGGCATCCAGGTAAAGAATTACCTATTAAATTTGAAGGGATGGTCAATCTAATAGTTGATCCAGCGTGCGACGACGACACCCTAACATTTGAATTTAGAGCTAATATACCTGATGCAAAAGTAACTATAGTATCCGTTCCTACCTATAAATTTATGGTACAATACTATGAGGATAACGAACTCAGCGGCGAAGATGATATTATTGATTGTGATCCAGACGACTGGTCTGATGTTCTAGACCTAAAAGCATAATTTTTAAGTCTTTATAATTAGATGAGACTATAAATATAATCTAATATACTTCTGGTTTAAACACCTAAGTATACGTGTTCTTTCATAGAGAACTCTCCTGAATAATAGGGATTAGTGCTTATAGGTTAAGTACTAGTCCCTATTTCTCCTTTTTAATTTTCCCCTGTTCCTTGTTTATTAATCCAATTAGTAAGAAATCCATCCAGTATAAATACTATGGTATCTGTTTTATTAAGTCCTTTCTCTTTCATATACATCTCCAATAAGGACTTGGTTATATTGTTTATTCTAAATGTTACACTACCTACCGATTTTTTTTCACTCATAATGTTGCTCCTATTATTACTACTATTATTAAATTACACCGTAACTTACAGTGCATATTACAGTGTCTTACAGTGTATAACCCCCTACCTATAGAAAAGTTAGTTAATTCAACTTACAGTGCTATTTACAGTGTAGATTACATTTACTCTAATTTACTCCCAGGGACTAAAACATGATACCCCCATAGGGGGGATTTGAGCCTTTTCTTACTCACTCACATCTACTGAAATCACTAATAGCTACCATTCATGGGGTTATACGCCTATCTGACCCAGGAGACCGCTTGTTCAGTATCTTAAACAAAAGAGGGTAAAGTAGAGCTTAGTGCCAGTATCTTTTGGCAAAAACACAAAAGGTGCCGTGATTAAGCTTCATTTTTTAACGAAACTCATCGATTGACATCGAAAAGTATCGAATTCGACACAAAATCACTCATATTAGTTAAAAAGGGGGTATAATACCCTATATTGCCGTACTACCCACAGTGCATATTTGAGCCTTTTGCACACAGAGTTAAGTACTATAATCACTGTATCGCCGCTAATACCAGACCTCTTAGCCGTTTTTAGACAAACCGACAATTGATTGAGGAAAAAGAATGAACTTAACCCACCAAATATCTATATCAACAATAACTATAATACTATCATGGATACTAGTAATAATAACCCTACTTCCATATACCATTAATAGAGCTAAACCCTTAGTATTAGGCGCTATAGCTCTTGCAATCACTTCTTTCGGAGTACTTATCATATAAGAAGAAAAAGAAAAGGAGAAGACAGTGAGGAATAGACTAAGAGTGTTGGTACTTAGGGCTTTAGCACTAGAAAGGTCTGAACTAAAGTTATTGATACTTAAACTAATAATACTAGTTTGTATGGTTTTTATAGTACTATTTAGTTCAATACTAGGTATAACTTATATTATCTATGATATCAAGAGTACCGAGAATAGGGGCTCTCAATCAACTATTGAAATGTGTCGAAAATTATTATCGAAAAATATTGAAATCGATGAAACGTCGAAAAGTGTGTATTTCGGGCACCTTATAGATGTTAATAGAGATATAAGATAAAGATAAACTAGTATTTATTATGATTAGTATTAGAGAGTATTAGATAGTATTATGATTGGTATTAAAGAATATTAGTATTTATTATGGTAGTATTGATAAGTATTAGTATCAAATTAATTAGTATTATAAAACACTTAGTATTTATCGTGAAAGTGTTAGTACCTAATCAACTAGTATTAATGAAACCCTTACCAGTGCTTACTCTCAGAGTTCTAAAGAGTTCTTACCTTAACTCAATCAATTAACATAATCTTCTCTCTTGTTTCTATTGTACTACTTCTATTAGACTTAGAGTTAGTTGTATAGTCATTATAACTCTTAGGGTTGATTGTGGAACTATTAGTGATGTTATGGGTTTAATTAAGGTTAGGGTTAGGGTTTGTTATTAAAGAGGAGTTAATGACCCATTAATGGCGTTTAACGCTGATTGTCGATATTTAGCCCGCCGCCGTATTTTTTACTGTAACAAGGAGGTATAAATGAGTAAAGTATTTAGTTGGCTAGTGTACATCCTAATAGTATCGCCAAATAGGGCATACAGCAGATTAAGTATGTATAATACATTGCACAAATTTAGTGTAATTTTAAGTGTAACACTATTGGTCATAAATGTGGATAATTGTATAATACTGACTAGTTGTTTAATTGGGTTAATTGTATATAGAGCTATTTACTTTCAAATTGATTTTTAAGGGGATAATATGAAAAAAATACTACTACTATGTTTAGTTGGTTTAATGCTCCTATTAATGTCTTGTGGCACTGATAGTAATAAGCCTACAGCTCTTCCAACTGAATCTACAAACATAACCAACATTGGAAATGGATGGATTGAATTTGATTACGCAGATCAACGTTTTTTATACTATAAAGGTAGAAAAGGTTATTCAGGATATCAAGCATTAACAGTGGTTAAGAAAATAGAATAGTATGACTTTATTTATAAAATGTTTAATAATAACCTCTTTTATATTAATAATTATTGTTAATTTATTTATACAGAGTCAACTAGTGTTTAATTTCTTATTCGATTTAATATAAGGAAAGTTAAATGTATATATGGGCTAAATGTTTATTAAAAGTAGTAATATTAAATTACATAATTATATGGGGATGGATTACTTTTAGTACTATAACTAGTATAATATAAGGAGAACAGCATGCTTTTTGAAATAGTAACTCTAATAGGTTTAGTATCGATATTTATTGCATTTATTTATTGCGATGGCGGAGATCTTTTTATTATACTTAGAGTGTGGGCTTATTGCACTTTATTCTTATTTGCAGTGGTATTTATAACTATGTTAATGGTGGAGATATGTAAATGGGTATTTACTTCTTTGGGCATTATTTAAAAATAAAAAGGAAACTATTATGAAAAAATTATTTGTACTACTATCGTTATTGTTCATTACTATTATTGTTGGATGTGCTACGGATGCTGACATGGCATCACATAATTTATCTAAAGCGGCTGAAATGTTTGAAGTCAATAGACGTGTTGTATTTTATAATGGTATAACAGATGCTTATATTCTATCAATTGAGGGTAGATGTTCTGTAGAATTTTTTGTTGATAAATTCACTGTTACTGTAAAAACTGGACCTAATGAATATAAGAAACATTATTTAGGACGGGCCGATAATGTATTTCCGTTTGTTGAACAATTAGACAGTTCTCCTGTAGGTGTATATCATTACAGAGTTATTTTTAAACCTAAAAGCATTATTCCAAATATTGAACTAAGAACAAGTAACTAATAATTTTTAGCCGCCAAAAATAAAATCATAACATAAGAGAGAATTTATGATAACTCATTCAAATTTATACGCGATAATTAAAGAGAATACTCTATATTCAATTGATAATTATTTGAAAACATGGACGGTATTTGAAAAAATTTGGCTTATCGTCTCAATAGCTCTCCTAACTTGGGCTTCTATTCTCTGGAAAAGCCCTTGGTACGGTTATGTTGCATCAATCAGTGGAATAATTTGTGTTGTATTAGCAGCAAAAGGAAAAATAGCTAATTATTGGTTTGGTATTATAAACTGTATTTTTTATGCTTATGTAGCGTATAGTTGGCAACTATACGGTGAAGTGATGCTTAATGCTTTATACTTCTTACCTATGCAGTTTGTTGGTTTATACTTCTGGAATTGTAAAGACAATAAGGACCCAGAAATTAAGGGTAGTATCAAAGTTAAATTTTTAACAAACAATAGTAGAATTATACTAAGTATTGTATGTGTTATTAGTGTTTGTATTTATGCTCTGTTTTTGCAGTATTTAAAGGGTAATATACCTTGGATTGATGCCACTTCAACAGTATTATCAATTATAGCTATGGTATTAATGGCAAAAGTATACATGGAGCAATGGATTCTATGGATTATAGTTGATGTAGTCAGTATTATTATGTGGGCTATTGTAGTGTTTAAACAAGGATCTAATGATATAGGGTTATTTATTATGTGGTCTGCATTTCTAGTAAACGCTATCTATGGTTATTATAATTGGGTTAAAATGTATCATAAATCAATAGAAGACAAATATGTATAAAAAAATTGGATTTATGGGTGGAAAGTTCTTACCCTTCCATTTAGGTCATTTGTTTGCTGCTCTTGAAGCCCACAATCAGGTTGATAAACTTTACATTATTCTATCTTCTTCTAAAAAAAGAGATACTGAATTATGTGATCGTGATGGTATTAAACACATGCCAGGAGACGTTAGAATGTCTTGGTTAGGTCAAGCATTTAATGATTTAGAAAATATTGAAATTATACATATTAAAGACGACCAGTGGGATAATGATTATGATTGGGAAGCTGGGGCTAGATTAATTACTACTGCGATACCAGAAAAAATTACCCATGTATTTAGTTCTGAACAAGAATATACACCTTTATTTAAAAAATTTTATCCTTTTGCTAAACACGTAATAGTAGACGATCAACGTAAAACTGTAACTATATCAGCTACTAAACTACGTAAAGATTTGTATTCAAATTGGGATAAGTTACCTAATTTTGTAAAGTCTCATTTTGTTAAGAAAGTTCTTATTACAGGTACTGAAAGTGTGGGTAAATCTACTCTAACCACAAAACTGGCAAAGTTCTATAATACTTGCTTTGCACATGAGGTGGGAAGAGATTACTGTGAGCGTTATAAGAATCATTTAACTGTTCCTATGTTTAATTCCATTACAATGGAACATTATATCCTTCAACAACAATTGCTTCCATATTGCGACAAATTACTCCTTGTAGACAGTGATGCAGTGATTACTAGTTATTATTTAAATATGTATTTTGACACCCAATCCAATGCTATTGATAGTATTATACAACTTCAACAATATGATTTATGTTTATACTTGGAACCTGATGTTAAATGGGTACCTGATGGTTTTAGATTTGCTGGGGCTATGGATGAAAGAATTAACAATAACAAATGTCTTAAAGCCATGTATACCAAACACATGCAGGAAATGGTTTGTGTGTTTATTGAAGGTGATTACTCAACTAGGCTATTTAAAGCTAGACAAGAAATCAATAAGTTATTTTAAAGGGGTTAGTAATGGCAAACAGTGACGATTTTTATCAATTTCTCAATTCTTATAATTGTTTTGAGAATTTCTGTGTAGCACTTGACGAACAACATGCTACAACTTTTAATGATTTAATGCGTGATTCAAAAGATTCAAAAGATTTAATTAAAATAATAGATTATTCGATAACTTGGGATGAAACACACGAAGGCAGTGATTATTGGTCAAGTATTAATTATGATTGGACTAATTCATGTAAAACGGGTATATTTATTAAAACTGGACTAAATTGTAATAATATTTGGGAGCGATAAAAATGTCAGCTACATTAAAAGATATTACTAATTTTATTGCTTTTCTTGAACAAAAAGGAGCTTATCACGAATTTTGTGAGGAAAGTAATCGTCAAAAAAACAATTCTTTTACAAAAACAGTTAATGAGAATAAAAAGAACCTCGATAGAATAATTGATCGTGCATTTACTTGGGAAAATACTATTAGTGGATCAAATTATTGGGCAAGTAAGTCTAGTGAATGGGAAATTGTTTTTGAGAAAGGTATTAGTCTTACAGAAGGTTGTAGAAGTATTTGGTAAGGAGATAAAATGTCGGCAAGTAAAGAAAAATTTATATCTTTTCTAATTAATGAGGATTACTATAAAAATTATTGTGATAATGTATTAATACAAAGGGGTTTAACTTTTACGGGTATACTTGCTCAAAATATAACATTTAATATGACAGACATGATAAGTACTTCTTTTGAATGGGATAAAACACCGGAAGGTCAATATTTTTGGCAGAATATAAATAAAAAATGGCTTTGTGTATGTAATAATGATATAAAGCTCAATACAGGTAATTTTAATTGTAAAAGTATATGGTAAGGAGGATCTTATGGGTAAACTTACTATTATTGGTGGAACTAAGAATAGAAAATCAAGTGTTATTGATAAAATATATAATTCATTCATTGAAACAAACAGCTTTAAATATATTGAACTACATAATGGTAAGATTATCCCAAAAGATATAAGTAATAGTAATCTTACTATTTGGATGCCGGACATTGCTAACGAAGAACCAAAACATTATCCCGTTAAAAAACAAGGTTCTGTACTTATATGTTCAAAAGTAATACACAATGATAGAACAAGAATTGACGCTATAACTCGTATATTTAGAATGCATGGAAATGCTGTTATAGCCATTAGAAAAATAATAAACAATAGTTTTGAATTTGAATTAATTGATGCGCTTGGAAATACTTGGTGTAGAACTATAGATATACTTGAATTAGTTCATACAATAAACTCTTTGTATAAATGGACCAAAGAATCAGTACGAAAAAGTCTTAAACATAATGAGCTTCCTGATAATGTTTTTAATGGCGTGGATTATAAAGAACTACAAATTTTTATGAATATTAATCAATTAATAGCACTTAAAGTAGCAGAAGGTTGTGGTAATAGGTTTTTTGGTAACTATAGTACTAGATGTACAAAATTATTTCCAAGTACAAGAAGGAATAAAAATTATTTTTTCTTTTCTCCACGTAATACAGATAAAAGGTTTGTTACGATAAAAGATTTAGTACTTACAGATAACCAATATTATTATGGGAATAGAAAACCGTCTGTAGATACTCCAGCTCAAATAGAACTATATCAACAGATGCCAAAAATTAATTGGATAATTCATGGTCATGCCTATATTAAAAATGCCCCTATTACTGAAAAATATTTGCCTTGTGGTGATATGCGTGAAGTAGTTGAAGTTCATCGTGTAATAAGAAAAATTAATACTAATCGAATTAATTTAAAAAATCACGGGTTTTTACTTATAGGGAAAAATGTCGAAGATATGCAAAATCACCTCGACGATTGTAACTTTCATGCTTTATAATAGTAGAGAGGAGAATTGAAAATGCTTATTGCATTTAGTGTAGTATTATCATTAATTCTTACTGTATTAGCTTCAACATCAGTTCTTATTAAATTTATTTCGTTTCTTAATTACAGTGAGCTTGATAAAGAAATTGATAACTACAAAGGTATCAAAAAAAATTATAACTCAGTAAAAGAATTATATATTTTTATAATTTGTGGAAGTTGGTTAATAACTGTATTTTTTTTTAATTAAAAGATATAAAAACATAGTATAATGTGATACTCAAAAATATTATTTTCTAAAGGAATACTAAATCCAGTTAGACCAGGTATAAAGGCATATTATGGATACTAAAACTAATTTTAAAAATTTCTTAATTCAAAAAGATTACTTTGAAAAATATTGTTTGAATTTAAAAAAACAAAAAAATAAAACATTTGATGAGTTTATAAGTACTCAACAAAGACCACTATTAGGCGTAATAAATAGCTCATTTACTTGGTATAAAGCCCTAGAAGGGGGAGATTTTTGGAGAAATGTTAATGATGAATGGGATTCAGCACTAATGAATAAAGTAATTTTTAATCTTAAATATAGGAGTATTTGGTAAAGTAAATACTATATTTAAAAATTATTTTAATAATCATAGAAAATTTAATAAAGGTTTTAATTTAAAATTTGCTATGAACAAAGCACTAGAGCTTGCGCAAATTATACTTATGTATGAAGATTTAGAAGAATGTGTAATTACACATAAATTTATATGTCCACATAAAATTATTAGTGGTAAACATTGTATTTATTGTAAAATACCAGACTTATTTCCTTTAGGGAGGTAATTATGTCAAAAGAGCTTGAAATAATTGAAATGTATAAAACCCATCATAGATCTTTTAGAATAACTATTAAATATGAAGATATTGATGATTATTATAATTCTACTACTGAAAAAGTATTCAAGAATGTTTGTCTTTGGGGTGGACCAGATGGATATGATATTAAAGAAAAAACTATATCTTATGAAATGGATGCTCTAATTATGCCATGGATAAAGAAAAGATTTTCTATGTATATTAGTGATAAATTATTATGAGATAGATATATTACTAGAAACTTAGATAATAAAAGAATTTTATCTTCTAAAAGAATTAAGGATTAATTATGCAGTTTAAAAATTTTATAGGTAAAACAATACTAGATATAGATGAAACTAGTGTTAATTGTATTGGTGTTATATTTACAGATGGTACTTGTAAGAATATTTTTGCTGAGCCTGTGAATAATATACCTGAACTATATGTAGAAAAAGCTGACTCAATTTCTATGCATGTAGTAAATATTTTTAATTTTAGTAAAGATTTTGATAGAATCATGACTATAGCTAAAAGTATTGGTAATATTACTACAGAAAGTACAATATACAGAACAGTGGAGTTTAAAGATAGAAGTAAAATATGTATAAATAAAAAGAAAAGGCTTATTATAGAGGATTTTTAAATTAAGGAGATATAAATAATGTCTAGAAAAGAACTAAACAATATTTTAAATCAAATTGATGCAGAAAGAAAAAAAGAAGAATTAAAAAAACAAAGTGAGAATGAAAATAAAAAATAATCTTTCTAGAAAACTATCACGTGTAAACTAATATACATAAATAGGTGAAATAAATTACATGACAAAAAAGAAAGTATATAAAAATAATTTTATTAATGATGGAGAAACAGTGTCAGTATTGCCTACTATTTGCAGAACTTGTTACGGTTTTAGTAATTGGAACGGTGATCGAAGTAAGGTTATATATGAAGATCGAGATTGTGTAAATTGTAAAAATAAAAGAACAATAATATGTTAATAATTAATACAGGAGTAAATTAGATGTATAAGTTTTTTATATTTATTATGGTAGTACTAATATATATATTTTCTGTAGGAACAGCAATATTTGGTATTCATTGTTTAATGCAGTCATTAATGATATAGGTATTCTTAAAGGATTGTAATGAAAAATAAAGTATATGGTATAGTGAATAATGATAAAAAATCTGTAGGTATCGTACATAATAATAATTACAGTGAAATTTTATTACTAACTAATTTTTCGCCCAAAAATAAAGCATTGGAAATTATCAGTGAGTATTGTAGAAAGAAAAATATAAGTTATTTTTATTTTACATGTACATATACAAAAGACAATGAAACTATTTATAAATCCTGTGATACTTGTGGAACATATGGTCCTATAATTGCATTTAAATATTTATTTAATCCTTATGCTTGTAATGAATATAATTTTACTTGTGAGTATTGTATGAATATACTAAAATTAGAAAGAGAAGAGTTGAATTATATAGAGTATGAAAATTATTATTATGATTAAAAAAAATAAAAGGAGGAGAAAGTAAAATGGATTTTGAAAACGATGATATAGTCGTTAAATTAAAAGATTTTAAATGCGCAGAAAAAGGATATAATATAGGAAAAAGTAATCCAGCAATTAATACTAAATACGAGTGTTGTGGTAAAATTATAGATTTAGAAGACCATAATATAACAAGAGAAGAAACGATTAATGTTATAGAAAAAGGAAAAATAATTGATAATTATGGATTTGAAGTACAATGGGAAAATGAAAGTATTAATTCATATGAACTAGATGATTTAGTTTTAGTGTATAAAAAATACAGAACAATATGGTAATAAGGAGAAATAAAATGAATGAACATCAAGACGATGATAAACTTGATATTATAGACACACAAACGTGTACATGTGGTTATCCATTAGATGAGTGTGGTTCTTGTACTGATGGTATGTGCGAGGAAGATTAAATGGCTGAACATAGATTAGTAACAATTGAAAAAATAACTAAAGTTACTGAACATCCAAACGCGGACAAACTTGATATTGTAGATATACAAGGATGGCAATGTGTCACACAAAAAGGAGTATATAAAAAAAATGAAATTGTAATATATTTTCATATTGATTCTATATTACCAGTAGACATCGAAAAAAGAATATTTGGTCCCGACGCAAAAATAACATTAAATAAACATAGAATACGTGCTATAAAAATACGCAGTATGCTTTCTTATGGACTAGTAGTACCGATAAGTCTTTTTAGTGATTTAATTAAAGATGAAAAAGTCAATGATGATGTTACAAATATCTTTAAAGTTACAAAATACGAACCTATAATAAATAAAAAGAACATTTTATATGTAAATAGACAGAAAAAAAGATATGAAAATCCAAACTTTAAAAAAGTAAGAAAACCAGAAAGACTTTCAAACTATAAAGGGTGTTTTGATGGCAAAGAAGTAATGATAACTGAAAAAATCCATGGAACATCATGTAAAGTAGGCTGGGTTCTAAGACCTAACAATACTTGGAAAGAAAAACTTATTGTTAAACTTTTTGGTAATTATCAATTTGTATATAGAACTATGAAAGTACAATTACAAAAACATGACACGATCATGGATAAAATTTTAACTAAAATAGGAATAAGAAAATATAAAGGGTATTATAAAGATATAAATCATGGTAATGTTTATGCAAAAATGGTTAATCAATATGAATTAAAAGAAATTATTTCATCTGGTTATGAAATAGCGTTTGAAATATATGGGAGTAGAATTCAAAAAAATTATACTTATGGATTAAAGCATAATGAACATAAAATGGTAGTATATGCAGTAATAAAAGATGGTAAATATTTACCTCCACATGATGCGTATGCTTTCTGTGAAATTCATAAATTACCACATGTTCCTATATTATATATAGGCATATTCTCTAATGACGAACTGAATAGATGTACAGTTGGAGTAAGTGTATTAGATCCAAATACAAAAGTAAGAGAAGGATGTTGTATTGTACCACTAGACGGAAAACCATTATGGATGGGAAAAGAAGTAATGAAATCAATCAATCCATACTATGAACTTAAAAATCAAACAGAATATAATTAACAATATGAAAAATTTTAAAAGATAGTAAATTATGACCAAAAATCAAATAAAAAGACTCTATGATTTTCTTATTCAAAATAATTGCTATAATGAGTATTGTATAGCCTTAGTAAAAGCAAAAGACACAACATTTGAGCAATTTACAAACAACCATTACTCGGCTCCTGCGGCATTAAGTTCACCATTTTCTTGGGCAAATACAAATGAAGGATTTAATTTTTGGATAAAATTAAGTCGTTTATGGCATGATGAGTGCGAATTGACTAAAAAAGCACATTCAATTTGTAAAAGTATTTGGTAATTAATTATAATTTATAATCAATGAGGAGAATTAAAATGGAAAAACAAATTGAAAATCAAAAAAAAATCTTTAGTGTAGTTAAATGTTTAAATAAACTAGATAATTGTGATAAAAAATGTCATGTTTGTGCAGTACAAGAAGGATGTGATAATCTATGTAGTTATGCAGTAAAAAACAATATAAATGAAAAAACCCAATGTATTTATTGGGAAAAATAACAAAAAGAATTTAAAAATACCAGAGACAAAGGAAATTATTATGTTTAATAGTAAAAAATTAGTACTATCTCTACCAGCACACGAAATAGAATCTGGTGCAGTACAACAAATATCTCAATGTATTGGGGTAGACGTACTTGAAAAATTAGTAATACTACCAGATGTACATCAAGGATACGATATTCCAATTGGGTCTGTAGCCTTAATAGATGGGTATGTTTGGCCAGGAGCTGTTGGAGTTGATATCGGATGCGGGATGGGAAGTATAAATACCCATCACACATTAGAAGAATTGAGTATGTTTAATAAAAATGATCGTATTGAGGTTTTTAAGGAAATACAAAAAATTATTCCTACAGGATATAGCACAGGAAATGGATATGATTTTAAATCATTTACTAATTATATAAATGATAAAGACTTCAACACTAATGTTATGAGTAGAATGAATATATCTATTGGTACTCTTGGGGGTGGTAAAATGGTTGCTTCCAGCCCAAGAGGATAATATAAATATACTGAAATCTTTTCTAATTGACTTGGAATCCCACTATAGTAATTATATTGTGGGAGACAGGGGCGAACCCGAAAGGGACGTTGAGAGACTAAACGAAAAGATATCATCGAAATGGTAAAGCGATAGTCCGAACATCCGGTATAAGGTTTTCCGAAGCCGGAGAGATAGGCAGAAATGACCTATCCTTTATTTAGATCTATTAAATAAAGTAACAAATAACTGAATCATTTTCAAAATATTGGAATAAATAATAAAGGGGAAGTAGGAGTTACTTTACATACAGGAAGTCGTAATCCTGGTAATATAGTAGGTAAATATTGGATGAATAGAGCAAAAAAGGACGGTATAAATTTTAATGGTCTATATATGTATCCAATAAACTCTGAACTTGGTCAAGCTTATTATAATGATATGCTATGGGCAATTGATTACGCAGAGTTCAATAGATTTATTATTATGAAAAACACTCTTAAACTATTGGGTCTTGATATAAAAAATTATATTAAAGATATGATAAATGAAACTCATAATCATGCAATTCTACTTCCCAATAATAAACTTCTCCATAGAAAAGGAGCTACTCAAGCTGAAAAAGGTATAATGGGGGTAATTCCTGCTAATATGAGAGATGGTGTGTATATTACTAAAGGATTGGGTAATGCAGAATTTCTATCGTCAGCTAGTCACGGCGCTGGTAGAAAATTTTCAAGAACACAAGCAAAAAAGGTTGTGGATTTTGATGCTGTAGTAAATGAATTAGAAGAACTAGATATTATTGTTAATATTACTCCTAAAAATAGTGATGAAAATCCAGGAGCATACAAAGACATTAAACACGTATTAAAATTACAAGATGGTATTGTTGTAGATATTATTGATCATTTTATACCTAAAATAGTACATATAGGTTAATTATTAAGATGGAGATATAATATCATGCATATTTCAGAAGCACTAAAATTAAAACCAGGACAAAAAGTTCTTAGAGAAAAAGGTCGTAAAGAAGAACATGATGACTATATAAAAGATATGGAATATATGATGTCTTATGATGATGATCATTAATTAAAGGAGTACAAAATATGTTTTATACTGGTGTAGGAAGTAGAAAAACTCCTCATAATATACTTACATTAATGACTTCAATTGCCCGTAAAATGAACTGGATGGGATATACTCTTAGAAGCGGTGGGGCAGAAGGTGCCGATAAAGCGTTTGAAGCAGGAGCAGATAATAATAAAAGTATATTTTATGCAAAAGATGCCACGTCAGAGGCAATGACAATAGCTGGTTCATTTCATCCAGCATGGCACAAATGTAGTAATTTTGCTAAGAAATTACATGGTAGAAACGCATTTCAAGTACTAGGCTCACAATTAAACCACCCGTCTATATACTGTATATGTTGGACACCTGATGGGTGTAATAGTCATGCAACTAGACAATTTAGTACTGGAGGTACAGGTACAGCAATCAGTATCGCTGATGCCCGTGGTATCTATGTAACTAATCTCCAACGACCTGAAGAGTTTAAGAAATGGGCTGACTGGGTAAGGAAATAGTATGATAGCACTAAACATCGTTAACTTATTGTGGTATCTTTTTGTATGGCTGCTTATACAGGTCAGTAAGGTGAATATATACACATTGAATTTAAGCTAATAAGTTGTAAGAGTGCCTGGAGGGCTTAATGAAACGCGGTAATAACTATGTATGGACTAGAACTATAGGTAACAAAAAAATAGGTTCAGTAAGATTATTTGATATGGAGGATATTTATTTAAGTAATTGCTTAGATTATGTTTATCGGCAAGTAAGGAGTGATGGTAAATATATAAAAGATAGTATTACTGGATATATGTGGATACGATCTATTAAAAATGAATTAAAATGGAGGCATACTTCTAAGAAAACCAGTGGTTGTGATAGTATTTGGAGATAATTTAAAAGAGGTATATAATTAATGGAGTCCTTACGATTACTTATTGTTATTTTAACAACCATTGCTCTTTTATTTATAATAATTATCTCAGTGTATAACATAGGAAATTTAACTATAAAAAAAACACAAAATGAATTAGATAAAAATTCTAAAGATAATTACAAATTACTTTTAGAAATTAAAAAACTTAGAGATGAATTGGAAAAAGATATAAAAAAAGCTCATTTAGTAGAACAAAACATTCAAGAACAAGAATTAACTTTATTTAATAAAAACAACACAGATAGTTTTGAATATAGAAGCATTTGGTAAAATCAAAGGGAATAAATAATGAAACCTAAACTTATTGGTATGTATAAATCAATTTTTGATGAGAAAGAAATAGAAATGCAAGTATTAGATTTAGTTTATACTTTAAGTAAAGAAAGACTTTATTTAACTAATTCAAATACTATATTTGATTTAATTATGTCTAGTAACAAATTCTATTCTAAAAAATATAATCTTTTTTGTATGTCTGTTAAAACTGGTAATACTACTATAACTTCATTACATTCTTTAGATAATTTGAAATTTATTAATATCGATAAGAAAGGATGTAAAACTATTTGGTAAAAGGAAAATTATGAAATCGTATTATAGTAATACAAAAATTTATTTAACTAATTACACAAAAAATTCAATAATATCTAAAATTATTATTATTATACTATTATGGGTTGTTGCTACTATTCCTTGTTGGATAGCTATCGGTATCAGTTCTCTACTTGGTGTTACCTCAGGAATAACCGCAGTAATTGCTTTTGGTATATTTATATTTTTTGCTGGGTCATTTCAAATACTTTTATGGGTATTGGCTATATTTTTAACAGTAACTATATTTCATTAATTAAAAATAATACTGATTAGTGCAAGGAAATCTTATGCTTGGTTATGAAAATATAATAAAAATAAAATTATTTGCACAAATATCTTCTGCAATATTAATAATGTTTATATCATTAGTTTATGTGTTAATTATACCTTTTTTAAAAAAAATACACAATTCCATAAAACTAGAATCTTTTGATTATACACCTAAACTTAATGAGCTGAATACAGGGAATAGTATTATGTTTAGAAATTGGGGACAAAATAACATGGAGATACCAGTTAGAACTTATACTTTACTAGATAATAAATTATCAGTAGAGTTTACTAAAGGAGATTACCCATATGTTAGCGGCGGTCCAAGTCCAGAATACTCATGGGTTTGGATATCTGAAAAAAATAGAATGGGATGGTCTAATAAAGAACCAAATTCAGTTGTTACGTTAATATTAAGTGATGGATTTGGTGATATTTGTGATAAAATATGCAAAGGTGTGTTATGAAATTTGATGTAACAAATTTAGGAATACGTGTTATAGCAAATTCGGCAATGTCTAGGTATCCGTCATTATATCGTCCACAAGGAATAGAAGGTACTGTTTTATTTATAAAAAGTAATTTAGATTATTATGAAAAAATACGTTATATGGTTAAAATGGGCATGGTAATAGAATTAGCTTGTGCTCCTGAAATCGATGTTATAGCAGAAATAAAAGTACGTTGGGATAATAACAGATGTGCTTGGCATAATCAAGGATCGCTTGTTTATAGATACAGTAAAGGACCCAGATGTAATAGAATATGGTTTAATAATAAATTTCTAATTTCTGAAAGTAATGTACCGATAAGTATGTTAAAAATTAAAACTATTAATAGAATCCCAAGAAAATTTAAAACTGACTGGGAAGAAAAAGAATACTCATCTTCGATACGAAATATTAGTACTTTAACATATTCAAAGTCCAGAGGAACATCTCCTAGTTACTTAGAACGTGGTTTAAAAACCACATATCAACTTAATAGACCTAATAAAAAATACACTTGCTACCTTGAGGACGAATCTACAGTATCACATAAAAAGCTAGCTAGTTCAAATTTTTTTAAAAAGTATGCAATAAAAAAAGAACCTAATCCATGTATAGAGATTAATGAATTAGACTTTTCAAAAGAATTAGAATCAATAGTTGAACCAGAATTACCTCATTACTCTTTAAAGAAAGAAACTTTTAATCCGTTTATTACTGCTACTAAAGATTCTAAAAATTCTAAGAAAATCAAGTCTACTTTAGAGATCAATAAACTTATAAAAAAACCAGTAATTAATCCAATCTCTCCTGAAGAAATGAGGAAAATTAAGAAAGCAAACAGTACTTCTTTACGTGAATTTTTAAATAAAAAAGAGAAAAAAAGGAGACGTAAAGTATAATCATGTTTAAAGTAATATTAAATACTCGTCGACATGGAATTTCTAAAAGTAATCCAGTATTTGGATCTGAGTATCAATGCGAAGGTATTATAGACAGTTATTACACAAGCGGTTCTGGTAGAAACATTGGTTGTCCTACCTTAAAAGAATTTATAGATTTAAATACTGAAGGGACTATTAAAGGACTTAACATTCAATGGGATAATGGTACTAATAATTCATATAGAATTGATGATTTAACTATTTCAACCACTGATGAATCCGTGACAGGTATATGTAATACTATTTGGTAAAGAGGATAATATGGACTGGAAACCAGAACAAGATGGATATACACATATTAATATATACTCTAAAGGAAAAACTGTATTAGGATGTTTTTTAACTAACTTTTCTTTTTCTCCTATAATTACTAATGATGGTAATTTTCAATCTATTGAAGGTTATTGGTATTGGCTAAGTACTCATGATGAAAGATTACGTACTCTTGTTGGTTGGGATGCCAAAAAACGAGGAAGAGCGTTGGATAGGCACTTTGAATTTACTGATATAGAATTTCAACAAAAAATAAGAGAAGCGTGTTGGATTAAAATTCACTCTAATCAAGCAATGTTTAATTTATTCAAAGAATCTACTATACCATTTACTCATTATTACGTATTCCATAATGGTTTTGCTAAAACTGTTGGGTTTGAATGGCAAGTTGAAATGTGGGAACAATTTAGAGTCTATATAAGGAATGGTTATCAATGAGTTATTTAATTAAAAAAACATTTAGCTCAATGATAGTTCTCAAGTACGGTGAAAAAGAACGAAAAATACTAGATGATGTGGTTGCTTTCGATATAATACATTGTATAGAATTAACTTTCTCTTCACTTAATGAATATAATAATAGTAAACATATTAAGGAATTAAAATTATTTTTACCTGATTATTTTACAATTTTGAATATTAAAAACAAATTAAAGGATAAATTAATAGAATGACTAAAGATATATCAAAACTACCACTAAAAAAAGTAAAAATTGGGGTAAGTCAGCCAAGTTATAAGGTTAAATGGGCTTTATATCATGATCCTGTGACGGTATTTGAAAATCAAGAATTATCTTTCCCTAAAGCCATTAATGATGGCACAGAAATACATGATTCAGTGTGTTACTCGTCTGTAATTCATCATTACAAATCACTTAGTAAAGAAAAAAATATACCTAATAGAATTTACACAGAATTAGATTTAAATCCAGATCCAACCAATAAAAACCTTCCTTATCTTTTAAGAAAAGAGATGAGGGAATGGCTTGAGATTTGTATAGCCAATTTTACACTCCCAAAAAATATAAACCCTATTAAATCCGTACCTTCTACTAAAAAAGGTATAATGGTTCTTGACTTGGAAACTGCAGATAGTACTTTTACTTATCTTTATTTAGCTATGTTCAGACATATTAGAGAATCACCGTCATTAGTAAAATCTGTATTATTTCTTCATAAAGAACATAAATTAGACTTTTATATTGCTTATGTTTTAGCGTCCTCTTTTAATGTCACCGGTGAAGGGCATCATCCTATAAAGGTTAATAATAGTCCTTATTGTCATAATAAACCTATACCAAAACAGATGTCAGATAACATTAACCTTAAAGCTGCTTGTAGTTTATATAGGGCAGTAAATGAAGAAGGTTTGGTAGATGTAGTTCCTTTAAGTGATGCTACTAACTGGCTTTGTGGTAATAAAATCAGTGAACTATGTAAAAAAGATTTTATAGTACCAATTTCTGATTTACTAGATGAAGAACTTATTAAAGTAGTTCATTCTTCTAATGATGAGGAAGCTATTAAACACTTTGAACTTTATAGTCAATTACCCAAACCTAAAGGATTTGGGCTTGCAGTTAATCGCAAGCTGATTTAATTCAGGATTGAACAGACGTTTAATCAAAGGCTCACCTACGGATGCCACTCCCAGTCCGTAGCAATGGAGGTAAGCGGAGCATTACAAGTCCTCATTGCTGATTAGTAGGTAACGAAGATCAGTATTACTTTTGATTAAGTCGGGGGAGACGAACCGAACTATTGAACTATTCTTAGTTTGCCCGATCAATGGGTTTTTATTAAGAGGTAAAAATGATTTACATTATAGACGCAAGGAACAAGATAGGTCACCCGACCAAGAAACATGATATGATAGGTCGATTGATCCGAAACGAGAAAGCAAAGATTATTAAGAGATTGAACAAGGATGTTATGATCGTTCAATTATTAACAAAGGTTTTTTCTAAAAGTGAAACAATTGATTGTGAATTTAGGATAGGTATTGATCCTGGATATGCAAATATTGGATTTGCTGTGTTTAAAATACATGGCAACATTATCACTAAACTTATTAATGGAGAGGCATATTTACGAACAAAAAAAATCAAAGAAGGGCTTGATGCTAAGAGAATGTATCGCCGTAATCGAAGATATATAGCTCGAAAGAATATTAAAAAGAAACATGGAATAGGTCAAGCCAAATTCAAACATCCTGTTTGGAAAAATCGAAACAAACATAAGTTTCAACCTACTCATCTTCATTTAATTCAATCGCATGAAAATGTGCTGGCAAAATTGTTGAAACTAATTCCAATCGAACAAGTTAAAATTCATTTGGAATATAATAACTTTGATTTTCATAAAATGATTAATCCTAAGATACAATCTTTTTGGTATCAAAAAGGGTTACAGTTTGGTTTTGAGAATATAAAAAGTTATGTGAGGAATCGAGACAACTATCAATGTCAAATTTGCAAAAAGGATGTTGGTAATATCAGGAATGAAGTTCACCATATCAAATGGAAAAGTAATGGTGGATCAGATCGACCTGAAAATTTAATATTGTTGTGTGAAGGCTGCCACAACAAGGTCCATAAAAAAGGATTGAGTTGTCCAGATAGATCTATTTCAGTAAATGGATACCGTAATGCTGGAGTTTTAAATTCAGTTATGGAAACAATATGGAGTAAGTTTGAAGATCAATGTCCAGTTCAAGACACCTATGGTTATATCACAAGTGGTGTTCGGAACCGAGACAACATTATTAAATCTCACGACAATGACGCAAGCGTTATTGCCTTCAACGATAGCTTGGGAAGTCAAAACTTTGAGGATTGTTCTTGGAAGGATTATAGCTCTAAATTAAATATGAATCAGTTCCCCAAGCATACCCGATCATTCACATTAAGACATACTGACCGTAGATATGTAATTTTAAATTCTAAATTGCCTGAAAAGAAGAGAACTATAGTGGCTTGGAATCGCAAACGAAGGGCGGGCCAAGATCCTAAGAAGCAAAGCCTTGCCGAGTTGAAGCAATCTCTTATGATTGATGGAAGATTGAATTCAACGGTTATTGTTGTAATCCCAGGGCAGAAGGTAATGAGAAGTTTGATCACTGATTACAAAATTCGAAAAGGTGATGTTGTCAATGTGGAATCAACAATACGAGTCTGTAAAGGTGTGCAAAACAAAGGTACGGTTGTTACTTTTGAAAATGATTTAAACCCAAAGAAATTAGATACATTTGGAACTAAAAAATGTCATAAAATGATAAACAATTGTGGATTGGTGACTTATTAATACTCTTATTACGGTAAATAAATCATATCTAACAAAAACTGCTAAAGCAAAGGCTTATATCCCAAAGCTGAAGCATTGGGTTTTACGGCCTAAAGGCCGAACCGATAAAAACAATGAAAACAAAGATTTGTAATTTTAAATAAAAAAGGTGGGGTTTAATGAACACAATTTTCGCAATAGAAAAAATTAATAAAACAAGAGAATATCTTGATAGCATCGAAAAACATATTCTAAATGTAAAAAAAGCATTTGAAATTGTTAAAAACAAATGTTCAGATTTGCCTTTTATGGATAATCTTTTTTTGCATCATCTTAATATAGAAGTTAGATGTCAAGACAGCACAAAACTTTCTGAGGATGTCTTTATTAAAGATCGTCAAACTTTATATCCAACAAGCTATGAGAATTTTCCTGATATAATTGACAACTTAAACGAAATTGATTATCATTATACAAAAGTATGGCCTAAAACTTGTGAAAAACATCCTAAGAGTAAAGATATGTATAAACTATATTGCACTCATATGGTTATTAATTGGATGGCAAAAGGATTTGAAAGTAATGAGTCTATTCAAGAATATTATTTAAGAAATCAATCAGAGATAGAAATTCCCACATATGCAAAAAAATTTGTAGACGAATTAATTTTTCATATCGAATCTCAAATCGAAGAAGACCTCGAAACTTATAGACCGTCTATGTAGTTTTTATTATTGATATTAAACGAAGTGTTTTTATAGGAAGGTCAATGGGCGTTAATTATATTATCAAAGATATTGAATCAAAAGAGGTCAACGGCATAAAATGTCCACTAGTAACAATAAAGTTTATTTTATGCCATTAGAAGCAATGAGAAATCCAGCTATACTTATTGGTGCTATGCAAAAGTGAGGTAAAATATGTTTGATTTGAATTCTTTTATTATTGACGGTATAAAACTCTTTATTCTTGCAATTTTTATTTTTTCATTCATGTCTTTTTGTTTTAAACTTAAAATTTCTATAGAAAATAATGATTCAGGTAATTTTAGCAGGATTATTTGGAATAAGCGATGGTATATATTTATTATTATAATTTCACTTATTAGTATGATTTCTGTTTTTAATTTAGAACAAGCGTATCGACCTAAGAATATTTTAACCACTAACACTTCTCCTACAATTATGGGATCAAATGAGTCTCGTAAAATACCTATTAAAAATATAGAACCAATAAATCGTGAATTAATTTATAAAAAAAATAAACAACAAGGAGAATACGCCAAAAAGATTTTTAAAGACCTTAAATAATTAAATTAAAAAATTAAAATTTTATTACAGGAGTTAATTATGAAAGGTAATTTAATAGATTTTGCAGAACAAGGTGTTTTTAATGTAATTATACACGGTTGTAATTGTTTTCATGTTATGGGGGCAGGCATAGCAAAAGAAATCAAATGCAGGTATCCTAAAGCATATGAAGCTGACATTACACACACCATTAAAGGAGATGAAACAAAATTAGGGCATTATTCTTACGCACTTATTGAAACTGTAGATAGACCTTTTACTATAATTAATGGTTATACTCAATATGCTTATGGAAAAGGGGGACCACATATAAACTATAAAGCTATTCAATCAGTATTTCGTCGTGTAGCAAAACAGTATTTTACTTCTGTTATAGGATACCCTTATATCGGGGCTGGACTGGGTGGAGGAGATTGGTCAATAATCCAAAAAATTATAAATGAAGAATTAAAAAATATATCTCATCATCTAGTAACATTTAAATAGGAATAATGTAATTAATACTTTATATTAAAATTGGTGATTATAATGGGTGATGTCTTTATCGATGTATTTTTCTATGACGATGACTCTGAGGATGAAATCTCAGAATGTGTAGCAGAGTACAATAAGGTAGATTGGAAGCGTATTGAAAAAAGAATAGTAGTAACTATAGCTGAAGATGGGGATTTTCCTATTAATACAATAAATAGGATTGAAATATACTCAGAAGATGCTAGTGATGTAATTAAAGTGTATGAATATAGAAACTTAATGAGTTTATTAAAATATGGTTTAGAAAAATGTAACTCTATTTGGCGCTAAAGGGGATAAGTGTGAAAAACAACTCAGTATATGATGATAGTTGGGTAAGTAAGTTTATAGGTACTATAATTTTTGTTTGTATTACATCAATCATAGCTTTTTATGTAATTAATGGTTTATATTATAAAAATAACCCAACTGTTAAAAAACAAATAAATTATCACGCAAATTCAGTATTAATTAAAACTTTGGTAGAAATACCACCGGGAGCTTTTATTCATAGATTTATAGATTATGATTTAGAAAGGGTATGTTATATTAATAGTGCTGGTGGAGGCATTTGGTGTGAACCATTAAATCGTATTTTAGAAAATAAAGATCCAGAATTAATAGAAGATGTTCTCTCAGATGTTAGATCATTATATACTAGTAAAAATGTACCAAAATGGGAACATAATACGAAAAAGTATTATCCTAAAGATTATAAATTTCAAGTAGAAACGTACAATTATCGTCACAAATAGTTAAAATTATACAAAATCAAACAATAAATAAATTAATGAGGAAAACATGACACAATCATTAAAACAAACAGTAGAACTGGTTATAACAGAGATTAAAATTAACTATTCCAATGATAAAGTATCAATTAATGTAGTGGGATCTACTAAACTAAAAGAAGAAAATCTATTAGTAAAATTTTTTTGGACTACAGATTTAGGAGCATCAACATTAACTATAACTAACGATGTGTGTATTGATAAATATTTTAAAAACGCTTTACAAACTGTTCTTTCAGGATATACCAATGGTATACTTCATAGTACTAAAATAGGTTTTACATTTAACACCTCCGAAAATGGACAACTAGAAAGGTAGGATAATGGATATTGTATCAATTTTTATTGTATATTTTATAATCATAAGTCATAGTATAATGGGTATTATTACATTTGGTAGAGTAAGAATAATTTTATCTCAGGAATCTTCAAATAAAACTAATTATCAAAAATGGTACATAGATATGGCTATAGCTTTACTACTAGCTGTATTTTTACCTATACCTTTTATTATTTTTCATGAATTTATAGAAGAGTATGGAAATTTTAAAGGAATAAATTTTAAGATAAAAAGACCGGCATTTGATGACATAGCTTGGCAAGAATGTAATACAGCCTCTATTAACACAATTTGGCCTAATATTAATTACAATATGGAAATTTATTTAAGGACATTATAATGAAAATACTAACAATAACTTCTGGATTACCAACAACTCCTGCAATACCTGTAAAATTACCACTATCAGAAGAAATGAAGTTTTTAATTGATGAGATGATATTAACTAGTAAAGAGGTTGGCGGGTATGGTCTTGCAGCTCCTCAAATAGGTATCAATAAACAACTGTTTGTATGTCGTACATCCTCTGATGGAGAGAATTATACAGTAATCATTAACCCAACAATCACAGCATCATCTGGAAAAATAATATCAAAATCAGAAGGGTGTTTAAGTGTTCCTGGAGTTAGAAAAAATATTAAACGATCAAAAGTGTTTAATCTTTCTTATATTGATGAAAATGGTAAATTTTCTAAAATTAGACCAATTACTAAAAAATTAGCTATCATACTTCAACATGAGTTTGATCACTTGTTTGGAAAAACAATACTTGATAAATAAGGATTTATTATGCCATTTAGAATTCTTAGAGAATCTCCATTAGAAATTGAGGATAAAACCAGTAAAGTAGAAGAATTAATTAAAGGAGGTTATTGGAGTGAAAAAATTACACGTAATGAATTAATAGCTGGTTTATTAGAATTTTTTGTCGTTATTCCAATACTTATAACTGGTATTTATATTGTAGTCAAATGTGTTATTATATTAAATGTAAGGTATACCATTAATATTATTGGATGTTTTTTAAATATTGGCCTATTAGGTATTATTGGAATTGGTATTTTATTTCTAATAATGTATTATAGAAGACTTCTTACTTTAATATATTTTAGTTGTATAAAAATTAAATTTTATCATTTAAAAGATAATAATACAACAAAAGAAGTTAAGAATTTATTAAATCAGTATATTCGAATAGAATGGGATTACTAAAATAATTTATTGAGGATACAAAAAACATGACAAAATTAAATAGTAAATATTCTGTATCTTTATTATTAAAATTAATGATTGGTTCTATTATAATAAGTATTATTGTTCCTATAATAGTTAGTGCTTGTTATACTATTCCACCAATAATTAGAATATATATTAGTGCTGGATTTGTAATATTAAGTATACTAAGTTATATCACTTCTTTTTTTTCAATTGTATATTTAACTATTAGGAAACAATAAAAATGATAAGAATAGGAGCTTGGCTTACTAATAGAACTATAAATAAATCAACAAGTAAACCTATACTTACTTATAAATGCTCATTTTGTGGTAATGAGGATATTGCAATGACAAATACAAAATTTTGTGGCAAATGTTATGAATTAGTTCCAAACATAGACCTATTATTTGAAGATGGGGATATGAGAGTACTTTATCATATTTACGGAGAATATTAAATGATAGTATTTATGAAACCAGTCAATTTTCTTCTTACACAAGTAATTTGTCCAGATTGTGGGCAAGTAGTCACTTTAACTGTGGCAAAAGAAGTAACATGTAAATGTTGCAATGCGTTAATGTATCCTGAAATGGCTTATATGTCCCACAGAATATTTTTTCGACAACAATACTATAATGAAAAAAGTACTTAATTAAAAATATAATTTATACACGTATACCTCCATAGGAGCAAAGAATTAAACTATGCTAATGTTTAAAAGAGATATTTATGGTAATAATTCAAATTCTAAAATACTAAATAACATACCATGGGAATTTATGTGTCCTGGTTGTGGTAAAATTGTATACATAATGGAAGAAATTCCTTACGAGTCTTGTTGGAGATGTGGTACTGTACTTACTATCGGAACTAAAATTATAGATACTAAGACTTCACTAGCACGTATTAATTACTACAGTACTGGATGGTCATTAAATGATAGACAGATTAACGAGATGGTATCATGATTACAGTACTAAAAAATAACAACAGGCAATATATAACTTGCTCATGTGGAATAAAAAATCAAATAGTGTCTTCTATTTATGGAAGATGTCCAAGTTGTAGGGTCGATTTAAAATTCTCTAATTCTTTTATTCAAAAAAGAAGTTGTAGAACTGGAGTAATGGCGTATTACAAATTTGGATTTTATGATTATGACAGTGTAGATCAAAATAAAGCAACAAAGTTGATTTACAATAAATTACTTAAAAATAACTTGTTATAGTTTATATTCAGTGCTGACTTAATTATAACAAGAAATTTAGAATAAAGAGGTTGGTATCCCAAACTGACCTCAAATGGTGATATAATGAGACAAATAAGAATAACTATAAATGACGGTACATGTATGTTGTCACTAACAAAATTTGTAGTGGATTTAGCTTCCTGTATTGAAAGTGCTTTTACAGAAGAGAATCAATTAAATAAAAGAACAACAAGAAATACACAAAATATAAAATTAGAATTTAAAGATGGGGAGGTTCTCGGGAGACTGGGGTGGGAAGGAGTTTAGAAATATAAATCTTAAAATATAAAAGAGAGTACGAGTATGAATAAGTTTTTTGTATACGGAACATTAAAAATTGGTGGTGGATTTGCAAAACAGTTTGATTCAGTAAGAAAGTCCTCTACTAAAGCTGTCCTCAAAGGATTTGATCTTTATGGTATCGGTGCTTCAGGAAGCGCAAGTTTTCCTGGGATAGTACCAGGAGACGGTGAAGTTCATGGAGAAGTTCATGAATTTTCAAAAGATAAACTAGCTATGGTAACAAGAACTATGGATTACATTGAAGGAGAAGGTAGTCTCTACCATCGTAGAAAACATTTAGTAACTTACGCAGATGGGACAGAAGAGTTAGTCAATGTCTACGTATTCGGCCCAAAAATGCACTCTGAATACCCAAAGATTGAATCAGGGGTCTGGGAGATTTAAGTTAATGCGGCACTTTGGTATAGAGGGTTACATATACCCTTTCTAATCTACTTGTCTATAAAGACCTACTTGGGAAGATTATAAAAGTTAGATTAATATAAACTTGTTCTTAAAAGGAGAACCGAAAATGGATTACACCAAACATTTTTCAGCTAAGAAAACACCACAAACACAAGCAATCCCTGGTAAAAAGATGATTAAAAACGCAGCAGGGGGCTTTGGTTTTAAAGTCTCGCCCATGCATCAATTGGAAAGATTTTTAATTCTTGGTACAGAGGGAGGCTCTTATTATGCTGGTGAACATGAGATGACTATTGACAACGCAACTAACCTTGTTGCTACCATTAAAAATGAAGGAGTTAGGGTTGTAGATAAAATATTGGAAATTTCTGATTCAGGTAGAGCCCCAAAGAATAATGCAGCTCTTTTTGCATTGGCTGTATGTACATCACCAGAGATTGCTGATGTAGAAACAAGAAGAGCCGCTTTTAAAGCGTTACCTAAGATAGCTAGGATAAGTACCCATCTTTTTCAATTCATTGATTATATGAAACATTTCAGAGGATTTGGGAAGCTAGCACAACAAGGAGTACAGGATTGGTATCAGCTAAAAGATGCAAAACAGTTAGAATTTCAGATGGTTAAATATCGTCAACGCTTAGGGTGGACACATAATGACGTACTACGCCTTGCTAAGCCAGTACCAATCTCCCATGAACATGATCAATTATATGAGTTTGCAAAGAATGGTGTTATTGAAAGTGAACACCAATTCAATTTGATTGAAGGATTCATTAGAATCCAACAAGCAGAGACAGTAAAGGAGGCTGTAAAGCTTATTAGTGACTTTAGGCTACCGATGGAAACTGTTCCAACACAATTCAAAAAAGATCCTGCAATATGGGAAGCATTGTTGCCACAACTACCAATTACTGCCACCATCCGTAACTTGAGAAACATGGCTAAATCTGGATTTCTTACTCAATTTAGTGATGCTTCTAAGACAGTTGCAGATAGAATTGCTAGTCCTGAAGGCATTAGAAAAGGTAGAGTACACCCAATTCAGTTTCTTAATGCTATTTTAAATTACCCTATAGGTAAAGTAAGACTTGTAGGTTCTGCCTTTGGGAATATTGGACATGCTGTTGATAGTGAGTTCCCTGTATGTACTAATGTAACTGAAGCATTAAATGAAGGATTTCATCTTGGTTTTGGTAATGTAACACCATCCAACAAAAATACTATGTTGGCTTTGGATATTTCAGGGTCAATGGGTTGGAATTGGGCTATCGGTATGAAAGGAATAACACCAGCCGAAGCTTCTGCTGCTATGGCTTTAATTACAGTTAATGTTGAGCCTAATCATATGATAGGGGTATTTGAGGGAACTTTTAAACCATTTAATAAAATAAAAAAGGGTATGCAAGTTGATGCTGCTGTAAAAGCGCTAAAAGGGTTACCTTTTGGAGGTACTGATTTAGCATCCCCGATTTATTGGGCTTTAGCGAATAAAGTACCTGTTGATATGTTTCAATGTTATACAGATAATGAAACTTGGGCTGGTAGTATACATCCATCACAAGCTCTTGATAATTTTTGTGTTAAAATGGGACGTCCTGCAAAATTTGCATCAGTCGCTATGACAGCCACTGAAAATTCAGTTGCAGACCCTAATAACCCTCAAATGCTGGATATAATAGGCTTCGATACAGCTACCCCTGAGATATTATCACGTTTTGCAGAAATGTAAATATAAAACACGAAGGATGGTTTATAAGGAGATTGATATATATTATTCTTATTATAAACCCCTTCGTAAGCGTTATTTACTTACTTTATTTCGTAATGATTTTGAAACAATACCTGAAATAGAAAAGCTTTCTTCCGTAATAGAAAAAGCATTGGAGGAACCATTTGTATCAAATATTCAAAATATAAAGATAACCATTTAAATAACTTTAAAGTATCACGTTTTCCAGTAAATATTAGATTTAAAGCAAATGGTTATGAACATTCACATTCTTCCTCTTCTTGGCATGATGCCACATCAATAATACATTGTATAAAAGATACACTTGTAAGAGAATCAGTGGCACAAACTATTTATGATGTTGAACAAGTATCAATAACTTTACCAAAGGAGTTGCGTTTTGATGGGCAAAGTTAGTACAGAATTAATTACCATTGATTCTATAACTAAAACAATACGTTATAAATACCACAAAATACAAATAATGCCTTTAGAAGAAATATTGTCTAAATTATTAGAACATACTGATAAAGGGCATAAAGTAATGTCATTAAAAATAACCTCAAAAATTAGTCTATTAAATGAATTTAACAACTAAGGAGTATTAGTAGTGAAAGAAAATTGGACGTCAGCACAGTTAACAAAAACGGATATTATTAGGTCTTTGGTATTGAATCTTAAACAAGTTTCTTTTGAATCTGATAATATAGATCTTGTATTTGTAACTAATACTAAAGGCACAAAGACTGGAGTTATAGTTGAGTGTACTGATGGAACTAAAATTGCTTTAGATATAAAAAATATTAATTAGTTAATCAATACAAAGGGAAGAAGCTTTTACTGGTTCTTCCCTATTTCTCCTTTAAGGGTATTATTATGAAAGAAAATAAGGATATTATAGTTTGTGGAGATATCCATGGAATGTGGAGATATCTAAACACTTTAATAAATAAAAAAAAGCCAGAACTTATTCTTCAAGTAGGAGATTTTGGTTGGTTTCCTAATTTGGATGGACATACAGCACGTCTTTCTTATGGTATGCATGGTGTTAAAAAAATACCTTGGAAACTTAAAGGAATTAAAAATCCAAACACAGAAATTCTTTGGTGTGACGGAAATCATGAAGATCATGAAGAATTGGCTCTACGTAGTAAATATTCAGAAGTAATGCCTCGTGTATATTATATGCCAAGAGGAACTACACATACTTTACCTGATGGACGTGTTGTATTATTTATGGGAGGTGCTGCTTCAATAGATAAAGATTCACGAACTCAAGGAATAGATTGGTTCCCACAAGAAATGATTTCTATAAATGAACTATATAAACTTGAAAAACGTGAATTAAAACATGTTGATATTATTATTAGTCATACTTGCCCGCAAGAATTTAATCCACTGCTTAATCCAAAAAAACCGTACTCTGGGTGGGAATATAAATTTTGGGACTCAAGTCAAGAAGTATTATCGGAGTTACTTTATATGTACAAACCCAGTCTTTGGTATTTTGGACACTTCCATGTGTATACCAAAGGATTTTTTAAAGAAACAAATACTAAATGGGCATGTTTAAACATGATTCCAGAGACTAATTGGTGGAAATACTTATCAAATTATGGCACGTAAAAAAAATAAAAAATCATCTAGAAAGAGAAGAAAAGATCGTAAAGATGCTATTCCTATGAGTCATGTAAGAAAACAAATTCCTCCTCCAGGAGGACCAATGGAAGATAAAACAATCTATAAACGAACTTCAAAATACAAAAAGGATTGGAAATAATGCATTATGCACCTACCAATACAAGGATTGAAGATCTTAGTAAAGTATTTAATGTTAATTTAGAAGAATTTCCAACCGCAGAATCAGGAAATGCAGCCAAATCCTACCACTTTGTTGCAAGAGTTAGAGAAAGACCAGTACTATCAAGAAAAGTATTTAAATGTAATATTCATACCTTGAATAGTAGTAAAACATTGGCTATTATGAAATTTAAACCGTATGAAGATGCTCAATTTACAGATGACCGAGAAAAAGAAGCATACATGTGTTTAGCTATAAAAACTGCAGAACAAGTAGCTATAAATAAAGGGTTTAATATACTAAGAGTATCAAGCCCTATTAGAATGATAGAAGATGTTATGTTAGACAATGGGTTTTTTACTGTAACTAAAAATAGTATCCCTGGAAGTGATGAATTTGTTTATCGCGGATGCAAAAAATTAAATTAGAGGAGAGAATAAATAATTAAATGAGAACTATAGAGATTATAAGCAGTAGATATATAGGAAGAAATAATTTTCCAACAACTAATTTTAAAGATAGTCAATTTCAATTAGGCATTCCTTCAGAATTCAATAAGTTTGGAAATATAACAAAAATAATGGGAACTTTAAAGTGTAGAGAATCTATAACTCATCATTTTGTAAATACAGTAAATAGCAGCAAGGCTTTTGTAAAAACATTAAATAAAGCTAGAGTAATAATAACAGGATTTAATGTAGAAGAAGCAAAAGTATTAAGATTGAAGAAAACCTTAAATTTTATTCATAGAATTGAGAAGGAATCTAATATATCTCCTCTTACTAGTATAAAAGAGGTTATTACTCCATGGAAATTACCATACAAAGTATTTATGTTTGAAGGTTCAAATAAATGGTATCGTTCTTCCCACACCATGTCACTTTGGCATTTAATTTTAAGATCTTGTTCTAGAGATGAAGGACTTGCTTCAACAACTACAAAAGAGGAGGTTCTAAAATACATAAATAAGTGGAAAGCAGAAGTTAAAACTAATGGGCAGTTTTGGGAAAAAGAAGATCAAGCACATATTAAAAGTACTTATAATAATTGGGTAAATTTGATGAAAAATATTAATGAAATATTTCCTAAAAATGTGCATTGGGCAAATAGATACAAGGCAGATAAAACATTTAATAAACCTTCTGCCGATTGTTACTATCCTTCAACACATAGGGATGGAATAAGAAATTTTATAACCGGAAATTCTCCACATAAAGCTTTAAAAGCGTTTGAAAAATTTAAGGAGTAATAAATGAAATCATTAAATCCACTAATAACAATGTTTCTAATAGTTATTTTAATAGGATCTGCAACAATTGCATTAATTCATTTTATTATCGTACCATTCTCCTCGGAATATTCAAAACTTCAACTTAAATACGAAGAACAAACCAATGACCTTCAATCTATGACTAAGCAATACCAATTGGCTAAAGTACTTGTACAAAATAAACAAGATGAATTAAGTTTATTAAGTTTAAAAGCATATATTGAAGATACAGTGGATAATCTCTCATTAAATGCAATAGAGCTAGTTTCTAAAGCTATTACAGGATATCATCGTGAATTTGGTATACCTATTAGTATATTAGTAGGTATGATTGAAGTAGAAAGTATGTTTAATACCACTGCGTATAATAAGTCAGGTGCTAGGGGACTAATGCAAGTTATACTCCGATACCATGAAGAAACTTTGAACGGGGTTGTAAAGATAGGAAAAGAACTACACGATCCTTCCATAGGAATTAGAGCAGGCATAACAGTACTTAATAATTATTTATCTATAGAAGAGAATAATTTAGAAAAAGCTCTTCATAGGTATAATGGATTAAATGGCGAAAAGGGAGTATACTCATCAAAGGTGTATGCTGTAGCTTGTAAATATGAAATGTTTAGAACCAAGTACTTTTTCCGTAATGACCACACTCTTAATACTGCAAATATAATGAAAGAACTACAAGAAAATAACACTGAAGTAAAAACTTCTAGCGAAGAGGAAATGTTTAAGGAGGATGAAATTGAATGAGGGCTATACAAAAAGTAGCTAAAAATTTTAGTGGTTTAACTTCTTTAGCTGGAGAATTACGAAATCATTATGGCTTATCTGCTAAATTTAATAGCTTTAATGGAGAAGAAATACTACACGTTTCTATAAATTCAGATATAACACCAAAACTTCCCGCATCAGATGACGCTAATCCAATAATATTCAATAGTAAAGCAAAAATTATTGCAGTAGGACTTCCTAAAATACATCAGTTACTATCAGACAATTCTAAAATGTGGTTTGATGCCGGAATGTCTGGTGCTACTATTGAAAAAATGTATAAAGGCACTAAAGTAATAGCCTCACAAGACAATGATAAACTTATTGTTTGTACTAAATTAGATCCTCATGGTTGTAACATGATTCCAGAAACAAACATTTCGGTATATTCATTATTTACCTATCTTATAGATCAAAGTGAAGGTAGTATACAGGATTTGTTTGATAGTAATTATCGATATAATAACCTTAGTTGGGAATTTATGGCAGTAAAGAAAGAATTCATGCCGCCAAATTCTAAATTAAGTTACGAATTATTTTTAATTGGCGCAATCAATAAAGCAACTACAAACCCACTTCCTTCCCTTAGACTAGATTATGTGGCTGAAAATATAGGAATACGTAGACCAGAAAGAAAAATAGTTTCTTCCTATGAAGAAGCCCATACTATTTTTAAAAAGTGGACTTTAGAAAATAAAAATCTTAAAGGTGTAGTGATATCTGACTCAATAGGTAATGTGGCTTCTATTTTAACTAAAAAACATAACAAGTCCTATGGCTATTGTAAAGCTCCTGCAAGACATAACTTACTAAAAATATTAGAATGGATGATGGAAGGGGAGGAGGACAAGGCTGTTTGCTTTGACCTTAGGTATAGGGTACTAGTAAACTCAATGAGGTATGTGTTCGAAAAAGCAATAAAAGAATTGATAGTATTACAGGGTGATTACGGTAAAGCAAGAACTAGGAAACATTTAGCCTCTAAAATCGCAAATCATGATTTAGCAGTTGTTTTATTTGCTCTGCACTCAAATAAAATTGAATCATTTAATGATATTAGTAAAGTACTTAAACCACATTACTTATTAAAAGTAATAGAAAATAGGGATAAATTAAGAATGCAAGGAGTGCTTAATTTAAGTAAAGGAGTTTTATGTCAGAAAAAATTGTAAATTGGTTTACACGTAATTATGGTGGATTTTTAAATGAAGACTACCAACCAACTGGAATGAAATTTTCTTTTTACACAGAAAAGGATAATAAATTAACACAATGTCATGAATGGGTAAAGTGTAAAGATTATTTACATGATGTGATAAGAACTTCTTTAACCGGAGAAGATACAAAAATATACGGATTTCAATTTTCTAAAGAAAACAACCCCTGCATTGATCTTACTAAAACTAGAATGCTTGTCTCCTGGGCTGGTTTTAAAGACGCTAATCTTGTAGAGCCAAGTCTTATCAATGGGGTGAAATTACTTAATCATCTAGAAAAGATAGCTAATGTCAAACTAAGTAAATTTGAAAAAGTTATGGGGGACAAGGAGAACTCATTTTATCATGTTTGGGCGATTGAAAGTCCAAAGTTTTGGATGACACACCCACACCTTATTTCATTATATTCTTTTTTGTTAAGGTTAGGAGATAAAAAACTTGAATTTACTGATGAGAAATCTTTTGATGAAGTCATTAATGGGTTATTTATTAAATATAAAAATCAGCCCGAAAAAGATGTAGATTATTTAATAGAAATTTATGAAAACATGCATAATTCTATTACTAAAAAAGAAATACTATCTAATGTAAATAAGAATGGTTTTTCAGTAATGTATTCAGAGTTAATGAGTATTAATGCATTTCATAATAGATCTGGTATTGTAAGTACCTGTCAAGGAATTACTGGATCTGAAAATTTAAATTTATTAGTAAAAAAACATTTTAAAAACACTTTAAGGAGTAGTACACATGACAAAAGAAGTAAAGAAAGAAAAGAAAAAACTTATTAGAGTAAGAATGGCTCCTGCTTTAATAAAAGCTAATCCATATCGGTCAAGTATAACTGACCATAACTTGCATTTTTCTTTAGTAGGACCTCAGGTTTTGAAAAAAGACGATATTCAATTTAGGCATCAAATAAGTAAATTTGTTACTTGTCGAGAAGAATTGTGCTGCATGCCTAGGCAGTATATAAACAAAACTAGTAAATATGTTGCTAGTGAAAAAGAAGATCATCTAGATTTGGAAAAATTTCGTCTACTAATGGCTAGTAAAGGAAATAAAGAAGTTAGAAAACGTGGTATTTTTTCAGCAAAGCGAGTTTTAAATATTCTAGAAGAAAAAGCGGGCTGGGAAAAAAGTGTTATTACTACCGTTATATATGAACCAGCAAAAGACGCTAACGTGTATCTTTTAACTGGAGATAAACGATGGACAATGGCTCCGCAAATGATGTCTTTAGCTACTTTAATCATACGTATTGGGTGGAAAGGGTTAGGGTTTTCTTCAGAAAATATTGAAGAAGTACAAACGGAATTTGCAAAAATTTCAGAAGATGAAGAAGAAAATGATAATCGTTATATGAAATCCTGTCAGAAATACATAATCCCTTTAATGGCTAATGTAGAAAAAGTTTTTTCTGGAGAAATTAACCAATATTTTCCAGAAGACGCTGATTTCGGATTTAGAGGGCATGGCGGTATATACACCTTTTTTACAGAACGTAGTGGTAATGAAAAATTAGATGAACGTCTAACAAAGTATGTTAAATAAGGATTAAAAAAAATGACATCAAAAATTATGATGGGAACCGATCCAGAGTTTTTCATGAGAAGACTAGAAGACAACAAACTTATTTCAGCAGTACCATTTATTGCTGGAGGTAAACATGACCCTATTAAGTTAGAAAAATCTGGAGGAACACTTCAACATGACAATGTAGCAGTAGAGTTTTCAACAGTTCCAGCAAATTCTCCGCAAACTTTTGTTGACATTCTCCGCGCTACTCTACAAGAAACGATTTCTAAGTTGCCTCCTGGTCATGAACTATTGGCTTCAGCTTCTGCTGTATTTGATGATAATCAGCTTAATACTCCTGAAGCGCAGGAGTTTGGATGTACACCTGATTATGATGCGTGGGAAGTAAAAGAGAATGACTCACCGACCCATCCAAACGCTAAATTTAGGTCATGTGGTGGACATTTACATATTGGATGTCTTGATATGGAAGGTAAACTTACACATGAGGATGCAAAATTTCTATTAACTTTTGAAGGTAAGCTCGATATGGTAAAAGGTATGGACCTATTTTTAGGCATTATCTCTACTGTACTCGATAGTTCACCTGAAGCAGTTGAGCGCAAGAAGCTTTATGGTAGAGCTGGGTGTCATCGAGGTACACTATATGGTGTAGAATATAGGGCATTGAGTAACTTTTGGACTAAATCACCCATGCTATCCATGCTAATGACTTCTCTTTCGGAAGATGTAGTAGAAGTTATTATCAACGAAAAACTTGAAGCTTTAATTGAAGAAGTAGGCGCTGAGGATATCCAACGAATCATTAACACTGGTGCAGTAAAAGATGCTGAAAAGATCATAGAAAATGTTCTAACAGCGTATCTTAGCGAAGATTCAAAGTTCTATCTAGAAGAATGTCTTATTAAATTAGATAAAACAGATACAATTGAGAAGGAATGGTCAATTGGGGCTTAATTTTTACACCTAAGCTCATAATACCCACATCCTGGAAGCTTGTGTGCCTTCTTATGACATGTTTTGCATAAAGTAATGGTGTTAGCCACATCATTTCCTAAACGTGGATTCTGGGTGTATCCTTCGATGTGATGGCAATGTAGTGGAGCTTCATTTTGAGTTGCTCCACAGATTTGGCACGTCCAGTTATCTTTTTCAAAACACATTTGTCTAACTAGTGGATTTACTTCGCGAGAAGATGCAGGTTTGAATCCTTTAGGGTATTTAATTTGTTTGTACACAGGGCAAGCCTCTTTACAGTTATTTGAGCAGTAAAGAAAATGGTCTTTACCTATAGAGTCTAAAGCCTTTACTCTACTATTAACACTGCATCTATTAGGGATAAAGTATTTTCCGCAATACCTACATTTTACTTCTAAAGAAACACCGTCATTAGCTAATCTAGGGAATTCTTCTTTAGTTAATTCACCAATAAATAATTTATATTTTGCATTAGAGTTTTGGTATGATTTACATCTTATAGAAGTACTAATTTTATTTTCCTTATAGTACTTTTTATATTGTTTTTTATGTTTATTTTTATTTTTTAATCGGTAATTAATGATATAATTTTTATTATTCTCACGATCAATTTTTATACATTTTTTACAATAACTAGTTACTCCATCCTTAGTGTTTTTATTTTTATTAAATTCACTATAACTTTTTAATTCTTTACATTTACTACACATTTTTTTCATAATTAATTTCCAAATAAGTTTTTTTTATTTATGTGATTAAATGATTGTATCTTAATTACAATCAAGTTACATTAAATATAATAACTTTATTGAATAAGTCAATAGATTAATTAATTGATAAATAAAACGGAGAAATAAACACATGATTATTGCTATACCCACAAATAACGGAGATACCTACAAAGAAGTACCAGTAAGAAAACAAAACGCTTCTTATTGCAAACACGTAGAAAATGCTGGATTTGATCCAATCCTCATTCCTATGGAGTGTTCTATTGAAGCAGTAGCAGACATGTCCGATGGGCTTCTACTGGCAGGAGGGCTAGATATAAGTCCAATGTATTATGGTTTTAGTAATTTGGCGTCATTTGGTGTAGACCCTGACAAAGACGCACATGAAAGAGCTCTACTACATGCTTTTATTGCGCTAGGTAAACCAGTGTTTGGAATATGTAGAGGACATCAGCTTATTTTAAGGGAGTTTATGCATGTTACTAATGACATGGATAATATCCTTGAATATGAAGAACATATTAAATATCACGCACAAACAGGTGAGTTAAATATGGGAAGAAAACACCCTTCTCATATGACGCAGACAGTAATTAATTCTTTATTTACTGAGTCTATAGTAGATAATGATGAAGCTATAGAAAATTTTCCAGTAAATAGTATGCACCATCAAGCTGTAACCGCAAATATTGTAAAAATGGCAGTCGGTAATGGGAATGTTCCACATGATTTTCAGTATAATATTCCTCCAGTAAAGGTATATGAGAATTTTGAACTAATTTCCTGGACTAAAAGAGGATATACACAGCCTGATGTACATTCTAAAAATTTCGATAGAACTGATCATAGAGTAGTTGTTGAGGCAATGAAAATTGATTGGAATAACTCAAAAATTATGGGAGTACAATGGCATCCAGAATGTCTTGGTGATGTTCGTATTATACGTAATTTCTTTTTAAATGCTGTTGAAAACATAAATGATGATGCAGCAATTGCAGCTCTAGGCTAATGGTACGTGGTTGGTCTACTAAAATTACTACTACTTATGGAACTCAACTACACCATTATATAACTTTAAAAGCATTAAAAAATACCATTAAACGATTAAAAAACAGCAGAATTAGTCCTTTAGCCATAAGATTTTATAGACCAATGCTTCCATGGTTAATAGAAAATGTAACAGAAGATTCAGCTGTTTCTGGCGATATATCAAATATTAAAATAGAAGTTTCATTGTTAAATATAGGAGAAATAAAATGAGTAAAAAATCAATAATTACGTCAATTCTTATGGATAATACAAAAATTCCCGCAATAGCTGCTGTACATTACGGTGTAGGGGATGTTCCTAAAACGAGTACTGGGGATGACGCTGGACAGCATGCAGTTACTTCAATTAAATTTGCAAGAAAATGTTTTGGTCAGGGGGCAGTAATAGATATTCCTTGTTATGTAATTGAATTTGAAGATGTAGATGAAAAAGTAATTCTTGCAACTAATAGTATTGCTAGATGGACAATTGGAAACGAAGAAATAGATGCCGTTCCCCCTTTGGCTGCAGAATAAGGAAATAATGAATAATAAAATACTCGTGTTAAATGGTTCTTCTTACGCAACACCTTTTAAGGGGTTGGGTGAAATTGTTATCGATATTGATGTGTTTTTGGAAAATCCAGGTGATTTTAAATTAGTGATGTTTACTGGAGGAGAAGACGTTACTCCTTCTTGGTATGGTGAAACAAGCCCTAATCATGTATGCTATTATAATGAGCGAAGAGATAAAGAAGAAGCTATTGTATTTAAGTTAGCAGAAAGACGTGGAATACCTATGATGGGTATTTGTAGGGGAATTCAATTTCTAAATGTTATGCATGGTGGAAAAATATTCCATAATGTTACTAATCACGCTGGTCCTAGACACATGATGACTCTTGGTAATGGTGAGGAATTTGTTGTGAATTCTTTTCATCATCAAATGGTAATACCTCCTGAAGATTCAATTGTAATAGCCTACTCGTCTACCCGTAAATCTACAAGCTATATAGGAGATAAAGATCTAGAAGTATCTCCTCCTAATGTAGAGGTAGAAGCAGTAGCTTATCCTAATACCAAAAGTGTGGCAGTCCAATATCATCCTGAAATGATGGATACGACTTCTAAAGGGTTTCTTTGGTTTAGAGAACTAGCGACTACCCTATTAACAGAAGAAGGTTTCGCTGAAATTATTGAAAAATATTCCTCGGTGAATAAATGTCTAAAACAAAGTACGCATCAGCTATAATTATACTACCTGACTCCCGGCTATTGATACACTCTCTAGCTGGGAGTTACTACGAGCAAAGTAACAAATCAGAATTAACAGTAGAGACGCATGTTACTGCGGAAGAAGTTCCTTATATAGAAATAATACACCAATTAAAAGAAACTCTTGGTATTGAATATATAAATAAGTACTTTAATCTTAGATATAGTTTTAAAATGGATACGAAAACAAAATTAGGATTAGATAGAGAAGTACACTTATTTTTTTTGCAACAAAAAGCACAATGCCAATTTAAAGTTAAAAAACCAAACGCATTAGATATATTAACAATAGAACATGCTTTTATAGAAAAAAATAATGGTAGATTAAAACTTGGTTTAATAGGTTCAATGGCGTTAAAGGTAGTAAAAAACATGTTTGATAATAATCTATCTAATTAAGGACAAAAAAATGCCAATTTTTTCAAAAGAAGTTTTTGTTATTGTCTCGGATGCCTCTGGGGATGAGATAATTAAAGATATATATGTATATGAAGGAATAGAGGAGGTTAACAGTTGTTTAGAGGACTTAACTTTTGCTAATCTTGATCCTGAAGGTAATAAAATTTATCATGGGGCTTTAATACCTGGACATACTATTCCTGAAAGTTTTCAAGGCTGCACTCCTTATATAATAATAAAAAACCCTGAGCGATATCATATTTCTGTACTTGAAAATGAAGCTATGTTTTTAAAAGAAGAGTGTTCACCTGATAAGGTAGCTAATACTATTACATCGCTTTTAACAGGTAGTAATGTTTTTAGTGATGACTCTATCAAATTAGATATTGAGGATATATATATATTTTTTGGAAGAGAAGTGCTTCCTGTATTACAAATTACTGAAGATTCAGTTTTTGAAGATGAGGAATTTGCTGATAGAGTTACTAATATGGTAGAAAAATTTAAACAAATGTAAAGGAGTAATTAATGGGAAAAAGAACAGTAACTCTAAAATTTTGGGAAATTGATAACCCGGATTCTAAAAAACCTAGTCAAGCTATGAAAGCACGTTTACTAGGAGTTCTTTCTAGTGAAGAAGTTGCTGCAACTCTCGCTAATTTTGAAATAGCAGAAAAATTATTTACTAAACCTACTATTAATTTGGATGAAGCAGTGCAAGCGATAGAGGAATTAAATAGTACAAAAAATAGTACTAATTACGGCCACTTGTTATTTGCAGCCAAGGAATTCAATGAAGTTGAATCATATGGAAAAAGACTGTGTATAACGGGTGCTGTTGACATACTTAATCAAACTAGATTTGATAAACTTACCAGACTTATGGATTTAGATGCTACACTTATGGATGGTACGCTTATAAATGTAAAGGAATATAGAAAAGATGAATAAAAACTTACTAACATGTAGCCTACATGCCCCAGGTACCCCATTCACAGTTAAAGAAACTATTAAAGACAATACATTTATTCCAGGTACTTATGGTTTCATTTCTCTTTTGAGTGGTCCAGACTACACACTGCATAATATTGGTTTTTTAAAAGTTATAATTCTCAGAAAAGGTAAAAAAGGAAAGGCTCGTATAAATACTAATAATATTCTTACTCCTTTGTTTCAGTTACCGGAAGATAAATACCCAGAAAAACTAATTCCAACTGAAGAAGAATTAAAATACCTAGTAGGTATTGAAACGGAAGAAAATCGTGTTATAAATATGTGTGATAAAAATACTTCAGACGATGAGTTTTTAGGGTGGTTATTGGCGCGTACTTTATTTGCTTATGAGTTAAGTAAAGTCACCTATCCAAGCGATAATAAGATTATGCGGGTATTAGGCATTAATGGTGGACAACGTATGGTTGCATGGTGCAATAAAGGCGCACTTCTTGAAAAATTCCGTAAAGAAATAGAAAATCGTTTTAATGATGGTGAAATGGATAGAATGTATGGTAAGTATTGTACTCAAGAGGCTAAATTTGAATTACTAACGCAATTAAGAAAAGTAGAAGCAAGACTTATTATTCCAAGACTTGAGTATCAAAGACGGGTTAATGAGGTGTTAATGGGCGCACTTAAAATGATGGAGGTTACAATCCAAGAAGAAAAGGATTTTAATAATAAAGAAAATACCGTAGAAAAAATCATAGCCACCAAAGAATGGGTTAAAACTAATGGTGATGTTATTAAATCCGCTATTTATCAGCGTGTTGGATTAATTTCTAAAAACAGAGAAATTTTAAATTTTTAGGAGAAAATTATGCTTATGACTGTTGGGACTAAAGTAGAAGTAATTGCTTCTACTATTAAAAAAAAGGGAGCTAAACCAAGGGCTGGCAGTCAAGGGTATTGTATAACGAGTGATAAACTTTGTCATATAAATGGACCTAATGTAATAGCGGTACCTGCTTCTATTGTTTTTACAAAATTTGGACATCAAACTAAACGTAGAAGTGAATTAAAAAATGTATGCCTTATATACCCTAAAGATAAAAGACCAATAAAAAATGTTAAACCATACTTAAATAAATTATTAAAAAACACAAAAGACTATGCATCAATAAATTTTATTATGCGTTCCCTTTGTAATAAAAAAATGACATCAGCAACAGACTTAATGATAATTAAACCAATAGTAACTTCAGAGAATATCAAAAATTCATCAAACGAATTTAATTCTTGGTTAAGATGTGTTCTTTATAGTACTAAAGTACGTCAACTATTTATAAGTAAATATAAGGATGAAAGAGCCCTTGTAAGTAAAAATTTTCTAAAAGGATTACCCTTTTCTACTGATGTTTTAATAGATATAATTCGCAATAAACATAAATTTATAAAATTAGCAAGTTTTCTATTTAAACACCCGTATAATAAAGTATTAATGAAAAATATCGCAGGACTAAATCAATATTTGTTACAAGACGCCATTAATAAAGCAGTATACCAATTAACCGTTACATGGAAAACTGAACAAAATGTAATTAATTCGGCATTAACATTAGGTAATTTAGATAGACACTTAACTCAGAAGGAGATAGAGAAATTTAAAGTTCGGTTAAGTCCATCGGCACTTCATGCCTATGAGACTGTATGGAACTGGTTAGACGTATTAAAAACATTATAAAATCAGTAAATGCTATTAAAGGGAGATCAATATCCATGACCAGTATTGAAATAACTACACAAGTAGAAACTATGGCAAATTTGATTAGAGACCAATTTACTTCTAGAACAGAGATTGAAGGTCGTAGGACTGGTAAAGATTTTCGTGGTGCTAAAATGGATATCACTTTTACTAATGGTCAAATGTGGATTACTGTTGTATTAGAAGATGAAGCACATACTATTACTGTGCCCATTCCTTATATCGAAAATGGGGTTGAATTAATTAAATCCAATGAAGTTAAACGATCAATATGCAAACATTTTGACGTTACGAATAATATTGAAATTTCATATCTGGATGTTATTCAAAAAATCTTCATTGGTGACCCTATTGGGCTTGTTACTAATATAAAAGTAAAGAAAAGTTCCTTTGTTCAACAAATTGCTTATTCAATTTTAAATAAAAATACCTCCATTATCATATATAATCTTCAAAAAGCAATCAGTGAAATTGTTAATAAAATGCCTTTACATGAGACATTTATGAACAGTTATATCATGAACCAAAGACTTATGATGGTAGATCCGGTATTTAATCGTATGTCTTCTCCACAAGATCTTTTAGATTATCAAATCGATAAAAATAAGTATTATTTCAATAACGGATGGACATCTGTTGGATTATCGGATGGAACTCTTGCGAATAAGAATTATATTTTAAAGAAAGATATCAAAGCTTTAACGGTGTTTGGTATACATCACCATAACCCGCAAAGAAATCTATTTTCAACCCTTGGTATGAGAGGAGATGAGCTCCCACAATTAAGGTCAGCTTCTGCACAAGAGTTGATTGAATCAGGCATTACACGCACAGGTTGGAATCTGTTTACTCTTTTTGCGGATGTTCCAGATAATTTTGAGGATCAAGTATTAGTGGATATTTCTCACAAAGATAAAGCTATTATTTCTGAACGGAGATTCCAATGCTTTGGAGAGATTCTGGTAAAAGAAGGGCAAAGAATTAAATTAGGTGATTCATTAGTTAAATGTTCAGATGGTGAAATTACTTCTTATCAAGTAAAAGCTGACGAGTCCTGGATACACAAGATTATTAAATCTCACACAGTAGTTGGAGGTGTTAAAACTGAGGTTTATAATGTACTTATAAAATTTAAAAGATTTCTTAAAGATGCGACTAAACTTACCAACACTCATGGTAATAAGGGTGTAATTAGATTATTTGATCTTGGGTATGCAATTGATCCGGCTACAGGTAAACCCCGTAAGATAGATGTTATTGTGTCAGCTAAATCTGTAAAGAGACGTAAAAATTATGGTCAAATATTTGAAGCTTTAGTAAATGTAGTACATGAACGTAATACTGCTGAAGTAAATACACCAGAAATAAGTTCTATCAGTAATTGGTCAAAAAGAGGAGTTGCAGTTACTTCTAAAATTACCTCTAAAGTATTACCAATTAAACCGTTAATATATGCAGACAATTATACATTCGATGATGAAAAAGAAGCGCAGCTTAAACAAAACTTGATAGATTCTGGTATACCCGAGGATGGTACTTGGAGATGTGATACTTATGTTGGAGAAATCTACGGAGTTTGTGGTACGGTATTCTGGGGGGTTACCAAAGAACCTGAAGATCAATTGTGGGCAGAGGGGGCTACTGAAAGAACCAATGGTAAAGATCTTAGAGTTGCTGGTTTAAAATTTTCAACTGTAGAATTTAAAGCACTGGAAACACATTTTGGTATTGACAATGCTGTGTCAAGAGAAGTTCTTTCTTATACACAAGGTATTGAAAATATTGATGAAACTCTACAGATTCTTAGAAGTCAGTTTGGAATTATTACCAAAAATGTACCAACAAAGAAAGTATATGAAATAAAATCCGTTGATCAGAGTAACGGTACTATTTTTACTAAAGAATCTTTACTAGATACAGTAGCAGATGAAAATATGTTGAGGGATGGGTTTATTTTACATTTACCTGTACAATTTCAAACTGCTGTAGGAATAAAGAACAGTGATTCTTATGAAGGTGCTCCAGTATTTGATCCCGCTATGATGGACTGGTCTGTGTTTAAAGTATTATATACTACCGATAAGATATACATTCCAGAAGGCAGTATGCGTAGAAATTGGCGACATAGTACTGGTATGTACGGCATGAGTGAAATAGCTGTATTAATAAATAATATTATTATGTTTTCTAATAATTATCTTGCAGAGCCGAATGAGGCCCATCATATTAGAATGTTGTATAACGCACTTAGAAATTATTTCTTTAGAATGTCTAGTTCTGTAGGTACAAAGAAAGGAGATGTATCTAGTTATGCGATGTCAGTAAGATATCCTTATTCAGCTAAAGCTGTTGCAACACTATCTACTACAATACCACCACAAACAATCCAAATTCATAGTGATATGGCAAATTCTCTTAAAGTGACTGAAGGAGATGTAGTAATAGTTGAAAGGTTCCCTTGTCTTGGTTTTATGGGAATACGTCCTCAAAAAGTAACAATAACAGATGATCCAATGTGTAAATACACAATCAGAGCATCAGGCAATAGTTTAGTATCTACTAATTTAGATTTTGATGGTGATGTGATTTATATTGCGGCTTTTCATACACCAGAGGCAGTGGCATTACTACAAAAAGAGTGGCTTACTCCTAATCCCGAAACTTGGAAATATATCGATCAATTGAATAAACGAAAGGGAGAACCTTGCATTAATCTTTTAAGTCTCCCTGAGTACGAAATGACTCCTTTTACAGCCCTAACTTGTGAGGACCAAGCAGGTATTGTTAGAAAATTAACAGGAGTTAAAGCACAAACAGGTCCTGTAATTGCAATGGCCTATAATATCATGCGTATTATGGAAAATTCAGGTAATGAGTTAACTAATGCCCAGCAAGCATCTATCGAAATGTTTATTGAAAAGACAGGACAATCTGTATTTGAGCAAAAACATGGTGGCATTTCATTGTGTGAAATTGTACTTGAAGCTGTATGTACGGGTGATATTGACACACTAGTAAAAGAAGGTTATGATGCAGAAGTAACTACTCTTATCTGTAAAACCATTGATAGAAAAGCCAAGAGTATAGGAATCAATGACCTTAAAGATTATCATTACAAAATAGGTATCCACGGTTCCAATATTGTAAATCGCATTGTGAAAACTGAAAATAAAGTCTATTTTGCGAGCCGTTCAGATTTAGATACCTATAGTCTTTTAGAATGCCTTTCTTCACCGGTTGTGGATCTCCCTAGTCGTATATTTGCACTTACTATGTCTGGTAAATACAATAACGAACGTAATTTCTTGATTGAGGAAAAAGAAAGAAAGATGTTATCAGCAATTAAAGATGATGATTTGAGAAAAGGTTGTACAGATTTGTTTGGACTTATTGATAAAATGATGGGTAATGTTAAAAAAGGAGCAACAATTAGCAATAATGTTAGGCTAGGTTCTTGCTTGTTGAAAAAAAGTATAAAATAATTAATTTAACTAATCTCTGATGCATTGAAGTTCGTGATAATTGCATCCTGGGAGCTTATGTACCTCTTTATGACATGTTTTGCATAAAGTAATGGTGTTAGTCACATCATTTCCTAAACGTGGATTCTGGGCGTATCCTTCGATGTGATGGCAATGAAGTGGAGCTTCCTTTTGGGTGGCTCCGCAAATTTGACATCTCCAATTATCTCGCTCGAAACACATTTGTCTAACTAGAGGATTAACCTCACGGGAGGATGCGGGTTTGAATCCTTTAGGATAAAGTACTTTTTTATAAATTGGACAAGCTTGTTTGCAGTGGTCAGAGCAATATAAAGACTGTTCTCCAAGTACTTGACCTAATAGTGATTGAATTCTACGATAAGTTTGTGCCATATAAGGAATAAAATATTTACCGCAGTATCTGCACTTGACTTCTAAAGAAGTACCATTTTTAGCAAGCCTTGGTGCTTCATCAGTAGTTAATTTATCTTTAAATACTTCATATGTAGCATTAATATTATTACGTTGCTTGCTACGGATAGATATTTCTTCTTTATTATTAATTCGATATTGTTTATCTCTTATAGCTATTCTTTCTTTATTATCTTGATAATATTGATCCATTTGTGCTTTTCTTTTTTTTCTCACTAAAGTGAATTTTTCTGTGTTATCGTCATAATATTGTTTTCGTTGCTTTGCAATTTTTTCCTTATTATCAATGTTATATTGTTTAGCCTTTTTTGCAATACTTTCTTTGTTACTAATTTGATATTGTCGTTTTCGTTTAGTTATTTTTTCTTTATTATCAATTTGATATTGTTTTCTTTTTATAAGTATACATTCCTTACATTCTTTTCTATAATCATCGATACTATTTTTTCTTTTATAAAACTCGCTTAAATCTTTTAACTCTTTACATTTAGTGCAAATTTTTTTCATAATAATCTCCTTAATAGATTTTTAATTGGAGGGATGATTGTAATTAAGGTACAATCAAATTACGCCGATCAAACGACCTCTTAAATATAAGGAGGTTAATTAAAAAGTCAATAGACATAGTATAATAACTAATTAAGTTGTTGTACAAAGAATAAACTTATAACTAATAAATAGGAGAATTATGGCAGTACTTTTAAACATTAATATTTTGAGTGGTACGGTTATGGAAGATCCAGTCATCGTAGGTGAGGGTGACGGGGCTTGGGGGTTTTTAAAGCTCATGACTAATTATGTTGGCAGAACACCGGATGGCGGCTATACAGACGTGGATCAGATTATTCCACTAGTAGCGGATGAATCTCGTCATGTAAATACAATTAGGAATTATGTCAAGAAAGGCAAAGCTTTGACGGTAGAGACTTATTATAGAAGCTGGGTGTCTAATGGACAGGATCAGCATGGATTCTTTATAAAGAAACTCACATTTTCTAAAGCGAATTGGGGATCTGAAAACAACAATAACAACCAACGAGGTGGAAATCACCCAGGACTACCGAACAATTAACTAGTATTCTATGGGGTTATTACTTATAGCCCCATAGTATAATAATATACAGGATTAGGTTTGTATGAAAAAACTTATTATTACCGCATTGAATAGTGCAATAATTAAACTTGATAGTATAATACCTAAAACTAAAAAAGAAACAAAAAGCGTAGATATCTCTGATATAAATCCTTGGGATATTGTTGGCTACACGCAGATAAATAATATTCCCAAAAATGTAGCTTTTCACCACGGTATGCAGAGTCCAATTGAGGAGAGTGCGTTTTGGAACACATACGGTGCCTGCCTGGTTTGGGAAATTGATGTACCTACTACAGACAGAGACACGTTAAAGTACAAGAGAAAAAAATTCTCTAATCTAGCTTGGGTAGCGTTATATGACACTCTTATTAACAACGAATATAAAAGGGTTGGGTTTAATAGTGGATTATTAGAAGAATTTAATAATACTACGATTTATGACATGTACTGTAATAAAGAGTTTGATAGGCTTATTAAATATTATTCACTTTATTTTATAAAAGTATAGATAGAAAAAATTATTTAGAGTTAAAGGAAGTTATGTCAGAAATAAGGAAGTTAAGTGATACATTGATGATTGTTACTGAAGCCTTAGGTGACGTTAATGCAAGACTAAAAAAGCTTGAGAACCCAGATAAGAAAAATAAACATGGTTTGCCAATAGGGATGGAGATATTTGGAAAAACACAAGATGATCAAAAAGTGTCTCTTATTGTAAATCCTGAAAGTTATCAGATTGTATCATTAGGCGAACAACATATATTAAATGGGAAAGAATTTAACTCACTATCTAAAGCAGCTGAATTTTTTAGTGGAATAAAAAGAAAAAGTGGTTGGGTTTTCTGGAAAGATGCTAACGGCATTAAGTTAAAAGAAACATTTAAAGGATAACCCATGTATAAAAACAATAGACGTAAGAAAAAGAAACAAAAACTATTACATAAAGCTAAATTTAAACAGATGTTTTGTACTAAATGCGGTATTTGTCCTATCGGAAGTAACCCGAAATTTTGTTATGGTGTATTGTATAAAAACAATCCAGAACAATTTACTAATGTAGTTTTTCCTAAAATGATGGAGAATCATGATATATTAAAAGATCAGATAGTTCCAGATTTTGAGGGAAATACACTTTTAATTACCGCATTTTTTAATAATATACTGTGTGATGACGAAATATGTACAAAGTGTACAAAAAACAAAGATACGGATAAAATATTAAATTGTTTAGCTAAATTCAGATTACAGTGTAAACCGGGGTATCAAACTGTACAAGAAATTAAGAATCAATCAAAAAAGGAACGAAAAGCTCAAAATAAAATTAAACAGGCAAATAATTTAAAACTTAAAGCTAATGCTACGGTTACTGTATTAATGAGTACTGACGCAGAGTTCCTTGAAGCGGTGGAAAAAATACTTGGAAATAATAATAAGCAACAAAATTAAAATTAAAGATCCGCACCCAGTCATAAAAGAAATTCTTCTTGAACAATTAAAGCACAATAATCCTAAGTATGTAGACGCAGAGAAAATGGGCAAAAGTACTTATAAGATTGATGAATTTCTATGCAATTATGAATTTGACGAGGATAGTAGCATGTACATACCAAGAGGTATGCGAGGTCCTTTATTAGAGCATTTAAATGCTTTAGGACTACCGACTCAAATAAGTGATGAACGTGCTATGAACTTTATAGGGTATCTAGACGGATCTAAAATAAATTATCGTAAATACCAACAACCTGCTATAGAAAAATTGTTACATGAAGGGCCAGAAGGAGTTTTAGTGGCTCCACCAGGGAGTGGTAAAACTGTTATGGGATTAAGTTTAATTCCTGTACTATTACAAAATACATTATGGTTAACTCATACAGATAGACTATTTAAACAAACTTATGAAAGGTGTTTAGAATTTTTACCAGGACTTAAAGAAGATGATATCGGTATGATTGGAGGAGGAAAATGGAAAATTGGTAAAGTACTTACTATAGGAATGATTCCTACACTAGTAAGAAACATTGAAAAATTAAGTGAATTAAAAAATCACTTTGGTCTTGTTGTCTTGGATGAGTGTTTAATAGCTGGTACTAAAATAACCATGCTTGATGGTACTTCTTGTAATATAGAAAATGTAAAAAATGGAGATGTTACGACCTTTGGAAAAGTAACTAATAAATTTGAAAGAAAAACAGATTCGTTAGTAAAACTGAGATGTTCTATAGAAGAACTCGTTGGTACGCCTACACATCAATTACCTTTTATATCGAGAAATAAAGTATCAATTAATAAACATACTAATTCGTGGGAGCCTTTCAATGAAAAAGATGTAACTTTTGAAGAAATAAAAAATATAAATAAAAATGATTATTTATTAGTGAAGGAAGATGCACCACATACAGAGAGATTTAATATAGGAAAAAGAAAAGCAAGATTACTGTCTTTAATAGCGTGTGATGGACACATAGAAAAGAATTTAAGGTGTCTTCAGGTAGGTATTACAAAAGATAAAGATTGGTTCTTATCCGAAATGTGGCAAAACACTTTAATCTATAATGATCATAACATACACTTTAGCGACTGTGCTAGAGGAGATTTAATAATAAGAAGTTATTCAAAGAAGTCTATTGCAGATATGCATCATTATATTCCAAAAGGTAACAAATCAAAAAACATTCGAGTTCCTCATATAATAATGAATGGAAGTTACGAAGATATAATTAATTACTTACAAGTAGCTTTTGATTGTGAAGGCAGTGTGACAGACCAAATAACAATAACTATGGCAGGTAAAGATTTTATTAAAGATATACAGTCCTTATTACGTAAATTTGGTATTATAGGTAGATTAATTCCTATACCATCTAAAGACCATTTAAGACTGGCAATGACTGGTTATGATGCGTTTTTATTTTGGAAAAAAATAGGATTTTCCATGCCAAGAAAACAACAAAAATTAAAAGAGCTGTTAAACAAAGCTAGTAAATATCGAAAAATAATAAAATTTCGTGGCATTTCGTATAGATGTGTAAGAGTACTAAACAAAGAAATAATAAACAAAAGTACAACAGTATATGATTTCACCACGGAACAGCACTTATTTATTGCTAATGGGATATTAAGTTCAAATTGTCATCATTGTCCAGCTTCAACATTTTTATCGGTTATCTCGCAATTAAACCCTTATTTCTTGTATGGACTAACAGCTACTGCTTATCGAAGAGACAAGTTAGAGTCTATGATGTTTCAATGTCTAGGTCCTATAAGATCAAAAATTACTAAAGATACAGTTGCTGCACATAAGGGTATTATATCTCCTAAAATTATATACACAGCTATTAAGCATTTACATAAAGTAGATGGTAATGATATTCCAACTATCTTTAAAAATCATATTATATATAATCATAAGCGTAATGCTCAAATAGTGAAGGATGTAGTAAGAGAAGCTAAATTAGGTAATTTTTGTATCATAGCTTCTGGGAGGAAAGTCCATTGTGATTTGCTACATGAAATGATTAAAAAAGAGTGGAGTAGGACAGGGGTTGCTACTGGAAATTATAGTAAGAAAATAATTGATGGTCAAATTGAGGCATTTAACAACAACGAAATAACGGTACTAATAACAACCTCAGAATTACTTGGAGAAGGTTTTGATGTTGATTTTTTAAATAGGTTATTTATTACAACACCCTTTAGAACAGAAGCTAGGGTAGAACAGTTAGTAGGCAGAATTCAGCGTTTTCACAAAGATAAAAAGGACGCAATTGTTTATGATTATGTCGATGAAGGCATAGGTGTATTAGTTAATCAATTCTATTCTAAGTACGGAGAATGTAGGAGTAAAGTTTATAAGAGATTGGGACTCGAAATGCTATCCTACGATCAACACGTATTATAAAACAGAAGTCAGCACAAAAATAAAGGACTTCAATTTGGATAATTTTAAAATAAAAATTTCAAACACAATGACAGAACAAATGGGTTTATATGGTAATGAGAATCATATGATCCGAATACCTAAGGTTTTACGTACTAATTTACAACGCAATCTAGGAGAACGTATCCCATTTACCTGTGTTCAAGGTAAGCCTGTGGTATTAGAAATATCAGAAGCATTTAAACATGACTCAGAGCAAGATAGTAGTGTTTGTTATGTAACTGAAGAAACATTTAATACAATAAATATTGAACGTACTCCGATATACATACCTAAGCAAATAGAAACTATAACTTTGGGATGTGACCCAGAATTCTTTTTATTGGATAGACAATCGAAAAAATTACTTAGGGCTTATATGTTTTTTAAGAAATTTGGTGAAGTTGGTAATGATGGAATATTAGCAGAATTTAGACCTAAACCAACATTAACCCCACAAGATCTTACTAATAATATTTACAAACTAATTGTGAAAACAAAAAAGCTTTTAAGTACAAATTCAATACATAATCCTGATGATATTATACTACATGCAGCTTCAAGTTATGAAGGATATACTGCGGGATTTCATTTACACTACGGATTACCTAAAGAGATGCTGGGTAGAAAATCAGATAGACTAGTGGTTATTAAAAAAATAATGAGAGCTCTAGATTATTATATAGGTATTCCAGCTATTATGGCGGAAGAAGTAACTGATTTTAAACGAAGAGTGAATACATATGTGTCTTATGGTAAACCCAGTGATTTTAGAATTGATCATAGAACTTTAGAATATCGAGTTCCAGGAGGAAGTCTTTTAAGACATCCTGATCTAACATTAGGATTAATTGCTTTAGGATCTACTGTAATTACTGACCTCATGATTAAAGTGAAGTCTATAACTAATGAATTTAAACACTTAAGTTTTATGAATAATGATGATCGTTTGCAAGAAATATACCCGAATACACCAAGAATAATGACTATGTATGAAATTATATGCTCTCCAAACACAGATAGAGCTAAAACATATTTGGATAGTATATATAATGATATAACTAGAATGATTGATTTTAATAAAAACAGCAAGGCAATTAATAAATTATTTACTATTTTGTCTAATAATAAAGAACTAATTGACCAAGGAATGGAATTAAACTGGAGGAATACCTATGAACAACGACATCACTTTCACCAAACATCCAATTAGAGACTGTCTTAACGCCGCAGATGTTGCTTATTGGCGAAGGTCTTTACCCAGACTACTAAAAGTTGGTTTGGAATTTGAATTTAATCTACCAGACAAAGATAACGGTACTTGTAAAGGTAAAAGTTTTACTTGTCCTTGTGTAAGTTTTGGTAAAGAAGAACTAACTTGTTGGCAAAAATGTTTGAGAGAGAAAACATGTAGCGCAGACAAAAATACTACAAAGTGTAAAAATTTTGATTCTTCTGTATGCACCGATGAAATGTGTGCTGCTTGTGATAAGTATGATTTTCTATGTTCTACATATAGTTGTTCAAATTACGTATCAGCGTGTAGTACATGTACTGATTTTAAAATGAATTGTAACGATTGCCAGTACCGATTTGATCCAAATAAAAACCCTGAAGCAATTAGATCCGCGTGCATTAATGAATTTAATCCTAGTGGAACTTATGGTAAAATTGCAAAATCAGGAGTACATAAAGTTGTAACAGACGGATCTTTGTTAGGTGGAAAAGGAATGGAAGTTATAACTACTGGAAGAAGAGTAGACTATTGGGAATTTTTCAAGATGTCTGATAAAATTATTAATAATGCTGTTGCTCGTGGTGCTTATGTAAATGAAAGATGTAGTATTCATATGCATGGATTAGCATCTTATTATGGGCAAGTCAAAGGATTGGACCCTTCTTCTAATTCAAAAATTGATGAACTAGAAAGATCTGTTCCTGAAATTGTATTGGCTAATTTCCATCAATTGATTAGACGTTACCAAAACGCCATGACTTGGATGTCGGTTGGTTTAGATGACCCAGCACATATTACTAGATGGGAAAAATTTAGAATGTCTGTTCTTGATGTCCCGGCTGTAACAGAACATATGAGAAAAGTTAAAGATGCTATTGTTCAAAAAAGTGGTGGAACCAAGTATGGGCTAGCTAATTATAAATTTTGTGGATTTGACAGTAGTGGACAAGTTAATAGACTACATGTTGAATTACGAGTAATGGATGGGTTATTGTCTCCAAGTGCTGTAGCCGCTTTTTCATGTCTATATTATGCACTATTCATAAAAGCTGTGGAATTATCTAGGTATGGTGTAATGGATGCAGGTAACGAGGCTTGGCTAAAACAATCTACTATTATCAAGAATGCAATAATGAATGGTGCGTCTTCTTGGGATGAAGCGCGGGATACAGGAAGGTTTAGTGATACTTCCGAATTACATAAATACACAGATATTTTAGTAGCTGAATCGTACGAGATGATTTCAATGCTTAAGCACATACTAAGTTCGATTGGTCCAGCTTATGAGGTTCTTGAAAAATTGGCAGAGGCTCCTTGTGGTATTAGAAGATGTGAAGGCAAATCTTGGGAGGATATTGAAAAAGATCTTGCTGTGGAGCTTACTGAAGAAGGAGCTACTGAGTATGAGATACAAAAAATTATTGCTACACGCGCAGTTATAAAATCCGCATCTCTTGAAGAGTGGACAAAATGTGTAGCTAAGCTTCTTAAAGAAAAAAATGAGTTAGAAATTTCAAAGGAATCTGAAGAAGAAATAGCTGATAGAGTCGCTATACATATTGAAGATAGTTATGCTAATGGAAATATGTTGTGGGCTGATAAAATTGGTTCAGTTATAGCAGTTTAAATAATAAATAAAGGAATTATATGTGTTCAATATTTGGAATGGGGTTTTTCAAGAAAGATAGGATAAACTCCTTTTTACTAAGAAATGCACTAAAGTCATTAACTTTGAATGCTCAAGCTCGTGGTAGAGATGCGACTGGCTTAGCATTCACTACTAAAACATCAACTGATGTTTTTAAACATAATGTGTCAGCTAAAAAATTCATTGAATTGGAAAATTATCGCGAAGTAGTACGAAAACATACCAAAGATAACATACCCCTTTATTCAATTCTTGGGCACTGCAGAGCTAAGACTTTAGGTACACAATTAAACCCTCTTAATAATCACCCGATCACTACCAATAATATAGTTGGTGTACATAACGGTGTAATAAGTAACCATGATGGTGTATTTACTACATTAGAAGCAACAGCAGCTAATTATGATGTCAAAAGAGCTGGGCAAGTAGATAGTGAGGCTATTTTTAGAGCCATTGACCTTTATGCTCATCAGTATAAAAACCCTACTGACTCAGCAGGAAAAGTATTACTTGGGCATATTGCTAATCCGGTAACTAAAGCCATACAGTCCGCAACTAGACTACTGAATGGATCGTTTACTTGTGCTATAGTAGATATCGAAAATCCAGAGTGTTTATGGGTATTTAAGCACTCTAACCCAGTTACTATTTATTTGTATAAAAAAGAAGGATTTTTAGTATTTGCTTCTCTTGAAAATTTTTTAGAAGCTTCTTTAGGGTCTATAGGCTTATCAGTACCAGAAAAAATAGAACTTACTAATGATACTGGGATTTGTTTTAATTTAATGAAAGGGGTATTTAGTAAATTTAATTTAGCAGAAAGTAGTAATGACTCAAAAGTCTTAAGTAAATAAATAAACACTTTGGGTTATTAGGGAGTATTAAAATGGAAATTAATAGATTATTAGGTATTAACGAGTCTTTAGTTGAGGTATTCACAGCAGTAGAGTCTGGCATTGTAATTGATGATTTAGGTACTGGAATTCGAACCGGAACTCCTTGTTTAATTCTAACAACTGGCTCAGATAAAGATGGTGGGGAGATAAAGTCTTTAGGTAATAAAGCTGCGTTGTTTATAGGACCGCATTGTCCAGGGGCTCCTCCAAGGCATATATTTGATATCAATCCAGGCTGCGGTGGTCCAATTATTAAATCACAAGGACCATCTAATATATTAGATGAATTTTCGTCTATTGAGATTAAAAAAATAGACTTGAAAAAAATCAACAAGTTAATAGAAAATGTTCAAACTAAAGGACCTGTGTCTTTAATGGTTACAGAAAACAAAGAAAAGTGTTTAGCTAAAGATATCGCTACTTTGTGTAAGGAATTTAATAAAAAATTTAAATTTATTTCTGTAATGTCTCACCATAAACGTGGTAAAAGAAATTTAGTTCCCAACGATAAAGTGGTGTGTGCCCTTACTTTTTCAGACATTAAAAATAGTTTACCAGTGTTTAGTCCTGAAAAATCTAATGGTATCTCTATGCACTTAGCGATTCTTTACACCGAACAAAGTAATAAAAATAAACAATTAGTTACTGCGCTTGAGACTACTGTAATATTTTCCTCTTTTAAAGAGAATTTTACAATTATTAAAGGACAAAAAACCGGTATAAGCCTTGTACCTATAACTGCATTATTAGACAGTATTCTAGGAGACAGTACTTATTTAGAAGTCGGTAAAACGCAATCAAAAAGTAAACAAGATATAAAACAAGAAGTAAGGGAAAAAAAGAAACGAAAAAAATTAAAAGTAAAACAATCGAGTCCCTTTGATAATGAACGTCCATTTGTCCCGGTCGAAAACCCTTTTGACAACAAAGACCCATTTGAGATGGTTGAACGTCCATTTGACCCGGTCGAAAACCCTTTTGACAACAAAGACCCATTTGAGATGGTTGAACTGGATTATTCTGATTCAATTGCTGTACGTGAGGTGCCAACCACTGTACGTGCAACTATGCGTACAGTACCAACGGGTACAGTTTATGGAAAATATACTAGTTTAAATGATAGTGATGATTTTTAAAATATAAAATAATATTTAAGGAGAGGTTAGTTATGTGTGGAATTCTTGGAGCACTTCGTTTCGGAGAACTTAATGATTCAACCAACGAAGAACATAATTGGATGAGAAAAGCTAGTTTGCTAATTGCAGCTGATATTCTAGAAAAAACTGAAAAAAGAGGAAAAGATGCTACTGGAATATCGGCTCTTTTTAATGATGGAAGATTTATTTTACAAAAAATGGGTACAGACGCTAAAACCTTTATGAGTCGCTTTGGTGGTAAAAAGGAAGATTTTCAAGGGTTTATGAAAATTCTTCGTGAATATGAGTCAACTCTAAAGATTATTACTGGACATTGCCGTAAAAAATCAGTAGGAGGTTCTTTTGACAATGTTAATAATCATCCAGTTAAAGCTAATAAAATAGTTGGACTACATAATGGTACTCTAAAAAATCAAAACATCATTTTTGAAAATCTTAAATGTAAAAGAGACGGGGATGTAGACAGTGAAGCTATTTTTAGGCTTCTGGATTATTATACTAAAGGAGGAAAGGAACCTTTTACTATGGAAATGGTAGAAGATACTTTTAATAGGCTAGAAGGTACTTTTAGTATTATTGCTTACAATATTGATAATCCTAATCAAGTAGTAGTTGGTCGTGACGGTAGACCAGCCGAATTTTGTCTTGTTAAACCACTAAAGACAGTATTTATTGCTTCAGAAAAAGCTTATATTGAACACGCTCTTTGGAGATATAATCAAACAGCAGCTTTATTTTATGATGGGCAGTATCCTAGAATTAAATCAGCAGACGCAGTGTTTAAAACACTAATAGATGATACTGCTGGTATTTTTGATCTTACAAAAGAAATTGATGAAAATTCTGAAATGGCGGATTTACTAGACACTAAAAAATTACCTCTAACAAGTCAAAGAATATGGAAAGTGCCTGTTAAATCGACTGTTTATCCTAATGATGCTTACAGAAATAGACAACAAACTGATGACAAAAAAAAAGTAACAGTGGGTGGTCAGGGGGAACCCCTAAACACTGCAGCATCAGACAAAAGTATGACAGGAACTACCAAAACCAAGGATGCTGCGGAATCTAAAAGAAGATTTGTAGCAAGAGTATGGAATGAGGATTTAAATAAATTTATTCCAAAAACAGATATCAAAGCCATGGAAAGCACACAAGTAATTAATTTGGAAAAAAAAACCATCAATGATTTAACATCAGTATTTAGAGAGGTTACAAAAGAACAAAATGATCCTTTTAATAAATCAGAACAAAACGCATTGGTGGAAAAGAAATTCACACACGAGGTTGAAGAGTATAAAAGTGGAAAAACAGCTGTACTAAATAACATTATACCTATAGAGGCTAAAGCTTTAGAGGTCGAAGTAAACCAATTAAAAGTGATTAAAGAAAAGACAGCTTCAGCACGTTTAGAAAGTAAAGATCATCTAGACGGGCTAAAGGCTACTATTCAAGCATCCAAAGAATTACTAAGATTGGACACTATTGATGAAGTAGCTGAATTACTAAATGCGGATGTAGAAAATATTGAAAAACTATCATTACCTGCAATTACAAACAGACTCTTGAAAGCCCAATTTTCTAAAATGTTTCTTACTGGCTGGATGGCTAAATGTGATGCATTAAAAACACAAACAATCGATAAGCATATAGAAGCAATCGATAAACACGTGGAAGAAGAAAAAGAGGTGAAATCTAGAAAACATATCAGAGTATTAAAACATATTGTAAACGCGCTCGGCCAGTACGATGAAAAACAATTAGTTTCTGAATGGGCCAAAAAATGGGCTACTTCCTATTCTGAAATCAATACAGAGACTCTATCCGCGGTGTTTAATGAGGGAGACCTTCGTGATAATGACAAAGTTACTGAAATAATGAAATACGTAAAAAAGTAACAAAGGAGAAATATTAACATGACTAGTAAAAAAGAACTAATTTTGGTAACTTCGGCTAGAATGGAAAAAAATAAAAAACCTAACCGTAATGAAAATAACCTTATAAGATTATCTGCAGTTACTAGAAATAGTTTGGGCTTTGGAGACAGTGTTGAAGTCTCAGGAAAACATTTAAAGTCTTTAGACACTTTTCAAGCTTTTTCTAAGGACATAAAAGATTTACGTGAACAGGGCTCATTTACAGATAGTGAAATGAAAAGAATTGGCTTCGTAACCCCTGAAACTTTTCGAAGTCTTACTGGTAAAAACAGTCTATTGGAAAAAAATAATATTTGGATTTCCAAAACAATACAAACAACACTAATTGGTGCAGACCCAGAATTTCTTTTATTTGATAATAAAGGGGACGTAGTGCATGCAAATAACCACCTTTCTAAACCTGGACTAGTAGGATCAGATGGCGCTATGATTGAAGTACGCCCTGAACCTTCAACTACTCCTGAAGGGTTGGTTCAAAATATAAAATATATTTTTTCTAATCAAGAATTAATGCGTGATGTCCAAGATTTCCAGTGGTTAGCTGCAGTTTACTATAAAAATGATCAAAGAGACTACCCAGTTGGTGGACATATCCATCTTGGAAATCCTGTAAGCATCAAAAAGCTTTCTGGTCCTCAAAAACATTTTATGTTTGGTGTTTTTAATAAAATACTTGACGAATTACTTTCCTTACCTATGATTAAATTGGATGGGCAAGACTTGGGTGAGTGTCGTAGATCAAAATGTAAAATGGCTATGGGAAACCGGGGTTTTGGCTATTACGGAGAATGGCGTCCATGTGATGGAAGATTAGAACATCGCACATTAAGCGGTTTATGGCTTATGCACCCTTCAGTAGCGGAGGCTGTATTAGGTACTGCCAAAGCCATAGCAGATGAAATGTTTAGTCTTGTGGATGATAAAGGGTATGATTTAAACTATATTAAAAGTCCTGGTATTGAATTTAATGATCATAAGTATTTATATAGGGCTGAGTTTGATGATTGGGACAAAATAGGCATTGCTAAAGATTTAAGATGTGTTCAATCCTCTGCTTATATGCGTTCTATGCTTAATACCTCTAAAGCAAGTAGTATTACCAAACCATTTCTTACTAAATGGTATAATAATATAAAAAAACTTAGTACTTATAACAAATACGCAAAGCACATTGACATGCTTTATGCTATTCTATCAATGCCCAAAAAGAAAATCTCTAGCATAGGGCTAGATTTAAAGAAAAATTGGGTAGAAGAAAATGAACTTTTGTTGTAGAATCAGCAATGTTTAAAAAAATTTTAAATTATATTAAAAAAGGACTTGACATGAATAAAAAAGATGTTTATATTACGTACAGTAGTGCCACAAATGTAACTGGAGAAAAATTACAAGCAGCTTTAAAAATTGCAGGTGGTTTAAAAATTCCTTCAAAAAAACAAAAACTAATTATTGGGTGGGGAGCTAAAACAGACGAAGACGTAACTTTTCCAAAAGATACTATTGTATTAAACCATCCAAACGCCATCAGGACTAACCGCAATAAACTTGGGGCTCTCGCACTTATGCTTGCTGGGGATGTATCAATAGCCCCATTTTCACCAACTGAAACAGTAGAAACTGATATTGCTAGTGGAAAAATTACACTACCGCTTATTGGAAGAACAAAATATCATCAAGGTGGTAAAGGGTTTTGGGTATGCCCTACACTTACACATGTTAAGGACGCTATCAAAAACAATGCTGCTTATTTTCAGGCAATGATTGAGATTAAAGACGAATTCAGGTTTCATGTTTTTGGAGATACTGTAATTTATGCTGTAAAAAAAGTTCAACGAACTCCAGAAGATTTTGAAGTAGCATTTATAGAAGATGAGCTTGCACGTCAGAAAAAATTGTGGGAAAAGAATAATGAGGGACCATTTCAAGAGAATTTTGCAAAAGAAATACTACGTAGACAAGCAAAAAATGCTACGGCTGGGGGTGCTAATATGATGGTACGCTCCAATAAAATGGGGTGGAGATTCTCTAGAATTAGTAAGCTAGATAAAGCAGTTGAAGTTGAAGCTATAAAAGCTGTAAGAGCACTAGGTCTAGATTTTGGTGCCGTTGATTGTTGTACTGATGCTAATGGAGTTCCTTTTATTATTGAAGTAAATACTGGACCTGGGCTTGAGGGCACACCATTTGATAATTATGTAAAAGCTTTTGAAGCTTTACTAGCAGATAAACCAAAAGCTATTCCTACCAAACCTATATCTCCAGCTGCAAACATGGCTGCTGCAAAAACTAAAATTGGAAACTCTTCTATGGGTGCTGCTAAAAAAGCACTACTTCAGCAACAGCTCGGGAGACTTTCTAGTATTCTAGAAGAGACCCCTGATGATGAAATCGACACTTTGGAACGACTGGCAAAACACGTTATATTCGGTTCCGACTCATAAATTTGATAACGGACTGACTGAATACCAAATAGCTGGGCAAATAGCTGATTTATTAAATAGTTATAACCACTTAAAAACTAAACATACACCTAGCACTATCCTGTCCGATAAAGTCAAGTACTTCATTGAGCTTTACGGACAGGATGTAATAGGTTGTGTAGGATTATTATATGAATTAGCCTTAGACAAGATATGTCATTTAACTATTAAACCAGAATTTAGGCGAAAAGGTTTTGGTAGAAAATTAATTTATAGAGCTAAAGAATTTTCACAGAGATCGGCTGTGTATATGTCAATTAGAGAAGATAATATAGGCAGTTTAAATTTGGCAACCTCACTTGGTTTTCGTGCAATAGCCTATAAAAGAACTAATGACTATAATTTGCTTATTTTATTTATGGAGAAATAAAAACACATGGACAAGCTTACACAGATTAAATACATCGGCATTGAAGTAATTAAAAAGGATGGTACTGGTAAGGACGATATTACTTCTGGATTTTTTCTAGGGGTTTGGGATAATTGGAATAGGAAAGAAAAACAAAATTTTATTGTTATAATGGACTCTAAGACAACTGTACGTTTATTTAATACTCAATTTTATAATGTACTAGCTCTTAAGATTCTAGATAATGAAACAGAATATTTAACAGTGTTTAAAAAAGAATTAGAAGATCAAGAGTCTGCTATTAAAATGCTAAATGGATTTGTAGAACTGTTTAGAACAGACAATAAGTTAATGACAACAGATGCAACTGGACAATTAATAGATCCTAATGAATACTTTAATTACCCAAAGGCTATACTAGAAGGAAAAGATCTTACAGATACAGCATGTGAAACTGATCCTATTGACAAAGTTACTAATCTTAAAAATGCCAATGGTAGTACTAAAACTAATAACAATTATAACCATAACGCTAATGCAGTAAACAAAGGCTATGGAGCAGCTTATTCTGATCCTTATGGGTATGGATATGAATACGGTGAATATGGTACTACAAAAACAGCTACAGTAACTTATTTAACTAGAAAAGGAGCTCCGCTTTCTATAGCTACTTTAAATACTATGAAGGATAAAGTTAAACGACTAGCTACAGGGGATTACACAGTTACAAACATTCCAGTACCTAAATGTGATGAATTAGATACTATTGCTGATGACTATGATAAAAAAAACCTACCCACAGTAGTAATGTAAATTATTTAAAAATAAACTCTAATACTGCAATAATACATGCTAAACAAAAAATGTTACATAATTTACCTATTCAGTGTCCGTGCGATAACTACGCACATCCTGGATGTGGGTTGAATTGTCCATATAGAGATTAAAAGGAGTAAATTTGGAATTAATAGGGCATGAAAATACAAAAAGGAGAATTGGTGTAGCTGTTAAATCAGCTATAATTAGAAATAAAGCCCTACCTCATATTTTATTATCAGGAGCAGCTGGTTGTGGTAAAACTACCACAGCTAGATGGCTTGCAACACTTGGAGGGTATGATTTTACCCCAGTTACTCCGTTAAGTTTAAAAACAGTTAAAGATGTATATACATTATTAGAAAAAATGAACCATTCTGGGTATAATAACACAGGAGATCGTATTGGAAAAATAACACCTACTATCTTATTTTTTGATGAAATTCATCAAATGCCTGTAATAGCGCAAGAAATACTTGGAGTAGCTATGGAACGTTTTCTTTTGGATTCTGATAAGTCTAAAAGTTACATTTGGTTACCTTATTTTACTATAGTTGGTGCAACTACAGACGATGGAATTTTAACTAAACCATTCAGAGACAGGCTTAAAATGAAATTTATTTTTGAACCCTACTCTGATGAAGAGATGGAAGAGATTGTGAAATTTCATGCAATTCAACAAAAATTAATTATTACTGAAGGGGCTGTTACTGGGATTACCCAACGAAGTAGAGGTGTACCAAGAATAATGGTAAATAATTTAGAAGTTGTTAGGGATGTAATGCTTAGTAATGGAGCTAAAGTAATATCATCTAAGTTAGTTGATTTTGCGTTTAATTCCATAGACGTAGACCCTACTGGACTTACTAAAGTAGAAGTAAAAATTCTTAAGTCCTTATATGAAACAAGCGGTCCAATAGGATTAGATAATTTAGCAATTATTACTAATGAATCGCCAAAAACAATCTCTCAATCACTCGAACCTTTTCTTATTAGGAGAGGCTTACTTTTAAGACAAGCAAAAGGAAGAGCTATAACCGAAAAAGGGAAAGAATATCTTGAAACTATGGGTCATATAACTAGTAAAAACACTGATAAATCTTACATAGATGTATCCCATGTAAGGATGTAGGTATTTATGATAAAATACAAAGTAATAACAGAAAAAGACTTAACTAGCACTGATACAGAAGCATTCCCTAAGTATTTACTTGGAGATACACTAATTGATGCAGAAGAGACCTTTACTTGTTTTGAAAAATACATCAATAATCTTGCTACTTCTTACCATTTTATAACAGGAATAGATAAAAGTGAGTTTTTTGGTGATGCTGTAATAGCCTTAGGCAAAGCCAGAAGAGACTTTGATATTAAAAGAAGTAATAATTTTATAGCTTATGCAAAATTTCTTATCGTGGATTCTATGAATGAGTGTATAAGAAATAACATAGCCATTGTTAAAATACCTTCGTATATCTATAAAGCTCATAGAATTATAGCAAGGATCAAATTACTTGCTGTAAATAATTGTGCAAATATTACTGATGTATTATATAGTGATGATTATCTTGTTTCTGAATCGGTAAAATTAAAAATTAATGAGGATAAAAATAAATTGAAAAGAGCCGCAGAGAGGGCAAATTTACCTTATAGAGAGCTTATTAAACGAGCCGAGTACCTTCCATTGACGTTGAGTAAAGAGGATGGTATGAAGAACTTAATACACTCTAACAAGACACACGACGCAATGTTAGCAAAAATTGTTGTTGATACAATAACCCCATTACTAGATAAAGATGAAAAATCTATTGCAGAAATGTTGATGAAGGATTTACCCAGATCAGAGATTAGTAAAAAGCTTGGAAGATCTGATGATTGGATTCTTAGTAGAATGGATAAAATTAAAAATAAAATTACTGGTAAATTTTTAAAATAAAAAAAAATAAACAATTAAAAGGAGACTAAAAATGAGAACATTAGAAGCTTTATGTAAACTTAATGATACAAAGGCTGAGGTGTATCTTGTTGGGGGCTTCGTTAGAGATTTCATAAGAAGAAAGAAAAATAAAGACCTAGATATAGTAGTACGCTATATGGCATTGTCTCAAATTTCTGACTTTTTAAGTACACACGGTAAAGTAAAAGAATTAATAATACATCGTAATCATGGACCAAAAGCTGACCCAATTAAATTTTTGTCTTTTTTCGGAAGTGATGGTGTAGAAGCTCAAATTACAACTGTGAAGGGTTCCGGTGAAGATCGAAACCCAAATGCGACGCTAAAACAAGACGGAAAACATAGAGATTTTACAATAAATTCAATGTATCTTCCTGTTAATAATATAACATCAAAAGCAGTTATTGATCATTTTGGTGGAAAAAACGATATTGCTGCAAAACAAGTCTTAACCGTAGGATCAGCAAAAGCAAAATTTGTAAAATCTCCAATTCGTATATTACGAGCATTTTCCATAGCCGCTCGAACAGGCTACAACATACATGATCATGTTAAAGTAGCCATAAGTGCAAATGTACATCTATTAGCCGGAGTGCCTATGGAGGCTATTAGGGCTGAATTTGAGGACATACTTTTAAGTGCTAAACCATCAAAATATTTTAAAATGATGCAAAAACTTGGGGTATTAAAAATGATACTTCCAGAGCTAGAAGCTACTGTAGACTGCAAACAAGACAAAAGATACCATAAATACAACGTATTTGAACACTTGTTATACTCATGTGATAATATCGAGCCAGATTTAATTTTACGTTTAGCAGCAATTCTACATGATATTGGAAAGCCTGCTTCACGAAATAAAATTAATAATCACGTTACCTTCTATAAACATGAGGTTTATGGGGCTAGACTAGCTCGCGTTATACTTAAACGATTAAGGTACGACAAGGTAACTATCAACAAAGTAACTCATTTAGTAAGAATGCATATGTACCACTATACCAGAGAATTTACTGATGCAGCTGTACGTAGATTCATTGTAAATGCAGGTATTACTAAAGATAATATAGAAAATTTGGCGGATCTTCCATTATTTAAAGTAAGAGCAGCAGAACGGCTTGGAAATGGGTTTAAGAAAACCAAAAAAACCCAAAAGCAGTATGATTATGAGGATAGAATTAAATCAGTGTTTGAATCTAGTGCTGGATTCTCTATAAATGATTTAGCTATTGACGGTAATGACCTAATGGACACTTTTAGTATGCCTCCTGGTAGAAATATCGGAGAACTTTTAAAGTATTTACTTAGTCTTGTAATGAGTACACCGGATATTAATAATAAAAAAGATCTTCTTAGGGCATCACTTGAATTTATTATAAATGAAAAAGAAAAACATGAATAATGAGCATTCAAAAAATATTAAAAACGATAAAAATATCAGAAAAAACTTCAATAGCTATTGATGTGATTCTTAGTAAGATTAGAGATGGTATTTTTGAAGATGGGAGGTAGGAGTTTGACGATCATTGTAACGCTTGTTACAGTGTTTATATAGAGTAAATATGAAAACTCTGTGGTTCCAGGCTATCAACAAGTAGGGTTCCGAAAAGGAATTGCAAACGTGTTCGCCTATAGTAACTAAACATTAAAGCATATACCAGGAATTGATGCGGTATCAGCTAATGTAACTGATTAGGGAAATAACTTTTAGGGGTTTTAGTTGACACATCCTCTTGACAGCAAAAATTCAACTCCGATCTTTTTATTAGAAGCTCATCTGCAATAATAAAATAATACATTAGCACATATACGAAGTAAAGTTCAAATCTTACTAATGTTTGAGAATTTCATGTTTTCTTGATAAAGATAAACAGAGGTTAAATTAGAAATCTTTATCTAAAAGCACGGAGGGAAGTCCAAAGGGACGTTATTATATAGATGGGATACCTCATTGATATAATAAGTGGTTCGAATCCACACCTCCGATAAGGTACTTATAAATTATAAAATACGTTATATAAAAACTGAACAATCGCCGTTACACTGCACAGACTATTATAGTCAATAAGTCAGTAAAAACCGCTACTTCTGTCACTGTATATAAAATTTTATAACTTGAATCTTAAGTTCGAGTGGGTTAGGGGTGGGAAATTATAAGTTATCTTAAAAGTGAGTACAATTGGTTTTGTATTTATTTCTCCTTGATTAAAGCAAAGAGTTGTCATGGGCTCTTTGCAAACAGTAAAGACTGACTTGTTTTGGGTTATCATACTGGATTAGTACTCCCTAAAACTATTACTTGTCTTTACATAAGCTAAATACAAGCTTATTTTCTCCTTAAATTGTATAGTAAGGTAATTGGGTTGGCTAATTACCTTACATAAGTAACTTAAACCTTTAATAGTTGAGGAATTCGTATGATAGAGAATTTACCATTTCTTTTTGATTCAGATAAAGATAGTCCTTTCGATGATTGCTCTATGGCAGAAGATAATCTAAATAACCATGATCCTGACTTGTTTCAAGATTATGACACCTTGGAGTATGAAAACATCTATGATGATTGGGGAATAATTGACCCAATTAAAGATGGAATAAGACGAGGGGTTGACCGGGTAGGTGGTGAAGATTTCATGAAATATGTTATGCCATTTGCAGAAACAATGGCTGATTATAGCTCAGAAATCCTTAAAACTCAGTCAGAAGATAAACAACTTAAGTCAATGCATGAGGAATTGACAGAAAATCGGAAAGAGTCTTTACCAAAAAGATCTTTTGAGCGGTTAGTATCAAAAGTAATTTCTGGTGAAATAAAACGTAATAATGTCAATTAGTTAATAAAGGTAAGAAATGAAGAACTTATCAATGATTGGTAGACCTGGTTCTAAATCCGTAAAAAATATAGTTAAAATTACTGGAATTCCAAAATACAGGAAGACTGCTAAAGTTCTTATTAATTATGGGTTGGCTGGTAAAAAAATGGAACAGTTTATTAGAAACTTCCCATCAGCTAGAGGAAAATATTTTATCAACCAGTATGTTGGATGTTCAAAATATAAAGCGGTGAAGGAAGCTGAAAAGCAAAAAATCAAAGTTCCAAAAACCTATATGGTACTTCCAAATTTTGTAGAAAGTTCTAACTTTCTTACCAAAAGATTACATTCCCAAGGTGGAATAGGTATTGCCAAAGTAATAGGTAAGACCAAAAAAAACAATGAGTATTTTCAAGAATTTATTAGTGATCGTAGATATGAATTACGTGTTCATGCCTTCGCATGGATTCCCCAAGAAGAATGGGTTTTACAAAAACGTTTTGGGCTACCAAATGAAATTGCTTGGAATTTTCATAATGGTGGTAGATTTCAATCTATTAAAAGCACTAATGGTTATAATTTATTTAAAAAAGCTAAAGAAATTTCACAAAAGATTCTTAAAATACGAAAAATGGCATTTGGTGCTGTAGATTTAATAGTAAATTCTTCTGGGGAGATATATTTTATTGAAATTAATTCCGCTCCTGGGTTTACTGGATTAAGTCAACCAATTTATGTAAACGCTTTTAATAAATTAAAATCTATGGCAGAAAATGATGTTTTGAAGTTGTGCAATAAAAGGTAAAAGATATGATATATGATTATGGTAGAATAATTAAACCTCCAAGATCAAAACATTGTTATAAAATTAATTTTGGTATGTCTCTATTGTCTATAAAAGACGAACAAATTTGTCGTTTTGTTTCTTGTAAAGACCGTCTTCAAGATTATTTTAAAACAACATATTACAAGGAACGTGAAAAAGATGATTATCACTCATTTTTTCCAGAAAATGAAGACCCTTTTCCTTGTACTGAAAAACTAAAACTATTGTTACTACTTGACACCACTAAACACACTGTCAGAGAGTTTTCTGGGGCATTAGATAATTGGCATGTGATTGAAGATTTTGCAGGTATTGAAAGAACTAAGTCCGAATTAGTGAAATACGATAATACCTCTAAAATAGGAAAAGAAAAACTAGTATTGCTAACTGGCGATAAAATGTATACAAAAAAACTACAGCTACTATCAGCAATGACTTTATTTTTAAGATTTGGGTTTTTTAATCCTACATTTAGTATAAAAAGTATAAAAGATTTAAATACTTCATTTAAAGAAGTAATACATAACAACAAAGCTTATGAAGTTAAAGATAAATATCATATGGGAGCAGTTATCAACTTAATACCTTCTATTTTTAAAAATAAAGATGAGTTATTTGAAGGGCTTGTTGAATCTGATCTATTTCCTTTAGGAAATCCTTTAATGTTTCATTCACGTTCTGGTATCGTCGCTTTGTGTGAAGAAACAAGTGTCGTTAAGGAATTAAATACCAGGATGTGTAATTTAAAAAAGTAATTTGTAGTATTTCGATTAGTTACTAGATATAATACCACTAAAAATATAGGTATTAATTCTTTGATAACTAGTTTTAAACGCAAGAGGCCATACATGGTATGAGCCGATTGTTAAGATTTAATTCTTTGTTATTAATTAATAACACTGATAACCTTGAATTAGATGAGAGCGCGTGGGTTGGTGGGTGGGCGAGCCGGTGCCGGAGGCGGTAAATCCTTCGGCTTATTAAAAGCTTCATGAGAAGCAAACGCATAAAGCGTGGTAGACATAACTAACCTCCTTTTGATGAGGGAGCTAAGATTATATTACAATTTTAGCTCCCATTTTTTTATCTTATTTTATTAATTTGTATACACTAGTGAAAAACCGAATACAATGGGTTATCAAAATCCGGTCTTAAGAACCAGATCTCTATCCACTGTAATACACTTGTTTTTCACTATATATATTTAATTTTTGTAAAATTTATTGCCGGGCTAATTAACTCAATAGGTAGAGTATAAGGTTTAAAAAAAATCTTAATGTTTCTGGTTCAAATCCAGAATTAGCCACAATATAATAATAAACTTATCTTTAATTATGGAATTAAATTATGAGAATAGACGAAAAAGGGTTTTTAGTTTTTGACGTCGAAACTTCTGGACTTTATAATAACGATTATCCAGCATATGACAAACAACAAGCTTGGATTGTTCAATTTGCTGGGCAAATTCTTGATAACAACTTAAAACTAGTAAGAGAAATTTCTTTATTACTTAAACCACCTTTTCCTGATGCAGTAATAGAAGAGAAAGCCGAAGAAACACACGGTATATCTCTGGCTGAGTGTTGGAAAGATGGAGTAAGTCCAGGAAAAGTACGATTATTTCTTAAACCGGTATTTGAAGGTAAATTAAGACTAGTAGGACATAACGTCAATTTTGATAGTAAGTTCTTACATAGATTTACTGCCAACAAAGCTGAAAGAGCGCAATTAATTGAAGCCTTCAAACAAGGTATTTGTACTATGCGTTCTGGTACTAGTATATGTAAATTACCACCAACTAAGGCAATGCTTAAGTATAAAAATCTTAAGTATAAAAATCCAAAACTAGAAGAGTTACATGAGTTCTTATTCAATGAGAAATTTGTTGGTGCCCATGATGCTCTCAATGATGTTAAAGCCACAGTACGTTGCCTACGTGAGATGATAAAAAGGGGTGCGATAAGGCTTTAGGAGTTATTATGAAATGTATTAAAAACACAAAAGGAAAGGTAATTAGAGTTACCAACTTACTTGCCGAAGAACGCGTAGATTCTGGAGATTATAAGTACTGCGGTAAAGCAGAATGGAAGAAACAATCTAAAAAGAAAGCTTCTGTATCAATCTAAAGTAGAAGCTCTCCTATCGTGGTCGGACTCTTCTTTAGAGTTCAGAAATAAAATTGAATAATGTCCGTATAGCTCAATCTGAATAGAGCAATGACCTTCTAAGTCGTAGATTTTCGGAGGTTCGAATCCTCCTGCGGATACAAGGAAAAATCATGAAAGAATACAAATTAGATTTACATGGTGTTAGACATGTAAATGCTAGGCAATTAGTAATCTCTCTCATAGAAAAGTATTGGAATGTACAAGCAGAGTTAAAAATTATCACCGGTAACAGTTTGAAAATGAAAGGTATAGTTATAAAAGTAATTAAAGAATATGATCTACCTTATCAAGTAAGTGAAATGTGCAGGGGATTTTTAATTACTTGGACGGGATAAAGGAACTTATACAATGAACAGACCAATAATTGATTATAATACAACGGATGTTAGAATAATAAAACATAACGCATTACGTGCAGCCCTTAGAGGTGATGATGCTATGATGAATTGCACTACTTACATTGATACACATGCTGGACCCGGATGCCATAACAACTGTCCAGGTTCTCCGATGATTGCAAGTGACCATTTTAATGAATTATTTTTATATGAAAATAATCCCGAAGATTTTAATAAATTAAAAAGAAACATGAAAGCTGGTTGTATTCTTAGAGAAGCCGATGGGTTTAAGTCGTATTGCTATTCTGATAAGAAAACGTTCGTTTTCATGGACCCTCCATTCAAATCTATTAGAGATTATTTTAAAGTAGCAAACTATTTGCAGACTGTCCCTGGGATAGGTGCTCTTATGCTTATGTATCCTGTTAGTGCCTTTTTTCCTATTGAAGATTTTCATTGTATGTTACAAAGACAAATAGGGGGTGTAAATTTCTTAATAAAAAAAGCAAGAGTATCTGAAACGAAATATTATTGTATGTTTTCTTCAGATGTTTCGGTAATACCGGCATGGAAAGACATCCTTGATCATTCTAGTTTAATTGACACTTATAGTATGCAAAATCATATTGGGGATTATTTATTTAAAAAAAGGAAACAAAATCAAAGTGGATACTAATAAATTAATAAATTTGATTTTATATGGAGATGTTCATGAAACCCCTTTAAATATACTTGGTAATTTATATAAAGTCAACACTAGTGTGGTTTTTGATGATGAACAAAATACGAGATTAGCTATTGCAGCTACACTAAAAGATCTAATCACTAAAGGAGAACTTAAAATTAGTTAAAATAATGAAAAAATATTCTAAAAGAGTGTGGTTAAATCCAAAAACGTCACCGTCTACAGGAAGCATTGTTGCGTATAGGGGTCCTGCCCATTGGGTAGACCCTAAAAAAGTACAAATTCCATATACATTTCTTGAAATAGCGGATTGTCAAGTTAAAGTAAGACTTCATATGACTAAAACCGATTCCCATAGAGATTTTATTAATAAATTAGAAAAACTTGGAAATACGGCTCTTGAATTTGCAGAATTTTTAAAAAAAATTTAAGAAATAATTAACTAACTTCCTTATAATAATGAGACGAGTTTATTAATTTTCTTGTATTATAAAAAATTAAATGTAAAGACCGAATTTCTATGGCTTATCAATTGGTGAAAATACCATGGATGATAAACTTGTCTTTACAAACGCAAGGACCGAAGCATCTGGTTCATCCTTTTAAGATAATACACCAGAAGCACCACTTGTCCTTGTTATGCCTATATAGCTGAGATGGTTTAGCACAGCCCTTGTAAGGCTGAGACGTGGGATCGTGACCTACTATAGGCTCAAATATTAAATTTAAAAAAAGGAATTAACTTATGCTTTTTAAAGCACACTTTAAGAAAAGAGATTACTGGACAGTAATGTGTCCTGAGTGCCAATGTTCTATAGATACTTATAAAGACCCTGAGAACTGTAAGTTTGTTAAATGTAGTTCTTGTGGTCAAATTTACAACTTAGAAAATCCTGCAAAAACAATATTAAAAATAGACAATAATAATAATAACTAACATACTATAAGGTCTTTACTTTCTTGCACTTATAGTTTCTATTAATAACAGCTAAGGAGAATGAAAAATGAAAAAGTTCACATGGTGGTCACCAGGAGGAGCTACAGCCAAACTTACTGAAAAAGAAAAAATATGGTTAAAAGAGCACCCAGATTGGGAAATAAAATGGACAGCCTTTTATAGATGTAATTTTTTAAATAACTTGGAAGTGAGACGTTACGATAAGTATATGACTAGTAAAGGGTATATCAAGACAAATTAATATTCTAATAAACTAACCTATTAATAAGTAAGCACAAATAATTTAATTGGTACATATTAGCAAATATTAAAGGGATAACAGATTATACATAACTTTTTAAATAGTTAAGAATAAATAAGATTATTTTAAGGGGAGCAGATGAAAACTTGCTTCCCTTCTTATTTTAATAAATTATTCTCTATAGTGAAATTGGCATCACGTGTGGCTGTTAACCACAAATTTCTGGTTCAAATCCAGATAGAGGAGCAAGTAAAGTGTCTTTTAAATAAAAGGATAAATAAGATGAATTTTGAAGCATTAAAACAAGTTATTACCTATATAGCTAAAATAACCTGTGTTATTATTGCTATTCCCTTTGTAATTATAATTATTGTTTTAGGATTACTTATGAGTGCGGTAAGTATTACCATTGAAGCTGGTCAGGAAATAATTAGAGAAATTAAAATTATTATAGAAGACATGTAAAAAATTTAACGCGAGTATAACTCAATTGGTAGAGTGTTGGTTTTCCAAATCAATGATCTTGGTTCGAATCCAGGGACTCGCTCAAAGAGTATAAAGGTTTAATAAAAACCCTCTTGAATTCAATAAAAATGATAATAAGGAGTATTAAAAATGGTGAACGACGTAAAACAATTTGAAGGAAAAACAGTAAGGGAGCTTAATGATGAGCAGCTTACATCAATAGAGCTTTTGGAAAATGAAGATCGTATTAAAAACAGTGTTCTTGACCCTAAGTGGCTACATTATGAAACCAGAAAGGATCTTGGGGTACTCTCAGACTTTAAAAACAATCAAGTACTTTGTTTCGAAAACGATGAACTTGTTACCGCATTTATTTGTGATGGGCTTCGCTATGCCAGCTTCGATGATAAACTTAATGTAGCGAAGGCTAAAGGGAGTAAAACTACCCATGAATATCATTTTGAAAGTGGTGAATACAAGGAGAGTACTATTAAGTAAATGAAGTACGGGCGGTGACCAAGTCTGGTATGGTACTGGCTTTGGATGCCAGGAATCGGAGGTTCAAATCCTCTTCGCCCGAATTTTTATTAGTATGGTCTTTAGTCCGTAAAACCCAATGTCTTTAGCTCGGGCTACCTCGATGAATCAGAAATCTTTAAGCGCGATCTTTTAGAATCCCAATCCTTTAGGTTTGGGAGTATGTCAAATTAGCAGAAGTAATTCAATTGGTAGAAAATTATCCACCAAGATAATAAATGCAAGTTCAATCCTTGTCTTCTGCTCCATTTATGCGGTAATCGTAAAAGGCGATCACTTATCTTCAACGGTTTGTATTGACGATATCTATACATATATTTCTGTTATGAATGATAGAGAAAGAAAAAAAGTGAAATTCTTTACTACTGCCCATAAAATGCGAGTATAGTTCACTTTGGTAGAGCAATAGCCTTCCAAGCTATGTGCCAAGGTTCGACTCCTACTTCCCACACACGCCCCCCTAATCCAGGCAAACGACTATAAAGGAATTATTATGGCAAGTTTAGAAGAAATTGAAAATACTTTAAATCTCATACGCATGATTTGGAGAGAACAGCCTCAACTTAGATTATGCCAGTTATTAAATAATACAGCACGCCTGTATAAATGGAAAGATACGGGTCTTTTTTACATATCAGACAAAGAATTAAGAGAAGGTCTACAACAGTATCTTAAAGATATGTTAAAAATGGATCTAAAACAACGCGGCAAAAGTAATTAACATGAGTATTATGTGTACTATGGGCTTTCATGATTGGAAAATTATTGAAATACCAAAATGGTTGATAAAAATTGAGAGAGTAAGTGTTGTCCCTTATATGCGTGCTTGTAAAAGACCCGGGTGTACGGCTAAACAAAAACAAAAAAGTACAGGACCGAACAAAGGTCAATGGTATAATATAGCAGAGGTTTAGAATGATTGAAATAGTTTATACAGATAATGGTAAAGTAGTACCAGATGAGCAACTTGAAAAATGGAGTGAACAAGTAATAAAAGAACATAAAAATTTTGGTTACTTAAACATTGAAGTTGGTTCCTCAATTATGGTAGATATGATAAGAGTGCTTATTGTAAGAGAAAAATTGAAACCAGAAGAAGTTACTTTTTTTAATAGAAACAAAGAGGAACCTATAAAAATAAATAGTGCTGGAAGATTATCAGATTGGCCAAGTAATTTTTGTAGTAAAGGAAATGAACTTCTTTATGAACTAATAACAGCCTGTTCCAAAAGTAAAAAAAGAAGTATCTAAAAATAATTTATATTAATACAAGGATAGTGGTGCTTGAACTAAAATTAAATAACACGCTGCATGGCGAAATCTGATATCGCACTCCGTTTGGGGCGGATGGATTGCTGGTTTGAATCCAGCTACGGCGACAAGAGCTAAGAGGTATTAAAAACATGTTTACTGGAAGTGATGCAAGGTACATGGCAGAACAAAATCATAGTAGATTACAAGAAATTATTATAATGGTTGAAAAAACTGCTTTAAAGGGAGAACTTACATTAGTTATACATAATGAACCGATAGATCCTACACTAGTTAATATGTTACGAGGATTAAATTATAGAGTAACTTGTGAGGTTAATACGCATGAAAACACTATACATAAATTAATTATCGAATGGTAAAATAACAGGAAGTTGGCTTAAAGGCAGCCACTTATAATGAGTGAGGCGAAGACCTACTGCTAGTTCATTTGCTTGACAGGCTTGGTATCGGTTATTAATGTTAAGGTCTGGGCAAACCATGGTGTCCAATAGCGTAGGAGATATCTCGGTAAAGTAACGAAGCACCCCAGAAATGGTAAGGCGGGTTTCCTCTTTGGCGTAGCAGCACACTATTATTTTATCATTTTGGAGCCATCGTCTAATGGCTAGGACGTATCCCTTTCAAGGATAAAATGTTGAGTTCAATTCTCACTGGCTTCATAAATAACTATATTGCGGAATAGAGTAGTGGTTACTCGTAGGACTCATATTCCTAACACGGAGGTTCGAATCCTCCTTCCGCTAATAGCTACTTACCAAGTAGCTCTATTAATCCTTGAGCACTGACGTTATGGTAGTCAGTTAGTAAAAAAAATCATACTCGAAAAGGTATGCACGTGTTTATATGGTTTGGAACACAAACATATGAAGATTGTAGCTCAACTGGTTAGAGCGGCTGACCCAAAAATCTTTTTGCATCCACTTGTCACCCATCTATGACCGAAGTAAAAAGTTTATCATACTTCAGCGAGTTGAGGGTTCAAATCCCTCCAATCTTCCAAGTAAACCCTCTAATTTTCTAAGTAAAAAAAAATTAAAAACATTAAAGGTTCAAAACTTTTAGGCACTAAAGGAGATATTTTATGCTTTCATTTAAAGAACTAAAACAGTTGAAAATAAAAACTGATTTTTTAAATAGACAAGTGAAGAAATTTTTTCTTTCTTTAAGTGGCAGTTGTGAATATAGAAAATTAAAACATCACGATAGTGGGGATTGGTACAAATGTACACATAAAAATTATCACTTAGCAAAATATAGAGACATAACTCCTTGTGATGAAAAAGAATGTCCTAAATTAAATTAAAGATAATAATGCAGTCAGAACTCTACTTTTCAACATAGATCCCAAACTGTATATTAATAGGTATGGATTAGCAGATGATTCATATCAAAATCAAGTATCATGGTCGACTTATTTTTAATGAGTTGAAATTAAAATTTGATGAACAACTTTATGGAGCACACCCGTATAGCTCAGCCAGGTGGGGGCCATCCAATCACAACGGGTAGTCAAAGGATAACTGGAATGGTTATCTATAAGTAAACCCTAGCCAGTACTAAACTACTCAGTGTTGGCACATGAAAAATATAAAATTACCAGTAAATTATAATGAACTCCACTATAAAGATAGACGTATTGTACGTGAAGAGTATATTAAATTACAAGACGGTAAATGCTTTCACTGTAGTGTCTCATTAGATAAGAAGCCCAATTTAAGTGTAAGAAAATTATCAGTAAATAAAAACCTTTTCCCAAAAGGATTCTTTGATTATCCAATACATTTACATCATAATCACGATACTGGAATGACTATAGGGGCTGTTCATTGTTATTGTAATGCAGTATTGTGGCAGTACTACCATAAATAAAGAGGACTACTTATGGAAAAACTTAGAACTAAATCGACTTTCATAAAAGATAAATTTTATGTTAGATTACTAGAAGACGATTATGTAATAAACGAAATGGCATGCAAAGATAAAGTTGATATTACTTGGTGTTGTAACTATATGCTGCGATGGTTTGATAAGTTGGATGGTAGTTCTAAAATGGCTTCAGCATCTAGGTCTCGTTGGTATAAGAATAAATATAAACCTACTGGAAAAATTTGGCACGAGAAAGATTTAAGAAGGGAAAATATATGAAAAAAGATGGTGGAAATATAAAAAATTGGCAGTTACATAATCTTACATACAAAGACGACTCTTTAAAACAATTAAAAGAGATGTATCCTGAAGCAGTTACTAAACCAAACCCAATGATAGTAACTGGCACTGTAGTTAATGAACCTACTGGTAGATGGAAACCTGGAAATCACTTTAGATCTTCTATGATTGTAAAGATAAATCGAAAAAATAACACTATTGAAACTTTAAATACAATTTACCATTTTGATCCTGAAACTGAAGGGCAAGACACTATACCTGACTTAGGTAATGGGGTACTTGGTATATTTTATTAAGGAAATATTAAATGAATAAAATAAAAATATGCGATAAAAAAGGATGTAACAACATCACAAGAACGCCTGATGTAAAATATCGTAGCATAGTTTGTGCTGCCACCGACTATGATTTTTTAATCAATGATAAAAAAAAACAAAATAAAATACCTTTTATTTCCGTAGGTAATAATGAACTTAAAGATAATAAAAAATTAAAAAAAGGTAATTTAATAGATTGTCCTCACTGTCTGAAGAAACATAAAGTAGAACTAGGAAAAACATCTGATGGTGTAGAAACTGATTCCTTAATGTTCTATAAGTGCGGAAAAAATTTATATCTTTGTGGAGTAGACGGGGTGTCTCTAAGTGCATCCAGCTGAAACATTAATTCATTGGAGTTGCAGTGATAAAGAACATAAGCAATTATTAAAAGAATACAAACAATTTTACGATGTTATTGTAAATAATGGATTTAAAAAAGAATTAGATGTATTAATAAGTGCTTCTTACCGTGTAGGCAGTATGGATGAGTGGGATGCTAATGAGGAAATAATATGAATTTATATGAAATTTTAAATACGCTTCATAAAGTTGAAGACCAGGGACCTGCCTCTTTAGATAAAAAAGAAAAGGATCAGTTAATATACAATATGACTGAATTCATTAAAGCAATAGTTAAAGAGGACTATAATGACTGATTTTTTTACGTCCGATTGGCATATGTTTCATTATAATATTATTAAATATGCCAATAGACCATTTAAAGATGAAAATACAATGAAAAATGAAATCATTAAGAGACATAATGAAGTAGTAAGACCAGAAGACACTACATATGTTCTTGGTGATGTAGCAATGATTGGTAGACACGGACTGAGTAAATTAGAACCTATACTTAAAAAAATGAATGGTACTTTTCATCTTATTCTTGGTAATCACGATGAGGGTAAGCCATTTACTTATGAAAGGATGGGGTTTACTACAGTACATACAGCACTTCAATATGATACTAATACAATCCTAAGACATGACCCAGCGTCTGCTATTATTATGCCTGATAAGTTGTGGCTTGTAGGGCATGTGCATAATCTATTTAAAATTTCTCTTAAACATACTATATGCTATAACGTAGGGGTCGATGTTAATAATTTCTATCCTGTAACTCTTGCACATATACATAAAGAAATTATTGAAGCTAAAAAAGATAGGGAATTATTTAATCGATTTAGAGAAAAAGGAGGCAGTTAACATTAAAACAAAATACTACGGTGATACCCCACTAGTATCAGCTGAACTACCAAAAAATAACACCACTGAAGCTGAAGTAGAATCAGGGCTTAATATCTGTTTATACAAGCTAAAAGAAAGTAAACTACCCTACAATAAAAAATTATTTGGTAATGTTACAGTTAATGATCTAAGAAAAGTATTAAAGACCAGTGTTGACGCAATTAGTTTTACAAAAAGTGAACTAGGTGAAGCTTGGTTTAAATAATTATTCATAAAACAAGAAAATTATGAGGAGAGTAACTTTATGTCAAATAAAGATAGATTAGGTAAATTAACGATATGTAGGAGTTGTGGGTGGTTTGGTTATAAAATAGAATTTGAAAACAATATATGTCCAAACTGTTTTAAATACATTTGAAATGTTAAAAAAATTTACTAGTTGGGTATTTGATAGTGACGGTAGAAGAAAACGTAAGAGAGAGTATAAGTCTTATGACTTAGGGTTTGGTTGGGCAATGGCTGAACATTTAATTCACAAAAAATCTATTATGGAACTTCAAAGTTACATTGTAGAGCACACTGATAGCTCATTTGATTGGGGAGCACAAGACGCTATAGAACTTATTATTGAATCAGGACTAGAATTAGAATAAATTATAAAAGTGGGAAGCTGATTGCTTGGCGCAGCCCTGAAAATCGCACTATAAATATAATTCTAAATGCGTCATAGCCTTATGAATATAAAATATCTTATATTTATAAGGCATAAGCTAATGAACGTGTACTAATTAATTTTATAAATTATAATATAGACACTTTCACAAATACTAATAATATTGGGAGAATTAATGCAAAGAAAAGTTTGGACATTGGATAAAAGAATAGCGTTATTTAAATTTCTTAAAGATCGATTTGGACCACTTAGTGCTTGGCCTGGATCGTCTCCAGTAGAAGGGGCAACTAATTTACTAAATTTTTGTAATCATTTTGCTGGATTAGTAAAAGCAAAATCTGGAAGAGCGGTACTTAATCAAGTTAGGTGGGCGGTTACAAGTCAACCATCCGTTAAAAATATTTCTACATTTTTTGAATGTAAAGCTGCAGCGTTGGATGCGGGATTTATTACTAGCAAAGAAATGCCTACTAAAGTTGAATGTAAGTATTAATTAAAGATATTTAACTAACTCTTATATTATTAGGATGTTTTAAAATTAAAGGAGGTGATACCTATATGCCTGGAAAAGACGGAACTGGTCCTAACGGTAATGGACCAAAAAAAGTAAAGCAGGGTGTTCCTACACCAAAAAACAATAAGAATAAACGAGGGTCTAAAAATGATCCCGGAGCCGGAAGAGGTGGGGGAGGTGGCATCGGCGGTAGAGGTAGAGGAAATAGATAAAAAGGAGATCTTATGCAAGTAAAGCATAAGAAATTTATAGAAGACACCCTTTAAGTTACTTAGTGTAACTAAAGGAGGTGTTTAATGCAATACAAAGATATTTTTTATTTATACACTTATCATTTTACTAAGAATTGGAAAATAGTAACAACAATAAGATCCCACCCATTTAGGTTTCGATTTGATCAAGTACCTCACACTGGTGGAAGAAAGCCGTGTATTTATGGTGGTGTTAGACACATGAAGACTACACAAGAACGTAAGTGGTCTTTAGCTCATGGTAAATACGTGAGAGGTAGAAGGAGTTTTCGTATACTTCCTAATAGTTGGGATGATTATTGGCATGCACGCCGTGAAAAAGGCTGGAAGCGATCAAAAAATAAGAAAAGACAGTGGCAGTAGTTTAGTTAAAAGTTCCTATATTCGTCGTGAATATAGGGACATAACAATTATATTTTAGGGAGAATTAATAATGTTTTTTAGAACTGAAAATGGTGAAGAAAAAAAAGTAATGTTTCGGCATAATCGCGAAGAACGTCCAGATAAGAATGGTATTTATAGAGGTCATCCAGTTAATACTGAGTGTAGTATTTTTGTTGATGATACAGTGGTAGGGCATGGCATTGCGATGTGCAACCCTGTGGACCATTTTGATAAACGAATTGGTAGAAAGAAGTCTTTTGAACGAGCACTAAGAAATGCTGATTTTAATGTTAAAGACAGAACTTTAGGTTGGGCAGAATTCTGGAAGTAACGATATATAAAATAAAATAAAATTGAGAGTTGCCCGAGTGGTTGAAGGGGTTCGCCTGCTAAGCGAATGAGGTTAGAAATAGTCTCCGAGGGTTCAAATCCCTCACTCTCAGACGGGAAAATTATTATGCAATGGCTGTATAAGCTATACATTAAATTTATAAATTCAAGTACTTGGCATCATTTATATTATAAACACACTAAAGAATTTAAAAAAATGATTTCTAACGTAGAAAAAAATGCATTAGAATTTAGAAAAAAATGTGAGGAACTAGAAACTTATCCATGCCAATACTGCCTTGAATTAGGTAATAAAGTATGTATTAAAACTTGTGACTTGATTGAGCATGATAATGAGGTATTAACAGCATTAATAAATAAAAATAAATGTTGTCCTGATTGTGGAAATAAGAACTCATTATGTAAAGGACCTGAAGCAGGAGCATCACAAAATATTTATTGTACCAACTGTAATCATTGGTTTAATTTCTGTCTTGGTACTTTTACGCATAGAATTATTAAATAAGGAATTATATATATGGATACAACAGTTGATTTTACTTTTCCTGTAGTGCCTTTTTGCGAAGCACAATTAAAAGACATAAACCCTTCAGATATACTTATGAATAATATGTTTAGGGTTTGTAATGTCTATAAGGGTGGTGGAGGATATGATAAGTTTCCTGATATTGCTTTTAGACGTACTGGATGTATAACAGATAAACAATTTATAGTACAACTTAAAGGATGCCCACTTAAATGTTCTTACTGTTATGTTACTCCTGCCGGTATTAATGGGGAAGCTACATATCATTCTTCTGACCTTTTAGTTTCTATATTTAAAACCTCTATGGAATTAAATAAAACTAAGGTATTTCACCTAATGGGCGGAGCTCCAGCAATATATATAGATAAGTGGCACCACATCATATCAAAACTACCTAAAGGCGCTATATTTCATTCTGATATCATGCTAATTGAAAAAGCATACAATAAAGTAGACTTTAGTGCTTTAAATAAACCTAATTGTCTATACGCTGTATCAATAAAGGGAAATAATGCTGAAGAATTTTTTAAGAAAACCAGTACCGAATTAAATGAGAGTTTATTCTGGAAAAATTTTGATATTGTTGTAAATAGCGGTATAAGTTTTTATATTACATTTACTGATATTAATCCAACTGAAATATATCAAAAAATTGCCGATAGATACGGACTTGGTGTGTTGAAAGACTCATTTACTATTAAAAAAATAGAATATGAAGCTATAAAATAATAAAATTTATTGTGTTGGGAGTGGCGAAATTGGCTAGACGCGCTAGGTTGTGGTCCTAGTATCCGTAAAGGATGTGAGGGTTCGAATCCCTTCTCTCACCCCAAAAATAATAATAATTAAATAAGGATTTAATTTATGAAAGTAATTAAAACTATATGGAAAAAACTAAGCAGTGTTCTGTGTAAAAATGAAATTAATACAGATATTTCTGAGTGTATTCCACGAACAACAATAGTAAGAAGATAGGGTATGTGGGAAGTGGGCTTAGAGGCAGCCAGCTTTTAAAGAGTGAGACAAATACGTATCGCGAATCGATGAACCTATAAGTTGCCATGAATACTTATAGCGGAGACTGAAACATGGCCAGAGTAAAGAATAGTAGCTACCTTCTTACGAGGTGATGCACGGTTGTGATTTATAAGCTATTATAAAATATCATATACTGTAAGATGCAATCCTGCTCCTGATGATGCGAACGAAATAGATATGGCAAGTTGAAAGGAACCCCGTAAATGGTAAGACCTGACATCTCTTTGGCGTAGAAGCACACCACTATTTATTAAATATTTATATAAACCTGTAGTTACGAAGGGTATTAGGGAACCTAAGAAATGCCTCACTTCATAAATTGGAGATTAATGGCTGGTATAGATCTAATATATTATAGATATTTTTAACAGCAAAGGGCTTAAATAATGAATATAAATAAACTTTTGGCTTGGTTAGCGATAATTATCCTAGGAATTTGTACTTACCTAGTTCCTGTATCAGCAAATCAAAATTGGCATTCAGAATATGTAATAAATCTTCAAGGCAATAAACCAGTTGTTATTATTACTAATGGTAAAAATAAAATTGTGTATACACCAACTGAAGAACAAACATTTATGGTTGCTGTTACGAGAGCTATAAAACAGGGCGCTGATGCTTGTGAGTGTATGAAGATAGCCATAGATATGAATTATACCCCATATCTCGTTTTAAAGACCATATACTCAATCGGTAGCTACATAAAACTCGATCAGTTGTGCATGTGCGCCACCGAAACAGGGATAATGAAAGCTATTATTGTAAAAGCCGCTATTGATGCCACCTTACCGACAGGAGAACATAGATTTAGTAGGGATGAAATTATTCAATCACAATGTTTAAAATTAGAAAAGGAAATTGATTATATATTTGTTGTACCAGCATTGCCCACTCTTCCACCCATAAAAATAGATATAGATAGCGATAAATCCTTTGCTACAAAAACAACTTTTTAAAGTATATAAAAACGTAAGAACCGAAGCAAATAGTTCATCAAACTAAAAAGATAATGATGTAGTAAATCATTACGTAACAAAAAACAACTTAAACTATTGGCACTCACTTGTTCTTACAAAAGTATTCTAAAAATTCTTAATGAATTAATACAGGAGCCTCGTATGACAGTGCAAAAATTTAATAATAGTGAAGTGGTATTAAACACTGATGTGTATTCATTACATTTTTTTAATCATGGAGAAGGTACTCCCGTATTTATAATCCCACCACACGCAGGAAGACATGGAAACATCGCTCAAAAAATGATTGATATGTGTGTTAATCAAGACAAAACTGTCTTTGCTTTTGAACTTAAATCAGCAACTCAGGCTACAAAAAATACATCAATAAGTAATCTCATTGAAGCACTGACTGAGTGTCAAAACTTTATAGGTAAAAAAGTAGATATAATTGGGCTATGCCAAGGTGGATGGGTTTCTGCTATCTATACTGCTTTATATCAGGAGCGAATTGAAAGATTTGCAGCTTTTGCAACCCCAATTAATACTAAGACCGGAAAGAAAAATGCAATAGAAGATTATGTATCAAGTAATTCTTTTATTATAGCGTATCATAAAAAAATTGTAGAAATGCACAACGGTATCCAGCCAGGATATATGCAATGGTTGGCTTTCTCAATGGTTAGACCTGAGTACGTTTATATGGAACGATGGATGCGTTTACAGCAACTAATGTTGTCTTGTGATTATAATGGGCTTAAAAAATGGAAGAAAAATAATGACTGGTATGATGAACCACAAGACTTAGCAGGGGTTTGGTTTCTACAAGCTTTTAAGAATTTATTTTATAATAATGATCTTTATGAAGGAAGATGGAAAGTATGTAATAAAATAGTAAATCTTAATAATATAACTTGTCCTTGTTTTTTATATGCAGGAGAAGATGATGATATTACTCACCCACAACAAATGTTTGATATGAAAAATAAAATAGGGACAACAAATGTTAAATGTACTTGTTTTCCGGGAGCTGGACATACTAAAGTATTTGTAGGTGCCAGTGAGCTTAAACAATTTAAGAAGGATTTCTTTGGTGAGTAATATGTTTAGTAAAATAGAAAATTGGTTTCTTAATCACTCAGCTGTGGAGAACACGGAACTAGAACATTACTATTTTTTTATTTGTAGAACTAAGAATAAACTTGAAGACTTGTATTGGTATGGTCCCAAGAATTTTATTAAAAATGTATGGTTGTATAGAGAATTTCTATGGACTAATCATTGGTGGGATTACGTTTATCTATTAGAAATGATAAGGACTAAACTTACTATTGATAGGCAGTATTATGATAAGTATGGTACTTCAGTAAGTTCAAAAATATATGCACTTGAAATGAAGCTTTGTGCTCTTATACTGGAAAGACTAATTAGAGATGATTATGATTCAGAACTCATTAATAAACATGATAAAAAATGGCGAATTGATCAATGTAATGGTGATGATTTTATTGATTGTATTAATAATAGAAAAAACCATTTAACGGGGAGTGAAAAAACTCAAGAAAAATTAGAGTACCTTCAAACCATTAAACAGATTAATGAAAATAAAGATAAAGATTTTGAGAAGGTTTTTACTTATATTTACAAAAATGTACAGAATTGGTGGGATTAATAGTAAGATCTAGTATAAAGAGCGTGTGACGGCAAAAGGAAGCCGGCCTCAAAACGGAGGGGGTAAGGTTAATCACCTAAGAGTTAAATTTATACCCGTATGGTTGTGAAAGGTCACTGCTCTGTGGGCCTATAAAGGTTTGGTAAACACATCAGGAAGCCCGTTATCCAAGGGAAAAATGCTGGCGGTAATGTTCCAGTAACTCTAAATGCAGGTTCGAGTCCTGTCACGCTCACTAATTTTAAATAAGGAATATTCCAGAGTACTCTAATGGAAAGAGGCTTGCCTGTTAAGCAAGTGTAGTCCTTAATTTGGTATGGTGGTTCGAATCCACCCTCTGGAGCCAAAAAACATAAGCGGAAGTAATTCAATTGGTAGAAGCCTATCCTCCAAGATAGTTAATGCAAGTTCAATCCTTGCCTTCCGCTCCATTAATTAATAAGCGTCGTTAACCCGTACATGGAAGCGGTCCAGTCTGTAAAACTGGTGGCCTAACGGTCTCGGGATGTTCGAGTCATCCACGGCGCACAATTAAGTTTCAAATTATTTTAGATAAAGTTCCACGAGATAGAAGTAAAATAAAACTTTAAAAGGAAAAACGATGAAACTATTGAAACTATATAGTCAATTCTATATAAAAAAATTTATTAATCTTTTAAATACTGAAGCCATCCCTCTTGAAATTGTGGATTTATCTGGTAAGGTATATAAAACCGCGTCAAATAGCATTAGCCATAGGTTAATTATAAAAGATCCTAGATTTTTTAAATCTTTACATTCCCCTAATGCTTTATCTTTAGGTGAAGCCTACATTAAAGAATACTTTGACATTGAAGGGGATGTTAGAACGCTATATACCATGCTTCATGATAGAATATTGAATACTGAGCAAAAGAAAAATAAACTAACCTCTTTCATAAAATCTTTTGTGGATGTAAGACAAAAGGAAAAAGAAAATATTGAGTATCACTATGACGCTCCTAGTACTTTTTATAGAATTTTTTTAGGGCGAACAATGGGCTATACGTGTGGTTATTATCCTGATCAAACCACCACAATGAGTGAAGCACAAGAAAGAAAAATGGATATCATCTGTAAAAAATTAAAATTGAAAAAAGGTGAGCATCTTCTAGATGTTGGGTGTGGTTGGGGTAATTTTGCAATTTATGCTGCTGAACACTATGGAGTTACTGTCACAGGTATTACTTTAAGTGAAGAACAAAAAATATATGCAGACAAATTAGTAGAGGCAAGTCAACTCAGTGTTTCAATTAAAATTATGAACTACCGTGACCTTCCGTTAAATTATTATGATAAAATATCATGTATTGGGATGTCAGAGCATGTAGGTCAAAAACATATGCAGGAATTTTTTAATACTATATATAAAACACTTAAACAAGGCGGATTATTTCTACATCATAGTATCACAACTAATACTAAAAGACAAAAAGGATTAGAAAATTCTTTTTTAAATAAATACATGTACCCTGGAGGGGAGTTAATGTTTGAGCACGATCTTGTTAAGTGTGCTGAAATAGCTAACTTTGAGTTACTAAATGCTGAGAACTTTAGACCTCATTATGTTACAACGTTGAATGATTGGATAGATCGAATAGAGGATAGAAAGTCTGATATATTGAATGTTATTTCCGAACAAGTGTATAGAATATACCATACTTTTTTTATAGGGTCAGCAGCCTCATTCAAATTAAAAGAAATATCCTTATTTCAAAATCTTTTTTATAAGACTAGTGTATATGACACTGACAATTATTTTAATAGTATCTGTGACTACTCCCCCTCTAAGCCGAAGCTATAGAGGAGGCTTCTTGGGGGATTAACCCCTGAGACTGTAGCCCCAGTCTCAAAATATTTATGGCAGCATTATGGTCTCTATTTAGTACTAAATTGCAGTGAGGACACCTGTGAATTCTGGTTGAAAGGGTCTTTTTTACGACCCGCCCGCAAGCTGGATTTGAGCACATTTGGGATGTATATGCTGGATTTACTGGTATTAATTGTTTGCCTAAAATTGATGCTTTATATTGTAGAAAAAGTATGAACTTATTCCAGCTTGCGTCAGCGATAGATTTATTTAAACCAGATTTTACCGACGCACCATTAGGTAAATATCCATCAGAATTAGGATCTTTTATTGGAGTAGCTCGCTTAACCATATTCTTTACGTCAAGTTTTTCATAAACTATAACATTGGAGATAGACAAGAGCTTGTTGGCTGTTTTATGGAGAAAATCATTACGTTGGCACTTTATTCTGTAATGACATTTCCTAATTGCTTTTAACAGCCTGTAGTATTTCTTTGTTCTTTTAGTAGTTTTTGATAACTTTCTTTGTAGATTAGCGAGACTTTTTTCATTAGCTCTAAAACTTTTTGGTGATTTTACAGAATTTCCATCTGAATCATAATAGAAATCATTTAAACCTAAATCTATTCCTAAAAAGGTAGTTGGATTCTGCTTAATCTCTACTTTAAGATGATTCTCAAAGGAGAAGCAGACAAACCATTTACCAGCTTCTTTGGATATAGTTAAGGTTTTAATTGTTCCATTTTCTGGAATTTCTCTGTGGTATTTAATCTTAATATTACCTATTTTGGAGATTTTTAGTATACCATCGACAGGACGTTCTTTAAACTGTGGGTAAGTAATGCTGCTCCAGTCTTTAAACTTTTTAAACTTTGGAAAACCCGCCTTAGCTTCCCCAGATTTAATTCTTCTGAAGAAAGATTTATAGGCTGTGTCTAAACGTTTTAGTGTATTTTGAAGCACCTGTGAATGTACTGAACCAAACCACGGACGTTCTTTCTTTAGAAAAGTAAGTTCATTGCTTTGTTCAAAAAGACTGATTGAAATACTGTGGTTTTCATAAAGCCAGATTCTGTCCTCAAGAGCCCAGTTATACAAATACCTACACATGGAGAACTGATTCTCCAGGCGTGTGGTTTGAGCTTTAGTAGGATAAATTCTGTATTTATGTGTAAGTAGCATTTCTCTCCATAAGTAAAATAATTAGTTTCTAATACATAATATATCACAGCATGTGATGTATGTCAACTAAAAACTTTAACTTATTTATAAATAGGTTAAATAAACCAGTTCGGCCTATCCATCCACCACCAAACTTTGTTATGGTGGGGGTATTTCGGCCGGGGAAGATAAATGCCGGAATGATGGAATGAAGACATACAGGACTTAAAATCCTGTGACCGTAAGGTCGTGGGGGTTCGTATCCCCCTTCCGGCACATATAAATTTAGTTTAAAGAGCTTTTAACTTTTCTATAAATTGATGTTAAAGTGTGACAATAGTGTAAAGTAACAACATAGGGCTATCGTCCAGCCTGGTAGGACAACACCCTTTGACGGTGTTGACATAGGTTCAAATCCTATTAGCCCTTCACTAAAAAGGAAGAAAAATGAATGACACAGTAGGTATATTTTACGAACTATCTGATGGAAGAATTGCTAAAACATATGGATTTTCAGATAAGGGGAATACTGTTTCTTATTATTTTGATAAGGAACAAGGTAGCCATAGCATTTCTAATAATAAGTTCCAATCTTGGAAGCCAAGACTAGATCTAAAAGATTTTCCAAATGCCTCTGACCCTAGGTTACCTTATATTTTTGATTTATATTATGATATTAAATATACGTCTGAACTTAAGAAAGAACTTAAAAACCACTTGTATGAAGATGAAATTAAAGAGTTAATGATTGAGCATAATATTGTATTATAGAAGGGAGAAAGAGATGAATAATAACAACGGTGAAGTAAACACAAGTAAAAAATTAATGGAGCTTTCTTATAATAAAGAATATTATATTATGAATCTAAGTACTCCTGGGGGGCAAAGTGAGGTACTATCCATGTATAAACGAGCACATGTTATTTATAAAGATAAGACCATTACAGAATTTTCATTTCCTCCCCCTAACAGATCTCCCGTCCTTATAGAATGTGATGATGCAGGTGAAATTAAACACACTATCAGCTCTATGAGAGTTTATTACGATAAAGAAGCTGCTACTAAAGGAGTAATTCAAAAACGTATTGAACTTTATCAAAATAAAGCCGAAGATTACAGGTATAAAATTGATACTATAAATAGCGAAATTAATAAATTGATGAAATATATTTAAGGATAAAATAATGCTAGAAAGAAATGTAATGCATGTATTTACAGATGGGGCATGTTCTGGTAACCCTGGACCTGCTGGTGCTGGAGCAGTGCTACATTATAATGGAGAAGAATGTAATTTATTTAAGTATCTTGGTAATGCTACAAGTAATATTGCTGAATTGTCTGCTATTAAAATGGCATTAGAAATAATTAAATCAGAATCTCAAGTAAGAATTTACACTGATAGTAATTATTGTATTGGTGTATTAAGTAAAAACTGGAAAGCAAAAGTAAATGTTGAACTAATAAGAAATATTAAAACTATGCTTAAAAATTTTAAGAGCATTCAATTCATAAAAATAAAAGGACACTCAGGACACACATATAATGAAAGAGCGGACACATTAGCAGTTAAAGCATATCAACCATACCTAATCCATTAGAGATATTCTAGCCAAAGAAAAATAATAAAGTAACTATATAACTAGTAAAGGGGTGTCACATGGCAGCTACAATGGCACAACTACAAAACGCTATACTACTTTCAACAAAGGCTCACTACGGTCAGTACGACAAAGCAGGAGCTCCTTATATCTTACACCCTATTAGGGTAATGATGAGAATGCCGACCATTGAGGGGAAAATAGTGGCTATAGGGCATGATATTATAGAAGACACGCCTATCACTATAGCAGATCTAGTTAGAGAAGACTGGCCTGATGAATGTGTTTATGCTATTGACAGTATGACTAAATGTAAAAATGAGAAGTACTCAGATTATTTAGATAGGGTTATTAGTGATCCATTAGCTTCTGAATGTAAACTAGAAGATATGAGAGACAACTCAAATATTTATAGACTTCAAAAAGTAGCTAAACACCATCTTCGAATGATAGCAAAATACCATAAAGGAGCAACAAGAATATTAAAAGCATACCCTGAATTCGCTCCTAGATTTACATTAATAAATTAAAAGGAAATGAACAAATGTTTAAAAAACAATTATTAACGTTAGCACTAATGATTTTTACAGTCATGAGTTTTACAGCTTGTGCCCCTAAATCTTTTACTACTTCTGAAAAGGTTATTTACACATCGGTAAAATCTCTACAAGCCGCAAAAGAACTTAGAGTAACAGCTCTTAAAACTATTGGAGATATGTACAAAGCGGGTATCCTAATAGACACAGATTTTCAAAAAGATGTTATTAGAGTTGGGGACAATTTACAGGAGGCAATAAATACTACTTCAGAAACTATTTTAATATATTATAATGCGTCTACCATCAAAAATAAAGAAACCTTAGCAGAAAAAATATCTTTGTATCAAAAAATTTATGGCGAATTCTCGGACTTAGTTATGCCTTATGTTCTTGAACATTTGGTAGAATAAAGGAGGAAACTTATGGATGATTCAACAAAAATTCAAGTTGGTGTAGCTGGACTTGAGGCGTTATTTAAGTACGGTCTTCCTGCAATGATTAGCATGTTGACTATTCTTAATAACAAAGAAAAAATTACTATAGAAGATATTTTAGCCTTAAGAGGTGAACTTGATTCTGCTAGTTATTTTGAACCAGAACTTGAAATTCCACCAGTTTTAAAAAACTAGGTTTAATTGTTTAAAATAAAAGGCACGACCTAGTAAATTACTAGGTTGTGTCTTTTTTTTATTCCAGGAGGTTCTGATGAAAAATAGAATTTTTCACTTCTATGAATGGAGAGAGTATTACTTAATTCTACCTAAAAAAATTAATAAGCATTGGAGATGGTTTGAAACTGTTGAAAGACGTAGAGCATTAACACCGGATTCTAATCAAACAGACACTCTATCATATAAATGGGTGTATCGAATCAAGGAGTATAATAAAATACCTGGATGGGATAGACCTTTTGAATCAGGAATAGATGATAAATGAACTATTGTATATACGCTTTTGTAGATGAAGAAGATAATCCATATTACATAGGAAAAACTAAAAACTATAACAAACGCTACAAAGATCATTTATTTGAAGTTAAAACAAAAAACATGCTTCCAAAATATATACAAGCTAGAAAGTTATTTGGAGAAGGTCACAGTTTTAAAATGAAAAAATTGGCGGAAGTTGCTACTGAACAAGACGCTTGGTTAATTGAGCGTGTATTCATTAAAGAATATTTTAAACGTGGATATAAACTCACCAATTTAACTAAAGGCGGACCAAACGAAGAGCTATTTAAACCTAAAAACAAGGTATAATATGTCAATAACAGGAATAATTTTATTTTGTATAATAATAGTGTGGATTTATGTAATAAAAAATCAAAAATATGAGCACCCAAAACAAATAGAATGGGAAATATTGGATTGGAATGAGATGCCTACACCTAAACAAGAAAAAACAATAAATAATAAAGGAAAATAAATGCAATCAACCACTACTTGGACAACAACTTATGATACGTACTCAATAAAAAAGGCGGCTCAAGACTGTCGTGATAATAATAAACTCATGTATGAAAATGAAGTATCCTATAGTCACCAACCTGAAACAACTCAGGGCATTAAAAAAGCTTCAAGAAAAAGCACCGATGAAATAATTGCAGGATTGAATAAAGCTGTAGAGGGCATTCACTTGGATATGCATGAAAATAATTACGATGAGCCTAAAATAATACCTACTATTAGAAAATTCTTAAAAGAAAAAACACCAGGTCACTACGAAATTCCTATTGTATCTGCAGTAACAACAGAAAGTAAAAAAGAAGTAAAATCTTCTGAGAATATCTATAAAGAAAGGGCTGACACACGTCCTTTCCCGTCGACAAAAGCAAACAAAGAAAAAGAACTTCCATTTAAAGATCTTACACCGGAAGAATGTGCAGCGTTTATTTAAGGAGATTAAATGTATTTAGAAATAAAGGGACATGATAATGATTTCGGATGGCCGTTAGTAGAAGCTCTTGAAGAATTGTGGAAATTTATAAGAGAAAATAATTCTGAGTGTTTTTTTGACACAGAGATAAATAATATTGAAGAAAAATTTATAAGTCCTAATGACTTATTTCAATGCTTAAATAATAAAGGACACCTAGTACCATTAATACATAGAACATGGGTATTACGTACTTATTTACGAGATGTAGAAACTATGACCAGAAATCTTGATAAAGAAGGGGTTAGTAAATATATGAGAAAAGATTGGTTAACTAAGATGAAACCAATTGAGGATGAATACACTAAATATCTTAATGATTTTAGTATTGAATTTCATCAAACTAATAATTTTACTAGCAAAGATGAAAACGGAGAACATGCATGGTTAAATCTAACTAATGGTGAAGCAGGGTGTTTTTAATGGAAACAACTATACATAAGATAACAATGGTAAGACACTATATAAAAGAATGTAGTGTACAAATAACAGGCAATTATACATCTGATCAAGCTATGAAGAAAGGATTGGATTTAATTGATAATCAACAATACAATGAAGGTCCCTTGGAGTACCTTGGAGATCTAGATGAATTTAGTATTAAAAAATTTAGTCCTAATTAGAACTAATTTTAAAAGTACTTTCAGATTTTCCCCATCTGAAAGTACTTATCACCTAAGAACAGGAGTACTAATTGTGGAAAAGAAGAAAAAAAGAAAACTAAATACAGATAAACTAAACTTAACTGCTATACTAATAAATTGTAATACTAAAGATATTAATACTAATAAGAAATATAGATACTATAGGATAGAGAATACTTATATGTCTAGATAGATAGTTGTTTGTTTTGTTAAAAAATTTTTTTCACGCACACGCCGCCTAAGAACAGGGCTTCTATTTATACCTACGGTTTTTAAAACTAAAAACCCTTCCTAAGTAAATTAAAAAAACAATAATAAAAAAAGATTAAATACACATATAAGTATTAAATCAGGTTAAATTTACCTCATTTATCTATACACCCCCTCCCTAGGTATTTTATACTATTGTTTTGGTGCTATTATTATTTTTCTAGCACGAGCTACGCTTGCACATTTAGAGGCAGCTAGTCTTACCACTTGATAAGAACATTCTGCCCTTAATTTCCACATTTTATCCTCTATACATACCTGTTTCATTAAAGAATCTACATAGCTTCTAAACGAATTAGGAATAAGTCCCAAACGCATTAATTGATAAAGAGCATCGTGAATTAAACTAGCTCTCATCCAGTTAGGAGTATCTATTGAAGGACCTGATGGACCATCCCATGCGTACCCTTTTATACAAGTTAATACCCCAATAGACGATAGTTTTAAAAATGAGTTATCTATAGTATACCCAATTATATCTGTTTTTATACTATAAGTCTCATATAATTGATATTTATAACCCTTTTTGTACTTAATTTGTTGCATAACTGTCCTCCATATTTTTAATGAAAACACCTAGTACAATTACTAGTAAGTTACTTAAAACAAAAAGAACCAGAACATAAATTAATACGTCCTGGTCCTTAGTATTAAATAAATTTAATACAAATAATTTTATTTATTGCTTTCAATATCTACAACTTCTATCACCTCATCCGGTTTACCAATAACGGCTAATTCAAATCCTGCTTTATCGAGGTCAAGCCCAAGAGTTACACAAATCTTTTCAGCTAGTCTAACCAATTCAGTAACAGATACTTTGTTATCATCTGCTATAAGAGCCAACTCATCAATAATTTCAGACACTAAATCAATAGAAGCTTGTACTTTAGCACTAACAGGTAGTTTAATTTCCTGTGATAGTGTTTTATACATAGTCAACACCTCTTTAGCAGTCAACATATTATCATCCGCATAAGCCTTATTAATAGCTTCCCTTACTTTAAGTCCCCAGCTAATTAATTGAAACATTCCTACTTTTTCCATAACGTCACCTCCTATTTAATTCCCGCCCACTCTAAATAAAATGAATTTAAATTAACTATCTTAGTCTTCAGTATAAAGATAGTGATTATACATTACTAGTTTCTTCAAAGTCTGCATCAACTACGTCATCTTCCTGAGTTGTGTCCTCTTGGTCTGGCGTTGATCCTTCCTGCGAGGCTTGTTGATACATAGCTTCGGCAAGTTTGTGGGATGCTTGGGACAAAGCTTCACTCTTCTCCTTAATTGCAGCCACATCTGTACCGTCCTTGACCTTTTTCAAGTCTTCACAAGCTTCTTCAATTAAAATCTTAGTAGCATCTTCAAGTTTATCAGTATTTTCTTTCATATTCTTTTCTGTTTGATGAATAAGAGACTCCGCAGAATTCTTTGCTTCTACAAGTTCACATTTCTTTTTATCTTCGTCCGCGTGGAGTTCAGCGTCATTAATCATATTTTTAATTTCTTCGTCAGTAAGTCCGCTTGCAGCGGTGATACTAATAGATTGCTCTTTATCAGTAGCAATATCTTTAGCCGCAACATTTACTATTCCATTTACATCTATATTAAAAGTTACTTCTATTTGGGGAACCCCTCTTGGTGCCGCAGGGATATCAGATAGTTCAAATTGGCCAAGGGTTTTATTACCTGACGCCACATCACGCTCTCCTTGGAGTACATGTATTGTTACTGCAGGTTGATCATCCGCCGCTGTAGAAAATACTTGGCTTTTCTTAATAGGGATAGTGGAGTTTTTTTCAATAAGTTTAGTCATAATCCCGCCAAGAGTCTCAATCCCAAGACTTAAAGGTGTAACATCCAAAAGAAGCACATCATTTACATCTCCTTGAAGAACCCCTGCTTGAATTGCTGCCCCCATAGCCACCACTTCATCGGGGTTAACACCCTTATGAGGTTTTTTTCCAAATATTTTTTCTACTCGTGCTTGAACTGCGGGCATACGAGTCATCCCACCCACAAGTACCACCTCATTGATATTACCTATAGGAATTTTTGCATCTTTAAGTGCAGTATTACATGGTCCTTCTAAATTATCAAGAAGATCCGCCACAAGGGATTCTAGTTTTGCTCTAGTAAGTTTTACATCAAGGTGCTTAGGTCCATTTGCATCGGCAGTGATGAATGGTAGATTGATATCTGTCTCAACAACTGAAGATAGTTCCATTTTAGCCTTTTCTGCGGCTTCTTTTAGGCGCTGAAGAGCCATCTTATCAGTTCTGATATCTATGCCCTGACTTTTTTTAAACTCATCAGCAACGTAGTCTATAATTCTGAGGTCAAAATCCTCACCACCGAGATGCGTATCACCATTAGTAGATTTTACTTCAAACACCCCGTCTCCAATTTCCAGTATGGACACATCAAACGTGCCTCCACCAAGATCGAACACAGCAATCTTCTCTTCCCCTTTTTTGTCAAGACCATAGGCTAAAGAAGCGGCAGTGGGTTCATTAATAATACGTTTTACATCCAGCCCTGCAATCCTTCCTGCATCTTTTGTAGCTTGTCGTTGGCTATCATTAAAATAAGCTGGTACAGTAATAACAGCTTCTTTAACTTCTTCACCGAGATAATCTTCCGCCATTTTTTTAATATCCGCTAATATAAATGACGAGATTTCAGCTGGACTGTGTTGTTTTCCTCTGAGATTGATCCTAGTATCGCCGTTAGATGCCTCTTCAATTAAAAATGGGAGCACTTTTTTATCTTTTTGAATCTGAGGAGAGTTAAACTTCCTACCAACTAAACGTTTTACACCGAATACAGTATTTTCAGGATTTGTAATGGCTTGACGCCTTGCTGTTTGTCCTACTAATCTATCACCACTCTCAGTTAGAGCTACTACGGATGAAGTTGTTCTATTCCCCTCTGAATTTGTAATTACTTTAGGTTCTCCTGCTTCCATAACAGCTACACACGAGTTCGTTGTTCCAAGATCAATTCCAATTATTTTAGTCATTTTTCCTCCAATCTATAAAAATTATTTAGTTTTACATTACCCACTTATTGTAATGGGCAACTTTACTTCGTCTTCTACTTCTTTTACAATAGTGTCATAATCTACACGCTTTTGATAAGTACCTTCTAATTCTTTTGCAAGTGCTAATTTAATCTTTTTCAAATCTCCTAATTTCATAAAAACCTCATCCAACTGTGAATCAGCAATTAAACCATTAACAGTAGTTTCTATTACTTCATCAGGATCAAATTTTCCAGCTTGTACTTTAGACCTACTCATAGCCTCTACTACATCACACATCATTAAAACTGCGGCCTCTATAGTAGCAGGCTTAGGTGTTTTGTAGCGATAAAAGTCATCCACATTTGACTCAGACTTATTAAAAAAATATTTAAGCACAGTCTGTCCATGGTGCGTTGATATAATGTCAATAATATCTCTGGAAAAATTTGGATCATTTAATAGTATGATCACAGAATCACTTACATGTCTAGTAATGATTTGATAACTAATACGGGGGTCTAAATCTTTATGTGGGTCTTCGTTATCTTTTTGATTCTCTGTAAACATAGCAGGATTATAAATCTTTCCAACATCGTGGTAAGTAGCGGCTATTTTCATTGTTTTAACATTTAATCCTAGTGATAAACTAACCCCTTCTACCATAGATGCAAGGGCTTGACAATGTTTATAAGTTCCTGCCGCGAGATCTCTAAACTTAGCCAATAATGGATAAGTTGGGTCTAATAAGTCCACAGTATCTATACTAGATTCAGTTGAACTATTACCATTTTCTGTACTCATATAATCTCCTAATATTCTACATTTTTTAACTACTTTTAATGATAAAAATAAATTACTCCTGATTATTTTCTATCATATATTTCCCACAGTCACAAACAATTAGTTCTCCAAACTCAATATTAGCTAAAGATTTTTTTTTACCACAAACCGAACAAATAAATTCCTTGTAGTGCTTACTATCTTTTTTGTTACTTACTTCTTTTTTTACTCTCCCATTAACTTTAAACATTACTAATCTCCTTTTATGGCATATAGTCAAAGAACGATGGGTCTTTAGATAACAGTTGCCTAATAGGCATGTTCTTTGCTATTATATTATCCTGAATAAGAAACTTATATTTAGGTAAATCATTCCACCTATCTATACGTTCTTTTATAATTCTATTTCCAAGCCCATCAGTCTCCAAAATATTAGAAAACTGAGCAGAATACTGAAACCTTAACCACTTCATATACCCTGATTTCATTAAAGCCCAAATAATCTCATAACGCTTCACATTTAAATCCTCTGAGTTGGTAACAAATACCTTTCTCCAACCTTTAAATGTACTATCTAAACGTTCATCGACTGTGGTATAATTCTCTGGCGAAAATACACTAACTATTACACCAAAATCTTGTATAATAAATTGAGTAGTTACATTTTTAATAATGTTGGTTATTTTATAGGGCACCCTTAGTGCCCCCAAAAGCACCCCAGTATCATACGAAAGTCTATCTATGGACATAATTTATTTACCTTCATGTAATAATAAGCATTTTTCTTTATGTGTTTTAGGTTCTACAACAGTAAGTTTTATTTTACCTTTCACCGCACTCACATTAACAGTAGATTCAGGAGAATAGTCATTACTTAACAACTCAGTGGCTATATCAGTTGAAATGAATTTTTCAATAGCCCTTGTAATAGGTCTAGCTCCAAATTTCTCATCCACTCCTTCTTTGTAAATAAAATTACGTACTTTATTATCAAAAATTAATTCTATGTCTTTATAGTCAGTAGCACTAGTGTGAAGATTGTCAGATAGTTTAGTTAATTCTAAATCTATGATTTGCATATAGTCTTTCTTATTTAAATCTTTAAAGTGGACTATTGAATCAATTCTGTTTAGAAATTCTGGTTTAAATTTACCCTTTAAAGCTGTGTCTAATGCAGAGTTCTTCTTAACCTCAGTAAGTAATGCTACATCACCAAACCCGATAGTTTTAGTAACTTCTTCTACTTCTTTTACGCCAATATTAGAAGTCATCAAAATAATAGTATCTTTAAATGATACAGAAACTCCTTTACCATCAGTTAATCTACCCTCATCTAGGACTTGTAACAATAGGTCGTATACTTTAGTGCTTGCCTTTTCAATTTCATCAAACACTACTACAGAGAAAGGATTTTCAGCTATGGCATTAGTAAGAACACCTCCACTATCATGCCCTATGTATCCTGCCGGAGAGTTATGTACTGAGAACTCAATTACATATGAAGTGTCTTTTTCTACCGCAAGGTCGTAAACTTTTCCTGTATATTTTATTTTTTTTATGTCTTTAAGTTGAAAATATACATAATTATCATCTATCCAAGTCTTTCTTTGTATATTAGTATTTTTAGTATCTTCAAAGTCTATATTAAAATTAAACTCACTATTAAGTTTTTCTACTTGATTACCACTAATATATAATCTATATCTTTTTCTGTGCTTAGGATTTTTAGGAGTTTCAACATTTTTATATGTTATATATCCAAGTCTTCTAAATAGAAGTTCCATTTGAGAAAATAAAGTCGAAGAAACTGTACTATAATCCATTCTTCTTTTTATAACTGTACACCCATCACCAAATACTGCAGTCTCAAGAAATCCTTTTACTAAATTATCAGGTAAATCCTTAAACCAACTTGGAACTTTTTTTAAATAGGTATTACGCCCAAATAAATCACTCATCATTTTACATACTATTTTAGATGACATCCAAACTCTATGAGAATTATTATTAGATCTATCTTCGAGGCTAACTTTAACATCGTTACCAAAAACACATCGTATAAGTTTGACCACTTCTGTTATATAAGAGTGTTCTTTACTATTAAAAGTAAAGTTAATAGTTTTACTAGGTCCTGAACTTCCTCCTTCGCTTACATAGTATCCAGCTAATCTAGTAAAATTCTCATTCACTTCAATATATCTTGGTACTTTGACTTGCTTCTGGGCCCAAATATACTCATCGTCGTATTTATAGTAACTATCACTTTCAATATAATTAACAAGGTCTATTCTATTAGGGTATATCCCAGTAGATTTATATCTAGGGTATGCCACAATATCATTTTTTTCTAAGCTTGAAGCCGCTACCCAGTTTAATTTATAACCAGCATAAGGAGGATTAACACAGTATTCCTGTTTACAAGTAGGTTTACATACTCTATAAGAACGTTTTTCTCCTTTATCGCAATTATCGTGTTTGATTGCTAAAACCTCGTGGGTCTTAGTGGTTACTACAGGTACATTAGTATTGCTCATCACGAGCTCTACCATTTCACCGTCTTGGTCATATTCGTGTACAAATTCAACAGCCCGTTCGTTACCTGTATGTGAAATTACTTTTTCCCCTATCTTAATAGCTTCTATGTTTTTTAAGCTACCATCTCCCATAAGAACCTTACTACCTGGCACAAAACAACCAATTAATTTTGCATATTCATGATCCGAAGAGTACTCTGAGCAATCAATAATGATTCTATTTTTTTTAGACTTAATCAAAGAATCAGCCAGTACTTTACTAGCTAGTGTTTTACCAATACCTGTTCTACCCGCAAATAAGAATGAACCAATAGGCTTCTTAGGGTCTTTGAGCCCTACACTTGCTCTTTTCACTGATTCAGATATCTTGTCAACAGCTGTGTCTTGTCCAATTAAAGACATTTTCATTTCAGAATTTAATTTAAGAAGCTCTGCTTTTTTAACTGCTTTAAAACTTAGTCCTTGCTTCTTCTTTTTACTACTGTCATGTCCTTTAGTGTATGATTTTAATCCATTTTTTCTAGCAGGCTTCTCGTCTTGCTCATCAATTTCTTCATCTTTTTGATAAGAAAGTACTACATCAAAATCAATGCCCTCATTAACTCCCTTACAAAGACTAAATAACTCTTTAATTATAGGAGCAGGACTTAATTTAACTCCCATACCATCAATAAGCTCATAAAGTTCTTCCACATCTATAACACATTCTTGGACAATGAAAGTTTTAAAACTCATATTATTGTGAAAATATCTTTGTCTAATTAAATGCTCTACATCGTCAATCTCAAAATCTTTAACAAAAATGTACTCACCTATCCTATCCCACCAAACCTTGGTTTTGGTCCATTTTAATTCAGATAGTGATTTCACATCCTCTGAAGACGCTTCTTTCTTTTTTGGGTTTTCCATATAATTCTTAGTGGCTTCTTTGTCTGAACCATCAATAGGGGAATAGTTTCCCTCTGAATCATAGTAAGTTTTACTCCAGTGGGAGTTCTCATTTAATAAAGTACCTTCATCATTATCACTTATTTTAATTTTTAATACATTATTTTTATTAATGATAATATTACTAGCATCTAAACTAGGGTTATGATTTATAATAGCCTTAGTTAATTCTTCTCTTACTTTTAATAAATTAACTTCTTTTACTACAGCAGGAGAATTAAGATAAGCCATAAATTGGTTAAGATTAGCCACAAAATGGGCAATTAATACATCTTCATAATAACTTCTTGATATTTTACCCTTCTCACTAACAAACTGTGTAAGAAAGTCTTCTAAATCACTTTCAGGAAACCCTATAAGTAACAACTCATAGTCAATAGAGTCTATCATCTGGGGGTGTATTTTATAATCGGTATTAGACATGTATTCTCCTATTATTGTGCTTTAGGTTGATTCTTAGCAGTTTTAATTACCAGCACTGCTTCATCATAGCTTAAATCATTAACATTAGTTACTGCCCTACTAACCTCGTTGTCAGACTTTTCAACTAGAGACTTAATAAGTAACTCAGGTGTTTCGAAATTACCTAGTCTGGCTAAATTTTTGATAGCCATTTCTTGTACATTATTAATAGACCCAGGCACATCTGCGTTTGGCTCATCTATCGGTGCAGTAGCCCCAAAAGGCTGATTATTAGAAGACATACTAGGTGGTGCCTGTGGAAAACCAGCGTCATTAATAGACTGGGTTACTGAATTATTTGTTGACGGCATCTCAGGAGGCATTCCAGGAGACGGCGGCAAATTTACTACAGGGGCTGGGCCTGCAGAAGGTGGTGATGGCGGTGATGGTGGTCCTTGCCGTGTATTAGGTGGAGCTGGAGCTGTCTCATAACCAGTAAACCCTGAAGGCATACTAGGAGGAATTCCCTGGCTTGGTTTAGCTGGGGAAGCTTGATTTGTTATCGGTCCTTTTGGTGTTGGTACATCTGGTGGCATTGACTGTGCCGGTGTCTGTGAAAGCGGTGCCGATGGGGGCGCTGATTGAGAGGGAGGGGTCATTTGTTGTCGGTATCCTCCGTCTGAAGATTGGTTATCATCAACAAGATGCAATCCAATACCCCATTTTTTACAAGCGTCCTTCAATGCCTTTGAGTATGCCCCTTTATGTGCTGAGCCAGCCTCATCAGAAGAGCGTAATACTGAACCACCAAACCCTTCTTGACAAAACAGCTCTTTAGATACAGGGTCTTTAGCACAAACACTGACTCTTATAATAATTTGATCATTAATGGTTTCTTGTTCCATAACACTACTTGACCAATTCATACCAAATACCTCGTTCATTCTATCTGCTACATCTTTCCAAGAAACATAATCATATGTTCCTCCACGACCTTTTCTAGATTTAATATCATCAAAAGACTCATATAATGCTTCTTTAATATCTACCATTTAAATCTCCTTTATATCATCATTATATTATAATTATTAATTTTTGTTTGTCAAGTAATTATTTTGAAAAATATATTATATTACTTAAATTCTCTCCGGTCAGTAATTATCTGGAATAGTATGTAATATAAACATTTATTTTAAATTGTCAAGTGTTTTTCTTTTGTGGGGTGTATTAATTACACCCCTTTATTTAATTAATTAATTTCTTTAATTTTTAGCGGCTTATTTTTAATAGCCTTATGGATATTTGATATAACAAATGTCTGTTTTATTGGCACTACTACATTCCCCAAAGTATCATCGACCCAATCTTTAAAAGATACTAAACTTCGTACATCTATATTTTTAGTTTTTATCGCTCTAGCGTTATCTACAATCCATTTTCTGGCTTTTTCAGTGAACCCATTACCTTCCATTACAATGAATACATTCTTTTCTTCCATACAATTACAATCAAATAAAAGTTTTACTAATTTATCTTGGGCGGAACCTGGTACATGCTGTGCTCTACATTCAATTCTATAAACTCCTATATCATGGAGATACAATAAGAACTCCCCATAGGCATTAGCACCAAATTCATTAGTATAAGGTACATTTTTTAGAAGATAACCTCTTGGACTGCTTGCTATAACAGCCTGACTTTCTTCAGTATCAAGCTTACTATAATATACAGACTTAATGCCGTATTTAAGAAAATACTTTTCTACTTGATTCTCCAAGTCCTTGCCTGTTTTATTCGCATTATAACCTTGTTCGTCTACACCTTGAGTGATTGCTTGTACATTTGTCATTTATTTAATACTCCTATTATATATTGCCAATAATTCAGTGACTTTTTTTCTTGAGTCACCATCAGCAGAAATAAATCTACTGACTTCTTTAGTTTCAATTCTATCCGCGTTCTTATAAAGCTCTCTGGTTACTTCATTGTCATGATTAGATATTAAAAATCGACACTTTGATTCCTCAGCTAATTTAACTAATAGTTTTTGTTGCTCCATATTAAAACCAGTAGCACTATAATCCGTAAATGCTGCTGTGTCTGACATAGGTACGTACGGAGGATCAGCATAAATCACGTCGTTCTGGTTAGCTAGTGCTATTGTTTTCTCAAAGCTTTGATTATAAATATTAACATTATTCAATTTTTTAATTACTGTTTTAAATGCGTTCTCTGGAAAATTAACATTAGTGTATCTACCAAAAGGAACATTAAATTTACCAGACTTATTATATCTACATAACCCATTAAATCCATGACGATTTAAATACACAAAAAATGAAGCTCTTTTTACTATATCCTTAGTTTCATTAAATTGTTTTCTTATACTATAATATACTTCTTCTATATTATTTTCCTTCTTAAAAAGTAATTTACATTCCTGTATAAAAGTTTCTCCATTTTCTTTTAATAAATTGTATATATTAGTTAAATCTTTATTAACATCACTGATTATATATTCTTTAAAATCCATATTCATAAATACAACACCAGAACCAACAAAGGGCTCAATAAAGCGCCCCGTTATTGTAGGAGAAAAATCCTCCCGATTATGTATATACCAATCTAAAAAATTTATACTCTGTGATTTTCCACCTGCCCATTTTAAAAACGATTTCGTTATTTTCATATTATTAATATAAACACTATTTATAATTTGTCAAGTTATTTTATTTATGATTAGCATTAATTCTTTCTATCGCTTTATTAAACCATTCAAGCTCTTTTTCAATACCGATAAAGTTCCTATTATTATGTAAGCAACTAATTCCAGTAGTACCACGCCCCATAGCGAAATCAAGAACAGTGTCCCCTTCATTAGAATAACATTTAATTAAGTAATCCATAAGCTTAATTGGTTTTTCTGTTTTATGCCCATTTTTTACTCTTGGATTTGATATCTCTATAACACTAGTGGCGTGTCTATATCCGTTATTAATAGTTGTATTATTTCTTTGTTTACCATAAGTCCCACTAAAAGATAGCGCTTTTCTTGTTATTTTATAAGGAGTACCTTTGGTTTTTTGTTCGTTATAAGTTCCTGGTTTATCATAAAATATTAAAATATTTTCGTGCATCCTTAAAGGTTGCCGCTTTATATTAAGCTGTCCTGACCCTATGGCTTTCTTCCAAATAATGTCATATTTATACCAATCAGGGTTACTTAATATCAACTGGCTTGTAAACGGTTGGGCTGAGGTTAGCACCACTAAACCTCTAGGTTTTAAAACCCTTTTAATATTTTCCCATAAAGGTTTAAATGGAATAACGACATCCCATTTATTATTTGTTGTACAACTCAACCGTAAGGCGGGTCTGACAGCACTAAATCTACAGAATTATCAGGAATATTACTCATAACATCCAAACAATCCCCATAGATAAGTAACCCAGGACCAATACGCCTTACAGCTTCGTCTTTTTTTATCGAGTCAGACAAAGTAATCTCCTATCCCTTTTTTAACTTCATTAATAATATAATACTTTTTCCTAAGTTGTCAAGTAATTATTTTTACTACTAACGCAACGTTCCATAAGCACCAATCTAACTAAGTTCCCATCAGCACTTCCTTTTAGCTCTGACATAATAAAACCCATTGCTTTTATAGGAGTAGCATAAGAATCAAAGTCAACATTATTAAATATCCAACTCTCTATTTCTTTTTCTGTCATCATAGCAGGTATAAAACTTTTCAATATATTTAGGTATTCAGATTTAGATTCATCAACCCCTGAATACTCTAAAACAATGAGCTCTGATTTAATTAACTTAGTAATAATACCATTAATGTCGTCTTTAGTTACTTCTTCCCCTTTCTTCTTATTTAACCTAGGAATTTCCCCTAAGATCATCCTCAATGTGTATTTCTTATTAATATCTTTAGCCTTAGTAGCTTTTTTTAGCATCACCTTTAAATCTTTTTCTTTCATAATTATTCCTTTAGTATATATTTAAACTTTACACATAATATAATACATTTATTCAACTTGTCAAGTAATTATTTAAGAATCTGGGGTTTCAGAAACTACTGAGTTATCATCCGTATTTACTGAGTTATCATCTACTGCACTCGAATGATCGTCTATAATAGTTGAATTATCATCGGTGTATTCTGACTTATCAGTTGTACTATGGTCTGAATGATTAGAACTATCTGGATTATAACTATCTTTATAAGTTGTGTCCCCACTACTAGCATTAATCACACGTTCTAAAGCCTTACCTCCCTCTCTAATACCAAACACAGTACCTACGGATGTAATAGCTGTATTAACTGATTTCCAAGCTGGGTGTGGTGGAGGATTATAAGGAGCCAATCTAATAACCTTACGTTCAGGATACATTTTTATCCCTTCTATTCTCCCATCTTCCCCTATTTGAAGGTCAATTAACGGTTTTGGTTCTTGATTTATTTGAGTAAGCATGGCTTGTTGATACGCGGCATAATTCGGGTCTATTAATGCGGTATTTCTCGAAGTACATGATGGAAGTATAAATACAGATAATAAACAACCAATTAAAAAATAGTACCTTATCATTTTATCACCCCCTTTCTTTTTGTAAGCTTTTAAATACTAACTTATTTCTCCTTCATATTGTCCCTCCCCAAAATGGTTTTTGTTTTTAGATCTTCTATGTTTACCGTCCGGAACAGTAGTCCCATCAGTATCTTCAGACGGTCTATTTCCTGAATCAGCCTCATGAAAATGTTCTTTATTTAAATCAGCGTGATTATTAGTCTCCGCTTGTCTAGAAAATTCCCTCTTACGTATAGAAGGGTCTGTCATTTCATCTATATCACGCGTAGTTTTATCTACTGGATTCACTTTAGTATTACAATTTCCTCCTACTACTTTTGTATAATCATGTTGTTTTCGTTGAATACCTGTAGTGTGTTTTCTATTGCCACCAAAATCTCCATCACTAGAATCACTAGATGAATTATTAACTGGATTATCATTAGGACTTAAAAAATTCATAGTATTACTCCTTTATTTTCGTTCTATTATTTCTTTACACCACGATAAATCATCAATAAATTTTTTATAAACTTTGTGCTTAATTCCTCCCAATCTTACTAGATAAGATGGGTGATAAGTAACTACTATACTTATTTTCTCTGTGAATTTATATCGTTTGCCCCGCATAGAACTAAGAGAAGTAGAAGGTGTTTTATTTAATAGGGCTCTGCTTACGTCACCTCCAAGCGCTAGTATAATCATAGGCTCTATAGCATTTATTTGTTCTACTAAATAAGGAAAACAATTATTTATCCATTCTTCTTCTAATTTAAAACCGGGTTGAATAAAGCATTTAATTAAGTTTGTTATATAAACATCCCGTAAGGATAATTCAGAATCAATTAATGCTTTATCCAACAACTTACCCGATCTTCCTATAAAAGGTAATCCAGCTTTATTTGTTATTGTATTTTCATCAGCTCCAGGACACATACCACATATCATTATCTTAGAATATGGATTTCCTTTAGCAAACACTAAGGATGCACGTGTTTTATATAAATCACATTTTTTACAAAATTTAATTTTTTCTTGTAGCTTGTTTAATTTCATCTTACCCTACTTATAACAAATAATTAAGAAAAGAATAACCCATAAAAAGGATTAACTAATTTTTCAGGTGTGCTCATATCCATCCAGCCTATTAAAACGCCTTTGTTTGAAACACATCGTTTGGCCGCGGCTACTAAATCCGCAATCATAGGCAATGTTTCATTAGTAATACGAGAATAACAATCAAGAAAAATAAAATCAAATTTTTGTTTAGTAGTGTATAGATAAGTAATATAGTTTTCCCTTACAGCGGTTAGCCTTTCATCATAAATTATACCATAATCTACTTGACTGTTTATAATATCTAAAGACTCTTCAACTACCGTTAATTTTTTCACCTTATTTAAAGATAGAATATATTTAGTAGCAACCCCGAGACCTAAACCTAGTACTAAACAATTACCAAAAGGCTTACTACTAATTTGCCATATATAGTCACTTAATTCTCGGTCGGAATAAATAAGTTGTTTATCTTGTTCCATGAATAACTCGTTATTCATACTATAAACTTTAATATTACCGTGTTGTGACACTAAATCACCTTCTATGTAATGAAAACTACCTTGGTCCATAACGGTCTCCTACAAGTATTAAATTATATTATTAAGTGAATTTCATTTCTTTTAGTTTTAAATTATCTGCAAATGTAAAAACTATACGTAACTCAGCACCGTTAGTTAAATCCTCATTATAAACTGTGTATGACTCATATACTTCTTTAATTGGATTAAAATATCTGGTGCCCATATTACATTCTTTTGCTACACTCAATAAGTTATCAAGGTACTCATTAACTCGTTCCTTTACAGAGAGTTCCCATTGTTCCTCAGAAGTAAGTAAAGCCTCAGTTTCCACAATTTTTTCCTTTTTTTTAGGTGGTATTGTTTTAGCATAGGACTCTTTAATTACTTTTTTCTTAGTAATATTCTCAGTATTTGATTCTTTAGATGTAAGTTTTGTCATAATTAATTTCCTTTATTGGTTTTATCCAGTAACTTTTTAGCTTTTTCTGTTTCTTGTTCTTGATCATACACATCTGTAGTCAAACGAACAAGTTTTCTAGCCCATTCCGGATCATCCTCATTTCTTTTTATTTCTTGATAAAAATCCTCAATTTCGTGCCCTACAATTTTAGCTTTGTCTTTTTCATCAATATAAATATGCTGCAATTCGTGAGAAATAATTCTTTGTTTGTCTTTTAAACTGGCTAAATCCCATGCCCTTTTATCTACAAATAAAATATAATCATATCCCTCTTCAGCAGTATTATCAGTAGTAAAAAATTTAATTTTAGCAGAGGCTAGCTCAATACAAGCTAGTACCATAGCGCCACCGCTCACTTTTTTCTTTAAGTCATAAACTAGTTTAAATTTTAAATAATTATACTGAGGGAATCTTTCAGCTAGTATATAATAAAATACTTTCTCTAGATCTTCATCCGATGTTTGATATCTTAACATAATTTAATACCTTTTAATTATTACTTCGTTGATTAAAATGCTCCGCCAAATTTATCAAACTGTCTGGGGAAGCAGGACCAAATTGTTTATTATTATTTCTATTATTTTTTTTATTACTATTTTTATAATGAGGATTTCCATTACTATCGTAACAAATTTTTACTGTTTTGCCATTTTTTAACTTTTTTATTACTATCTTTCCACCGTCTTTTGCACACTCACTAAAATTTTTAACCATTTAGTTCTCCTTAATTAATAATAAAATCTTTTCTTACTGTATAAATATGTTTACTAACAAACCTCAAGGAAAATCTATATGGGTTAACTTATTTGCAACCTCAGGTTCTAACACCCAATAAATTTTAGCTGTATCCGAACTTCCTTTTAGTAATTGAACATTGCCAGTAACTAGTCCACGTTTAATGAGATTAAGTATAGAATCAGCACTTTCTGTACAATTATTTGCAAATCCTAATACATTAGTACACTCACCAAATTCATTAAATATAGGTGTTTTTCTTACTCTTAAAATAAACCACTTTGAATTACCCTTTTTATGCTCAATGTATCCAGCTTCTATATAATCACAAGGACAGCCTTGATCAATGCAATGCTGATCAGTAATAATACTTATGTCTTTAAATCCGTGTTCCCTGCCGTTCTTTTTAAACGATTGTAATAACTCTGAGGTAGTTTTACCAACCACTTCTTTACAAGTAGGACCACTTGTTGTTTTAATACCATAAAAATCTGTACAAAAACTAGAATCTATAAAGGCATATTCAAATTCCTCATTAGCACCGCGCTCTTTATCCCATATATATCCATCCACCGCCTCTGTTAAAAAATTAATTCTATTATAGGCACTAACCATTTTATTATAATACACTTCTCTATTTAATTTTTCATTCTTTAAATCAGTAATATCTCTTAAATGCTCAATTACTTTAACTACTTGACCTTCTTCGTTTAAAATAGGATAAGATCTACAGTCGTACCAACCTTCGAGCCTTTCAATATATCTTTCAAGTTTTTCTGGTTTCTTACTTATTTTACACTTAGCTGTTTGGCAGTCATCACAAGGAGCAGTACGACCTATTAACTCATAACACCTACGCTTAACTACAGTAGATTGGTCCTCACCAAACATAGCTAAACCGGCTTTATTATAGGCTAATATATTACTATGAGCATCTTGTACACCTATTACATCAGGTATAGCGTCTAATATTCCTTTTATTAGGGCACTTGTTTCATCGATTTCTTGTTGTATTAAAACACTCTTCGTAATATCTTGAACTGTACCTACGGATTTTATAGGGCAACCTTCTACAGTATATTCTGTTTCACACCATCCTACAACATACTTCAAGCGTCCATCAGGCATTGCCAATCTGTATGTAGTAATATAAGGGGTTTTATTGTCTAAAGAATTAATATAGGCATCAGATATTTTGTCCCGATCCTCATGATAAACTGATGTTACAAACATACTCCATAAATTTATAGAAGTGTCTTCTTCTACTTCAAATATTTTATACATTTCATCTGACCATATTAATTTACCGGGACATGCACCTTCTTTCCAAACATTATTTGGTGCAAGCAAAGACCAGCTACCTATCAAAGCCATTCTTTGTGATTCAGCTAGTAGATACGACATATCTTGAATTTTTGTATCCGCCTGTCTAATTTTAGTTATATCCTCAATAATAAACATATAACCAATTGTTACATCTCTGTCATCCTTTATAGTAGACTTAGTCATATTAAACCATTTATTTATAGCTTGAATATAAAAGGAATCAAATGTATGTGGCTTGTTAATAGCAGGCTCAATTATTTCACACTCTTCAGTTATAATTTGATTATTATATAAACCACTTAATTTTTTATTTATGAGTTCTTTTTGGGGGATATCTAAAAAAGCTAAGAAGGGTTTATTAACAAATTTAATTTTACAAGAAGGATTAACAATGCAAATAAATTCCTTTACTGAATCGAATGCATATTTCCAGGAATCAGTCTGGTCTTTTAGATAACCATTAGTAGTTAGAGTTCTAGTTAGATCTCTAAGTTTATTTAATTCATCCATTTTTATCTAAGCTCCTATCCAAGCTTTAATTGCATCTTTAAAGACCATTAACACCCCCGTAGCCATTACTCCTAACAAAGAAGTTACACCTATAGTAATCATAGCTATATAAGCGGTCAATTTAGTGCCTATTGCCGTTTGATTAATCGATAATACATCCACTTTATTATCCAAACATTTAAAATCCTCTTTACAAAAAACATTTAATTGCCTTTCTACAGCCCTTATTATACATTGTAACCTAGTTTCTAATTTTTCTAACTCTTTAGAACTAATAGCCGCATTAGCTTTCAAATCCAGTAAAAGATCTTCTTTAAGTTTTATAAGTTCTTGATGGATTTTATCTCTGTCTTTTTGTGATTGTCTAGAAGTTTCAGCTATCTGCTCATGAAGCCTATTAAGGGTTTCAAATACATAAGAAAACCATTGTTTTTTCATAATCTCGGCTTCTTCTAAATGCATGTGCACAATTGGATCAGAGAAATGATCTTCCCTCATTACAGGTTATTTCCCCTTATGATTTGATTAACTTCTTACCACAACAGGGACAAAACGACATGGGTATACAGTATCTACTCACGTGAGTTATCCCGTCCTGGTCTTCTAGGTGTGTCCATTGAATATACCATTTATTAACGTCTGGATACCAATAAAAAACCTCACTATAGTTTCTAACATAAGACTCAAAAATCTCACAACAAAAAGCATGTTTCATTTTTTTTTAATCCTTAATTATATTAATGTACACTTCCTCCACCAACATAAGGAGTAAAATCGTATTTGCCACCTAGAGAACGCCAACCTTCAGTAGGCCAATTCTTACCGGCAACCATACCACTTATAGTAACATTAGTATCCATAACATCAAAGCCAGGAAGTTCCATAGTAGCTCCAGTAGTACCAGACCCGCTAACAGTAGTAGCTGACAAACCTAGTCTAAAAAACTGGTCATCTCTAACTCTATTTATTGTAGAGCCAACTATATAAGGATTATGATCAACATTGATCGCCCTACCACCAATATTTTGACCCATCCCAGTATCCTCCGTAATAACATTGTGATCTAACAAGTTATCTTTTGATTCAAAATCAAGAACTGTTCTGGTATAATCCGCACCCATCCTATCTCCAACATTTAATGCGCCAAAATTAGCAATCTTTGAATCGAAAGTACGCCTGATAGAAGTACTTGTATCGGTTCTAGCAACACCAGACGCCGTAAGTTCAACCTCACTAACTCCTGTAGCATCTATTTGATAAAAATCATACTCACTCATAATATTTCTCCTTTATATTTTTTAATGAGGGCTACTCCCTCTATATATAGTATAGTACATAAAACAATAAATCTCAGATTTTATTTAAAATTATACAGTCTTACTTTAACTTTACTATTATTTAATAAAAATTCTGAGTTATCATCATAAAAGGTTACACCGGTTACTACCACTTCTGAAATGCCGGCGTTAATTATCTTAATAATGCATCTAAAACACGGTATTCCGCAACTTAAATAAAGAGTAGCTCCTTTAGTAGCTATACCATGCCAAGCAGCATTCAAGATTGCATTTTCTTCTGCATGACCTGCTATACATATGTCCAACATCTCACCGGATTTAGCGCCCATAGAGTGTCTAGGGCATATTGGATTACATGGATCAATAGGTTTAATTACCTTATCTTTGTACTTATTTATAAAATTAGAATCTAACTCCCATCTACGCTCACAGCTTGGTATCCCTCTAGGAGGTCCATTATATCCAGTACTTACTATACTTTTATCTTTAACTAGGACAGCCCCTATTCGTCTAGATAAACACTTAGAATGTCTTGCTGCTTGTCTACACACATTAAAAAAATACTCATCCCAGTTTTTAACTGGAGGGTCGGTAATAGAATAAACATCTACTGGGTTATTTAATAATTTATCCTTATCTTCATCAGTAACCAACTCAACCGGTAAATGTAGCTTCTGAGCAGTAACTTCTGCTACAAAATCCCTACGTTTTTGTATAAAAGCACTAATACCTGTTACTTTAGTCATTATTAAATATTTCAAAGTTAATGATAGTATAAATTTATCCAAAATTTCTTTGTCATCATGTAATCTTTCAATTAAAGTATCTTTAATTTCATTATAAGCTTCAGTAAAAGAATACCCTACTTCTTTTGATACTTTTAATATATTAGCTACGTCAATTATAACAGTAGAATCAAAAGTTAATATAAAACTATCGATTTTTTTTAAAGTTCTTTCTGTTACTGGACCTTTAAAATACTTATGAAATAAGGTCTTAAAAAAATCATCTAAAATTAATTGGTTTATCATCTACTACTTATCCTTAAGTTATATTATTATCAATAATTATTGGCCAATAATAATCTACATCATTATTATCTTTACCTAGTCTTATTCTTTCTTCTTCCGTATCATACTGCATAATCTTGAGTCTTTTTTTATCGTTACATATTGGGCAAGTAATATCTAACACCATAATCAAACTACCTGACCTTGGTCTGAAGATACACTCCCCCTGTACTCCACAATCACATGAGTATTTAATCGTGTCGCCGTCTGTTTTAATTATTTTTAGCATTTAAAATCCTTTTTCATCTATTACAATATCTTTAGGTAACTTATCTTCATGTTTTTTACTATAAGATGGAAACTGGTAAGCCCCTGTAGGAAATCTTTGTGAATAGGAAATCTCTATAACACACGGTAGTTCCCAATAATCTATTTCGCATTCACCTTGTTTAATTTTTAGCCCTGAACCTACTCTACCTAGAGGAATTATCTTACCTACCTGATTATATTTACCTATTAAAAGACTACCGACTTTACCTTGTTTAGCACCAGTACCTTCCTTCCAATCATAAGCTACAACATCATCTTCTTTAACAGCTTTTACCTTCCAACATGCCCTTCTTGTGGGTTTTCCTGTGTAGGTAATTTCTGCATTCTCATGAGCGTGCCAAAGAACTAATCCTTCATATTGCATTTTATTTTTATCTACCCACCCATATGCCTCATTATACGAATCAAATAGTTTCTCTTTGGGTAGTATTACAGAACTATTAGCTATTAAACTTTTTGTAAGAAATCCTAACGAATCCTCATAATTTTCTTCTGTAAAGTCCTCTCTATCTGAAAACAACACATTAAAAACTACAGCTATAACTTTATGTTTTTCCTGCAAAGCTAGTGATGTTTTAATATCTTCCTTCAATTCACCATTTAAAGTGTCAGATTTAGAGATACTTTGCATCAACTTAAACCCTTCCATATGGGATATTTTTAACTCAGGATCGATTACAAATTCAGCAATCAATAAGGTATTATACGGCAATTTCATATCTTCTATGGTTTTTACAATGTTTAAGTACTTTTTAGTATGGTCATTAATACGTCTAGTATATATTTTAACTTCTCCTATAGAAGTTACTAAAATATAATGACACAAACCATTATATTTTAAAAAAAACCTTGCTAACTTATCCTTAATCAATTTATTACATTTTGTTTTAGAAATACTTGTATTAGGTTTAGAACAACAAAACTGGACAGGTAAATTATTAAAATCCATTTGATTATTATTTAAGTCTGGTAAATCATCTAAAGATTTAGCTATTTGTAACCCTTCCTTTAATCTAGTTTCAATTAATCTAGTATAGTCAGCTTTAGCAGCCTCATCTGGGTTAAGTTCATTAGCTTTACCTCTATTAATGTAGCCATAGGTATGAAAGGTGGTTTGAATTTTTCCACCAACTAGTCCCCACTTACGGGTAATTGTATCACCAACCAATGTTAAAATGACAAATTTTACTCTCCCAGTAGAGTGATTTTGTACTAAAATTATTTCTTCCATTTTATAGCTCCTTTAATTTTCCTCAATCTTACACATAATATAGTACATTTTATGGATTTGTCAAGTAAATATTTGATCCTTAACACATCTAAGTTCATAATACCCACAACCAGGGAGCTTGTGTACGTCCTTATGACATGTTTTGCATAAAGTAATGGTGTTAGCCACATCATTTCCTAAACGTGGATTCTGGGTGTATCCTTCGATGTGATGGCAATGAAGCGGAGCTTCCTTTTGGATGGCTCCGCAAATTTGGCACTTCCAGTTGTCACGCTCAAAACACATTTGTCTAACTAGAGGATTAACTTCGCGGGATGATGCAGGTTTGAATTCTTTAGGCCATAATTTTTGATTATACACAGGACAAGCTTCTTTACAATTATCTGAACAGTATAATGAACATTCACCTTCCATCTGTCCTTTAATTGTTTTAATTCTTGAACTTACTTCTATATTTGTAGGTATAAAGTATTTACCACAGTACCTACATTTAACTTCTAAAGAGATACCATCTTTAGAAAGTCTGGGTGACTCATCAACAGTGAGTTTATCTTTATAAGTTTTATAAATAGCAAAATTATTATTGTATTCAATACTTCGTGCTTTTATTACTTCTTTATTCATTTCTTTATATATTTTATTTTGTTTGTTTATTTTTATTTTATTATGTGTTCTATATTTATATTTTCTACTGCTTATTTCTTTTTTATTGTTATTATAATATTCTTTGTGTTGTTTATTTATTTTTTCTTTGTTATTTTGATAATATAATTTCATAAATAAAGAGTGTTCTTTTTTATTATTATAATAATAACCTTTCTTACAGTCTTTACATATTGTATAAATACCATCTTTGGAATTCTTATCCTTACTGAACTCACTAGAATCTTTAACTTCTTTACATTTTGTACACATTTTTTCCATGTAATTTCTCCTTATAAGATATCTAGTTACTCCACTATCTATAAGAAAGTTAGTTAACTATCACTAAAAATAGGGTAAAGTTCTTGCATAATAACTATTAAATCATCTTGCATTTTTAGTTCCTCTATATTAGACCAACCCATACCATCACTTATAATTACCACAGTGTAATCGTCGTAAGGTTCAAGACTTTTTATTAATTCTTTTTTTGTCATACTTATTCCTTATAATTAGATGTAATATAATCATACATAATTTCTTCTACTAGTTTTTCAACTTTTTCTGTCTCTGGTTTTTCTGGTAAATCACACTTTTGATAAATTTCTTTGGTTTTTTCAAATAACATATCTGATTCACTTTTAACTTCGTCTAGAGTCCATTTACCATTCTTAATATCAATAAGTTCCTGAGAATCTTTAGTTCTATAAACAGTTAACTCGCCTGTGTCTAAGAACTCATAACCCATACGAAGTAACCTAATACTATGACTTGCCATTTTTGAATCGTAACCTACTTTATCGACCAACCTCTTTCTTTTAGCCCCCATATAACCTTCAAATTTTAACTTATTAACCCTTGCTAGTTGCCCATGAGCATAACCTACATAAGCATTGTACGCTCTCTTAGACGAGAATAAATCCCTATTATTTAGCAAAGCCTTACCATAAATATTTGTTTTTAAATAGTGGTCTTTGTGCAACCACAAAATAGGCATTACATTAGGGTTAGATTTTAATAACATACTTATCATTTTTTTAAATTCATAATGAACTACGTCATATTGTCCTATAAAACTTTCTTGTACCTCTTTAATTTTTCCTAAACCAAGATACTCTAATACGGGAGCAAAGTATACACCCATAAGGTCAACATCATCAGAGCTGTTTGGTTGGTCAGGAGGTATAAACGTATTGTGGGAAACACTTCCTCTATATGTTGCCAATAAAGTTCTATCATTGAACATCTCCAACATCTTTTCTTTCTCTCCCATCATTAATCACCTGTAATCCTTTACTATCTATTTTAAACCCATTATCCCTAGCCGCAAAAAACCGTGAGGTATGTTTAGATTTTTTTAAATTAGTAACATAATCAATTTTATCTTGAGACATTGCACTAGAACCAAAGAACAGTCCTTCGGGGTCATTTCTATAATCCCACACGCCTCCTAAACTTTCTGAACCATCTTCTTCAATAATTACTTCCAAAGCAAGACCCACGGGGTGAAAAAACTGTCTGTTAGCTTCTTGTAAAAACCCTAATTCTCTAAACTCCTTTATATTCATTCTTTTAATATCTTCGGGCATCCCTAATTCTCCTCATTTAAAATATCTATTGCGTAATCATATCCTTCCCAGTTATCTACCCCCGCTTGTTCTAAAGCCCTCATAAAACTTGAATCCTCTAAAAGACTTTCATACTCTTTAACTGTAATTGTTATAGTTTTTTCCGTCATTCACCCGTCTCCCTACATTTAAAATTTCCATTTTAACCCTATACATAATCTTTACAAATACCAAAAGTTTTTCTATGTAGTTTATTTAAACCATAAGTCTTAATTGCGTCTCTATGTTTTTGGGTACCATATCCTTTATTGTTAGCTATGTCCCAAATATTGTAGTAATCGATATCAGGTAAATTTAAAATAGCATTATCTCTATAAGTTTTAGCTATTATAGAGGCCGCGGCTATTGATAACACTAAAGCATCTCCACCTACAATCGGCTGTTGATACTCATTTACCATCTTAAGATTAATAGGACCGTCTATAAGCACACAGTCATAATTAATATCGTTATCCATATATAATTTAGAAAGAGCCAAAGCCATAGCCTGTTCTGTTGCTCTAAGAATATTTATATCATCTATAACATCAGGACCAATTTCACCTATACCATAAAAACAATTATCTTTAATTAAATCAGCAAGTTCATTTCTTTTTTTAGCGGTAAGTTGTTTAGAATCATGCACTTTATTTAATAACTTGGGAATGTTTTGTTGAGGTATGTATACAGATGCGGCTACAACACTACCCCATAAAGTCCCTCTAGCACACTCATCTATTCCTACCACACAGGAGAAACCCTTACCATACATCTCATTTTCTAAATCATATGTAGGATAAGCCTTCAATATAATTATCCAGCCACATTGGATCTAAATCTGCTCAAAACATCTGGTTTGCTATAAGCATTAGAAACTGCTTCATCTCTGCGGTCAGCTGTATGTACAACTCTATCTGTTTTATTTATTTCTCTCTGAACATCAAACACATAGTCATCGCACTTTCTACTCTTATTAAGTTTAATTGTTGTTTTTTTAATAAGGCATTTTCTATTAGATTCGTTCTTACAAAAAGCACATTTAATTTTCATTATCTATCTCCAATATTTAAAAATGTCATTTAATCTTATGTTATAATATAATACTTAAGTTTAATTTGTCAAGTATTTATTTTTTTTAATACCTCATAATATACACAGGTGAGTCATTCATAATACTAAAGTATAAAACAGGTAATTCTATAAACGCTATAAGAAACGTTAATACTAGTATAGCAATCAACACACTACATGCTTTAGTCATTAGAAATTTAACCCTCCTTACTTCAATCTATTACCAATCTCAATATTTCGTATAATATCTTGCCAAGTATTTACCCTAGTAATAATATCCGGGTTAAAATTAAGCCAACTATTCCAAGGACGAGTAAGCACCATTAACCCTTTACGCCATCTAAGCTGTGCTTGTGCCATTTCTTCTAAATTAGGAAGACAATCATCGACATAACAATCAAGTTTATATTTCTTAATATGTTGTCCTTTCTCATTACCGTCAGTCATAACCAACTTAGTAAACGGTATATTATTATGACATAACCAAGTAGCAGTAGAGTCTTTAAAATCATGCTCACGTTTAGTTATAATATAAATTTTATGACCTGATTTATTTAATATATTTAAACACTTAACTGCATTTTTATAGGGCTTTACTGTAGCCAACATATCCTCTGAGTGAACAGCCCATGTCATAGCACTACACATAGCTTTCTGTTTTTCCTCATTCGCTGTAAATATGTTTTTTTGAAACCAAAAATGATTCAAATCTTCTACCTTAGCATTTGTACCAAGCTCATAATTACAATAATCTATAGCCATGTGAGCTGTCTTACTTATTACTTCATCCAAATCAAAACCTAGATTCATTTAATCTCCTTAAACATCAGCGTTATAAATATTAGAACCATCTTCGTCTGCTACAACCAATCTACCGTTATATTCAATATTTCTTTTATAAGGTCTTGGGTTAAATGAATCTGTTTTAACAGCATAATGTATCTGACATCCTGCCACTAGCATGTTACCAATCTCAAGATACCAATTAGTTGACCCTTTATTAGTTTTAATTCCTAAAGTTTCTTCATCGTTTCTAATACCTTTAACCGTACCGAATACAGCTCTGTACATTTGACCATCTGGAGCAAAAAACCAACCATCAGTAGTCACTACTGCTTTTTGTCCTTCTTCTATTTTCATTTTAATCCCTCTTCCCTATATTTCTTTACGTCTAGTAAAAATGTTTTTACACCGGCATTTGGAATAGAAAAACATTTCCCTAAGCGAATCTGCTCCATTACCCACTTATGGCGCATAGGCTCTCTGCCTTTTACTTGCCCAGTTTCTATCCAATAATTCATAAAACCACCTTTAGAATAATTAACAAACTCAAAACCTAAAACATCCATACTATTACCAATATTATGATCATAATCTGAATAAAATTTTAATGTCTCTACATTTACTGTATGTTTTCCTATTTCTATAGTTTTATAATTTTTTATAAAATGTTTTAGTAATTTAGAAGCACCACCCATAACGTAATAAAATTTTAAAGTACCAACTCTAAGTACTTCTATCATAACATTTGTTTTCCCAAAGAAATTTCTTCCAAAGGTATATAACATTAATAGGGTACCTTTTTTTACTCCATTTTTATCTTTTTTAGCATACAAACCTAAACTTAAGCTAGCTCCTCTTTTACCATAAAAACAATTTTCTGCTTCAAAAGCCCTACCCTCTTTTGTACCTACCTCTTTAATTATACAGTCCCTAGCATAAAATTTATTGGGGGTTACTCCGTAAACATGAAGTATTTGCGACTGTAAAACTGATTTTTTTCTTGGGTCATTCCATTCGAAGTCTTTAATCCACAATTTAAATGAATTATTATCTTCGGCTTCCTTGGATTTATTATAAAAGTAATCCTTATTTACACCTTCAATTCCATACTTAGGATACTCTATGGCAAAATCCAACGAGGGTACATACTCAATTTCGTATCTTCTTTTTTCAGGACCCGCATCATAAAATAAACAAAAATTCCCATACTCAGTACTATACTCCACCCCATTGTCTTCTAAAAATGTCTTTATTTCTTCCAAATTTTTAATATCGTTTTCTGTCATAAGCCCCTCTAGTAATTAAAAGTTATAATAGATAATTATATTATAGTGTTATTTTACTTAACGTACTCACACATTATAAGCATCTTTTTAGTTTTGTCAAGGTTTGTTTATTCTTATATTTAAACCCCTCTACAAACCTTATAAATATTTTATGGAGTAACCCCGATAACTCTGCGGATTCAGTTACTAAGAAGAATTCCTTAATAAAATAAATTCAGCACAGTAATATTAAAGGGGGAGTGAGGGGTTCGATACCCACATACGGTAACTGTACGACCTCTACATTCTGCCCGTCTCATTTAAGTAACCTCTTGTTAAACTCCCCATTTATATTTTCACATGACTTTAATATAAACATCCTTTATGTTTTGTCAAGTATTTTATTTTCTGTTCTACAGTTATTAACACTTTTCTTCTTTAGTTCCGGCAGCGTACACCCGTATAGTTGATGTGCCACATTATAATGACAGTCTTCACACAAGCCCCATAAATTATCTTTATCAAGCTGTAAATGGGGATGAGTAGATACTGCTTTTTCATGGTGTAGATCTGTTATTTTATTTTCACCACACATTTCACATATACCATTAGCTCTTTTTATTATTTCTTCACGCAGTTCTTGTGGTATAAATTCTCTAAGAGATTTAGTAGGTATAGCCCCATGACTGGCATATATCGGACAAGCTAACTTACACTCTTCAGAACAATAAAGACTATGTTCACCTTGACCTATATTTTCTAAAGCATACACTCTATGATATACCTGTTGTTTAGTTGGAATAAAATAATTTCTACAGAACCTACATTTTACCTTTAACGAATTACCGTCTTTAGCTAGTTTAGGGGATTCTTCTTTAGTTAATTTATAATGAGTATTAGTATATATAGCAGAAGAATTTTTATATAATTTTTTGTATTCTGTTAGATCTTTTGCAATACTTATTTTTTTATTACCAGATAAACATTTTTTAGAACAATTTTTAGAGCAAAATAACCATCGTTCTGATCTACCTATTGAATTTAATGCATTTAGTCTATTTGATACCCTTACTGTAGTTGGAATAAAGTAGTTTCTACAATATTTACATTTTACTTCTAGAGATACTTCATCTTTAGCACATCTTGGTTGTTCATCTATTGTTAATTTTAACCCATATAAATTATATTCAGCAGGTTTTGTTTGAAAAGATTTTTGACTTTGTCTTCTAAACAATTTTTGTTTTTTTGTTAAAATCCTAGGATTATTCTGCCGATTTTCTTTTTGTTTTTTGGCTTCACATACTTTACACCAACTTCCTACACTGAAAGATCTCTTCGCATATGAACCTACTTTCCAAAATTCCCACAGTGCTTTATGTTTTTTACATTTTGTACAAATTTTCCACATTATTTATATCCCCATTTAAATCCACCTGCGGTTTTTTGTTTCCCTCTACACACCTTATAAATACCTTCATAATGAATACCAATTATTTTAGCAGCTTTCATTGCAGATGGGTATTCTTTAATGAAATTTCCTTCCAGGTCGTACTGTATTGTAGGTTTACTCACAGCTTTTTTTAATTTATTAATATTATCTTTACTTGGTGTTCTTTTAATATATTCTGGAACGTTTTGTTTTTCTAATGGGTCATCTATATACCGCCATAAAAATTCTTTAGGTAATCTGGTCTTCCCTTCACAGTTATTTAATATTAAAGTAGCACTTAAACCAGTGTCTTGTGAAGCTTTTGTAATAGATGAGTACCCTTTAATTAAATCCCCATCTAAATCATATTGTAAAACAGCCTTTGGTTTTAGTAAAGTATTCCTAATTAAATTAATATCTAATTTTTTCTTAAAGCCATCAGATTTTAATCGCCACACAAACCCACCAACCTGTTTAACTTTTTTACCGTTACAACAATTAGATATATTTGGTCTATCAAGTCCTAATTTTTCAGCCGCACATCTAATAGACTTCCAAGCCTTAATAAAATTACCATTTAAATCATATTGTAGTACCGCTTTATTATTCTTTCTAACTCTACTGTTTATAGTATTTTCAGATTGTTTATGTCCTGAACAACCTCCGCCCCCTGACGTAGAGTTATACCCGAAATGTTTATTAAAAGTATTATATTTATTTATATAGTAACACTCAAAAGTATTTAATTCAGCAATATTGTTACATCTAATTATAATATCAATCTTAAAAGCGTCCAGTCCGTACTTCTTCATTGCCCTATACAAATAGTAATCTTCTCCATTTATTGCGGATCTACGATGTTCATTCATACGTTTTGTAAAATTAATAGTTTGCCCTATGTATGACTTACTATTTATTGTATTAGTTAATTTGTAAATAACTCCAAATATTTTCATAATATTTAACTCCTTATTAGTAATATTTATATAACACATACCTACTACTAATAAGGAAGTTAGTTAAATATATATATATATATACTAACTACACCCAGCATATCCACAAGAGGGACAAGTAAAGCATCCACTCTGAAATATAATGTCTTTAGATCCGCAATCTGGGCAGGACATACCCAGTTCTCCATTTAAATCTGTTACATAGCCCATAAGGTGTTTTTTTAATCTAAAAACAAGAGTGCCTGGTCCAGCATTGTCTACTCCACCTAACGCCTTAACAATGTCAATCATAGGAGTATTATGACGAAAAAGAAACCCAAGCATACGTCCTATTTTTACATGATTAGATTGTCTAGCAAACTTCTTTTCTACCTCTTCTAATTTCTCATCATCTAATTTATATTTTTTAGCTACTTTTTTTAACTCATCAATTGCATCCATAGTTATTTCTGTCTTAGAAACAGTGTTTGTTGAAATAAAACACGCAAATGGTTTTCTCATCTCAATATCCATAAATGAAAAATGTACGTACCATTTAGAACCATTACCACGTAAAATGACCCCTTTGGATGGGTACTCTTCAGGAAGTTTAACAACATCATGTATAATATTACCATTTTCATGTCCCTTAAAAGCATCCAAAAACTCTTCTTGCCTTTCTTTAATCTCTTTAACCTTATCTTTCTTTTTAGACTCAAGAACAGCTATAGAAGTACCTTCACGATAAGTAGTACACCCTTTAATTCCTTGCTTATGGACCTTACTATACAACGCTTTAAAATCATCAAAAGATATGTCATTGGGTAAGTTGATCGTTTTACTACTTGACTGATCAATATACTTACTTACAGTATTCAAAATAGTAAAATGTTCTTGTACAGACAGCTTTGTAGCGGTAGTAAATTCAGTTTTGCCGTGCTTCAAAGCCTGATAATATCCATAATCTCTAATAGTTTCAGCTTTACATAATCCTTGATTCTTATCTATTCTATATTCACCATCTGTAGATATAAGAACAATTTCATCAGCAATACTTTCTTCTTTTAAATAATCTGTTTCAAACCATTCTCCTTTATGTATAGATGGGTATTTAAAATCCATAGGCTTTCCTTCTATCCTATTCCATCTAGTATACTCTGTAGAAAATACTGGTTCTAACCCACCAGATACATTGCCAGCAAGAATTGCTAGAGTACCAGTAGGAGCTATAGCAGCAACGGCACTATTACGTAAACCGTATTTTCTAATAAGGTCGAGTGTCTCCTCGTCTAAAACTTCCCCATGTTTCACATAACCAGTCTCTAATAATTTTTCATCATAAAGGGCAAAAGGACCCCTTTCTTTAGCAAGCATGGCGGACTTTTTATATGCGGTATTCATAAACAAATGGAGCATCCATTCTGTAAACTCAACACTTTCTTTTCCACCATAACGAATGCCCATCATCATAAACAAAGAAGCTAGTCCACAAAAACCAAGACCAATCTTTCGTTTCATCTTAGAAGCATCTTCATACATAGGCAATGGGTAATCTGATATGTCGATTATATTATCTAAAGCTTCAACCATAATATTTATATCTAACATAAGAAGTTGGTCATTAAATATACCTGTTTCAATGTCGTAGTAACGCACCAAATTTAAGGACCCTAAATTACATACATCACCAAGGTCGTACAAAGCCCCTTTGTGTTCTACAATACCGGTGTTTCCGGGTACTTCTCCACATTGTCTGGTACTAAACCCATTACAAATAACAGAGTGATAATCTTCTTGGGTTAAACAATACACATCTTCTTTTCCTATAAACTCTATTGCCTTAATTTTTTCATAGAATTTTTGTTTGTGTATAATTTTGTCTTCTTTCCAAGAAAAAAACTTATCATTTTTATACGGAAGCATGAATCCTATTTGGCTCATAAAACTATCTCTACTACCGCTAAAAAGTATCAACTCATAATTATCTTTACACCAATATTTCTTTAGCCCTCCCAGTCCATCAGGAAGTTTTCTATAGTCAGCTTTTCTACGTAAGTTAATATTAGATCTAATACCAAAATTAGATAGTAAAATTTGTACATCTTTAATTAGGCTTGGCATAGAACTATTTAATCTAATAGAACAACCTGACCTAATAGAACTAATGTTCACAGTACCGTCCGCCTGAAATAACCCCTGAAGATACCCTTTTACAAAATCCTTAGTTCCCTTAAATATAAATTCTGGGACTTCTTCTTTAATAGACAATAAACCAAACTCTTCAAAAATTCTGTAAAGAACCGCTGATTTAATCTCATACATATCTTTACTCTTAATATAACGAGCTTTTACTGTAGTATCTGAATAGTGTCCTCCGTATTCTCTTATCAAAGTATTAGTGGTCTCTACAAGTTCATCTATTAATACATTATCTTTCCCCCACAATCTAATGTAAACTTTATTATTCTTACAATTGTATTTTTTATCCCAACCTTCGTATATAGTACCATCACCTGCTATTATTCCTATAAGTCTCCCAAAAGATAAATTACCGTTCTTCCCAAAACCACATAACCCAGAACAAATATCTACGCTATCCCCAACCTTAAGGTCCTTTAATTCTTTTGGACCTTCGGGGGTATTAAACTCGTGGTAATCTGTAGTTTTAATTTCATATCCCGCAGAAGTAGTCAATTTAAATACATCTCTATCTTCACCAGTCTTATATACATGAGTAGTCTTTAGCAGTGTGGTGCCTATAGAACCATCTATTTGTCTATTATCAGCATAAACCTCATTAGACCCACCTTCTTTATACAAGTCATATATACGCTCCATACCTTTAGATGTATGTAATAACATGTCTCCTGTAAAACAAGGATTAGTTGCGCTAATACTACTACTCAAGTAATTAACATTATCCATTTTTCTAATTGTGTCAATAAACAATAACCCTGGTTCATTTCTATTATAACTACTCTTCAAAAGAAGTTCCCACAAATAATTAGCTTTTACTGTACGATATACTACAGTAGGATAACCTTTATCTGCCCACTTCTCGAAGTTACCATCCCACTCTTTCTCATACTTTTCAAAATTAATATCTGGAAACCAAAGATCCCAATCAAGATCATTTTCCACACAGTACATAAATGCGTCTGATATTAAAACCGACATATTCATTTTAGTCAGTCTATTAGGAGTGGATTTAGTTGTAATAAACTCCTCAATGTCTGGGTGATTTACATTCATCGTTACCATAGTAGCACCTTTTCTAATACTATTTTTAGACGGCACCCCTTGATACGAATCATTTTTATCAACACTACCTGATGTAATAACTTCAGAAACTTTATCAAAAATCTCTAGGAACTTTATTGCTCCTGGTGAAGCTACACCTATCTTCCTAATCAACGTCTTAGCTGGCCTAAAAAAATTGGCACAGAACCCAACTCCTCCTTCTGTTTTCAGCGTGCACGCATACTTAGTAACCATATCCATAATCCCTTCTAATGAGTCTGGATCTTTTGTCACAGACTCAATGAAGCAATTAAAAAGTGTCAACCCTTTTTCATCTACACCTATATTAGAATTAATTCTTCCACCAAATAAAGTCCTAAAATCTAAAATTGACCCTTTTAGTTGGTGCTTTTTATCCCCGTCATCTGGGAAAATAGAGGACGAAATCCGTTCACAAAAACCATCGTATGTCTCATCTTTATACTTATACTTATTCTCCCAAATCTTTTCTTGAAAACTGTCTACAAATGTCATATTCTTCTCCTAATATCTTTTATTTACTATTGCTTGATACCACGCTTTATGCCAGCTCCTATCTTTGTTCGCTTTACTATTACAAGAACGACATATGGTTATTAAATTACTAGGTTTACAGTCTTTCTTGTCGTAATTAATGTGATGGATAGTTAAATCGTTTGGATTTTTAGAATTACAGTACGGATTTAAACATTTATTTCCATCACGATTTCTTATATCTTTTTTATAATCTAAGTCTTTCCAGACTTCACAATAAAGCTCGAAGGATTTACCTCCTCTCCATTGTTGATTACCAGCACCAAAACTATCCAAGTGTGAACAAACCGGACACCTATGACCATCCGCCCAATCATAAAACCTAATTGTACCTTTATGTCCTAAAGGGCATATATAGTTTAGCTTTGTTTTATTGTTTTTATATTCACCACTTAAAAGGGTATAACCCTCCAATTCAAAAAAACTTCTTACCTCTTTAATAGTTTTCTTCATTTTACCAGAACATTCTGGGCATCTATTACCTTGTTTCCAATTACCCCAAACCATACTACAGTGATGCCCTTTATCACAAACATAATCAAGTTTAGAGTTATTGTTAATATATTCAGTGCTTAGTAATATGTAGCCTGCCTCCTTAAAAGAATTTTTTACAAGATCATAGGATGGTTTAACATTATCACTACAATAAAAACATCTTTTACCTTGTTGCCAATCATTCCACATAATACTGTGATGATGCCCTTTTGGGCATTTAAAAATCAATTTAGTATGTGCATTTTTATACTTTTCACTAAGTAAAATGTAACCTTCTTTTTTAAAAGAATTTTTAATAAAAGAAAGGCTATGTCTTCTGTTATTTATTGAGCACTTATTACATCTACTACCAGACTTCCAATTTTTCCAACTTATCGAACCTACATGCCCATTAACACATCTATAATCTAACTTTGTGTGTGCATTTTTATAACACTCACTCAATAAAAAGTAGCCTTCTTTATTAAAGGCGGTTTTTATATCACGTATATCAGGCTTAATAACTCCTGAACAGTACGGACATCTATAACATGTTTGCCAATTTGCCCAAGTAATACTGTGTTTATGTCCATTAGGGCATATATAATTTAATTTAGTGTGAGCATTTACATACTCCTCACTAAGGAGGGTATAGCCCTCCTTCTCAAAAGATTTTTTAACAAAACTATATGTTAATTTTTTTGACATTACTTATCAGTAGACCCAGAACCTCCAACCCTTGTAACATCGCTATTACAATTATCTGATTCAAGGAACTTTTTGAATATACCTTGCACTACCGCATCACCTTTATTAAATACCCTAGTTCTATCACCGAAGTTCCAAAGAAAAATACCTATATTACCATCATTTTTTACATTACTATAGTAATCACTATCAATAATTCCTACAATATTTTTAATCCTTATCTCATTTTTATTTGCAAGAGATGACCTAGGGTAAACCTCAAGTACTTCATCATCTAGCATATATGCTTTTACATCTGTCCAAATAAACGCACCTTCTCCAGGTAGAATTTCTACATCAGTGGGCAGAAAAAAATCGTACCCTGCTGATTTAGCAGTACCTCTCAACGGAAGTGTAACTTCTTCACATACTGAATAAGCCTTCAGGTAATCTTTTGCTACTACTTCAAATCCTCTAGTTCTTTTTACTTCTTTCATAATTAATTTTCCTTTTACGTCCAAGTTAATTGTATTTGTACCCTGGTAATCTGTATATACTTCTATAGTCTTTTTTTCTACTGAATTTTTAATACCTATAATCATATCGTCTATACAATAGCGCTTGATACCAAGACTTATGCCAGTTCCTGTCTGTATTTGCTTTAGAGTTACAAGAACGGCACACCGTAATTAAATTACTAGGCTTGCAGTTCTTTTTATTATAATCAATGTGGTGAATTGTTAGGTCGTTTTTATTCGATGAATTACAATATGGATTCAAACATTTATTATCATCCCTATTTCTTATATCCTGTTTGTATTCTTTGTCTTTCCAGGCTTCACAATAAGGTTCGAAGGATTTTCCACCTTGCCAATTAGGGTGCCCTGAACCACATCTAGTTATTGATAGGTTTATACCTTTACAGGTAGGGCACCTATAACCAGTTCTCCAATTACCCCAAGTAATACTATGTCCGTGCCCTTCAGAACAAACATACTCAAGTTTAATATGTGCATTTTCATACTTTTTACTTAATAAGATATAACCTTCTTTTTTAAACTCCTCTTTTATATATTCAATTGTTTTTTTATTATTACCAACACAATAAGGACATCTACAACCTGATACCCAATCCCTATAAGTGATACTATGAGAGTGCTTATTAGGACATATGTAATCAAGTTTAGTACTGCTATTTTTATACTCCTCACTCAGAAGAATGTACCCCTCTTTTTCTAAAGAATTCCTAACTGTATCAAAACTCGGCTTCAAGTTACCATGACAGTAGTAACAACGGTTTCCCGAAGCCCAATCATCCCATCTTATTGAGTGTTTATGCCCTTTAGGACAAATATATTCTAGTTTTTGTTTATTATTTTTATAAACAGTAGTTAATAAAGTGTACCCTTCATTATAGAAAGCCTCTCTTATCTTATCTAATGACAGTTTTCTCTTATCGAAGTTACAAAACCTACACCTATGTCCTAATAACCAATTACCCCAAGTAATACTATGATAATGACCTCTGGGACACCTATAATCAAGTTTGTTGGTATACCCCTCGTATTCAGTACTAAGTAAGGTGTATCCTTCTTTTTTAAAATACTCTTTAATGAGTGTAATATTGTACTTCTTATTAGCCATACTATTCCTGGGGTGCACCACATTTAGCACACACTAATTTAGTCCCATAATGGGCATCATTTACAAACTCCATATCACAACACCCACATTCTTCACCATCAATTTTATTTTCACAAGATCCTTTTAACCAGCAAGGACCTAAAAGCGCATCAGTCTCCATAGTAATTTTACTAAAGTATTTACCAAAACCATCTATTAAAGAATTAGCTACAAGTTCTCTTACAGCATCTACTTGATCATTTCTTACCTCTACAACTACTTCATCATGTACTGTTAATAAAAGTTTTGCATCATAATCACTAGCTTCTAACCTATTCACCGTCAAAATCATCGCTTCTTTAACAGTGTCGGCATTCGCACCTTGCACCCCTGCGTTTTTAGCCGCTCTTTCAACTGCACGTTGTTTAGTTACCCTATCTGGATGTCCATATGGGGGTATATTATAATATCTTTTTCTCCCACTTATAGTCTGCGAAAAACCATTTTTAACTGCACCCCGTGCCGCGTGCTCTAAATAAGTTTTAACCCCACTATACCGTTCAAAATAAGTATTAATCATATTATCTGCTTCTTTTTCTTTTATTTTAAGTCTAGCTGCCAATCCATATTTTGATAGCCCATAACAATTATGAACTACAAACCCATTGGCTGAAAAATACGGGTGCTCATTTACTGATATATCATATACTTTAGCAATACCAACCCTTTTAATGCTTTTAATATCTAAAGGAATAATATTATTGGAGTAAATAAAATCTAAAAATTTATCTAATTTGTGCAGTCTTTTAATACATATATTTCCTATAGCATTATTAGTGTATTTACTACAATTATATAGTGTATCATAATAAACCCTGTTAGACTTTAAATCACTAGGGATAGATTTAATCATTTTATTTAATATCTTAGATTGATTACGTAATGAATAAGAAGACTCGTTATATTTACTTTTTACTTTATATTTATTATTTTTGTAAGCCGTTACAAAACCGATATCGTTAATAAATTTTTGCCTAAACTTATTGGTAATTATGTCTAATGTATAATATAACTCTCCCGGATAATTTTTTCTTGTTTCTTTTAAAATAGAAGAAACATAACCAAAATTTAAAAACATTAATTGGATATCCTTTATAAGGGCTATAGATTTACTACTGTATTGAATTTTTACTGTATTACCATTTTTCTTTATAGTACCATCACCCTCCATTAACCAACGTAAAAACATTACTTGCACATCTTTTTTACTACATTTTACACACTCCGGTACACATACTGAATCTGTTTTTAATTTCTCAGAGTACTTAAAAATACTATACAACCATTCACAAAATAATACTGAGTTAATACTATATTGTATTTTTTCAGCACTACTCACTCTTGAAAATCTAGTACTAAACAATTTAACAAATAGTTTATCTATATTTTGTATGAATTCTGAAGACGCTTTTTTAGAAAAACAAAAAGACACTAAACTATATTTATCCCTACCTCTAACTTTTATTAAAGAACCTTCTGAAACAAACAGCCCTAAGAAGGCCGCCCAATCTTTAGTTAGGTATTTAGGTAAATTAAAGTGCTTATAATTCGTATTTTTTTGCACATCAAATTTATCATACTTATATAAACTATTATTAAATAAATTAGAATTATTTTTTATACAAAGTTGCTCTGTACTAATATCAATATCTTTTAATTTTTTATCTACATAGTTCCCCTCCTTATCAATAACCTTCATTACATGATCTAAGGTAGTTTTTAATGTATATCCAAATTGGGTTTCAATTTCGAATACTTCTTTTTTGCCCATATATCTATGAGCTTTTACACTATTAGACCCTTTATCGTGAGATACCACATCACCTATTTCTACGTCTTTAATTGCTTTAATCCCACTATCCGTGATAATCTCAGTATCTCCATGAATACAAAGACCAAAATTAATTGCTTTAGCCTTACTTCTACTATCATGCTTAACTTCCTCTATAGGAATACTAAATACTTCAGAAGCAGTTCTAGTATGTAAGTCGATCCCATGAGCATAACACTCAATAAAAACAGGATCTTCTGAAAGATTACCAAGAATCCTAAGCTCGGCACCAGACATATCTGCAGTAACTAAACTATACCCTGGCTTAGCGATAAAACAACTTCTAAATCTTTGTTTCTTTGGTATATTCTGTAAATTTGGAGCACTAGAACTCATACGCCCAGTTTGTACCATCTGCCTAAAACGAGTATGAAGTCTACCAGTTAAAGGATGAATCTTTTCTAGCAACGTTTCACCGTACGTAGACATTAATTTATTAAGTTTTCTATAAGAAAGAATTTTTTCAATAATAGGGATATCTTTATACTTTTCTAGTGAGCTGGCAGAAGTACTATCTAGTTTTACCCCTTGAGTTCTTAGTGCTTTTAATAATTGGGAAGGGCTATCTATATTAACAACAGGTATACCAAATAATATATTTTGTCCATGGTCAGTAGATAATAACTGATTGATGTCTTCTTGAGCCTCATCACGTTCTTGCTCAATATCTTTCATCATTATTCGCCACTTATCTATATCTAATGTTATCCCATTTAACTCCATCTCACACATTGGTTTAGTAAACTCAAACTCTAATCTACAAACATTATCAAATCCTTCCGCGTGTATACGAGGTAATTGTAATTCTCTAATTAAAGCAAGAATCGCAACATCATTAGCAGCGTATTCAATCTGGTAAGGTTTAAACACCTGATTATAATCCTGAAAAGTTCCGCCAGGCTCTTTAGCCATAGAAAGACCTAAATATTTTTTAACTAGGTCCTTCAAACTAGCTCCCTTCGCATTAACTCCTAAATTAAATAACTGCTCTACCAGCATAGTATCATAAATATTCTCAAGATAGTACCCAGCGTGTACCTTTAACATTTTCATATCAAATACAGCATTCTGTAATAATTTAAGTATCTTAGGATTATTAAGAACTGGTGCCAATTGGTCAAGATGTACAGTTGAATGTTCTGTGTCACTTCTCACATCAAAAACAAATGACTTATTTGGAATACCTATTTGTACTAAAACAATCTTCTTTGTATAAGGGTCAAAACCTGTTGTTTCTGTATCTACCTCTATCATAGGATGTCTAAGAATCTCAGCTATTACTGAGGCTACATCCTCTGCCCTAGTAATATAAGCAAAGTTCGGCTTAGGTAGAAAAAATTCTTCTACATCAAAAGTACTCATAAGTTATCCTCTCATTATTTTAGTTATCTTGTAGAAATAATTCACTAAGATATGGTGTGCAGGTTTTCCTGTATAAAGTATAGGAGTTGTGATTACATCTAAAACAGCAGAAAGCTTGTCGCCCTCAGTAGTAGTCTTGCACCACTTTAAACGGGCAGTAAAAAATCCAGCAGTAGCAATTCTAATTTGTTCTTCTGGAATACTTTTTAACTTTGTTAATATGGCGACAGCATCTTTAAATTTTCTACCATAAAGGCACTTACCTATTTCCATTATATTAGGATGCTCTTCGTCCAAAGCGTGATTCTCTAGTATAAGCTTCACATTTTCAAGCTCCCAACTTTCTTCGTCAATTACCTTTTTTAAATTAGCAATTGCCTCTCTTGGGACACCTTTAGCTGTAGCAACTATGTACTCCACAATATCAAGCTTATAAGTAATACCCTCAAAATCACAAATATTAATGAGGGCACCTCTAATTAAATCATCTGTCATATACCCAAAATGCATATTAATATTTCTGCCTGTGAACTCAACTAAAAGTTTTTCAGGTTTATTAGTACAAAAAATAAAATACACATGGCTAAATCCATCTTCAATTTTCTTAAGTAATAAATCCTGAGCAGCAGTAGTAAGTTTATGTGCCTCATCAAAAATTAAAACTTTATTTCTACTCATAACAGGACTATATGAAAGATCTTGTGTTATCTTGTCTACTGAATCCTTACCCCCAGCCTCACCCACATTAATTTCAAGTACGTCAAAACTAGCGTGGTTTAATATACTCACACAACTGTCGCAAGTTAAACACGGCTCGGCTGTTGAACCTTCTTTTATTGACTCACAATTTAATCCAAGAGCAACTACTCTAGCGGCAGTAGTTTTCCCACACCCTGAAGGACCAGTAAGTAATAAATTATGCGGTGTAGTCCCCTTAGTAAGATTATTTTTAATAATTTTTTTATTTATTTCTTGCCCGATAACTTCATCTATTGTGCAAGGTCTATAAATAGTAATTAAATCGTTTGCTCCACTTTCTGTCATTCTTCTAATTAACATTATTACTCCTTTTATTTCTTGGTCATAAGGTTAATATAATATAATACATAAAACTAATTTGTCAAGTTATTTTACATTAACCTCAGTCTTCTATCTATTTCAGGAGTTAATAAATGGAGCACATCAGATAATACACCCTTACCTTCTGAACAGTTTATCATTTCACTATTATCAACTTTAAATAATCCTTTAGGAGCACTAATAGTATAACAGCTAGCTTCAGCTAAATTCATACATTCTATATCAGATAACTTACTTCCAATGTACAGTAAGTCCTCAGGCTGCATATTATATCTTGGTAATATATTACTTGTTAAAATCTTACGTTTCGAATCTCTAGATTTTACGTAGAAGAAAGGAATACTCCTTTTCTGCATAACCCCTAAAGATATATTAGGGTCGGTAGAAAGAAAAACAAAAGTAAATACCTTTTTTAACTCATTAATAGCCTCAAAGTCCCTTTCGCAGTAATTTTTAAACAATACATTATTTAAATTATCCAAAGCTAATACACCATCAGTTATAATCCCGTCTACCTCACTAACTATTATATCTATTTTAGTTAAATCCATTATATTTAATCTCCAATATTATACTTTTCTTTAACCCTTCTAAGTTTTAAGAGTACCTCTTCTTTTTCTCTATTAATACGTGCTGAATACTCTCTTAAAACAACTCCAGCCCGTAGGCTTAATTCTTTGGTCTTTTGTAATTTTTTAAGCTGTTCATCTGTATAACCATATTTATTTTTGCCCATAGTTTACCTCTTCTTTATTCCTGTAGGACTAACTTCCTTCAAACGTCTACCGCATTTATTACAATTTACTCTCTTTTGAAAACCATCAATTACTTCTTTACCACAACTACTACATACGTAATTTACTTCCAAATTTTCGTAAACCAATTGATTCATTTTTAAAAACTCTTTTTGTTCTTTTAATTGCGTCATTAATTCTGAAATTTTAAAATCAATATCAGGGATAATAGTTGCTAGTGTTCTATCACAAAGAGACGAAGTCTCAATAGGTATAACTTTAATATTTAAATCATAAACTTTTGAAATCATTTTTACCAACTCATATTTTGATACAGAAGATGGTGAGTAAATATGTCTTACACCGCACCAAAATAAATCATGTTTAATTATTTTTTCACATATTTTCGCAAACTGAAGACAAGTAATCCCATTCCAATAATGATTAGTAAAACCATTTACTTTTTTATTTTTGTTTGACTTTACCCATTCTAATAAAGAAAGTTTATTATTTATCTCTTCCCCTAGGATTGATGTACGTATTACAGTAGAATTAAGAGGCTCACCTAATGATTTTGACTTACCATAGTCATCTAAAGAAGTATGATCCGAAACTTCTGTGTAACTCCCTTCTGAGCCATCAAACACACAATCTGATGTAGGATGAATTAACTTAGCTTCCCTATTGTAACAAAACTCTTGTACCTTCAAAGGAAATGCAGTATTAATTATAGAAAATTGTTGTTGACTAGTATTACCCCTCTGCGGAATCCTTCCTATACAATTTATAACTACATCACCACTTTTAACATCCAGTTCATATAAACTATTGTCATCAGCCCTCAAAGTTTGTCTCGTTGTGCCGATGGTATTAAAGTTTTTTTTCAAATAGGTATATACATATCTTCCTAACATACCGTTTTTACCTAAAACTATAATTTTCATACTAAAAATCCCCCATTATTAAGCAACTTCGTTAAGTATTCTTGGGACTGTACATCGTCAGAAGAAGAAAAACTATCAAAAAGCACTTTAGGTTTTGAGCTTAAATGACTATAGTCTCTACCCATATCAAGCTCTGGCAACATAATGTAATAATCCTCATTAAACACATGTGCTCTATGCGACTCATGCTCAGAAATTAAAACCTCGTGTTTCTTTTCTCCTTCACGTAAACCTATTATATCTATTGAAGTATGTTCATTACCGTAATGATTTATTAACACTTTAGCTAAATCACCGATATAGAACCTAGGCATATTCATTACAAACGTCTCTCCACCCACACTATTTTCTGTGGCCTGAAATAATAAAGTTATAGCCTCAGGCAGTGTAAGAAAAAATCTTGTCATGTCAGCATCTGTGACTGTTATTTTATTAAACTGTTTTATCTGATCTATAAACAAAGGTACTACACTTCCATTAGACCCAAGCACATTACCACCTCTAATGCACACGAAGTCTGTATCTTTAGATAATGTGTTGGCATGAATGATTAATTTTTCTCCTACGGCTTTTGTGAAACCATAGGTGTTGGTTGGGGCTACAGCCTTATCTGTACTAACATCAATGACCTTCTTTATCTTATGTTTAATAGCTGAATTTATCACATTTATTGTACCAGTTATATTAGTTTTTATAGCTTCCTGTGGCTGATTTTCACATACAGGTACATGTTTTAGGGCTGCACAATTATGTGTAGCATAACCATACACATTGTAGGTATGATCTCCAGATACACTTAAATTATATACTACGACCTTTTTCTTTTTTTTACTTACGCTTTTGACAAGATAAAAAATATAATCATCAGTTATAAAATGTTTATAACTATTGGTTGAGCCATCAACATAAAAATTTTTATTTTTATTACTACTACCTATAGAAATTTGATAAGTTTGTTTAAGATTTTCTTTTTTAACAGTTCTTCCACCTATAATTAAATCTTTTTTCGCTCTTGGTAATTTCATAAACCCTGTAGGAATATTAATCATGCCAAACAATAATCTTAATTGATATGCCAAATTTTCAGATACTGTAGACATTTTACCATTAGAATAACACCCATCACCACAGAAGTACCCTAGCAATAACTGTTCAATTTTATTCATATCTTTTAATTTAAAAACCCACGATGGAATTATTTTATTTTCTGCCCCTTTACCAAACTCTTCAAATTTTTTTACTATGTCTTTACCACACACCGTAATGGTACAAGAATTGTGATTAGTGTAGTAACGACTTCCTTTTTTTCCAAAATTTTCCAATAAAATATTTTCAACATCAGTAAGATAATCATCTTCTTTACTGTTAAAAGTAAATCTAACCGCATATTTACGTAAGTCTCCTTCCGCAAGGTAATATCCGAACAACCTCATCATTGCACTGTTATATTTTGTGTCTTCAGAATTTATTCTTACCTTTGGTATCGCAATATAATCACCTTTTTGTATTTCACCTGCCTTAATCCACTCAGCGCTATCTTTTTTATAATGTTCTGGGCATTCTCCCTTTAATTTATTATTACATGCAGGAGAACACGCAGTTCTATATGATTTTGGACACTGTTTAGAAGGTTTCCATACAAAATGTGTATGATCACTTGTAGATGTTATAGGAATATTAGAAAAATAAGAAGCAACATCTACCATCTCTTCATCAATTTTACGACTTATTAAGTTTTCAACTTTATTTAGTCGCCCATCAGATGAAAAAACATAATCATTTATTTTAACATCCTCTATATTTTTAACTTCATTTTCACAAACAACTTTAGTTTTAACTGGAAAACAATGATACACATAATCTATACCCATACTAAATAATCTATCAATAGCTTCTGCATCTCTAACATCTCCTATTATAAACTTAAGTCTATCATCATTGAACTTTCTATCAGTAGTCACTTGAGCTAATTCCCCTCTTGACAATAATATAATCATCTTTGGATCTTTGTCAAGCAACTGCTTTGTTAATTCATGAGCCCATGAACCTGTCCCACCTGTAATCAATATTGTTTTATCTTTAAACATTGTATACTCCTACAAAATAATTATCCAAACCAGTTAAACCAGTAATTCTATTCCATCCTATAAAATCGTCTGTAACCCAAAGAGATTTATGATGATCGTACTCATTTTTATAACACCACAACTTAGGATTATTTACATTTATTGAATTATCCGTCCACCATAATGGTGTCAATAATATAATATTTCTACATGTAATATTTTTTGCTTGTTCTAATATAATACATCCCCGCTCTTTGTCAAGGTGCTCTATAAAATCTATCATTAATACGACATCAAAACTATTTTTCAAAAAAGGTAAATCTTTTTCTGTTAAATCTAATAAAATATCAGGATTAACCTTGTCCCAAGCATCTAACGTAATTACTTTATTACATACTAAATCAGAAGAACGTCGCTTGTCTCCACATCCTACATCAATAACATTATCTTCCTTCTGTACATAAGCCTTAATCAAATCATTTATATTCATAGTTTATTCTCCTATAAAACTATTTTTAACTTTATAATTAGATGATTTTACACACTCATCGTACAACCTTCTATTAGTAGCTTCCTTACTAGGTATAGCGTTATGCTTATGAAATTGGTGAATACAAAAAGGACTCTCTATAAATTTAATGTCCATATTCTTTTTACTAACCCTAGCAGCAAACTCAGTGTCATCGTAACCATAACCATTAGCGAACCGTTCATCAAATCCTCCTAGGTCTAGTAAGTCTTTAGTAGGTATGGATGTAAGAAAATTATAATGTGCTGGCCTATAAATAGGATGTATAAACCAAGAATTATCTTTACCCACCTCAATAGTACTTTTAGCACGTAGTTTTACAACTATATTATCCACATCTAATTTGTTCGAAGCCTCTTCACTTAATGAATAGCAACAAAATACAAGGTATTGATTATCCTTAGAATTATTGTTAACAAAAGATAAAACGTCACCAACATGTAAGCATTCTGGTGCTTGTATTATTACTATATCCCCTCTAATTAAACTAAATCCCATGTTGAATGGTATACAAGGATTTATATGGTGCTTATCTTCAGGTTCTATTCTTACTAATTTAACGAAACTAAATTCATCAGCAAAGTCTTCTATACGTTGGGAAGGTTCACTCGCATCATCCACTATTATATATTCAAAATCCTTATATACTGACTGCTTCATAGTTTTCAAAGTCTTTAATAAAACCTCTTTACGATTATGATAAGCAGACACTATTGATATTTTTGTCATATTAATTAAACACCTTATATAAAATTTTTTCAAACTGATCTACTCTATTCATTACACTGTGGTTCTCATGAACAAACCTCAGGCCCTCTTCTCTAACATCCATATTAGTTATTTGGATTTTTTAAACACTCATCCACTACACTCAAAACATTCTCTTTTGTTATTGGTATATAATGTTTATGAGCAAGCATTCCAGATAGTTTAAAATCTTCCGTCTCTTCGGCAAATAATAAAGACCCTGTTGCAGGTATTTCAAAATATTTTGCTAGTACATACTTAAATATAGAGGCTGTGGCTATACCACAGTAGTAAGAATGTAATAAATTAGAATAAGAATCACCCTGGTATTGTGGCGGTCTGTAATCAATAGTACTATGTTTCTTATTAACTATAAACTGTCGAAAAGTATATACTTCTTTATTGAGGGACCCAGACAACAAACACTTCATTATAGGCTTTTCATTTAACTTAAAATTAATATATCTTTCATGTGGAGAAAAAAAATGCAACATAGTTTCATTTTTTGCTAGAAATTGAGGGTACATCTGCTTAAAATACTCAGCTGTCTGCGATAGTATAATATCACACCTATTAAATACTTTTATTTTATTTACTAGACAGTCTTTATTACCATAACATTGTAAATCTCCTGACCACATTATTAATTTTATACGCTTATTAAGTTCTAAAAGTCCAGGTATCAACCCTGGTCTATTATGATAAGGAACTGCCCACATCAAGACCACATCAGTATCATCATCTACGTAAACCTTATTAGCAAATCTTATTTCAAAATTAAATCGTTTTTGTATTTCATACCATAAAGGAGCCATAACACTTAGCGTACTTTTATAGTCAGGTGTCCACAAATTCTCATAGAATTTAGGAATTATTATTACACCTTTCATATTATAACTCTCCTATTATTGTATAAAGAGAAGTTCGGTCATCTTTTACATACGGCTCTACGGTAACTTTTCCCTGACTACGTAATTCTCTAAACTCCTCTCTACTACTAGTGGTGTGTTGAAAATCTATAATATTTATTTTTCCATTACCAACTAAAATTTCTTCTATTTTAATATCATTATGACTAACCTCTATTCTATTTAAAGCATCAAGTATGTATTCAACCTGATCCTGCCAATCAATAGGTCTTGAATGTTTATTTATCTCCATCCCCATGTAATCCATTACTATTGAATTAGTGTTAAAACTAATTACTTTAGGCACCCTATCAAAATCTTTCATCTTGTTCAACCAAAAAACTTCTTTATTAACAAAGTCATAATGGCTATACTTATCATGTATAACTTTTTTAACAAAGACAGCTTTAACTTGAGAAGTAACTTGTAAAGATGCATCAAGGTAATATATTATAGACGTATTATTAGATCGCATTACAGATGTATAACCTCCTATCATGCTGTCCGGGATCATCCAAAGATTTAGCATAAATTAAATCAACATTAGTATAAATAGTTTTTATAACTTCTAACTGAGCGTCTTGATTTTCACCATTAAGTTCTATTAGTAGATGATTAGAAATTGATTTTATATAATTTAATACTTCTCTCCAATTTTTAATCCACATTATCATAGATAGAAAAAAACATATATCAATTTTTTCTGAAAGTACAAAATCACTTACGTTTGAAATGGGCCTATTGTCTAAGTCAAAGTTATAAAAATTAATATTATGTGTATCATTATAATCTCGTATAAGATTAGCAGTATTAATACAATTAAAATCTCGATCAATTCCTACACCGTAGCGTATAACTGGTGCCAGCTCATGTAACATTCCTCCAACATTGCAGCCTATATCTAACACGGTTTTATCTTTAAAATCAAATTTTACATCTACTAATCTCATTTGATTATCTCTTTGTCCCTTATACACTTCTCCCTTCAATTTCAAAGTATGGTAGCCAGCATCATATTTGGTACCACCATAAGGTTGTTTTGGGTTTTTAGCATGCATAGCCATCCTTAATACTTTTTCTTTTGTCATATCTCCTATTCTATAAGTCATTATATATACCCCTCCTGTTTTAATAGAGTAGTCATGCTACAATTTCTTTTAAATCCATTAGTATTAACATATTGCTTACTCTCTTTTCTTCCATTATACCAATGAACACACATAACATTATTATTTATACAACTTAAATCTACACCCCTGTAAAGCTTCTGTATCGTAACATTTGGTGGATGAATGTTATATGGGTAATAAGTCTCAAACCTAGTACCTATAACATTACCAAACTTATATAAAGAATCTAACGTAGGGTAATGAGTATTAAGCAGACTAGCCCCAAAAACTTCATGAGTATGCGGAGGTTTAACATTTTTAACAGCTTTAATCACAGACTGCAAATATACCGTATTCTTGGCGTGTATCATGATTCCTATACTATGCCCTCCACCTGTACCGTATATGAACGAAACAATATCAGTAACCTCTTCTATCGGGACATTACCATGGTATTCTATGTTACGAAAATGTTCCATAGGCTTTAACCAAAGAACATCAAAGTCAGACCACACACCCCCTATGGTATAAAGTATGTAATACCTAAATATATCAGACCTTAGTATACCATGAAGTGCTGATGATATACCATAATCATCTAAATCTATAGTTACTATATTCACATAGCCTAGTTTTTTTACTTCCTGAAAATAATCTTGGCCTGTATAATCGGGAATGTACCTAGCTTTCCCTTTGTAACCTTGTTTCGCAATGTAAACATTTATTTTCCATTCAGGATTATATTTATGAAATGAAACTACAGTAAGCATCTGTAGTTTTGACATTGGACTTCCGTCCCAATATAAGTGTAATTCGTGAGGTATAAGATCCATTATATCACTAGCTCCTCTAAAATCCCCTCTAAATCATACGTACGTTGTTCATGCACACACTCATAAAACCCTTTTCTATCTACCTCTTCTAATTTTTGGATAAGATATGTTTCTACTCTACCACTTAATTTTTTAGAAGACTCAATCATATGTGCAGGACGTTTATTAGTATTAAAGTCTTCCCGTTTAATAGTTTCAATAGATAATCTATCCATCATCTCACCAACACTGTATACTATATCATCACTCATCCAGTTCTCAAGAGAAGGAATTTCTTTAGATGTTCTCACATTATGAATAAATCTATTAATATTAGCCTTAGATGCTACACGATATTCACCCACACTGCGAGCCACCCACTCCATTGCCGCGATTGATTCATAACCCTTTGTACCAGATTTTCTAATATCAATCACAACAGCATTGGCAACATAACAACGGAAATTAGCATCGGCCAGTATATAAACGAACTCCATTATATTTTTTGTTTCTTCTGCCGAAAAATGATTACAAAAAATACCTTCTATGTGTTTAAAAAAATCTGTAAAATCTAAATCTTCTAATATCATTATCAACTGCCCCCTTTATTTCCCTAAAAGTATGTTTATTACTGTGTCTGATACATCGTCTTTTGTATAGTCCTCGGGAGGAACCCAAAAATATGTCCTATCTTTAATAACATTAAACACATTTACTATTTGAGCAGTATCTGTGCCTACTAAAATATTAGAGCCGCACTCTATTGTTTCTTGTCTTTCTGTACTCTCTCTAATAGTAATAGAGGGTACATTAAAAAGGCAAGCTTCTTCTTGGCAGGTGCCAGAGTCAGAAATAATAACTTTTGCACTTTGTTCTAGTTTTATAAAATCAAAGAAGCCAAAAGGCTCGGACATTAATACACCATCAGCCACAGTAATCTTAAATTTATCAATTTTATCTTTAGTTCTAGGATGCACAGAAAAAATTACTTTCATCTGCTTACTGATAATATTCAAAGCACTCACTATACCTAGTAACGACTCTTTATTGTCTACGTTCTCAGTTCTGTGTGCGGTCACAAGCACAAAATCCCTATACCCAAGACCTAGTTTATTAAGTATATCACTATTATCTATCTCATTAATATAACTCTGAATAACTTCATTAATAGGATTACCTATTTTAAACACAAAATTCTTATGGAAACCTTCAGCCAATAAGTTTTGTTTACTATTATCTGTGTATGGTAAATTGTACTTCGACACATGATCTATAATACGCCTATTAGTTTCTTCTGGAAGACGTTCATCATAGCATCTATTCCCCGCTTCCATATGATAGACAGGTATATTATATTTTTCTGCTATTATAGATAGTAAGCCAGAATTAGTGTCGCCTAACAATAATACCTTATCTGGTTTCTCTTTTAATAAAACTCGTTCAAATTGAATGATGGCACTGGATAAGAAGGTTCCAATAGAGTGCCCTTCGTTAGTAAAATAATAATCAGGCTTACGTATTTTTAGCTCATCAAAAAATTTACCACTCAAATTATAATCATAGTTCTGATTTGTGTAAATAAATATATGATCTACTACCCCATCCAACTTATTTATTAACACACTAAGGCGGATTAATTCTGGTCTTGTCCCCGCTACTGTTAAAATTTTCATATTAACTCCACATATGTTCTTGGTATAAATATTCTTTTGGCATTGACAAATTCAAGCTAACATAGTTAATTTTTCCACATTTTCTACATTTTTCTATGACCCTACATCCAGGGCAATTACCAATACCAAAACCTATTCTTTTTGTCATTTGTATTTTAATTTCCTTGTAGTCATGCCAACAGAATTTAAAAAAATTATTAATCATTACTTTATCCAATCCGCTGTCTCCCTTGACATACCTACCAAATTAAAATCTGTTATACGTTCAGTAGTATTCCATTTTAACGGAGTATAATGTGTGTCATGATGTAACACAGTACAACAAGTACCACCTAACCTACCATTATGCTGTGTTCTATTTATAAGGGGACGTAAAGCTTTATAACCATACTCTTTAAAAAACGCTTGTACTGACCAATCCCAACCCCAAGCTTTATAATATTTTTTAACTAGTGTAGTATCATTCCATGCTTTCTGAAAACAGCCCTCCCAACCTTCCTTAAATGTACACCAACCGAGCCCTTCAAAAAAAGGTACCTCTTCTAAAGCAGAGTAATCCTCACCTCTAGGGTTAAACCCAAACAGCCCATAGGACATAAATGTAGTAGGCTTATCTCTAAAATTATTATAATACCAATTAGCTAAATCAATAGCATCAGGAGCTAATAAAAAATCATCCTCTAAATGAACATTAAATGTAGACCCTGCTGCAAAGGCAGAACTCAGCACATTAAACATATTATCAATAGCACCTTGATGATCGTTTCTACCAATGGAGTTTTTTTTATACAAAATATTTAAAGCTAATTTAGACTCTTTTAATATTTTAATACATTCCGGAGAATTTTCGGCGCTACAAAAAATTGTATAATCATCCAGCTTTTGTTTTTCTAAACATATTAAAAACTCTTTCAAGTAATTTGGTCTATATCCAACAGGAAAAGTTATAGTTTTCATATTTTTATCCTTATTTTTTTATATTTATCAATTATATCCGTAGCGTAAATACACTTTTTCAGCCCCACTAAATTAGCCTTTATAGGATCAGTTAATAAGGGTTGAACTGCCAGCCAAGGCATCAGTCCGAGAATAAATACCTCATTACATAATAAATCATGTACATAAATAAACGCTGTTAGTGCCTCTAGCTCCTTATTTTTAAACAATGAGTCTTCTCCATACTTATTATGGAGATTGGATTTTTGATAAGTCCAAGAAGGGTTGTCATTACCTGTATAAATTAAAGTAGATTTACTGCATGTTTTTATATGTATGCCAGGAAAAGTACTTTTTGGGTATGGTAAGTCACAAGACCAACTTTTCTTACCAACAGGAAGCACTGTTAAATCAGGAGCCGCACTTGGATAGCCGAGCTTTTTTTCCAAATATTCGGCCACAATAAACTCTCCAACTTTACCAATTACAATATCGTGGTGTGCTTTTAACGCTCTTCTTTCATTTTTATAATAAGTTTTACTTTGTAAACTCGCACTGGCAAACCTACGTGATTTTTCTACATAGTCATTAAATTTTAATTTATCTACCGTATATGGGTCTAAAAATAATACAGTGTTATCGCTATAACAATACATAATTCCCTTAAAAATTACTTATAAGTAGTTCTGTTTTAAAATTACGGGCTGTGTTTATAGAGTAATTTATATTATTAATAATTTCTATATTTGCCCAACCCATATACAACGAACTTATTTCTTCACAATTATCGTAAGACAAGGTCCAAAAATGCTTAGTGTTTTTTAAAGAGTCAGCCAATCTTATATGATCTTGATAATTAAACCCACACTGATATAACTCTTGCCCCTTAACAAAATAAGGTGGGTCTAAGTACAACAAAGCAGTAACTTCGTCATCAGTAATCAACTCAGAAAAATCCAAAGACGAACATTTTATATGTTTGTTTTTAAATAATGAATTTAATTTATTAATATTTTTAGATAAATGCCCTGGGGACCATCTACAATCTATTTTATATTTAGATTTCTGTTCTTTTCCGCCTAAAGGACCTCCGGATTTAGTTCCTAGTCCTGAAAAAGAAAGTTGATGAATAGTTAATTTCTTAAACCCATACAGTAACCTTTCTTCGTTGGTCAAGTCATTAAATTTTATATCTTCCAATAGTTGTTTCTTAGCAGTATAAAAATAATCCACAGAAGGGGTAAACTTCTGTATCAATTCTATTAACCCGATAGGGTTATTTATAACAGTAAACCACAAACAAGCTATCCCAAAATCAAAATCATTTATCCAAAAACTATTTATACCTGATATAGTGAGTAACTCAGTGGTAATTTTTCCACCACCTAAAAAAGGTTCCCTGTATTCAATTATTGTATCATCCTTGCTCAATCCTTCACATAACTTACTAAGTATCTGGTCCCTTAGTTTAGCTTTACCTCCTGGGTATCTAAAAAACGACATAAAATTAAATATCCTTTATTTCAGTAATAATTTTATCTGCTATAACTTCCCAAGAAAAATTCTCTTTAATATAATTCTTTAGGGTCATTCCTTTCTCTTTTGCTTTATTTTGATTTTCATATACATACTTCATTTTGTTAGCCCCGTCTAATACATCAGGCTCAGCCCATAACTGTGTTCCATCATACCACGGACTCCAAGGCATGCTATGTACGGGCGTCAACATATGGTTTACTAGATAACTATTGTCTTCTTTTGCATACTCTGTTGCGCCGCCAAATCCGGTAACTACGATTGGATTACCAGCAGCTCCAGCAGTAAAACTGGAGAGTCCAAAACCTTCACCCCTATCTAAAGACACATAACAATCACCCCTAGTATGTAAAGAGGTTATTTCATCCTCAGACAGCATATTACCAATAAGAACCATCTTAGGAAAATCAGACATAGGCATATTATACTTTAGAGATTTGATCATTCTAATCACACCTTCTTTTTGCTGATCCGAGTAGTCATTACCGTATGTTTTTAAAACCAGTACTACATCTTTATTACCATTAAATGCGTGGTAATAAGCCCTTATGAGTGCTTGAGGGCACTTTCGTTCAGTCCACTGACAGATATTATAAAAAACAAAATCAGTGTCTTTTACACCAGCAATTTTAAAAGAATCAAAAGAATCAAAAGCTTTAGTACTAATTCCGTGAGGAACTACCCCTATCGGAATAGTCACACCACTATCTTTAAATATCTCCCTATTCCACTCACAGCCTACTAATACTTTATCAACAGAATTATTTATAAAAGGCGTCCAATCAGAATGTAACTTAGTAGTCTCCCAAATTGTAAACCCACAATTTATTTTACCCACTTGTCTATACTTAGACCAAAATTCTGGAGTAGTGTGTATAAAATTAATATTATATAGAATTGAATTTTCAACTAAACTTTTTAATAGTTTACCATCTTCTCCTAAGTCTGGCTTGCTGTTTTCAAAAGAAATAGGATTGATAGTAATAGGCACACCGGCTTGGTGTAACGCTAGTATATTACCCCTACACGCTTTACCATAACCGCTTGAATCAAAAACCGGTCCTGTATATCTAATTCCTGTTATATCCATTTATACCTTCTCCTTCGTTATAAAATATGGATGGTCTACTTGAGCTAGTACTTGCTTACAAAATGAAGGCCATTCAGGCTCTTTATGTTTATATCGTTGGTGTACCATATGCTGTAAATTCATATAATTTAAATGAATAGTTCTTATGTACATATAACCAGATGGTAGATTACGTTTTAATTTAATTAAGTCAGCTCCTTCTTCAAGCAGTTCTTTATACCTATTTAAAATCACCTCATCTACTAAATGATCTATACCATTAGCTAGTTCTGATTTCTTTAACATATGCATAGTAGATGTTGATTGGACCGCTGCTATAGTAGTGTAAGTAGCTTGTTGCTGCCACCAATCGCAGGGGGCTTGGACAATAAGGTCTACATTCATAGCTCTAAGAAATTTATTATGTCCCATACCTTTAAAGGCCATTTTTTTAGCCCGCTCTAACATTTGATAATACAACTCATTATAATTACCAACACCGTCTAAAAAAATAGAGACGCCTTCATCCAAACCCTTTACTGTCTTATCAAAAGCTAACCCCATTCCTACCAGAGCAGACAAGAAATTACCTGATGATTCATGTAATTTTTTAACTTTAATCATATTGTCCTCCATAACCATCAGTTACACCGGACGGAACCTATGCAACTGATGGTGTTATTATTACTATATAATATAATACATTTTTCTAGTTTGTCAATCTAAAAAGTTTCAGCTGTTATAACCTTTCTGTCTATACCAATTTCATTGACCGCAGTAGGATTTTTAAGGTCTCTTACAGCCTTATCAAAAATACTAACCCAAGCTTTGGCTATCTTACCCTGCCAATTCAATTCCGACTTCACCCACCCATAGGCTGTCTCCGCTTTCGCCTCAGCTTCTACGTAATTGTTGTAAATATACACCATCTTCTTCGCCATATCTTCGACATCAACAAGCGGCCTAATAACTTCATTGTCATTTGGTAGAACAGTATGTAATCCAGGAGTAGTCCCACTATCAATTAGGTAGCCCTTATCTTCAGTAATGTATTCTCCCATAGCTGTATTATTAGGCATTAAAACAGGGGTCTTAGTAGCCATAGCCTCTACCCAAGAAAGACCAAAACCCTCCCCTAAAGTCGTACTAACAACAAGATCAGAGACATTGTATATTAAATTAACAATTTCTTTAGGATACCCTTGATTAGGCCCAAAATTCTCTGGAAAAACAACATCTTCTCCAACAACTAGACCATAGGACTTACAAACCTCATCCAGACTCCAACCCTGGTCTTTCATTGCCATATGTAGATATAAAATAGAAGTTGGCACTTCCTTTCTAAACTCCACAAATGCAGCTATAGTTCTAGGTATATCTTTTCTATGCTGATTTCGATTAACATTAGTAATAATAAATTTATCTGCGTGCTTACCAAAATACTGTGCCTTAAACTTTTTAATAATATCCTTAGGTAGAGGTTTAAAATCATCAATATTAGCGCCATGAGGCACTACTTGCATGTCTTGTACAGCAGGGTATACTTTCTTAGCCTCGTTAGCTCCAAACTTGGAATAAGCCACTAAGTAATCAACGGCATCCACATTTTTAATCCATTGCTCTTTAGGAACACCATCAATAGGAAAATAACAAATTGATTTAAAGGCTTTCCCACTCGCTATTAGGGCTGGTATAAGTTTAGGTAAAAAATCTAAAATAAAAGTATCCTGCAAACAAAACAAGATGTCATACTCCATTTGCTGGGCCATGCTTACAAATTTCTGTCTTCCGTATGGGTCCTTTTGTGTGTTAGTACCGGCTGGGAACTGGCGATAAGGGAAGGTATGCGGATCGCCCCAGTAGTTGATAGCAAATATATCGATATCATATCTTCCAGTTTTAAATAACGCTTCACAAATATTTCTAGACACAGATCCAAAACCTGTTGCACATGAGACTGCATCAGCATATACAAGTACTTTAGTTTTCTTATTTACTTTTTTGTTTTTTGCCATAATTTATTTTATTTCCTTTTTAATAATTATAATTATATCGTTTATTTAATACCGCCCGATACCAAGCTTTGTGCCAGTTTCTATCTTTATTGGCCTTAGAATTACACGAACGGCATACTGTAATTAAATTTGACGGACTACAATTCTTTTTATTATAATCAACATGATGTATTGTTAAATCATTTGGATTTTTAGAATTACAGTATGGGTTTAAACATTTATTTCCATCTCTATCACGAATGTCTTGTTTGTATTCTTGGTCTTTCCAAGCTTCACAGTAAGGTTCAAAGGATATTCCACCTTTCCAAGAGTTATTACCAGAACCAGATATCCTAATAGACCAACAAGTAGGACATCTATATCCAGTTTTCCAATCACTCCATGTAATATAATGCACATGACCAAAAGAACATCTATAACTCAACTTGGTTTTATTATTTACATAATTTTTACTCAGGAGGACATATCCCTCCTTTTCAAATTCATTTTTAATATAATATATATCGTGTCTAACATTTCCTGCACAATACTTGCACCTATATCCTTGCTTAAAATTACCAAACGTCATAGAAGTTTCATGACCATTAGGGCATACACACTCCAATTTAGTATTAATATTTACATACACATTAGATTTTAATATATAACCTTCTAATTTAAAAGCAAGTTTAACATCTTCTATAGTAGATTTCCCTTGTCCAGTACAATAAGGGCATCTATGTCCTGTTGACCAATTAAACCAAGTAGTACCGTGTTCGTGCCCATTTGGGCAAGTATAATTAAGTTTTTGTCTATTATTTATATACTCTTCACTAAGTAAAGTGTACCCCTCATCTTCAAAAGATTTTTTTATAAATTCTATATGTAATTTTATATTTCCAGCACACGAAGGGCATCTATGATTTGCTGACCAATTTTGCCATGTAATATTATGACGATGACCCTCAGGACAAATATATTTCAGCTTTGTTTTCGAATTAACATACTCACTACTTAATAATTCATAACCCTCCTTCTCAAAACTTCCCTTAACAAATTCATAGGTTAACTTTTTTGGCATACCTTATACCTACTTTTTAATTGCTTTAGTTGCCAAAAAAGGCATAGTGAAATTAGTTACAGCACCTTCTTCTATCTTTTCTCTAGCTCTAGGATTTTTTGAACAATAATTATCTACATCTTTTTTCTTAAGATTAACCATTTCCACAAACTCCTCAGCTGATGTATTCTCCTGCACCACCTTAGGGTCGTAATTAACTCTAGCGTTCTGTCTTATATAAACCTGCTTGTTCTCCCCATATAAATTAGTTCCAGCCTCCTTAATCTTTTCCATAATTACCATTGCAATTTCTCTTTTCCTTGTATCAAGAATCCTAGCTGTACTAGAAATCTGGTCGTACTCTTCAATTAATTGATCATTTGTAAGTTTAGCTGTAGGTAAAAATTCAAACTTTTTATTACTACAAGCCTTTTGATATTTATCGCAGTAATCCCGAAAATCACACCAAGGACAAAAAATATTCAAAGAAGCTACAGCATCCTTTTCTTTTATATTACACATCTCATCATACACAGTAACTAAATAATTATTAGTCTCATTACGTTGCTCATCTGTACGATAACTAAATACTGGAGAAGATCTCAACATATCTAGACAAAGTATTATCCTCTCATACTTAGGCCATAGTTTATGCGCTACTAAATCATATAAAGATAACTGCAAATCATCCTGTAATTGATCTGGAGTAGGGGCAGTTTTAGATGTTTTATAATCCACAATCATAAGTGTTTCATCATCTAGCTTAACTACTTTATCCATAGCACCAATCAAAGGCACACCCATATCTGTCTCTAGATCTGGCCACCTACTATCTGCAAAACCAAAAGTCTCCTCTAAACTAATAATCTCTCTACCTAAAGCAAAATCCTCTACTCTATTTTTTACGAGTGCTTTACCCTCAACATGTACTTGCATCGATTCAATGCCTTCCCTAACTGACACTTTATCGTACACATCATATATTTTTTTGTAATCACTTTCATCAAACTTCCCCTTCTCTGCCCAAATATGACCAGCAAATTCTAAAGCCTCATGACAAGTAGTACCCAACTTAAACGCTGGATTAGACAACTTTGGCATATGCTCAACATACTGAAACCAGTACTTCCTTTTACAGCGCATATATGAACTAACTCTTGTAGCACTTAATTTAATCGGTCTTGCCATATTTTATCCTTCCTTTTTTACTTCTTCAATGTGTGCGGCTAATTCGTAAGAAATAACTTGCAACATAAGCTTAGCGATGGCAGTTCTAAAAAGATCTGACACCTCATCAAATTCGTCCATACTTACAAAAAATTCCTTTTCTCCTGTAGTATCAGAAACTACTTTATATTTAGTAATAGCAAGACTAGAATCCATTTTATTCTCTCTCATTAACTGTTCTGTTGCTTGAATTACAAAATCTTTTGAGTCACCTGCCATTGTAATACCAGCCTCATTAAACATCCCTACAAAAACATCTAACATACTTGATTTCATATTTTCTACAGTAATATGCGCCTTAAAATCGTTTGTTAAAATCATACCCATAATCATACTCCTCCCTATATTTTTCAATTTGTAAAATCTCATCACAATAACAAAGTAATTGAGCTACGCTATCTGTTATATCATTCCAATCTTTAAACCTAATGTCTTGATTTCCAAAATTAATAAGGTCTTTTATTAAAACAAACAATAAATCCTTAGACTTAGCTTTAAAAAAAGCCTTTGGTTTAGTATTACTCATTATATAAGGGGCTTTATTACAATACTCAAACACGGTTTGCTCTGCTATGCCCCCAAATTTAGCTAAAAGTTTTGTAACTTTAGGGTTTAATCCCACAAATGTATCTTCAAGTACTATATCAGTAGGTTTATATTTTTTTAATACCTTTATTAGTTCTTTACGGAAATAAGTAAGTTTCTCTGTAAGTTCTGATTTCTTATTAGGAACAATTTTACCATACTTTAGAATATTATCATCAGTAGAAATAAAAGACCATCCTGTAGAAGTAGAAGACACATCTAGGCTCATTACTCGGCGTATTTTCATAGCTTCTTAAGCATCTCAAGCTCTTCCTCAGTTAGATTAGTCGTGTCTGGCCAAACAATTCTTACTTGTACCACAACATCCCCTCTTGGGCCACCAAAAATACCATTACCCCCAGCCCCAGATAGTAAAAGTTGCTTACCCTCTGGGGATCTAGCTGGAACTGTAATACTTAATTCCTTATCTCGTACATTAATACGCCCAGTACCACCACAGCTATCACAGGTATTTTTAGGAATTTGCCCTGTTCCCCTACACTTATTACACGGAACATGGGTAGACATAAACATACCATTAATTCGCTCTTGTTTTAAAAATATACCCTCTCCGTCACACTCTGAACACGTCTCAAACTCAGTAGCCCCCTTAGCGTTGCATTTAATACAAATATCTTGATAAGAAACCGTAAACGCCTCTTTGCCACCAAAAATAGAAGTATAAATACTAATAGGAACTACAACCCTTAAAGAGGCACCTTTTTGAGGAGCATTAGCTCTTCGTTGAAATCCACCAAAAGGATTATGCATACCAAATCCTTCGAAAGGGTTAAATCCACGAGATTGTTGTTGTTGATGTTTTTCTGGATTATTTAATACCTCGTACGCTTCTGAAATCTCTTTGAACTTTTCTTCAGCTTTATTGTCATCAGGATTTTTATCTGGATGGTACTTTAAAGCTAGTTTTCTATAAGCTTTTTTAATATCATCTTTAGAAGCCTCTAGAGACACTCCTAAAATATCATAATATTTTTTAAGATTCACAATCTATAATCCTCCATATTAAACCACACTCTTCACTAGAGCATTTAAATTCATTAGGCGCTACCTCATAAGCAGGGCTTCCACAAAATAAACATTTGTGTATCGTATCCACCATCTGCATTTCATTGCTTTCCATAATTATCTCCTATGGTTTAGTATCAATGATCTCCAATATACTACCAGGAATTTTTACAACATCTTCCCCAAGTTCAAGACCTACTGGAGTAAATACTTGATTAGCTTCTAAATCTGGGTACTGTTTAGTTGCGAGTAATACCTTAGTAACTGCAGGAAAATAAATAAAATCTTGAGAAAAATCAAACTCACCAGACTCATCAGGAAAAACCCCTGGCGCAATTTCATTATAGTCTCCTCTTACTGGAATTTCCAATTCGATCTGCCGTACCACTTTAAATTTACATGGTTTCATTGGAAAAAGTGATAAGGTGGGTACTCCTGTGTATACTTCAGTCATTAGTCTTCTCCTTTTATTATAATAAATGTGTCCACAAAAACTTCAGTCCAGTACTTTTTATCGGGTCCATTACAGTGCCTACACTTCCCATTAAAAGAACTCTCTTCGATATGTCCGTGCAATTTTATGTACGAATTTTTAGGTACTTCATCCAACGCATCGGCTAAATCATTCCAAGCTGCTATTTTTATATATTGATAAGTATTATCTGGCGTAGGTATAGCCAAACTTCCTTTAAATAAACTAGTATTGTATTGACCAACCTGCTGTAACTTAGGTCTTGTTATCTTACCTTGTAGAATTACAAAATTTTCACCTTGTGGCATTATTCGTCTCCTTTAATTAATCTTAATTATAGTATAATATAGTACATTTTATGGATTTGTCAAGTAAATCTTTAGGCTTTATTACACCTAAGTTCATAATACCCACAGCCAGGTAATTTATGCACCTTTTTATGGCACGTTTTACAAAGTGTGACGGTATTAGTTACATCATTGCCCAAACGTAGATTTTGGGCATATCCTTCAATATGATGACAGTGTAGTGGTGCATTTTCTTGACTAGCTCCGCAGATCTGACATCTCCAATTGTCTCGTTCAAAACACATTTGTCTAACTAAAGGGTTGACTTCACGAGATGTTACTTTTTTAAAACCTTTAGGGTACTTCTTTTGATTGTATATTGGGCAAGACGTTTTACAACTATCTGAACAATAAATAAACACATCACCAAGTTTAACACTATTCAATGCATTAATCCTGTGCCTTACTGCTATATTAGTAGGTATAAAATACTTACCACAATACTTACATTTAACTTCTAAAGAGATACCATCTTTAGAAAGTCTGGGTGATTCAGCTACTGTTAGCTTTTTACCATAAGTCTCATACACAGCCTTAGAAAGTCTATAGTCATCAGCCATTTTAATAATTTTTTCTTTATTAGCTTGATAATATTTCTTTTTATACTTGGTATAAACTTCTTTATTATTCTTATAATGTTGTTTAATACGAATAAGTATTTTTTCTTTGTTTTCTTGTCTATATATTTTTGACTGTAGAGCTATTGACCTCTTATTCCTTTCATAATAACGTTTACTATATTCCCTCATTTCTTCTCTTTTTTCTTTCCTGTCTTCTTTTCTACACTCTTTACATCTATTAGCAATACCAGAACTACGTGACTTATTTTTATTAAATTCATTTTCATCCTTATGAATTTTACACTTCGAACATCTTTTTCTCATTCAAACGGTTTTCCTCCTCATATAACTCTCTAGGTAGTAAAATATTTGTTCATCAGTTAAATCGGCTGGATCAAGCCCTTTGCCTTGTTTATCTACCTCTGTTATTATTTCTGCATATATAGGTAACTTACCTTCTAGTAGATCTATAGACCGCCCAATAGCGGAAACCCCAGCCACATCACCATCATAAAATAAAGCTACCCCTTTATGCGCGTATGAACATAATAAATCAGCTTGTCCTGTGGTTATACCTGCGCCCATACAAGCCACTACATTCTTAATACCTAAACTATACAGTCTCCAAACACTCTTAAACCCCTCCACTATAATAATAGGCACCTCTGCCCCAAGCTCTTTAATATTATGTAAGTTATAAAGCACGGTATTTTTGTCGAATCCTGGAGTAAGTTTATATTTTTGGTCTGTATTGATAGGGTTAGCCCGTATATCTCTTAAACTATACGCGACTAATAAACTCTTATCATCTCTAATAGGTATAATATCTCTTACAAGCCCATCACGATCAGTATACCCACCAGCTATTTCAAAAAAATCTAGAGTGTCTACACTAAATCCATCCTCTATAAAAAAAGAAGATCTGTATGGTTTATAATATTTTAATTTAATCTCATCTACTACAGAAGGGCGCTCAGTTGAATTACCGTAAGTATTAATAAAATCTTTTCTTTCTTTTTGTTCTTTAAATCGTATCAAATCAGTTTTATTAATGCTTTTACTACCAGTTAAATCCTCTAAATAATCTAATGCGTCCATAAACCCGCAGTCATTTACTGATCTTACTAAACCAAACATATCATTTCCATAAGCCTTCTGACACCCGTGAGTGAAACAAACCCAAGTTTTTAAATCCTTATTAAGTCTAAAACTAGTAGTATTATCACCACCATGTATTATACAAGCGGCTCTTAATTCCTTAGAAGTTTCTCTCGCAACTGTAAATCCAAGCTGACTAACTAGATAAGCTGGATCAATTAATTGTTTAACTGTGGCTACTCTGTCTTTAAAACTACTGTCTTTAGGAAAGCTCATCTAGTACCTCCGTATTATACCTAGCCTCATCAGCATCTTCATGGTTGGTTACCTCATCCCCTGAAGTTATAAAGTATTGATCTGGTGCTTTAACTTCTCTAATATCTAGATGCTGTTTAAAAAACCAGTAACCTATACCTTCTGGACCAGTACTTCCACCTCGTCTAGTATCTTTAATGGTAAGCTTATAGTTACCACACTCAAGCCCACCCATCTTACGCTCTTCTTCTGTACGCGCGCCCCATAAAGCAATAACATCACCAAAACGCGCTATTCTATCACTATCGGCAATATCATTTTGCCTATTGAGCTGTACCGCAGTCAGTGCAGGTATATCCAGAGAACCCGCTAAATCCTTAAGTTTTGTAGTAATATCACCAAGTAACTGATGTTCTTTCCTATTACCATCAGTCGTAGATAAATCAGGTTCTTTAATGTAGTCAAATACAATTAATCCAATGTTTTCTTTAATTTTCATTTTTTTACACATAGCCACTACCTTATCTACACTATACCCTGGCATATACATATGAAATAATTTACCATTAGCAGTCAAATTTTGAGCATATTTCATCTTAGAATACTGCTCAGGGTTCCATCCTCCGTGCTTAACGTCTCTTTCTTTAACACCAGACAGTTTAGATAAAGCCCTAGTTCGCCATTCACTAAAAGTTAACTCAGTATCAATATATAAAACAGGTACATGCTCATTGAACGCGGCGTGAATGGCTATATTAGTTAGATAAGCACTCTTACCCATCTTCTTTCTTGCTGCTATTACAGTTAAAGTTCCTGGTATTAATCCATCTATTTGTCTGTCTAAAATAGGAAATCCCGAAGATAAGCCGGTCATAGTTATTTTTGAATTAAGCCTATCCTCCATAAATTTATCTAAACCATTACCTAAATCTACAGGGTCTCCATTATTTTTAAAGCCAGTGGTCATATCTAACATACTTGTTTCTACATGACCAATCAAATCATTTCCAGAGACGCCGTCTTTAGCATTACCCTCTACTAAAGTTATATGCTGTTTAAGAGCTACGTATAACTTAAATTTAGTACTTGCCTCGGTAATATTATCTAAATACACATTAAAATTGGAATCCGAAGTAACAATATTTCCTATGGATTGCAGATATCCGACACCACCTAGCATGTCTAGAACTTCGTTATTCTGAGCTTGGGTAATGACCATTGCCAAATCAATAGAAGTTATCCCCCTGTTAACTAAATCCTTCATCAAAGCAAATAATAACTGATGCGGTTCAGAAAGAAAATCAAACTCATTTATTTTAGACGAAAGATCATAAAAATAGTCTACACTTTTAAAACAGTATGATAGTACAATCCTTTCATCCGCCGGTCTACAAAATTTATTTTTTATTTCGTCTATATTCAATATTATTTCCTCTCTGCTCTTATAGCGTATAATTCGTTCTCTCTTCTTGTCAATTCTCTTTTAAATGTAGCAATATACTCACTTATCGTTTTATCAATTCCATCTAATTTTATTAACTCTAACTTTAATTCGTCTATTTGATCATTTAGCCTAGATAAATCCACATTAGTACTAATAAGATAGTCTGTAGCGGCAGATTTAGTCTTATATTGTTTTAGTACTTCTTTGTCGAGAACTATAGCTATAGAGGACTCAAAGAGTTTATTTTTTTTAGCAATTTCAGCTTTAGTTTGATTTTGTTCAGACTTAAAATAAATTAAAAACTGAGCTAGTGCAATTGAGTACATACTAATAGTTGCCCCATCTAGATTATTAAGACTTCTAGGGTTAAAATTCCAAATCTCATCAACAAGGGTGTTATTTATTTTTATATTTTGAAAGGATGTTATTGCTTGGTCCATACTACCTCCTATGATGCTTTATCATCACCATCTATTCTTTCTTCGTATGATCTGTGGTCATGTTTACCAGTGCAATAATAGTCCCATTCCACTACTTTATTAGTTTTAGGATCAATTACAGGGCAGTAATGATTCTCCATTGGTACCGCTACCCCGTTCACATAATCAGCTTGTATACAAAACTTACTAAGGTCGCAATATTTACTATCCCCGAGGATTGTTCCATCCCTGAGACAACAGAAGTCTTTACAGTCTTTATTGTACTTAGTAGAATCAGACGTAATTAAAGTATTTACATCGTATTTATTCATAACATTATCCTTTATCGTTAAAATATCTTCTATATATAACAGCCTGATACCAGGCTTTATGCCATGTTCTATCTTTATTGGCCTTAGAATTACACGAACGGCACACAGTTATTAAATTATTTGGTTTACAGTTCTTTTTATTATAATCAATGTGATGGATGGTTAGATCCCTTGAATCAGGTGAGTCACAGTAGGGGTTTAAACATTTATTCCCGTCTCTATTTCTTATATCTTTTTTATATTCTAAATCTTTCCAAGCTTCGCAATACGGTTCAAAAGAAATACCTCCTTTCCAAGACGGATGATTTTCTCCCATATTATTAATACAGTAACAAGTAGGACATCTAACCCCTCTAGCCCAATCAGTCCATATTATACTATGCTTGTGACCGTTATGACAAATATATTTTAACTTAGTGTGATTATTAATATATTTAGTACTTAGTAATATGTAGCCCGCAGACTCGAACGAATTTCTCACATCTTTAATAGTTTTTTTTATTTTTTTAGAGCAATAAGGACATCTCCTACCAATGCCCCATTTACCAAATGATATGGAATGTCTGTGCCCTTTAGGACAAACATACTTTAACTTAGTTCTATTATTTATATACTCTTTACTAAGTAATATATACCCTTCTTTCTCAAAAGAATATTTTACAAAATCATATGTGGGTTTTATATTTCCATTACAATACCAACATCTTTTACCATAATGCCAATCAGTCCAAGTAATAGAATGCTTATGCCCCTTAGAACAAATATAATCTAACTTAGTGTAAGCGTTTTTATACTCATTGCTAAGAAGTACATAACCCTCTTTCTCAAAAGATTTTCTAACTTGTTCTATATCTAATTTAGTATTTCCGTAACAATAAGGACATCTATTACCTAAGGTATTCCAACAGTTCCAAGATACCCTATGTATATGTCCTTTAGGACAAAGATAATCTAGCTTAGTCTTATTATTTTTATACTCCTTACTAAGGAGGGTGTACCCCTCCTTTTCAAAAGATTTTTTAATAAAATCATAGGTTAATTTCTTCATTTCTTTTTTCTACCTGAATAATTTGTTCCATTGTTCATAGCTTCAGTAATTCTGGTAAGCATAAGGTCTTCCGTAATTTCATCATCGTAGTTTATATAAACTAAATAAAAATCTTCTTCTTGTATATATTCTATCTTTAGATTATCCCTGTTTACTTGCCCTTGAAATTTTTCTTTGTCCCCATGAAAATGACTAACAAATTTAAAATGCTGTTGCCCCTGTACTTCCACGAATAAACGCAGTTCTCTCACATAAAAATCAAAAAACAGTTTATGCTTTTTGTAATTAATAAAATGCTCTTCAAAAATACGTTTATTTGGTACTGCCGGAAAAAGCTTCACCAGTATAGATTGGACCAGTTTGGCAATGTAGCTCATAAGCCTCTTTTAAACCAGAAAGATTTTTAATTTCTTCAACCACTTTATTAAATAACTCTTCATTGGTTCTTAATGTTTCTAATACATTGATTTCACCTTGGCCTATATTTTCATCATTGTACTTAAACCAAGAACCAGCTTTCTCAATTATATTAAGACTGGTTGCCATAGACAAAACTTCCCAATACATATCGTACCCTTTACCATAAACCAACCGCAATGTGGCTTTTCTGAATGGCTCACCAAGTTTATTTTTTACTACTTCGTGTATAGCCTCATGCCCTATAATCTCCCCAGTTACTGGATCGGCGATTCTACGAGATCTTGCTTCTGGACCTTTCAAAGAAATCCTACCTGTAGCATAAAAGCCTAAACTTTCACCACCACTTGTAGTATCCGGTGGAGCATACGGAGATAGATTTTTCCTAATCTGATTAACAAAAATTAATAACGTCTGTGTTTCAGCGGCTTGAGGAGATATCTTTCGTAATGCTTTACTCATCAACCTAGCCTGTAAAGCCATAGTATCTTTCTCAATTTCTGCTTGAGCTTCGGCATTGGGGATCAGCGCAGAGACACTATCAACTACAATAACATCGTATGCCCCTGTCTTAATCAACCTCTCAAGAATATCTAGGTTAGGTTCTCCGCCATATACCTGAACTAGCTCAAGTTTTTCAGAATCAACTCCGTACCTTTCAAAAAGTTTAGGATCAACAGCCTGTTCGGCATCCAAATAAGCACACTTCATACCCCTTTTCTGAGCCTGTATAACCACACTGACACCCAGTGTACTCTTTCCACTTGAATTGGGACCATACACCTCATAAACGCGCCCTAATGCCATACCCCCTCTACCTAATGCCAAGTCAAGACTTAATGAGCCAGTACTAATTGTCCTAATACTGTTTTGACTCTCAGAAAGCGGTTTTAATATGTCACCATACTTCTTTTTAATGGCAGCTAAAGCGAACTCTCTAGTTTTATCCATTATAACAAGCTCTACTTTCTTTTTTGTATCTGTGTCTATTTTCTTTTTAACTTTAGCTTCTTCAGCTTTAGTAAGCTTCTCAACATTTTTTTTATCACTCATCTATGGCTATCTATCTCCTCTGATATTTGTTGTAAATTCGGTAAACCAAACTCCACCTCGTGGGTTCTTAAATATTCTTCTGCCTGTAAATCAGCCAACCATACTAAACGGTCCTCGTTCTTATTAAAATTATTCATAATCTGTAAAGCTTTTTCAGTAATCCAACCTAACTTATCTTGACCGAACATTGCAAAAGATACAAATATTTCATTATTAAATTTAAATTCCTCTTCATTATTAAACACTGTAGTAACAATCATAGCACACTTAATTAACGACTCTTTATACCCTAATCCAGTAGAATCACTAATCTTTTTTACAAAGTGCTTTGCAATAGATCCATCCTTCTTGGTATCCCGATATGCAGTAAGTTCTGGATGTTTATGGTATAAGACACAATAAAAGTGCTCAATTAAATCAGATAATTTTTTTATATCTTTATAACCTTTAGGAGGGGAAATAATAGCCATCCCTTCATCTTTTAATATTTTCCTACAGGTACTAATCAACATATTAAGTTTATCTTCTTCTGGGATCATAACCAACTGAGTTAACTCCGCTAACATCGCATATAATTCTACTGAATACCTATCTAAATTAGTCGTCACATTATCTCCTGACTAAGTTTACTACATAAGCTTTTTGATCGTCATAGCCTTTAGAAACTACAATCAGCCCATTTTTTTCATCTAAACACTTTAATTCCACATTATCATCTGTCATAGAATGCAGTGTATTCAATAAATCTTTACCGTCCACGTCTAAAATAAAATCAATATCCTTATTACCTACATTATCATACTCAAATAAAGAATTATCAGTACTCAACGATAGTTTATTATCGTTAACTTTTAAACTTACCCTATTATAATCCTCACCATTAAGTACGTCTACAAAAGAAGATAAACCATTAACTAACATCTCTCTATTAATTTCCACAGTTTTATCAAAAACATCAAACATTTTTTGGTAATTAGGGTAGGTTTTTAGTACATTACTTTCTCCCCAAAATAAAACGTTATCAAACGATACTTTAATCGATCTATCACTAAATTCCATAAAAAGTTGTGCGTCATCTATAAGTACACGGCGGAGCCCCATAATAAAACTGTGTTTTAATAAGTATTCTTGATCTTCAATAGTATTTTCATTTTTAACTATAAACTCAGAAATAAGTTTACCGTTAGTACTCACAAAATTTATCTTATCCTTAGAAAAAGCCATACGAATCCCTTTAATATACGCCGTAGGGCCATTAGGATCTACAGCATATAAGACTTTATCAATCGCTGACTTAATTATGCTTGAATTTAAAATGAGATTGGGTTGATCTATCGTAGATATAGCAATAAATCTAGCAGCTTTAATAGTATCTAATTTAAGGTTAGACTTAGAAGTGCTGTCATCTAAATGACTGTTTATAACCTTAACATGTAGGCGTGGAGGTTTAGAAATAAAATGAAAATCTTTAACTCCAATCTCCCCATCCCAAGACGCAAATGTCATAATATAAGATTTAATTTTACTAAAAATTACAGTTTGTTCACCGGGCTTTACTACTTTGGCAGGAACTTTACAAGAAATGCCTGTTTTACCATTGTTTGAAAGAAAAAGGACAGAGTCTTCTTCAGCTTTTATAACAATCTGCCCCTCAAATGAAGTAGTGTTCATTTTAGCTGTAACACTTAACAGCTTAATAGCACGCTGAGCTTCGTGCGTTTTAACAAAAAATTCCATTAATACCCCTTTTAAATTAATTATCTCTATTAGTATATCCATAGATAAACTAGTTAAATATGGATACTCCAAAACCATACATACAATATAACTCACTTTTTAGATTTGTCAAGTAGTTACTTTAATTTAATTAAATAGTATATATATAGATATATATATTGAAATAAACAGGTATAATATAATCACCTTTTCTAGTTTGTCAAGAACTTATTTTAGACTTAGCTAAATAATGTATGTCGAGGTGAACAGGTATAATATAACACAGAAATGCTACTTGTCAAGAGCTAACCAGAAATAGTTACCCAAGGTATTACCCCATCAAACCAAACCTCCTTATGGTCAAAATTATGAGATTTTAATATAACATCCACGTATCTTGTACCAGATACTAAAGTGGTATCAAATTCATCATAAGTCCAATATACTTCTGTCGGTAATGTGTACCAAACTGTTCCAGAAACAGTAAGAGGGTTATTAACACTTCTTATACCTAGATAGGCAGACGCAGAGTAGGTTTTGTATTCAGCTTTAAAATGAAAAGTCGCTTTACCTTGATCAATATCCGAACCACTTATACCCCCTAATAATAAATCCACCCTCTGTGATAAAATATAATCCGCATTAATATAATCTGAAAAAAACACAGAACCATGAGAGGCTGCTGACGCTATTCCAAAATTTTGGTCTCCTTCATTAGTCCAGCCAGCAAGACTATTGTAATCAGCTGATGAGTTAATTAACTCTATATATTTTAATTTATCTAACTCTTCATAAGAGGTGCTCGGAATACGTATAAAAGTTTCAACATCATCAAAATAAGTAACACGTGACCAATCAGGGTGGTATGCTTTACATAACAAATCTACATACCGAGTGCCTGAAGTAAGGGTACGTCTATAGTAGGACTCTGTCCAAGAACTAGCAGACGCTGCTTGAACAACATAATTATCACTTCCAATCACAACTCTATTTTCATCTAAAAGTCTAGAGCCTATATACATACTACCACTTTGTTTCTGAAGAGTGGTAACAAATGAATATAATTCACTATCTATACCTGAAGCCGTAACACCTTGGGCAATCAAATCAATTTGTTGTGTCATAATATGAGTACCAGGAGCATTAACAGCCCTACCAAATTTATATGCGCTATTATACCCTTCACTATAAGTAGATATACTTCCCTCCTCTTTCTCCCAACCTACCAAACTTCTTTGCTCCGCACCCGGGTTAGCTAATGAAAACTTTTTATTAATAAAAGCATGAGAAATAGCATCTCCCGACTCTACTGGATAACAATCAGACTTAAGAAGATCATTATAATAAGGAGAAATTGAATCATCTAAACAAATCATATAGTGTGGGCCTCCAAAAGATGTGCCTATTTCATAGGCGCCATCACTTGAAGTAACAGCACCTAGAAAAACATCATTGTCTTGCCTAAATATCCTAAGTTCCCTATTAACTAAAAGGTCATCTTGCCTTATATTTCCAGTAAATTCATATAAAGGAGGATTAATAACAACTAAAGAAGTCCCATACTTAGCGCCATAGCCGTGGAACTTCTTAGAAGTACTTATGTAATCACTATCTCCCGATCCAAAAGCTGTAACACCCACAGCGACAGAAGAAGCGTCTACTCGGCACTTTATCATTTGTCTATTATCAATAGAATAAAAGTAACTTGCTCCTAAATTGCCTTCAAATAAATAACAGTCACAGTTCTGTATAACTAATGATTCTATACTATGGACAGAATTACTAAAAAAAGAACCTCTACTAGAGGACGAAGAATCTAAAATACATTGACTAAAAATAGTGTCAAACGTAGGAGAACCATCCCCTGCCCTAAACCTAACCGCAGAATACGCATCAGTACGAGTCGTTCTAATTTTAACTTTATCAATTAAAATAGGGTTACTTCCGTTATATACTATATCTAGTACACCAAAATAATTATTACTAGTAAGTTCTACCTTACCTTCAGCAGGGTAATCAGTGTTTCCTACTAAATTAACCACTTTATACTCCATAATTATATGCTCATCATAAACCCCTTCATCAATCCATAGGGTGTCACCATCAGCCGCCTCATTATACGCTGAAATAATAGTAGTGTATAATTTATCTGGTCCTACGGGTAATATCGCCATTAGTATAACTCCTTTGGTATTAATCTTCCTAGAATTAAATCATCATAGATAGGCTCACTTGCAACATCCTCACAAATAACAAAATGCTCCCCACTATACGTAGTTACCACCTGGTAATCAGTAGTTAGTGGTTCAGAAAGAGCTATACCTTCAACTTGATTTGTTACAGCATTAATGGCTTTAACATTCCAAAGTGAATTAGTACCATAAAAACTAAACCCTTCAGGTATAGGGTGAGATAACTTAGTGTATGAAGTTAAAAAGTCTACTTTAGAAGCGTAACCGTCAGAAGAATATAAAGAAAACATAGGAAATAATTCCGCATTATCAATCTCAAATATAGGATTGGTACCCATACTAGGATCTCCACCTAACATCCACTCACCATTCTTCGACCACCAAAGCCTACTATTAAAAGCATCATAAGCTATACCTATCACATCAGCAGGACTGCTGGATTCTCCTACTTTTACTCTTACATTATCCGTATAAAAACCACCATCTCTAGGACGATACGCCCAACTTTTAGTATCTACACCTAAGGCACCATATAAACTAGAGCTATCAGTACCTAAACCACACCTACATTCACCATAAGTGTCATCAATAACTACTTCCCAATACCACTTGCCCGTAGCTCTACCAACCGTAGCCCTGATACCGTGATGTTCATACCTATAAGTGGTAGGAAGTGTTGCCTGCTTAGCATCTACTAAAGAAATTCGATTAGACTTATCATAAAAATTTAAAACTACACTATCAATTAAAGTGTTAGTACTAAATATATCAGATATATTTCCTGCAAAATAATATTGCTTAGGTATATCAAATAAAGATTCACCATAATTAGGCCCATAACTATACTCTTCTCTTTGTATAACAAAATCATGTGTTGAAAGGTCTTTAGCGCTGTCCTCTTTGTTCATTAAGTAATAAATATAAAATCCCATAGGGTAACTTGAACCATCACCATAAAGGGTATCCAATACTTCAAACTTATAATATCTATAAGCAGTGTCATTAGCAAACCGAAACATAGCATTCTGTTCATTACAATCCACAGTTTCAAAAAGTATATTCCAACTAATAAAGTCATTAGATGCACTTAGACGAAACCTATCATAATAAGTTGTTCTATTCCTAAAAACCAATGTTGTTGCGATCTCCTCTAATCCCAGACCAAAATCAGTAATAATACTATATTCAGCAGCCGCAATAGGCATACTACTATAACTATTATAAACATTCTGATCAAACATATTACCAATCGAAGTAAAAGCGGCACTCGTAGTGTTAGATGTATTTAATAAATTATATAAGAAACCAGTAGAGTAAGGAAGAGAGTAATAGTTAACAAACATAAGGTCTATAGGAGCTATTGATTTTTCTATTATAAAATCAGTAACTTGCATACCAAGTGCAAAAAAGTCTGGATATAATGGGGAATAAGAATCAGAATCATTTCCAGTATAGCATATAAACCTACAATTTCGAAGCCTCACACCTCTAGCATATGTGTCATAACCGGAAAATAAATAAAAATTTTTGTTAGAAGCGCTTATTATACAACGATTAAAAATAAAATCAACAGTCTCACATGAATAAAAATAAACTGCTTCATCATATCTGCCAGGATTACTTACAGGCGGAAATTGAATATTTATATTTTCTATATACACTGATTGTGTGGCTAACCAGACATTTTTAAAATATAATACCGGTTTACTAACTATACTATTCGTTAGTATTACCTTGCCCTCACCAGGATACCTGGTGTTCCCAATCAAATGAACAACCTTACCGTCCATCCGTATATCTTCATCATAGACACCTTCATCAATCCATAAGGCATCCCCATTAGCAGCTCTATTAAAAGCACTAATTATTGTTGTATAAGCCCGTGTAGGCCCCACTCTAATCATCGTCATCGATATCTCCTAAACCAAATATGAAAGAAGCGTCGTCACTCTCTGGTGGACCTACTTCAGTGTTTAAAAAAGTAAAATCAATATGCCCTTGATTCGGTGAGAGGTAATCTAAACCGGTTATTGTTGAAAAAAGATCTGTAGTGGCTTTTAATGCTATAGGCACAACTACTAAAGGTAAATTAGATTCTACTGAATACCCCGGTTTTATTACACCTCTTAAAACTCTATTAGTTTTGTATATTCTTTTTATAGAAATTCTCATATTTAAATTAGAGCACCTATCATTAGTACCTTCTATACTCATAGGTAAATCTAAAATCTTTAACTGAGTTACTCTATCAACCATATCCTTTATAGCTGCATCTATACTCTCGTAGGCTTTTAGGTTGAAAATATATTTACGTTTTACTTTTGTCTTTTCATACCCTTTACCTACAGGAAGTAGCTTGTGACCTTCAACTCTGATAACCCAATGATCGCCACTAAAATCTCTATATGCCTGCTTATTCCTTGAGAAATAAGAATAACTTTTAGCGTAACTATTAAAAGTTAATTCTGCGTAACGTCTGAAGTCTTCCTTATTATTTTTTAACTTAAGAGTCATAAATTTTTCTCTAACATTCACAGCTGGATAATGCCTATTAGAGTAGGCTCTAATAAATACAGGTAAATCTCGTTGTATAAACGCACCATTTATACTAGTACCCAAATCAAAATAAGTTCTATTATTAGAAAAAGCAGCCAATAAAATAATATTACTAGTTTGATAGACAGTCTTCTTTTCATACTTTAAAGTAGTATATGTAGTAGGTTTTTCTAAGTGAAGATATTTAACAGTAATAGTATCTTGGGCTAAATAGGCTGAAGCATTGATACTACACGATAAGTCCACTACGTTACTATTATCAAAGGCATAAATAAGTGCCCTTAAGTCTTTATTATTATTAACAGCTATCATAAAAGATAAATCTCTAAAAGCAGAACCAAAGCATGGGAAATTAATTACAGCGGCCAAGTCTCTATTCTCTAGAAAAGAAATATTTATACGATGTTTTACATTTATTACTTTTGGATATATTTTAACTATTAAATCCACAACTTGTCTTGAAGAAGCAAGCATAAAATTTAAATCCATATACTGCATGACATTTAGATAAGAAACTAGATCATACACCTTTAAATTGGTCAATCTAGCATTAAGATCACTTATGATTTCAAAACCCTTCCTAACATATAAACTAATATTTAAATCTTTTGGAGCTATACCATAAATATATTTATTCAAATCTCCTGGATGAGAAATTTCTTTAATAGATATACTTAAGTCATTAAAATCCCAAGCACTTATACTGGCTTGTATATCTACTGGCTGTATTGTATTTAAATACGCACCAATGTTCATAAAATAAGTTGATCTAACAAGTACAGGAAGGTCCACTATATGTAATGGCTGAAGGAGCTTTTGAAGCTGTACCTCTTGCCAGCCATGCAATAAGAAGTCAACAGAGTCTTGGCTAGTCTGCCATATTTTAAATATATCCATAGGCAAATCTGCGGCTTGCTCTATAAATGATTTTAAGTACCCTGACAAATTAGTAGTATCTTTACGCCATATACGAATAGTATTTATAATATCTATTACATTACCTGTTCGCCAACCTTTAACAGTGTTAAATAAGTCCACCTGTTGCTCTGTAAAACTCTTTATATAAGTAAGTATATTAGTTTCTGTAGAATACCCTTGTTTAATAAGAGCAGCTAAATCCTCTGTAGCTACTGTCCAACCCTTTACTACTATTGGAAAATCGATGTACTGAGGAGCCCAACCCTTAATGGTCTTAGTTACATCTATTTGGCCTGTATATACTTGTTTTATATAAGCGGCTAAATCATTAAGGTGCGAGGCAATAGACAATGTAGCAGCTAGATCTCGTATACCACCATAAATGCAATTTGATCTAAGAATCTGTACATTATTTTGAGTAAACCCTAAAACATATGTTTCGCAGTGTTTTAAATAATCTCTTTGTAAATCCATACCTACAATCGTAGACTTTAAATTCACATTATTTGCAGCAAAACTAAAATTTACAGCACTAAAGTCTGGAGGAGAATATCCAGAACTGCTAAATTTAAAAGGTATGTCGCTATTTGGTGGGTTACTACTATACATTAGCTACCACTCTCAATAGGACTAATATAGTCAAATATAAGGGCATTAAAATCGTTGTCTGGATTTAATGCAACTATAAAATGATCTTCAGCATAAACAGCTTCAATGGAAAACACCCCAGAAGAATTAGTTACCGTTCTTCCAACAAGACTTCCATCCGATCTTCTATATAAATTCACTCCTACATCGGCTAAATTAATATCAGTCGAATCTTTAACTACACCTTCGCAGGTCATTGAACTTACATCTGCATAGTATTGGCCATAGGTAGGCCCATAACTAAAGGTAGGTGTAGTTACAACGTTTAGTAAATCTAAATTACCAACACAAGAAGTATATAAATAATTAGTATCTAATTGAGTATACGTAATACCTTTCTCATTAACATTATCCCAACTAGCATTAGATACATGTTCAAAACCATTAGAGTTTATATAACCATTTTTAATAAAAAATTTATTAAGAAGCATATTATTCAAATTAACCGCCCCATCAGCATCAATTGCTCCCGAAATATGGCATTTATTTATATAAACACCTAATTTATTATTTGTCTCATGAAAATAAACAGGGGCATAACTATTATAATCACTTTTAGATATACCAAAGCCTTCTATATTTATATCCTCACTTACTTCTGGGGAATACATCACTTTAATAGTCTTATTTGCTGCTGTAGATAGCCTTACATTATCTACCCAACAACAGTCACTACCGGTGTCTGCACTACGATCCTTTGAGTAACACCACTTTAAGTCATGATCTCCTGCTGGCAAAATATACATTTTATTAACCCAATCAACCGTTCCTGATATTTTTCCAACCTGTTCAACATCATCAATATAAAATTTTAACCAATCACAATTAACCTCAGAACTAATTTTACCATAAAACGAAATAAGCCCATCTTCTGACGTAGTAATAATCTTATGCATGCATGTTAGTTGGTTATGTGTTATATCTCCGCTTTTAGCAGCAAAAGCACTCCCATACCCATTTCCACTAGCAGTAACTACCCAATCTAAGTTCCCAGAGAAACTAAAGCCATCTAAAGTCCCATCCTCAAAAGTACTCTCATCAAACAAAGAAAACTTATCAATTATAATATTATCTACCCAACAACAGTCACTACCAGCACTTACACTACTATCCTTTGAGTAACACCACTTTAAAACATGGCTTCCCGCCGGTAAAAGAAACAATATTTTAGCCCAATCAACCGTTCCTGATATTTTCCCATCCTGCTCAACATCATCAATATAAAATTTTAACCAATCACAATTAGCCTCAGAACTAATTTTACCATAAAACGAAACAATCGCGTCTACA